ATTAACATCCTAGTATATCATCATATTCATTGCTTAATGACGCATCGCAATGTCCGCATTTGATTTTATCAGCGCCGCCCAAATCCTGGCTGGTCTGATATGTATGTTCTTTGTTAGTCCAGTCCCATTTTAATGTATTATACAACTCCTGTGTTAAAAATGTCATCGGTTTTCCACAAGATGGGCAAATAAGTTTACCACTGCTTGTGGTTTCGTATTCAAATCCATCACTTGTGGTTTTTTTAACTGTTTTCATCTAGTCCTCTAATATTCATAATGTATCAACCTTTTCTTTAACCTTCGGTTTCGGCGGTTTCTTGAAACTCTGACCTGTTATAAATTTCCAATCAACATAATCCTCAGCTCTGAAATGATAATGTTTAGACACCGTGCTGAATATTGCAAGTATTTCCGGTTCTGATAGAGTTGTTAAAATTTCAGACATATTTGCTACGTCATCATCCGGCAAAGTTTTACATATATCACGAAGGTGTGTGGGATTTTTTAATATAGCCAGTAGTTCTAAATTATTTTTCAGCGCAATTTCTCTTACTTCATTTTCCTCATCCTTTGTAATATACAAAGTTTCCCATTTACCAAATTTGTTTCTTTTTGAAAACATTTAATCCTCCCTTACATATACATGTTTTTCTACAAAATTTCTATCCTTTGAAAATATAGGAATTTGATCATCCAGTTCACCATTTACAATACAGAATCCTCTCTTCCTTATTATTGGATAATCATTGAAATTTACGTTTTTCTCCTGGAACAATTTTTCCTGGATTTGATCACAATTTACTTTATGCAGTGATTTATGTGAAAAATACTCCCGCCCGGCCATCTGAATGGCGTTCCGGGTGGCGTCAAGCTGTCTCCATATAAAATAATTACACACATCATCCTGTGGTATGGAAAAACACCGAGAATCAAAACACGCAATCTCATTAAACTGTTTAGTAAATACCGCGCTTGCCATACCTGCCGAGATAGATATAAGTTTTCGAATATCGTAATCAAACCACGGGTCCGTTCTAATTGTTTTATAATCAGTAAGTAAAAAACTTATCTCATCTGATTGTGAATAACAAAAATTACACCCCTGAATCTCAGACATGATTGCTTTTGCCGTTTCAATCATTTGTTCTATAAAATGCATATTCCAGTTTTTTCCAAAAAACTTTCGTGTAAATGTGTGGAATGATTTTCCATCCAGGCGCAGCAAAACGGGAATTCTTCGTGGCAGTAAAAATTCCGCCGTACGTTCATATGCCTTCATTCTATTTCCAATATCAAGATGTTCACTCACTCTATCTCCTTTTCTTGGGAATTTATTCCTTCATTGTTCGGAATTCTAATTTCTTCTTGCTTCCTTTATTTTTATGATTTTAACTAAATTTTTGTTATCAACTAATCTTTTTAATGCGAACCATGCAACTTCGGGATAACATTTTTCACAAGGATATAGCGTCTGCACAATAACCATATCTTGAGATTCATAAGTATCATGCCCTCTGTTCTCCAAACCTTCTCCTGGTATAACAACCCCCTGAAATGGTGGATGATCTTTTAGTGGCCAACTTTTGTCATCACCATAACATTCTTTATGATATTCTTCATCATCTTTGAACCACCATCCTATTTGTTGTCCAGCTTCCAATTCTTCCGGAGCCTTGTCAAAGTTATCAAAATTTTTTGGTAAGTTATGATCGGCTAAATCTTTTTCTAATTGATTCATATTTTCTCCTTAAGTTACTCTTAAAATCTTCCCATTTTTAATTGTAACTTCAGCAAACCATTTCCGCACATCAGGACTCGGTCCAACAACGCAGTATGTTCCATCGCCCTTATATTCGTTTCCAAATATTGATGTTTCAATGAAATTAGGTGTTTCACCTATCCTCGTTTTCAACTCTTTCTTAGTTTTGCTACCATAAATTCCCATCATTTTTAACACTCCTTATTTGCCACTAATTCACCATTTTCTAAAGAATATATATCCATCATATCAACTCTGACTTCAACGATTCTCTCACCCCAATCATCACATGTCACAATTTTCGCGAATACCGGATACACTCCGTCTCCTAATCCAGTGCTAAAGGCAACACCGGCTCCAGCATGACCCAATTTGAAATTTAATTGACCGCCAGTTGCTATATCATGAGTCGCCTTGCAACATCCATCATAAGAAAAATCACCTGTTTCTTTTTCAGGCATGTCGGCTAATAATCCTTTAGCAATAGCCTGGTTAAAAGTCATCCCTTCTTTATACTCTTCTTCATAATTTGTGAAATCCGGCCGTTTATAACCAGGACCATGAAATATTTTTCCTGTTTTTACTTCTTTTAAAGCGCTTTCAAACTCAACTTCATTACCTGACCATTCGCTACCTATATAACAGGGATCACACACCAATAACTGACCTGAATCAACCGCCGCCACACCAATCTCCACCCATCTTTCCTTTCGTTTTTTCTTTTTCATTTTTAATTCTCCTTATTTACAATTAATCAGCGTAACTATACATTTTAGCCGGAATTCCTTTGCTCTCAAAAAAGTTAACCATAGCAATAGCTCTTGTGGTACAGGCGTTAAGTGACTGGCCTTCAGCCGGCACGTTTACTGACGCAGCAAACATCTTACTTGACCAATGTTTCGGTGTTTCCAGTTCTTTAAGATAACATAATGTCTTCCCTATGTCTGTATCAAGTGGAAAATAAACAATTGCGCTACCGCAATAAGCATCTTCTCTCCATGGGACAGTTGATGCCATTTCCTGGGCGGTTTTTATCATCGGTTCATATTTATCTTTATATTTTTTCTCAGCAATAGCCAATTTATCAACATAAAACATCCAATAATGTTTCATCATTTTCCCAGCTGTTTCCTTTTCTTCTACTGTATAAGGATCACATTTTTGATTTGCTCTAACACTATCGGCATTTCTAAAATAATCCTTTATAAATGAATCAGCTGTAATATTACCACGGCCATCACTGTTTTTGCTGTCATAAATAAATTTATACCCAGCCCGTTTATAAAGACGACTGTTTCTGATAGCCATTCTAATAGTGCCCTTCACTAATCGCTTTACTTCTTCCTTTTTTAACATTAATTTTTTCATAATTTCTCCTATATCTCGACAATTTCCAATTCATCAACAATCATCCAATTGCAATCACTATTTATTAACCCTCTTTTTCCCAGAGTTTCTTCAATATCATTTATGTTAATATCATTGGATGAAACAATTTTAACTTCACCGGTTCCATAATCTAAAATCACAGTTTTCATCATATCTCCTCATTCAACCCAATTTATCCCAAAGAGTTCTTCACTGGTATTATCAATCTTCATTTTCTTCTTTACTTTATGTGCAATCTCATCGGCTTCTTCTAATGAAATATTCATAGGTATAACCGCAAAAAGCGGATTTCCGTTATTATTCCATGCTACAATAACATCTTTAACTTGTTTCATATGTTCCTCCTAAATCATGTTCATGATCAAACCTCTTTAAACCAGCCTGATCTTCAATAGATTCATATGAATCTGATATTTTAACAACATTCTCACTTGATAATTCTATTCCAAGTTCATGCGCCGTTTCATTAACCAAATTCAGTGAAACATCTCTTGTCTTTATCTCCATTTTATATAATCTATCAGTTATATAATTAAACACCGATGATTGTATTATTTCGGAACCGCAATTAATACAAAAATCTTCTTCTAATGCATTATGCAGAATATCATCGTCTTTCATGATACCACACTGAGGACAGATATTAACTATTTTATGTATATCCATTTTCATTCTCCTGCAATAATTTTAATAGTTGTTAAATCTTCCAACGTTTTCTTATCCCATTCACTTTGGTTATGGACTTTATCATACGCCTCATCAAAGTTTTTTGCCGTTACATCATGTCTCCAGTGTTCTGTTGTGAAAACTCGGAACGTTTTTTTATCTAATTCTTCCATATTTTGTCCACATACAGGACAATATTTAACTGGTCCTTGCAAATTAATGGGTGGTGGTTTCGTATTATTAATCATCAATCTACTATCTCTCCAATATTTACAACATTCTTTCATAAATTCCTCCTAAATATTTTAAAAGATTCATTTCTCAACCACTCCATTTTTAACCATATTCTCGCACATTTTACTAATAGTGATTCACCATACCGATTCTCATAATTTAAACTTCTTTCTTTCATAATTTATCCTTACTATAAATAATACCACTCAATATAAGTGATATAACTTATATTTTCTTCAATTTATTATTCTTAGCGAATTCTTTTATAATTTCAGGATCATGATATTCATCATTATTATACCGTTTCAAAATATTATCCACTAAAAGATCAGCCAATTCGCACCCCTGGCGCTCAGTCATTAAATAACCATGCCATTCAACCTTTTCTTTTTTCGCATATTTCATATAAACCATCCTTTTTTGCTCTCCAAAATATATTCAACAATAATCGGCATGTCAATCCAGAATGTAGAATCGCAATACGAGTCCGCCATCTTGCTCGCTAATTTTTTCATATCACTATCGTCCAAAAGCTCTCCACCTTTTATCCCTTCTCCAATTATGTCTGCTCGGCAAATAGATGTTATATCAAAAGATTTATTCAAACAATCCACGCATATTTTATATTTTTTATCATATTTACATGATATCACGTTACCGCATAATTCACATTTCATTTTTTATTCCTCCATTTTTCCATATAAAATATTTTGATATATAGTTCATTAAAGATATAATTGCGACATTCTTATATGGTAACAAATCATTTACCTTCATAGTTATATCATTATGTAGTTTGGTTCTGAAATTATATCTATTTTCGTCTTTACAATTAGCCATCAATTCAGTAATATTAATCATCTTCAATATTTATTAATTCAAGATCATCAGGATTAAATACCATGGGATCTCCACCTTCATATAATACTTCAGCCATTTTCTTTCTAGCCTCAACCTCCGTTTCTCCGGGAACTCCAACTTCTACATTAAAAGTATAATATTTCATATCATCCCCCATTTTGATTTCAACTCATTCTCAATTTTCTTCAAAGATCTTCTATTAACAGCCTCTAACTTAACTTCAAGATTATGTATTTCAGATTCCAACTGCCTGATCGTTCTGTTTTTCCATAGCATAGCGGCCTTCCTTGTGTTACATATACCTCCAGACGCAGGCATTTCACAATCCTTTTCCATGTTGCATATAACACACATACATTGTCTGTTGTTAAATGTATCAGCCCCACCATTCGCTTTCGGAACTATATGATCTGAAGTTATTAAAATTTCTTTACCATTTTTATATCCATATAAGTTTAAATGGGGTCCTGAGCCATTTTCTTCTACGGCGAAAAACTCCCCTTTCATGCCGCATCTGACACATGTTGTTCCGGACATATAAGTTAGCAGTCTATTCGTCGATGTTTTAACCATATGTCCATCAATATCTATTTTGGGTGAATCGACATAAATATGTTTAATTATGTCATCAACCGGCCGTGTTGCTAATCTTTTATATCGCTGCATTAGTCCCCCTTTATAAATTTTTCTATATATTTCAATGGTTCTTTTTTTAATACCATAGTTTGAAGATGATATTTCCATCCCTTATATTTCTTTCCTTGCATATACTCACCACATTTTTTACAACAAAGTGGATTGCTGCCACCAAAAACAACGACTAATTTTCTAGACCCACATTTTGCACATTCTATTCTTTCGTTACCCCAAAAAGTTTTGGCAAAATTATGGTCAAATATAATAGCATAATATCGGTGATACATCATACACTCTGATAAAACATATCTCTCACTGAATTTGGAATAATATCCACCCTTTGTGGCCTTTTCTATTGCTTCTTTTAATATTTCCTGATTATTCACGATCATCCACCTTGAATCCCATCTCTTTCAACAATCCTCTCATTTCAAAATTCCTTCTTTCAAAATGACTTACATATGTTCTTAGTCTTCCATGATTATGTTTATTGGCTTTTATATATTCTTTGGCCCCTTTTATTGTCAAAAAGAATTCAACAGGATGCCAAATATAACCAACATATATTTCCTCAATATCTTCAATCATTGATTCTGCAATATCTTCATCTGGATAATAATAGTCTTGAATTTCTTCTATTATTTCTCTTTTAGTGTCATAAACACCTTCCAACTCAGGATGTTTGTATTTTGTTTTCATGAAACCATCGCCATAAGGACAATTCACCGAATAACCATCGGCCATAACACCTATGCACACGAGTTCCTGGACAGTAACATAAGTAGGGTACGCCGTAAATCGGTTATCCTGTTCGGCGTATTCTTTTCTTAATTCATTTATATCCATGACTATCCTCCAGATACATTTCAGCTATTTTTAATGCAAGTGCCGCGACTTGTATGGCTTCCTCAACAACGAGGACCGACGTGCCGTTTCTATAGTGTTTTTCACTTATTTCCTTTGCCAGTTCGCCAACTTCTTCTGTTAAATACACCATCCACTCAAAAGACGTTCTGTCCTGGATTCCCCATTTTTTCAACTGGTATTCATTTTCTTTCAATACTTTTTCAAATAATTGTTTTGAGTTTTTTAAACATAAATCTTTCATTTTTTTTCCTAATTTTTTAGATTCTGTTTAATTCGCCGACCCGGAAAAATCCATGCTTACTTTTCAATATTTTCGAATCACCGTTAATATAAATTACTGCAAAGTATTTGTGAAAAATATCAGTGCTAACATTAAAATCGCCAATACAAATATCCGAAAGTGTTTTGTTCTTAACACCTTTCCTTAAATCGTTTTTGTCTAAAATTATTATACTTTCTTCTTTAAAAATTAACATTTTAATCCCCTATTTATCAAGTTCAATATCAACACCACATACTTCTAGTATATTTTTAATACCGTTTAAACCAAATCTATAACCATCCGAAAAAGCAGCTGGAACATTTTGATTAATCTCACTTAACGCATCACACATAGTATCATCATCAATTTCTTCTCTTAACATTTCGTCAATTTTCTCACTTAGTTTCATGCTTATCTCCATTATCAAATTCTCCAAATGCTTCTTTCATAAAATCCGGCATATCGATTTTTTTATTCTGGCAATCTTTACAAACACCATTTTTCAATGGTAAATATTTCCCACAATGGGGACAATTTCCTATCGTATATTTGTCTTCCATGTTCCATCCTTACAACATATATGTTGTATTCTTCCCACTCTTACAACTTATATGTTGTATTATTATATTAATTTGTTACTAAATAATTCTTTCACAGATTTTGTAACTTTAAAACAAGAATATTCTCTTTCAATAACTTGCCATCCGTAAAAATTTTCGCCACCACATTTGCAATGAGTTTTAGCATCTAAACTCATAGGCTCAACATTACCACATTTTTCACATCTAATAGCTCTGTATTTCATTTTTATTTCTCGTTTAATTTGGCATTCGGTATCGGTTGGATCATATTATATGGAAAATATTCAATATTTACAGGTTCATCAATATGTGTTCCAGGACTATTTTCACTATCCTCCCATTCGCAACTGTCACCTGCTATAAAATGTTGTTCAACGCATTTTCCACTTTTTTCGTCGAAGTTCTGAATAACATATCCATTAGTTATTTTTTGAATCATCTATCCTCCTACATATTTTCTTCAACAACTCGTTTAATCGTGAGATACAAACCCAATTCTGTTTTGTCACCCCACGATGTATCATATCTTCCATTTTTATTTTTCTTTAAATGCAAAAGGTTAGCCAAAGCCTTGCCGCCTTTGTGGCATTTAGCTTCGATGATTTTCCATTCTGCCATAAACCCCCCTATATATCCGATTCAAGCGCTTTTAATGCATATTCATATCCAAGGTATCCACTGCAATTCTCACCGTCAATCAATGTTTTATCCTTATTAAAATAATCAGCGGCAATCATGTATGATTCGCCTCTTAGATACATATCATATGTCTCAACATCACCTTCTATTGCTTTCTTTGCTCTGCTTTTTGTTATGCCGAATTCTTTTAATTTATCTTTCGTCGTATAAATGAATCCGACTTGTCCGGAATCAAAATGTGCGTGACCTTGAGGCAGGCCGCATCCATAAAAGTCGCCAATTTTTATAGTTATGCCGCTATGATCATACAAATACAATGGCGCTATAAATATTCCGCCGTCTTTCTTTATCGCCGATTTTAATTCATCCCACGACTCATAATCAGACTGTTTATAATCATGTTTATCACCAAGGTTATATTTGCCATGAAAACACACCATCTTAGTAAAATTATCACAGTCTTCCCGCGGATTAAAACATTCTGTATCATACACAAGATATTTTACTGTATATCCATCTTTTGTTTTTTTAATATCAATTGTGTCCTCGATAGGTTCAAAATTTAATTCAAAATCATCTACGCTGTATGTTGTTCTTTTTACCACTTTCATGTTTAACCTCCTTTATTACCTCAGCGTTCCACATATCGGCGAATTCTTTAGCCTCTCTCAGGTTTTCGGCGTCCATAGTAAACTTTTCACCATCTTCAACACATAAAAATGTTTTCATTTTGTTCTCCTCACATATTATTTATTTCTTCTTTATGATCCAGATAATAACTGTACAAATCTATTAATGGCCAGTTACGTCCATCATCGTTATCTTCTTTATTTTCAAGATATTCAATCGTAGAATTATATTCCATGCTATGACTGAACATATCCAAGTCGTAAGCAACCCCGCGAACTTCATCTCTGGTTGAAATAGAATTCATTCTAATAATTTCACTGATAATTTCACCAGCTTTTTTTGATAATTCACTTGTTTCCATATCAGTGACTTCATATACTGTATTGCCCGGATTAGTATTATGTAGTTCAACTGCGCTATATTCTTTACCGTTTTCATCTTCAACCGAATATGTTTTCACATGACTGAATAATTTTATTTTATATTTCATTTGTCCTCCGTAATACATTATCCATAAGCATGTTCCGCCGGGTTTGTCCGAAACTCTTTTTTACAAGATCGGCATTTGACAATTTCTGTGACCTCTATTTCTTTATTATATGTTTCACAATCGGGACACCACCACTCATACCCACTTGCTTGAATATCAACTGTTTTCATTCTTTCTCCTTCCTAATGTTCAATAGTCAAATACACATTTCCAGCATCATAATCATATTCACCATAACTGAAAAACGACATAACTCTATCAAGAGTAAAGTTTGTTTCTTCATCAACGTTCTTAATTATAGACGGTTGCCACTTTCTCGGCGCAATTTCTTTCATAATGTTACGGTAAACATCCACTAGCTTATCATCGAACATAATCCGGTCATTCTGCATCCAGCTGGCTGATTTATCACCAAGGCTCTTAAGAAGCTTGACAACATTTTCATTTAAATACAACTCTTTTCTTTTCATAATGAGATTACCTCGTCCGTATCATCGTCCATAGTGCAGGACTGAAGATAAATCTCTCTAAAGTTCTTACCGCATTCACGACATTTACCATTTCTCTCCAATGTTTCACCTAAACCACCAATATGATAATATGGTACCCCCTTATGGAACTCCCAGTCCACTGTGGCCCAACTGCATTTATGTTTTTTCATAATTATTATCCTCGACCATATCTGGTATCAGCTGCATGGCTGTTAAAAAAACACCGTCACAATCTTTTATTTCATTAAAATGAGTCATCTGCTTCATAAGCTCTTTCGCTTCTTTTGGTGTTTCCGGGTGTTTAAACAAACTATTTTCTTTATATTTTATTTTCATCCGTTTCCTCCCTTATTTCGGAATAATCCTCTTGTGTCCACAATTATCACATATCTCAAGAACTCCACCATTATCACTATATATGGTAGAAACACCATCTCCGCATTCGGAACATTTCTGAAATTTCTTTTTACAATGCCAGGAAAATAGTTTAACGGGTTTAGGTTCTTTCAGTCCATAATATTCCCAAAACTTTAATCCATCATTCACTACTTTCACCTGTTTCCTCCCATATGGATATACCATAATTATCCAAGGCGTCTTCTTCGGATTTAAAACCCAGAACTTTTAATGTTACCACCGCTTCTTCCTTATTTTTGAATGTCATTTCATTGCCGTTTTTATCAAGTAAAAACTCATTACCATTAAGTGAAATACCGTTTATCGGCCTGGCTATCATGTACATCTCTCCTCCTTATTTTCTCGGTTTTAATTTAGTACCGTTTTTCTTATTATATTTTTTCATCTCTTTTAATCCACCGGAAATAAACTGAGTAACAGACCATCCACACTGATATGAACTCATGGCATAATCGTATTCCTTCTCAACTTCATCCAATAATATGTTAAATAATTTATTGCCATCTGAAAATTCATCCGCCGGAAACGCACATGGATATTTAACACATTCAGTATTTAATTTATCTCTATGATATTCCAGTTTTTCCCATAATCTTTCGCATGTCACGTTGTATAAATCTCTTGACACTCACCCTCCTTATCCAATCGCAAAATTACATATGTTCTTTGCCCACTTGGGTTCGTTGACAGGCTCGTATTTCTTCGATCCTATTCTATATTTATACCATTGGACAATTTCAGCCGGATATGCAATCCCCGGGCGTATTATTTCAATCACAGCATAATCATATATTGTCTCCCATAAATCAGTTATGTTATTTTCAACAGCATTTTTCGCTTGACTTAAATTCGGATAAAAACCCCAGCATCTAGATTCGTCTGAAATCATCGAACCCTTCTTAGGTTTTGTCATTACAGTTATAAAATACATTATTCCTCCTCATTATTTTTTCATCGTTTTCTGTATTTCATTTTCTTTTCTTCTGAACCTTTCCAGTATAAAATTACAGCAATCTAAATCACTTGTAACAGGTGCTGGCTGGAATCCTTTTGTTATTTGCTGTCCTGGAAAATCGGCCCAACAAGCCGGATTAGTCATTACTTTTTTATATACAGCATCAACATCTTCTTTTGATTTATTTTTTAAACCGGGAAGCCAAACCGTCTTCCATATTTCCATCCTTTTTTCACTAACCACATCTCTTAAAAAAGCCATTTCAGCATAAGATATATCAATATTCATATTTTCTCCTAATCATCCACAATAAAACTATCTTGTTGTATCTGAACAAATGATGTGACACCACATTCTCCGCACTCGATTGATATCTCCATTGTATCTTTATTATCAGGAACATCAAGATTTATCATTATGTCTGATTCATCAATAGTTGCGCCGCACTTTGGACATTTCATATTTTATACTCCTTCGGACCTGTTCGAACAGAAAATTCACCACATTTACATTCATATTCTTTATAAGGCAATCCCCCAAAATCTAACATCCGTAAACACATAGGACATAAAATTGTTCTCCTATAATTTCGAATTCTCATCGTTCTTGCTTTTCGTTGTATTTCTTCATCAGTTTCTATATCCTTATGTTTTATAAATGGGATGTTGGAAAAATATCTGGCTGTCCAATAACTCGCGTCAATCATTGTTCTCTCCTCGATTCATCTATTACATACTGTAAATATCTTAAATACTTTTTATCTTTACACATCGTTTTCCCTGGATCGTCACTGATCTTAGCAACTGGATGACCATTACAACTGACCATTTTAATAACTATCTGCAGTGCTTTATAACCAAGGTCATTTGTTAAGTTTGTTCCGATACCGAATACTATTTTAATTCTATCTCCGAAATGTTTCAGAATTCTTATTGCCTTTGTCACATCAAGCCCGTCACTGAAAACAGCTGTTTTGGTCTTAGGGTCTATTCCCATAGATTCGTAGTGATTAATCACCTTCTCACCCCATGTTATAGGGTCGCCGGAATCATGACGGACACCATCAAACAATTTGGAGAAATACATATCAAAGTCACGCAGGAATTTATTAATTCCTAATGTATCAGTCAAAGCTATGCCAAGATCCCCCCGGTATTCATCAGCCCATTTCTGCAATATAAATGCCTGACTATGCGCTATCCGGGGCCCTAACCCCTGGGCAGCCTGAAATACTTCATGCGCCATTGTCCCCATTGGTTTTATATTATATTCCATAGCAAAATACATATTGCTTGTGCTGATAAATGAAGAACTATGTTTTAATGTTTTAATAACCATATCATGCCATTCATGCGTAAACCTTCGTCTTGTTCCAAAATCAGCAAATTTAAACTTCGGAAATCCTTCGTAATTATTGAATAAATTAATATTTCTAATTTTGTCTTCTAGAATTTTAAGCCCTTTTTCTTGCTGTTTCGGCGATATATATTGGCAATAATCAAATTCACCTGTATGTCTTTTCAAAGAATAAACCTCATGGACAATAGCAAGAATTGGAACTTCAAATAATATGGTGTAAAGCCACGGGCCTTTAATTGTTATTTTCAATTCATTTCTATTTCGTTTAACAGTTACAAACTTTCTATTTAATTTAAACAACCTTAAAAATTCAATAAAATCAGGTTTAAAATATTTAATTTTACTTAAATATTCCAGTTCATTTTCTTTGAATCTTAAACAGCATAGTGAATCAATTTCGTCATTAATTTCATCACGATATTTTGCCAGGTTAATACCAGGTGTCCTACACTTGAACTGATATTCAACCTCAGCCCCGGAAAACTGATGAAGTACAAATTGAGCCATGGTTAGCTTATATGTGTCTTGGTCTAACAAAGATTTAATTATCATTTTGCCTCCTAATTGATTTTTATTTTACTTAAAAACTAGATGATTTCAAGTAATATATCGACAAACCCATTTCTGATTGTTTTTGACAATACCATTTGCTATACCACGAAGTAAACTTTTTGATATTTTGTATTTTTTGCAATTTTTCTTAAAAAATTCATTTACACACGTTGTAAATCTTTTGCCTCTCGGTGTTATTATTAAACATTTTTTAGATTGTGGATTTTTTAAACCCATTTTAGCAGCAGAAATTTTAGCACAGTGTTCTTTTGATTTAGGAACACCATACAAAGGATTTGATTTTCCTTTTCTTCCATACATAGGATTATTTTTGCCACTCTGTCCGCCACGAAGTCGCATAGTTTTATCTCGGCCATCACAATTCGCTTTAACTCGTGGATCTTTTTTCGTCAATCCTTTATTCCATGGAATTTTACCAAGGTGTTTTAATCTATTTTTTTCTATTGATGATTGTTTATGCCTTAACCCACAAGATCCTTCTCCGCCTTCTGTTAAATTGAACAGTTTATATTTCATTCTTTGATACTCTTTAATATAACAAGTTTCCAAATTTATTGCTTCATCATCAGTTAAATTTTCATGAATTATCTCCATCCTAAATGGAAATCCGTTTCGAATCAGTTTTCGAGCTTTATTATATTTTGGCAAAAACACACCATTCTTGATTCGTCGTTCGTGTCTTTTCTTTCTAACTATAAAATCACTGGTTTTTCCAATGTAATATGGTTTATCACCATTGTCAAAAAAGGCATAAATACACGAATTGTTCATACTATATTGTAATAGTTTTTTCCGTTGTTGTCAATTGTAAACCTTTATCCATCAACTCTTTTATTGTTTCTTTTCCTTTTTCTTCATCAACGGCCTTTGTTGCATCTGTTACTAAATACGTTTTTATTCCACGTTTTAATAAACCAATTATGGTAGCACGAACACATATATCGAGTGCAATACCATACACAACAGCAGTTTTAACATTCCACTTAGTTAATTGCCGATCGAAATATTCAGAACCCAATTTATCATCAAAAATATCATAACATCTTTTATAATATGGGCCTCCTTTGCAAATCGGCACTCGTGTTTCAGGAATTCTATAACAGCCATATGTATTAAACATGCAGTGATCAGGAAACGGACCGCCGTTTCTTGAGAGTTCTTTATCTTCTTTCAAGTGACAATCACATGTTGACATAATTTTTATTCTATATTTTAGCGCATACTCGGTCAATTTACTGAGATTCGGTTTGATGTCCTCAGCACCAGGAACATACAACGCTCCGTCTTTATTCATAAAATCGATTTGAGTGTCGACATTAACAAAAACACATTTTTCATTTCCTTTACTCATTTTGTTCTCCTATTGCTTTTGCGCGGTCAAGACAATAGCACCCAGAGATATCTCTAAACCAACAAACTGCTGTATGACCACCAAGCAATGCCGCATGACTAGTTGTAACAGTCTTAATCTCCGCACCATCATCTTTTTTAACAATAACTTTTTGACCAACTTGATAATTTTTATTCCAGTCATCAACTTTCTTTTGTTCTTTTTTATTTATTTTCATTTTGTTTCCCCTACATCGGTAACAACGACATCTGTTTCTTTAGGTAATACGGTTAAGGGAAACCAACCTATTCCAATCCACTCTTTTCGAGTACCATTATCATTGATAAATTTTGGGACACGTTTATTGCAAAAAACTCTTCTTTCAAGTTCTTTTCTTGATATTGTTTTCATCCTTATCCCCCATTAAATTATCACCAAAGCATTAGGACCTATATATTCTCTTTTCTCGATGTTCTTGCTACATTTATCACATAATTCAACTGCATTGTATCCATTGCCATTTACTTTCTCAAAAACCACACAAGTAGAATTAACTAATAGAAATTTTGTTCCTATTTTTATTTCACTAAATAGTTTAATTTTCATTTTTCCTCTCTAAAATAACTTACTTGCTTTCGAATTCCAGGCGGAATACATATGACCGTCCTCTTGAAAAATCAAACTTCTGATGTCATCTCCATTATTCGAATCCTGAACACAGTAATCAAACCATGTAACAGCAATTCCGTTATAATCGTATATGGTAGCACCATAAGGTAATTTCATCAGCACTCTGGACAGTGGCGACTCAGACAACGTGTGGTCCAATAATTTAAAAAACCTCTGAACATATTCAGAATCATAAACCCATTTTTGAATCCACTTTACTGCATCATGTCTTTCATTATCAGTATCTTCAATATACTTTGGCGCAACAACCTTTCGAAAAGATAACTGATCAATACCGATTTTTTTACATATTTCAATAAAATTTTCAAATTCGTAGGGTGCTGTTAACTGTGTAACATTAACGACGGCTCGGCTTAATATTCCTAATTTTCGAATTGCCCGGAACAAATTGGTAAATAACACAAGTTGTCTTAAACTATCAACTGAGATAGCAATAACATTATATCCTGCGATGTATAAATCTTCAACCAGTTTTTGTTTTTTTGATAACACTATACCATTTGTTTGTAATTCCAATGGGAAAGTCTTAAAACGCCGTCCTAGTATAATAACATCTGACATGTTTAAGCAAGGTTCGCCCTTACCTGTTACAATTACATTTGTAACATCCGCAGCTTTGGCAAATGTTATAGCTTTTTCAATATTGCGCCCCATTACTGTACTATTAGTCTCAATTGATCCTGTCATCTTGGAAATACAATACGGGCAATTTTTGTCACACCCTTTATATGGAACACATATTGTTAATGATTGGGCTTTCATTTTTCACCTCATTCTATTTTTACTTACTTCCGCCAAAATTCATTCTAGATAAAAGAGTAATAGCTTCATCAGCAGTAAAACCCTTTTCAACTAATTTACAATAAATATTACGATAGGATGAAGCAATAGCATCAGCCAATTCTTCATCTTTCATGATCTCATAAATCGTTCTCGCCATCTCTTTTAATTCGTTTAAATCCTGATTCATTTTTTCTCCTTATTTATTTTTTCTATCGCTGCTTCAAATCGGTCTATAAATTCTTCTAAACTTCTCTGGTGTTGATTAGTTGCTTCACTTATTATACTTGCGGCACGTATCATATCACTTGCGGCCGCACGCATTGAACCACCAGCATTTTTAACATCTTCAGTGCCCAGTAATGTTATATATTCGTTCATTTATATTCTCCTTTAATATTCCGGACGTGTTACATTAACAGGACTAAATCCTAAATCTGTAATTATATTTACATCAAAACTTCCATCAACAAACTTAATTATCTTCGGTGAAATATACCACGTGTAAGCAGCTAGATACTTTAGTTTATCATTACCAACTTCCTGTATTATCGCCACATCATTATCAAGATGTTTCTGAATAAACTCACTAAAGTCTTCTTCACTGATTCCATTATCAGCACTATCGTCAAGTTTACAAAGAATACTGCAATATCCGCCAAGTGCTATTTTACCTTTATTATTTCCTTCTCCATCCCAAACATCATAATCATTACCTTCGGAAGAACTGCTAACCCATTTTTTTAATTCTTTTTTAAACTTCTCTAAATTTTTTACGCTAAAATAATTGCTACGAAAATTACCATAATAATTGCTCATTTTTCCTCCTTTTGTTTATCTTTGAATTCAAAGTCAAAATAGAATCGCGGGTGATGCTGAAACATAAGAGTTCCCCTTTTACCGTCAGACGACCTTTCCACCACCACAAACGGCGCTATAAAACTTTTTACATCAAAATCATCTGTTAATTCGTTAGTATCCCACACCTGGCCGTGTTTCTTTTCAAGTTTTTCCCGCTCATTGTTATTCATCTAAATCTTCCTTACCATCGTACCCGCACACTGGACATTTATCACCAATATCTTCTTGCGTCCCATTAAAGCATGTTTCACATTTAGGACACATTGTTGTTACAATACAAACTTCCATTATAAATCCTCCTTATATTTTTTGAAATACTTATCTAATATCATACCATGAATTGTCGTGTCAATATTCACCAATGACTCCCTATATTTTTTATTATCAAGCCATACCGGTCTCCGGCGGCCAGAGTAGAAGTATAGAAAATCAAGTATATGCGTCATAAGATGATAACTCGTGCCGTCATTCTTAAGATCTATAGTTCCTCTATATTTAAAACCATCTTTAAACTCCACAGTAAAATCTGTTTTATCATATGCCCCGTTTTCCGGCGATTTCTTTGACCACCAATGCAATGTCGATTCAGCTTCTTCAAAGGTTTTATAATTACCGATTTGTGGAATAGGCTGGTGGCCCTCAACTTTTTCTAAATAAATATTCTTAAGTTCTATCATCACATACCTGCTTCAATATCATTTTTTGTTCTTTGCTACGTAGCATTGTACATGATATCATCATCTCGCCAACATTTGTGTCATATCTTGCTTCATTTCTATTACCATATATAATAATATCACCATTGCTAAATCTCACAAAGTCACCTTGTTGATTTTTAATAACATAATCTGTTTCGTATAATTTATCCATTTGGCTCCTCACCTATTTATATATTCGCTTCTTATTTTATCCCAATAACCCGATTCTTCTGAAAATCTCCTGTATGCTTCAACTTCTTCCGGAAATGCTTTTTTCAGTTTTTGTATATTATCGCCATCAGCTTTGCATATAGCACTAAACAGTGCTTTCATGAAGCCGCCGAGCATTCCATACTGCCATTTATACAAATGTTCTTCACCGATATTCATTTATCCTCCTTATTTATTCCCATACAATGTACATGCCGTCTGTTATTTTATAATTTTCATTTCTCTCAAATTCTCTAAATAATTCCCATGCAAGTTCGTCTGATTTTTCATCAACATTTGTTCTGTCAACTTCCCCATTTTTATCCATCAAAATAACAGTATATGTTTCAATCAAATTCCTGCCTTGCTCCAATAATGATTCTTCTTCTTCTGTTAATATTTGTTTCGAATCAAAATAACTAACTATTTCTTTAATAAAATCATTTATTTTCATTTTTTCTCCTTTATTTGTTTTTTGTGACCATGATGCCCCAAACAATTAATACTACAAAATGATTTTCCACAAGGTATTTTTTCGCCTTTTAACCAAGACGTCGATAATCTATACACAATTTCCTCAGCAAGAACTATCGGATAGAATTCGTTTTTCTCTGTATCAAAATCCTCCGTAGCAACACCTTTAAACACACCCTTCCGCGTGTGATTAATTTCTAATAATTCACCCTTTTTTATTTTCATGTTCTTACTCCTAATTCCTTATATTCATCTTTCCAATTTTTAGTCACGAAACATCTCGTTCCAAATGCACGAGCAATTTTCATAAGTATTTTTCCATTAGGCAAATATCTTGGCACTGATGATTTTTTCGCCCGTATAAGTTCTTTTTCATTCTGCAATTCCACAAGTAGTTCATAACTTACTGGAGATGCCTCATGAGGAAACAATCTAACTTCTCCCTGATCCGTTTGGTATGATATACTAGGGACGCCGTAATATGTTTCACTCCCCATCCAAAGATGTGCAGTTCCAATTTCTCCTGGAAATAGCTTTATTTGTGTACTGGGCGGCCGAACAACCATAAACATACCCTCGTTATCTTCATCTAATCCATTCAGCATCTTGCGGACAGTTTGCGCATCATTATATGCAAGAAATTGATCAGGAACAAGCGACGTTTCTCTATCCATGAGTCGCCTTCTAATATAATCCCATGAATTGGTTCCCACGAATCTTAAACTTCCCTTATGACTCGATTCAGGATCCCAAGGACTGCTATCGTAATACGCATTCTTATATTCCTTCTCAGTTGGACCTTCTAGTAATTTCTTTGGAACCTGTTTCCATGACACCTCGCATGCTTTTTTGAAAATTTCTTCCGCTACCTTCTCTAATGGGTTATCTTGAATCATATGAATTTCACCAGCGCTTCCAAACTTTGCTATATCAGTTCTAAGATGCAACGAAACTAACACGGGCAAATTCATTATACCAACTGCTTTACTTTCTCCAAAAACATCTCCAACCATATTTTCAATTATACCTGTTATCGGTATTTTTGTTCCATAAAACAGACTAACAGCTCTTAATGCATCTTCTTTTGCTAGGTTATTCGGTTGCAATACCAGCAAAAATGAACTTGGTTTTATTCGCTCACATACCTGCATCATCACATCACCGGTACCCGGCGGCATATCAATGATACAAATTTCAGGATTATATTTTTCAATCCGATTTGCTAACTCACGCAATGTTTTCTTAACAACTCTTCCAGTCAAAGCAATTGCTTTACCAGACTTAGCTATATCACCAACAGAGAATATTTTCATATTCTTAAAATTATGAGATTTTCTAAATAAAATGGGGATAGATGGCGTATTTAAGTCAGCATCAAATAAAGCCACTTTATGATTCTTTTTTAAAGCTAGTGATAATAATGCAGAAATACTTGATTTCCCTACGCCGCCTTTTCCGGCAAACACTGCTATTGCTTTCATCACACCCCCTTATTTGTTTCCATCTCTTATTTGATCGAGCATTTTTACTTTTTCTTTTTCAAGTTTATTTAGATCAATATCAAAATATTCACCAAGAAGTTTTGTAACATCCCTATGTGCCGGCCAAAATACCTCTTCCAAATCACCATAATCATCCTGACCATCAAGTTCAGCTACATCTGTACATGTACATAAATAAAGTTTTTTAATATCATTAAGCCACGACATAAAATCACCGATCACCTGCGATTTGTCTTTAATTTTTTTAAGCTTCTCGTGTTCCGGGAATTTTTCTCCTTTCATCTTTTCTCCTTAACAGCCCATTCCTTAAGATAAGAATACAAACCTGTGGCTATCTTTTTTGCAAATTTTTTACCAAGGGTTGCTTTAAATTTTGCTTTTTTGTTACCTTTAATATTTCCCGATATTATAACACCTTCCAACATATAAGTAAAATCCTTGATTAAATATTTTTTCGGTATATTAATTTTCATTGCACCCGTCCTCGAAGCCGTCTTCATATATTCTATTTATCACATCACAAATTTCTTCATCTGTTTTGCATTCTTTAATAAATCTTAAAAATTTGTCTACATAAGAATCATTCATTTCTATTCTCCTTTTAATTCAATTTTATCATAAAAAGATATTCCACCTCTTGAGAAGTCCAAACCACACCCTTTAAGACTTTTTATTAGTTTTTTGCGTATAATTGGTAATTCTTTTTTTCTTACGTGTATTATAAAATCAGCACAAACTACTGTATATTTCTTCATTCTGACTCTCCTTTTATTATCTCCTTTATCTCTTTGGGGCTCATCACTCCCATAATGTTTTCAACATATGATCTCCAATGGCTCACTGCAGCCGCGCCAAGTTGTTTAGCTACTATCGTACAAAATTTGTCATCATTTTTAAATTTACCATCAATGTTGTAATTAACGATATATCCATCTCTAAACCTTATTTCAACTTTATTATTTTTAGCATGAAAATAATATTTAATCGGTCTTCCTGGCATTAATTTTTGCATCTCAAGAAAAATTAATTTGTTAAATTTTTTGTTTGACATCAGTTCTCCGTATTGATTAAATCTTCAAACAACCTATAGCCATAATCATCTAAATTAATAAAATATCTGAATCCATAATACGGATATCTATTTTCCTGCCAGGCAATTCTCCAACCGGATTTGTTCTTTACTCCGAATGTCCAATCTCCCGCTGAATTGTCCCAGTCAATAACTTTAACCTCGTTAAACCCTAGAACTTGAAATATGTCATTATAACTCCCGGAACCGGCGGAAGGCACAGCGACCTCTTCTCCATTATAAAGTCGCTTAATCGCATCCTCGTCCGTTATCCCGCTATCTTTTGTCTGAAAGGTCAGTTCACCATGTTCACAGCAGCCTGTGGCTTGTTCTGATACTATTTTATCTCTGATTCTGTTCATCATCATTCTCTTTAAGCATATCTAATGCTCTCATAAGCGCCAGTGTAAATCCGGTGGACATTCTGGGTTCATCATCTGATTTCTTCCTTTTATATGTACATCTTTTGGCTACACCATATGATTTACCAACTTTAATAATTGAAAACTTCCTTTCATAATCATCTCCGAATGATACAGTTCTCTTACCAATTGCCGACATAACGGACTTAACCATACTTTTACGCATCCCATTTATGTTAAGTTGCGCTCGAACATCTTCTTTCTCGAAATTTGTTAATTCAATCATTTATCCTCCTTCTCTATTATTTCCTTAAATTTGTGTTTTCTTAATATTATTTCAGCATTATCTAAAGTTGAACAGCCTTTAAGGTCAACCAGCATTTTTACAACTCTACTATTTTTCAAAGATGTCACACCATCATCAAACATTTCTATTCGAACGGCTTGCGTATCGTCAATACCAAAATCATATTGTCGTATCATGAATTCCCATTTACATCCTCCATTTGAACATCTATCTATAACAAAAATATTGTCTTTGAAGTCTTTAAAATGTTTCCTATGATTTTCCCAATACCATTGTTTACTAAATCTTGTAAATGTGAGCATTTATCCTCCTAACGCGGAAATCCACCGTAACTTAAAATACAATTTTCATCTATAAATAGTCCTTCTTCTTCATCCCAATTAGTTTCTTCATATATTCTTACACATCCATGATCCCGGTTCATTATTCTGGCGATTTTCACCGCCTCTGACAAATTTTCCACCCAGCTATCATTATCATTTGTAAATACATGATACATTTTTTCGCATGGTTGCTTATATATGGCTTTATCCATTATTTATCATCCTTTTCGAACAACATTTTGTAAATCGCTATTTCACCTTCTTTCTCACACTCAGGGCAAATTGGCACCAGCAACTTATAACCATTATATGATTTATCTACTATGTCAAATGTTCTGCAATCAGGATCAATTACCACATTATTCCATTCACGTTTTGCTGTCATTTCTGTTACCTTGCAATGACAGGTACAACATTCTGTTATATGCCGGTTATTTAATATATCAAGCTCAATTTGATACATTTGATGATCTAACGCTTTACATGCGTTTTCCCAATCTATCATTTTTGATATTATTTCATTTATTTTGTTTTTGTGGCTTCTTTGGTGTTCTTTTATATCTGTGATATCATGTATCAAATTATCTATCTCAATTTTCAAACTTTTTAACGTTAATCTATTTTTCATTTTCTATCCTCACTTTTATTCCGAACTGCCATAGATAATTGCCAGTATATATCATTTGGATACCAATAGCTAAATGCCACTACACCTGTATAATATATAATAAAATTATCACAAACGTTTTTTGCCCCGCCAGCAACTGACTCACCACCGTGCGGAAAGTAAATATCTATGAATCCTGAACGATTACCTGTAAATTTAATTTCGTTTATTTTCATATTTCTGAATTCATGTCCTATCCGCTTATCAGATTTATATTTAACCATTTATTCCTCCGGCTCCCAGTAAAATGCGCCGAGTTTAATGCCTTTACCTATGTTTGTATATTCATCATCCATAATTTCTTTATCATTTAATTCCTGCTCGGAATCATCAATACAGTTTGTGATGCAGAATATACCATCATCATAGCCAATATATTTAGATGATCTTAAACCACTATTTAAAAACAAAACAAAATCTTCATCACTATCCTTATCGCTATTTATTAAAATCTCTTTTAAATGTTCCAGTGACTTAATTTTTACTCTACTCATTTTTACCTCCCAGAAAAACATCTTTCATATCTATCACATCTCTTAAATATCCGTCAGTTTTACATGTTGGACAGCCACTGAAATAACCGCCATCATCTTCCTGCTGTGTTAATTCTCTAAAAATTTTACCGCGTGGTATCTCAAAAGATGGTTGTGTGTCAGGATTTATATCAATAAAGACCTCTCCACAATTATTACATTTGCAAAATTGATATTTCATTAAATCTCCTCAAATTCAACCATCCACATGTCACATATATAATCTTTTGTAAATTGATTATATGTATTGCTTCGACAGTCATCGAGATCCCAGAATCTGGACCTCAAAGCGGCTATAGTCATGGGTTCATCATAAGTATCGTCCATAAAATTGCAACCCTGTAAATCAATCACCCTATATTTTTTCATACTTCTTCCTAAGTTTTTCTCTCATTTTGTCGATGTCAATATCGCCTTTTATTATATAATCCCACATGGGTGCCAATGTATCGTCAAATTCAGCCAGCCATCTGTTAGCCATATAAACCCGGCTCTCCATTTCATCTGCTTTCACAAATCTTGTGTATTCTTTTTCTGATAAAATTTTCATTTCTTCGCTCCTTTCATTATTTTGTATATTTCTGTTAACTTAGTATTTGATAAAGTATTCAAATCAAAATTTCTAAGAAAATAAATTAAATTTTCTTTATAAATTTCATCTTTTATTTCCTTTATTTCTTCCGGATTTGTTTTGTCAATATATGATGATGACCAAACACCCCCACCACGTAAATGACCATCAGGTCTAAAGACTTCGTCATTTATTTTAATATTTCCTGCTTTTGTAATTGAATCAATCTTGACAAGTTTTCTACTATTACCATATCCATGCATGATAACAGTTTCACCGATTTCAAATTTTCCCATTTTTCATCCCCTTCTGAATATATTCAGTGTAAACCCATTTACCATCAATTTTCTCCAAGGGCCGGCCATCACTTATTATAACCGCATGATTCTTGTTCTTAACAATTATCTTGTGATTTCCGCCTGGGAGTTGATGTGTTTTAAAACACCGTACCATTCCTGTTTCCATTCCTGTTTCCATTCCTGTTTCCATTCCTGTTTCCATAAATATTTTCGACGTTGTGATGTATGGTTTACGACTTACATGGCTCATTTTTTATCACCAGCGTCGTTAATGAAATCGCCGATTTTACGTTTTATTGATTTCATTTCAGTCATTGATAATATAACACCCCATTTGTCCCAGAATGTGCTGTTATAACCGCGTCTTGCCGTGTCCTTTTCAATTATTTTATTCGCATCTTCACGATTATCAGCTTTCGGTATTTTAACAAGCATCGGTTCTTCTCCATACCCCTTTCCTAGAAAATAATAATTCATTGTTTACTCTCCTCATATTCTGTAAGTGTATTCTTTGCCTGGTCTAAATAACTACCATCAATACATTCTGGTAATTCCTCATGCATATCAGCCGTGTAACAAACTTCTAATAATTCTTTCAACGCCAATGCTAACTTTGCGGACATTCGTTTTTCTTTTTTTTACCTGTGATATTCTTTGTAAAAATTCACAAAATTCAATAAACCAAGAAAGCAAAAATATACACAACATCAACACTAAAAACATTAAAAACACCACACCTAAAACATATATTATTATATCCATATTAATCCGCCTTCAACTTGGTTTTCACAATCCATCCAAGTTGTATGCATAATATTCCAATGCAAGTTAATGTTATATTCGATGATGCATAACCTATCACTACAGTTCCACTAAATATGAGCAGCCAATGCATAACATCTTCCATCGTTAATTTAAATTTCATTTTTTCTCCTTAACTTTTTCAAATTTAACTTGCTTGAATAACTCCGGTGGCAAACCAAATGTTTTAATAACAATTATTTTCGCATCTTCAACATCTTTCGCCGAAAATTCTGCCGTTAGTTTAAATTTCATGTTACCTCCTACAGAACATAGTCACATATCCTTCCAAACCCACACCCATGCGTTCATATGCTGTAACAACTTTATATCCATCATTAATAAGCTCAATTGCTTTTTTACAATAAGTATTTATAGACTCCTGTGACCTAATAAATCCCGGAACGTTCTTGACTTCACTATACCCGGCATCAATCAATTCCGGATTTCCGCTGCTAAAAAACATGCCGCTTATTCTGCCTTCTTCAAAAGTTTCCAAATCTATACCGTCTTCCAGTATTATTTTCTCATAACATTTTAAACAATATTTTTCATTGTCTATTGTTCTTACTTGAGTTTGATATCCCTGTGAAGGGTTCTGTTCACAAACAACCCGGCCACATTCACGACAGTAAAAATAACAAAAATCATCACGTTCAAATAAATCTTCGTCCATACATGTTTCAGAACAATACTTATATGTATGAGGCGTTTCATCCCACGGTGTATGAAAAACATCAATGCTTATATTCTTTCTCACGAATTTATAACAGCCTTCACATTGTTCATTCAGCCGATTTTGTCTATCTTCAAGATATTCGGCGAGTTTGGCAGCTCTTGCCTGGTTTATTAACTGCTCCGAGTTCTCCATACCGGGAATAACTCTATTTTTATTCAGACGATTCAGAATTTTCTTGTACATTGTTTTGTAATTCATCATTTCCTCCAAATTTAATATCAGCTTTTTCACATATATCGATATAATCGTTATAAAACACACGAATTTTATTGTTTATCTCATTTATTAAAGGCGTATGCTGTTTCAATATTGATTTATAGTGTGCCGCTTTACGAAACGCCATAATATTTGAGATAATCAATAGTGCAATAGTTATAAGATATATTTTCTTCATTTCAATACCTCCTTGAAAAATTCATCACCCACATCCATTTTTGCCTTATCAATTAACCGCGCATTTTCATCTGTCATTTCGTCATCCGTTGGCTCTCTACCGAGTTCGTCCATAAGACGCATATACATTGCTTTCATTTCATATCCTCCATAGTTACACGAACTTTTTTCCAATGATTTGTTTCTGTTGTATTACGCGGATTGGGATTTTTTCTATGAATAAGTAAGTGAAGTCTATATCCCCCAACATAATGGCTCATATAAAATTTAAAATCGTGGTCTCTTTCTATCCATCCAATTACTTGTTTCTTTTTCGGCTTAGCCATTACTTGCCTCCGTTTACGGCTATTGCTAATCCAACTAAAAGTATTGTCGGTATAAGTATAGCAAAATATTGCCACTTAGAAATTTTTAGACTTATTAACCAAATAGCTAAATAAACAACCCAAAGATTTCCGTATATAAAACTTGTCATCATCCGCCTCCATTTCTATAATTTCTTCAATTTTTTTCACACCATTACATTTAGAACAATCAAATAAAATTCCTATGGTGCAATGAATACTGGATAATCGCTCTTTTCCCCATCCGTTGCATTTTGGACATGTTCTTGTTAATTTTATTTTCATTTTGTTAATTTTATTTTCATCATTCACCTCCATTACTTAACTCCCAATTTTTCAAAAACACGTCCAATAAACTCTGTATACCCAATTCTTATAATTTGGAATTGCTATTATATTTACATCAAAGACAAAATCGTCGAGCCAATGAGCATATTCTTCCGCTTCTACTTGATAATTAAAATCTTTAAAATCATCCGCTTCCATATTACCCTCCACATTTTAAAATTGATACAACCAAAACACCAATAATAATGGAAATCGCTATAACTGCAATTGTATCAATCCAATCAATAAAACGTATTTTTACTTCAGTATTCCAATAATCATTGATCTTATTCATCATTCACCCCCCACACAATCCCCGAACCGCCGCAAGATAAACACATTTCTCTTCCCATTGATGACGATGACCACGCTCCAGTATCAGATGAATAAAATCCCCGGTCTACTTTACCTGTACCATGACACACCGGACATTTATGTGGTATTTTATTATCTTTCCATTCGTGGTATGTCTGACAACCACATATACCATCAGTTGTTTCCATTTTCCTTCCACAAAGCGCACAAAGTGCATCCATTATCCCTCCTTCATCAGCAAACCGAGTCAGCCTTCTTGCTCCATACGCTTAGCATATCAATATGCGCCTAGTCAGGTCGCGAAGAGTGTGGTCAGCTCAACTACTCACGTTCCACGGTGTTGCTATGGTTTGCTATTTTGTCCCATGTCATGGGACACTTGTCCCATATTATAGGATGTTTCCTTTTTCGTCAACTTTCACTATCTTTGTATAAACGTCCTCATTTTCTGTTCTATCAATGAAATCATATGCTGGCTTACATGTATCACAATAATATCTATCATTACATTTAGTAACTTCCTCGCCTTCTATTCCACACGATATATAGGTGTCTTTAACAATCTTCATATAATTTTTATCAAATATTCCGCCGCATCTATAACATTTTTTTACACCAATTTTCCATAAACTCATTTATTTCTCCTTTCCAAATTTTTTTTCAACTTTCTTAGCGAATTTAATAAATTTCGCTATTTCATCGTCCAGTAAAACAACATCTCCAAGCAACTTTGGATGTTTAAGTTTTCTATGACATTTACTACTGTTATCATACAGCTGGTAGATCAAAATATTCATTCCTCTGAATTCTTTATTATCTTTGCTCGTCCAATAATCAAACTCGATTTTGTGTTCCGGACATCCGCATTTTAATTCTGCAATGATGTCATTTGTTTTGACTTCATTAATTTTGTTTTTCACATGGTCCTCCCATTTTGTGTTTTTGTTTTACTTACGTTATATCTATCTTATGTTATATAAATAAAGTAAAGCGGCATAACCGCTTTCGAGTAAAGTCTGGGATTTTTTTGTTTTACTGTATTTCACACACATTTCTAAAAAGAATTTAGCATGAAAAAATGCCTCTAGTATCGAACGAGTTTCCCGGTCCCAGTTTTCATTTGTTTTACGTGTGAAACGTTTTCCAGTCCCTTTTTTTATAATCTTCAAAAACATTTTATTCATTTCTTTGTTCGGAGATATTTTTATTAATATTTTAACAATTCTAATTGTTGTGTCCTGCATCCAGAATACCTTAAAACTATGATGATAGAATCTATATATGGGATCTTCATATAACCACATCGACATTACGTCTGATAAAAGTTCTTTACATTCGTTTTTATACTTATGTAAATTACATATAAGGATTTTCTGCAGTTCGTTGTTTGTTTTCACGTTTCAGCTCCTTAACAATATGATTCTTTACTATTTTATGCATCGCCTGTTTAGATATATTATAAACTTTTCCAACTTCACCATATGTCATGTCATCGATCATTATCATTTTCATTACATCATACAAATGCATTCTCTCGTCAGCGCTATCGACATATGAACCATGAAATTTATTTACTATTTTTTTGATATTAAAAACATCTATATCATCGTTTTCGGGTTCACATAATATTGACTGTAGTTCATTACCATAATCATCAATAATTATATTCAGACTCGTTATTTTTTCAGGCGGTATTCTTTTTTTTCTATGTTGATATTCATAATATGATCTTACAATTCTTTTTCCAATCGTCTCTATGTAACTGAATCCGTTCATATATTTTTTACTACCTGATTTATCTTTCTTCTTATCGTAGTTTTTAGGATTATATTTTCTAATAGCCATGATCATAGAAACCGTTACAAATTGTTTTATATCGTCGAATGATATGCTGCTGTCATATTTTGCACCGTAAAAATGGTAAATCTTTCCTGATATAAATACCATAAAAGGCTCAATCCGTTTAAGAATAATATCACACATTTCTTTATTCTTTCCGGCCTTAAGCATTTCACCCATTGTTATTACAGTTCTCATATCCATATATTATGTATTTTATATGGTATGTTGTCAAGTAGTAAAGCCCGGGCAGCTTAGTCGGCCGCAACTTCACCTTATACGTTAAAACATCACACGGAAGGATAACCTATAGTTTCAAGGTCTAATCCGTCAGAGTACAACCTCACCGGGACAAAATCAGACATCGTAATTAAACGATATCCGTACTCCTTTCACACATGGTGAACGAGCTACTAATTCCCGAGCAAATGACTTTGCGATTTCAACCCACACTTATAACCTTTACAATCCTAAGGTGTTGAGTATTCTCCATAATTTCAGGAGCTGCATCCATCAGGGTCTCACCCCACCGGGAATGTTCTATTTATATATTATAATAAAAATGTTATACCGTCAATTTGAATCTTGTTGCATGTTATTGCAATAACAAAATCCTTATTGCAAAATAATGCATATTATTGCAATATCATTCCATAATTTCCTGTGAAAACTGTTCCTTAATTAAATTAACATTCTCAGTTATTGAATTAAACGCTTTTGATAATTCTATAAATAACTTAACTAAAAAATCATATTTTCCCTGCAACTTAATTTTATAAGCAATTAATTCTTTTGTTGTTTCTTTATCATTTCCAACTACATATTTTGACAATTCAAAATTTTCATCTTTTAATCTGTTAATTTGTTTCTTTAATAAAATTATCTCACTTGCTGTTTCTTCTGTCTCATCTGACTGTTTCATAGACATAATTATCCTCCAAGTTTACTATACAGTAGAGTTTACCAATTTGTAAACCCTTATGATTTTTCAAGTTCTTTCTTTTCGTGTATAAATCTTGCCATTCTGACATCCCGCCTGTCAAAACAATTTCTTATAGCGCCGTTAATAAGTTCATTGGTTTTTAAATATTTTTCAAAACTTAAATATCTTGAGTCCAAGTCATCTCTGTGTTTAACATAACTATATTTAATCGCCTTTTCCATATCAATAGGAATTTTGTTAACTTCCTTATAATCACCTTTACGGAATTCTTTAAATTTGCTGACAATTCTTTCATAGAAACTTTTACTTTCCGGATGTGCGAATTTCGAGAGAGCAACCACAAGTTCTATTCCGCTTTTGCTGCCTCTTAATGCGTTAAAATATGTTTTCACTTTGCCAACACATTTTTTTGACACACAATATTTATCAGCAAGTTCATAAACACTCAAGGGTTTTACACCGGCTTTATATTTAAAGCCGTCTATATACGGCTGAACATCAGTTGCTGCTATTTTCATGTCCAGTTCCTGGATTTCTCTTTGGCCCCAACCTTCCATTCTCGCCGCGTCAACAACAATCTTTCCACTATTATAAATACGTCCGCAATATGCGTACTGATCAAGTTGTATCGCGATAACTTCATCTTCACTTTTATTTGAAGCATCATCTTCTTTCTCAGGAAGTGTCATTATACGCTTAAGCCATTCTTTGTCACGTTTCCATAATAATCCTGTATTCATAGTATGTTTATAAAACGCGGCCCCTTGGTCACCATCATAATCTCCGCCGAATGCTTTCCATAAATCATCCGGAACAAATATTATATCTTTCCATAATGCTATTTTTGTTCTTATCGGCGTAACCCATGGAAACCTTGTAACATACGCCTCAAATTCATGGCTCTCTTCATTTATAATTTTCAACAGACTTATCGGCATAACAACACCATAAAGCCCTTTTACTTCAGGCTGCATTGATTTGCTAATCCATTTTTCTAATGTTTTAACTGCCTCATTCCATACTTCAGGATGAAATAATGATTCTTTGGCCTTCAACCGCATACCATGAAATCTTAATTTCTTTTCACCTTTTTGTTTATATCCGAATAATGTATCGACAATTTTATCATTCATTAATTTACCTTCAAACACAGCTTTATGTTCCGTTAAATCAGTTTCAGGTATAAAATCAAGAAATGCCTGAAGGTCCCATTTTGCCTGCGGATTTCGTCCTAGGATATCTGAATTTTTCCGTCTAAGATTTCTACTGAATAGTGATCCCGGCGTTAATCTTGGTATCCATTTTATTAATTCGGATAACTTTTCCTCATTTAAGCCGAATTTATTCTCGCCTGCAGGAACAAGTAAGTCAGCATCACATTTAATATGTTTTGGCGTCGGGAATATAAGCCCCTTAGTTGCTAAAGTTGTTTTAGCACCCGGCTCAATTCCATTTTTCCTCATCCATTTTATGCGTCCGAAAAGCAATCCCTCGAATTTGTCCATATCGCCAACTATTTTAACTCTGGGCTTTATCTGAAAATCGTGCATTTCGCCTATTATTTTCTGTATGCGGTTCATTCTTTTACCCATCGGTAATCTCATGAATTCTTCATGAAAACCCAGTTCTTTAACGATATCTTCTATAATCTGTGTTCTGGCAAATTCTATTTTGCCCCACGATTTAGCACCTCGGCCGCCGCCATGTGTTCTCTTGACATTCCATTGTGCTATGTATCCTTTAGTTTTAGCTTTCTTTACTAATTCTAAATATTCATCGCCGATAAATGATCCTCCGAATTTCATTACAGTAAATGAATTATCTAAAATTCGGCGCATATACGGTCTGTAAGTCAGTACACTTACATGCTGACAGTGTTTTCTCACATCCTGTTTTATTTTCGGATGTAATTTCTCATAACTTGTCAATATACCGTCTTCACATATGAATTCAGGAATTATTAAATTTGATATTATTTTCATGCGCTCTCCCTATTATTCTTCGATAAAATGACAATGCTTTAGGTTCTGATCAGTTATTATTCTTTTACAATTCGGACATGTGCGTTCACCTCCTGTTATTTTTTCATTATATGCCAAAGGTTCCTGGCAAATATCAATATTAATATTTATTATGTCCCAGCAATAAGGACAATGAATTTTCTTCCTTATCCAGTTTAATGTTTTAGACATTCCACCTCCTTATTTATTTTTCAAATATATCCACGTCGTAATTCATTACGTAATTCTATCATAATTATTCTTCTTTCGAGCCATTCTGGAATATAAATAAATTTTTTATCTATATCACATTTACTTTTTGGTAACCATTTTTTGGCACCACCAGAAAATTCGATAAGCCAGGCCTTATCAGTTTGTCTGACTATTTTTTTATATTCATATTTGGCTTTTCTTGGTTTGCGATAAAATGGGTTAATAACAAACGGTATTTGTTCGCAATAATCTGATGCTCCCATATCACTAAATCCATTAAAAATTAATTCATCAGCGTATTCACCCATTTCACAAATCTCCTCGCACCGGACGAACAAAAAACGCATTAGTCTTATTGTAGTAGGTCGCGCCACCGGTATTAAAATACATAAGCATAGCGTAAATAGTATGTGACACATATTCCTGCGTTGTCCAATAAGTGTATTCAGGACAAATGAACACGTCGTTAATCAGCGGATACTTTTTCTTCGTAAAATCCACTATGTTAAACAATTCCTGCGCCGCTGGCAGTCGCCAGTCTTTGTATCCAGCAAAACTAAAATTTTTACACCCGTCAATTGCCTCTTGCCATTCCTGTGGCTTAACGTTGTAATCGGCAGGATCACGCAACCACACCAGTCCCGTTGTCGTGTCTGTCACCGTGCCGTCTCCGTTATTATTGAATCTTTTTTTACTGACTTTTAATCCTTTTTCAGATAATGTTTTAACCATTTTTTTTATTTTCTCTTTAAGCATGTGAACCTCGTGTTGATAATCAACCACTTGGTCATTTAAATATTCAATTTTTTCATCTTTATCCATTTGTTTCTCCCATTGAAAACACATGCGGATTGTTGTTAACATAAACACGTCCTATTGTCATTAAATAATCACTTTTTATCTCACCATCGCCGACGGTTGAAAATCCACCACCATCATAACACTCGTATAAAACAGTTCCTTTCGGTATTATTGTTATAGTAAAATCTTCTTTTTCTATCGTATAATCAGTTAATAAAGTTGCTGTTTTCATTATTTCTTGCCCTTTATTCCTTTCATATCATCTATCCATCCATCTAGTTTTAAATTCAGTATTTCCATTCCTTTGCTTGGCACATCTTTAACTTGTTCGTTATTTACTATTTTTGGAATCAAATAAATCGCCGCCATTTCTTTTGATGTTGGCACAAACGTTCCTATAATAGCCGTAATAACGGCAATAATTCCGCATTTTTTTGCTGCTTTTTTCGTATTTTCAGAATTTTCTATACCACCAATAATTCCCAATATTATCGCCGCCAATGTAAAAAGCGCCATGACCACTGCGGCAAATGTCACAATTCCGTCCAACCTCGTTAACCAATAAATCATACCACTTGTCATTTTTCCTCCTTAAACTCATACAAAATCCACACTGATATAATATCCGACATCAGCAATGAAATCGCCATGCCGGGAATTGAGGCGCTTATAATAAATACTGTAGTACAGAACATAGTTACTATAACATCAATGATAAACGCCGAAAATGATAATAAAATTTTAGGGCATGCCAATATTCCGCGGAATATATTCCCGTTAACTTTCCGTAATATTTCTTTACTGGCTTTAACACCCATAGACAGCTCAACCACCCAGAATATAGCTGCTATGAGACCGGCAATTATAAGCACGATTCCCATTATAGCCATTGTTCCTCCTTATACAAATGTCCAGCAAATCCATATCCACATCAGCATAGAACCAAGTATAAAAAGTTTTCTGTATGTTATTTTAAAATGTTTCAACTCTTCATGATAATTTTCAACAAATGTTGATGCTAAAAACGTACTTATGTAAAATGACAATAAAAGAACTAAAACTCCACCACCAATATAACATAACCAATTCATTTTTTCCCCTTTTGCGATACCAATTTTCTTTTAATTTGCTTAAGAGCAATTTTAGTCATTTGTTCTATCCCAATAAATGATCCTTCATCGGCTTGGAAATCACATATTAACATAGCAAGATGTTTCATATCCTTATCAGTAAATTTCTTTACACCTGTACCAATAAATACAGTTAAATCAGCTCGGGTTATTGTTTCAACTGTAAATTCTTTATATAAACATTTATGACATACTCCTATTGTATTTCCATAATTTTCCATTGTAGCTTTATCTATCCGGTTACCGCATATTTCGCAAATACTCATTCGTCCTCCTTATTTTGTTGATTCATCTTCATTAGGAAGTTCTTTTATTTCCCACCAGCGCTCACAGATAGGACAGTGATATAGACTCTGTCCCGCACAGGTAAATCCAACACTTTTCAATGAATTCTTACATTTTGGACAATATGTTTCATTCATGATTTATCTCCTTTTGCATCATCAGATATAAACAGGGATGCAAGGATTCGAACCTCGATTAGGTGACTCAAAATCACCGGTCCTGTCCAATTGAACGACATCCCTATGTTTTCATAAACTATAAACAGCGACATCAATATTTCCCTGGTGTTTAATAATTAATTTCTCAACATCGTTCCATTTTAATCGGTCAAGTCCACACCCTATTCTGGGCATTGCGATTGTCTCAACATTAATTGTTTCCGCCTTCGCGAACATATTTTCCAATGCCGATTCCATAGATTTGAGAGTTGGTTTTTCATAATAAAACTTTTTTGTAATCAGATTAAAAACATAGCAACTGCCGACATCAGCAACCAGACATTTGCCGACATCAACAAGCGATTTTTCAATGTCAATCATTTCATTTCTTGCTTTTAAAATTTCCTTGATATATTTCCTTCTAAATGTTTTGGCAATGCCGGCACCTAGTTTAAAATCTTTACTTATGCAATGGGCTAATGAATTTTTTGAAGTGAATAAATCACCATTAATATATTTAATCATAAATTAACTCCTTATCCGAATATACTTGATTTTGTGCTGAGTAAATCGAATAAATCTTTTGCGGCCTGTTCATTGCCAGCGCCACCCTGTTCAGAGAAACATCTGCTTTTATACATGCCTGTTTTATATGCTTGATCTATTTTATCAGAAATATGCTCCCAATATTCTTCAAACGGTAAATTAGGCATATCAAATGCCATTAGCGGTTCCAAAAAATCGAACATTATGCCCCCCCAACAGCCAGCTGTTCTTTCTTCATCAGTTTTTTTACTTTTTTATATCCTTCAAATTCAGCTTTCATTATTAATCTGCTTATTGGAATAGCTATTGAAATAACACATCCCAATACAATGCCTTGTACAATAAGAGCTGATAGAGACTCAACGGGATTTAAACTATTCATTGTATTCTCCTTAATTGTCTATTACAACGGCGCATGCCGCTACGTTATCATCAGATAATTTTTTCTTTTTTCTAGTGTAAATTGATTCAATTAATTTAGTTATCGGTTTCGATACACTGACAACTATTCCCAGTATTATTCCTTCAATTATTAATGTTGTAACAATTTCAATCGGATTAATCTTGATCGCATCCCCCTTTTTTTTTAATTGCGGGGGAGAAACCCTTTCTCCCCCGCATAACCTTTTATTTATTAAATTCCGCGAGAACCGCGTTATTAATATCCTCTTTCATTCTGTCTGACGTAGGATGTATGGTATCATAATACTTACCATCAGTTCCCTTTCTCTGGGGCATGGACACAAACGGGCCCTTCCCAGCGTCAACAACTCTTATGCCGCTCAAAAGGAAATCACCTGTATCAAGCGTGACCATAGCCTTTGTTTTGTTCTCGGCATCTTTAAGTTTCGTTAGTCTTTTAACACTAATCATTTTTCTCACCTCCTTCTTTTTCAGTTTCTTTACCAAAATTAATCAGTTTGTCAGCAACAACCGCCAGACCGACACCTATTGTATTCGCAACAGACACGGCGACCAGTTTTGACATATCACTAATACCCTTTCCTACTTTAGGAACTCTGATTTTCACTTCATCATACTCCATTTTTCCTCCTTTAAATTGTAATTTGCGGAATTTCAAAAACCACAGTTTTACCACACGCTGGACAAGTATGTTCATATGTTCCAGGCTCTAAATAAATATGCATTGGCGGATTATGTTCCGGATGCATACATTGCTCATCCGGTTCTTTAATTTTTATCAATGACATTCATCCTCCTATTTTCAATTGTATCTTTTCCATTCCTGCTATCAATTTATTTAACGCATCCATTTTATCAGTAGACAGCATAACGGGCTCTCTTTTAGCTTTAATTTCTAATTTGTCCAAAATCTTTAAAATATTTTCGACATTTTCACTATTCTCTCTAACGTCATGGCGAATTTGTTTTGATTGAACATTCAGCATATACAGATAATACAGAATACTTAATGATCTTATCCCCTCATCACCTTCATCATTCCATTTCTGAAATTCGATTGCATTCATTCCAATCAATTTAGGTAAAGTCATTTTTCCTCCTTTTCAATTTTTTTCCTCCAAATTCTATTTCACAGTGCGAGGTGGGCAGTTGGTCTGCGACATCCGAGCTTGGAAAGCTCAACGATGTCAGGCTACCACGCCACCACCGTTCGCATAACAGAATGATGTAACTTGATATACGGAAACCGAAATCAAGCCGATTCCATTATACTAGCACTGCTGATATACCGAGTTTACGACACGCCCAATATAAACTCCACCCTGGACAACCCAGGTTACTTTATCGCCATCCTTAACCATCTGCGCCCATTTTGACAAATTACCGTCCTTGTCCTTTTTAACAGGATTTTGTCTCATGAAACGATAGCCCATAAAATCATAGGCCTTGACATTTCCCTCAGCGAAATATTTAACCGGTTCTCCATAAAATGTCGTTGCGTCACTATACAGTGATTTTTCAGCATCAAGTGAAAGTATTGCTATATCACTTGGCGCTTTTTTATCATTAAGCGGCAAGTTGGTCTGTGGTTCCAAATCTATATATGATTTGAAAATTACATCATTTATGCTTTTCATAAGAGTTTCGCCGGGCTTAAAATTAGCATACCAGTTCCCGTCACTGCCTTTAATACTCGGCAAGCCTATAAAATCATCTTTGCCACCAGTTCCCTCAACAACTCTAAACCCCTTTACAAGTGTATCGCCGATTGTTATGTCAGCAAACGCTTTAATCTTTCCGCTTGTGTGCGGAACCATTCTTCTTACTTTAATGTTCATTCTTTCCTCCTAAATTTTTCTTCATCCTTCAATTCATACGCTTCAGGCATCGACGTTAACTCTCCGGATTCGACGTCTTTACCATCAAATTCGCCATTCATCATCATTTCTTCAGCGGCATCCGCGGTATCGGCCTCGATTATGATAGACCTCTGTTCTTCCCATTGAACTTTAAATTTCATTTTTTATACCTCACTATTGCAAATATAATGTAACCAGCAGCTATAACAATAGCTGATGTAAATATAATATCAATCACCATCAACCATGTTGGATAACTTAATAACAACTCAAAAATCAGTTTTTGAATAAAAATCATTTTTCTCCTCCTATGTCTCAATCATTTCTAATTCACCAATATCATGTAATTCACGTTTACATATTTCCTCTATAATCTCATTTCTTTTAATAAAAACATTCATAAAATTAGGATAATATAAACCCGGCGAAAAGTCAGAAATCATCGGAATTTTATTGTCTTCCATATAAGAAATTTTTTTGCTTAACATTTTTTCAACATTTTCTAAATGTTTTAATGTCATATTCTTTATTTTCTTGACAATGCCATCTTTTGTAATCCATGTTCCTTTTTTCATTTAACAATCTCCCTATATTTCCTATGGTGGTACCTTCTTCTATCATATTATTCCATAATAGTTCCAAATCAGTTACACCCATGCCCATTTTTCCTCCTATTATCCCGCTTTATTCTCACCGCGCGGTTTCCAGAAAATCCTATAACTATGAAGATTCTCCAATATATTCAGAGCTTCATCTCTGTACTGTCTTAAATAAGTTTTTTTTGTTTCCCATCTTTGAGCAACTTGGTTAATCACAACTTTATTGTCACCGTATATGGTAAGATCTATCTTAGGATAAAATTCTTTTTTAAGTACTTCTAAACCTTTTATAAGACCATTATATTCGGCGGCCGGTACAGTCATATCACTCAGCTTTATGGTTTCTCGTCTCACCATTTTCCCAGCCTGCAGTCTGTAACTGCATGATGTTCCGGACGAGTTTTTATTACCATCAAAATACATTACAATATTCATTCAACCTCCTTTCTAATCTTTCATTTCTTCTTTATTTAATTCTTTCATCATCTCATTTTGGCATTTTATAAATAGTTTAGTCAGGCCTTTATCCCTTACCGCATATTGGAAAGCTATCAATCTGTTTATTTCATCTTCAGACTGCTGTATTTTTCCCATATTCCATAAGAGTTTTGACTTCACAAATTTCTTTATATCCGCTTTACTTATATCTTCATTCATCCAGTAATCATATGTGAATTGATCTTTCATTTTTTTCTCCATCTTATAGTTAATTCCGAACCGATCCAATATATGGATATATATGGGCCATATTTCACAATCCACGGCATCAATCCGAAATTAACATATGAATCATCAACAAAGTACATATAATCTTTAATTATTGTAAAATTCGCAAAATGTTTACTGATACAAAATAGTAACATTAATATGCAAATCATTACTATTATAAAATAAATAAAAATCATCTATCCTCCTTTGTATGCTTTGGACGTTTCAACATAACAGACGCGCATTTCTTAAAGAACTCCGATAATCTGTATGCGTCGCATCGTTCTGTGTGTTTTTCATTCGGTTTATGACAAATACAATCCTCTTCATTACCTCTTATGTGCTGCACTTTAACCTTTTCCATATGGGCAGTTTTTAATATTACATTTACTATTATTATTGATACCACAAGTGTCGTTTAAACTATCTAAATTAAAACAAATAACTTTTAATTCTTCAAAACTTATCGACATTTTCTGTGAATTTGTTTTTGCGCCTTCCAAATCCATACCTTGCTTCATTGATACAGATACTAATTCATCAAGAAGTTTGTCTATCTTGGATCTGATATTGCTTTTACTTTTCTTCATTTTCTGTTGCCTCCGCTGGACTTAAGCCGCCCCATAATCCTTCCACATGGTCAGGTTTATTATTCGTGAAACCCATAAATTTACCATCTCTAATTTTGGCAACAAGATCAGCACCGCATTCGCACTGATTTTTACAGCACATATCCATATCATCTATATGATATGCGACACCAATAGAATCACCCTCTTTTATATCAATCATGGCACACTCGAACAGCTTAGTTTGTGAATAGGCCTCTTTACCGCACTTCGGACATCTTCCTATAAAATCGTCATACATTCCCATTTTTTTTCTCCTTGCGTTATTATTTCACAATTGTTTCTTTAATGTTATACGTATATTTCCTTTATCGTCTATTTTTACATCAGGTCTCGTGTCTTGTCCAGACCATATTTCACTAATCATCCAACCTTCTAATTTTGTCTTTTTTAATATAAGTGTTTTATACTTATACTTTCTCTTTTTAATTTCTTCTGTTAGTTCAGCTTTTAAATCTGTTTTCATTTTTCTCACTCCTCCTCGGTTATAACATTTTTTATCATATCAGAAATTGATATAGTTAATTCAGACAGCGCATTATGTGAATCTTTTCCACAATTCCATAAACTGCTGCTGGTTATTATATCAGCTATCTTTTCGTCCATATCAAGAAGTTTATTAAGTGCCCATATATGATATGAAACACCCTGCCGCATTTCAAGTTGTTTTTTATATGAATTAATTCTTCCTAGTAATTCCGATATCTCATTAGAATTTTTTGCATTCTTAAGACTGGCATAAATGCCCAGTAATACCATCAATACAAATGCTATATAAGTCATTTATCCTCCTGATTAACAAATTCCTCTTTCGCCATCACCAAATACTATCTCATTACATTCAGTATTATCAATACATGCGCACAAAATCTGCTTACCCGTTTCTTTAGATAATATAAAGAGTTTTTTAGTAAAATATTTTTCCATTTTTTCATCTTTCTCTATCTGAGCAAGAGATAAACCTCTTTGATATTCGATAACCTTTTCACATGTTCCGCAAACACGCCATGTTTTACCACCAAATGGTTCATTCGGATCCGGTATTACTACCGTACCGTCTTCTTCACCACAATAATCACATGACTTACATATCACTATTTCCTCCTATGTTTATCAGCATATTTTTTAGCCGTCATTGTTCCGGCATAATTTAATAAAAGATGAGCATTATTTTTCTCATTTTCCAAAGCTGCTTTATATGATTTCAAATCCATATACTCTTTAGAATCATATTTGAAATGAGAAGTTCTTCCGTAACTATCGACCACAGCGCGAACATACGCAAGCTCCATCTTTTTTCTATCAGTATAAATATATTCGTTGACTATCATGTCAATCTCTTTACTATTGCTTCAGCTAGTTCCTGCGCCTCTCCAACTGTCCATTCAGGCTGTTCACTGTCTTCGCATACTGATGGTACTATTTCGCTGTCTATTATTGCGTCTCTGATTTTTTTTACATTACGTATCCTTTCTTTCAAAATTTCTATTTTTAATTTATCATTCATGTTTTACTCCCTTTGACTTTATTATAAATATACTCTTGGAGAATTATCATGCCCGCAATTAGGACAGACCGGCTTGCTATTATAACTGACAGAATTATACATAACGCCGTCACCTCTGTCTGTAGGTTTGTCTGATTTTATCTCAACATCCTGAAATTCCTTTCCGCATTGTTTACATCTCATTTTTTATCCCTCCTGTGCCAAACTGTATTAGACCATTTACCTGATTTTTTTCTTCCTTTTATAATTTCTCGTGCATCTGCTTTTGTTTTTTCTTGTTGATTAATCCATTCTACAATTTCATTGAGTTTTTCAACAACATTTTTTGTGGAAGGCTCACACCAATTTCCACGATCATCTTTCGTAAATTTGATTTTTATTTTTTTCATTTTTTACCTCCATTTTGGAATGATAAGATGTGCTGGTGAGGAAACACCGCTTTCAACGGAACACATCTTTATCATTCTTTATCGTCCTTATTATATGTAATTTTTTCAATCAAATCAAGCGCATTTTTCAACACAATTTGCCGACCGGTCATAGCTTCCGCCCAACCTGACTTAGTGGCAATTTGGCATAAATCTACAACTGTATCAATGAGTCTACCATTAATATATTCCAATTCTTTTATTCTTTCTTTCTTAGATTTATCAAAATCAACATTTACATTTTTATTTATATTTTCCATCAGAACCTCATTTTGGCTTCAAGCCGTTTACTATTAGCATAATATTTACTTAATTTGTGTGTTATTCGTAAATCAGCCAATTCTTTTTTTAAATTTTTTTTAAAATCAATTTTCTTTTCACAATAAAGCTGATCAATAATTTTCATCACGAACTTACGCACGGATTTCGGGGTTGCCTTACCAACACAGAAATATCCAAGCTCATATTTCCAATCTAAAATCTGATCTTTTAATTTCTTATTTTCCGCTTTCAGTTTCTTAATTGTTTGTTTGTCGGTCATTTTTCCTCCCATTTTTCACCAGACCAGATTTTGTTATATTTTTTTTCCATCACAAAAACCAGCCAAAGCTTTTCTCCGTTAGGATATGGTTCTATGAATCTTACCAAATTTCTTTCGTAGCTTTCCATACATTTTTTATTTAACCAAACAAAACAACCATAGTTTTTTAATGATTTTATCTCATATCCAGAATTATCTTTTTTCAAAAACATTTTCTGTAGCTGGTCCTGCCGGGGAAGCCATGTTAATTCATCAGACTTATGTTTGCATTCATCATCCCACTCTTTATATCCATTACATATGTGTGTTTCATTATTATTATCTCCATATATGAAAACAAAATCGCCAAACGCTTTATCAATATCCCATATTGTCTGAATTTCTTCCGCTTTTTTACACATCTTTATATAAACAGGATCATCATACCAGGCAAATTTATTGTTCATTTTTATTTTCCTTATATTCTGTGATTGCGCTGTGTGCAACTCCATAAGCATCCAATTCCTCTATTGTGTATCACCAACTTAACATAATAGCGGATTGGGATTTTCACCCGCGGTGTGTGTTTTTAAAGGACATAGGCTTATCATACTGTTCGCGACCAGCTAATAATTCCCCTGTTCCTGCCTTATGTTTTTTCTTAACATATAACCGCTATATTTTTACAAAAATTAAAGACGGACGAGGAATTGGTCACGACTTTCCCGTCGGGTAGTTGCCCGATATTTCACCGCGGTTAGTATCGGTTTCGTCACCTCGCAATCGCAAATAAAATTTCTCTCTTTCATCGCGATACCAATGCCATACAGGCTGCTTGTGCATTTCTATTCTGCCACCGCCACAATTTTTATTTCCTCATCTTTTTAAAAGCATCAAGCACTAAATTATTTACAATATCCCTTCCTTCTTTAGTCAGGGGATGTACTTGATCTTGAAAGTTATCTCCATTTTTGTATCCCGGCATTGCCACAAACAATCCATTCTTACCTTCAACAACTTTAATACCGTGAATGCCCCACATTTCAGGCGTTTCTTCAGTTCCCAAATGAAGCCCCGCGTAAGCCTTTACGGGATTCGGACTTCCATCGTTCTTCTCACTTTTCGCCAACTTCATACCCGCAACACTAATCTTCATGTCTTCAGTCATGTTATCCTCCTTATTCTCTCAACACAACACCATGTCGCAAAATCTGTTATGTTTTTGCGACATTTTTTTTTAAAAAATCATATTTATATATTCTTCTTTTTTGATGGTTTTATCAAACCCTTCAGATCTTTAAGTAGAACTTCAGCATGTATCACCCACTCTCCCCATGTTTTAGAGTGAAAAACAGCGCGCCAACTTGGCGTACAGGAAAATCCATCATTATATTTTGCGCCAAGTGGACACACATTACATCTAGGATAAATTCTGTATTTTACACACATTGGGCAATCATCCGCACCGTAAGTTTCACCAAGTTTAGTATCCATATCCATCAAAAGTGCTATGTCGTTTTGCGGTTGTTTCTTAGCCCATTTAATCATTCTTTTATAATGCTTAATCGACTCTTCTATTGCCTGTTTTTTAGTCATTTATTTTTCTCCTTTACTTGATGTGCAGATAAATAATAATCCCAACAAGGGCCATCCTGTTTTGGTTAAATATATCGTTAACGCTATAAGCATCATTAAGCCTATATTTATTAACACCATTGCCAGATATTCATTAATTTCTAATTTCATTTTTCCCCCTTGCCTCCATTCAGATAATGAACCCTCTCTGATGCATTTTCTTGAGATTCATGATCACTTTCAGGATGCCATTTTCCATCTGGACTGTAAAACCCTACTGTCCATAAACTACCTGCCGAAGTATGTTCTGACTGAATATAAACCCACGTCATTTTTCCTCCTTATATTCTGCGAGTGCTTTCTTTGCTTTTATACACCATCTTTTATCTTGTTCGCACCACCGTGGTGATAATTTTAATTCTTGTTTAAAATCTTCTACTATTCCAAATATCATCTTTAATAGCTTCGCCAACTTCGCAGACTTCGTACGCTCGGCGGTTAGCCGTTCTTCTGCACGAAACTTTGCCTTTAATGTCAAATCCCTATCCTCGGCAACCTCTTTCAAACTTGCTTTGAGGTCGGCGATTTCTTCCTCGGCTTTTCGCAAAAAATAATAGTTTACTTGCCGAAAGTCGCCCGCCTTTGCGTCACTCATAGTTTTTACATTTTTATAATCACTCATATCACTCGCCCCCTTTTAGTATCTCTTTGGATATTGCCTCGGTATATTCTGTATATTCTGGTAATGGTCTACAACTACTAATAGGGTAGTTATTTATAAATATATCTTCACAAATGTTATTTAACTTATCCACGCTCGCCACCTCACGGATTGCTTTGAGCTGTGATTGGAGTTCGTTTACTTTCTCTACAGCATCCATCCACGTCTTTGTCTCGGTTGTGATATTTATATTATCACATTCCCTAATGGCAGATAACATTTCAGATACGTCGCTATTGATTTTTCTTAACTTCGCAACCTCTGCCGTTAACAGTTCTGTTCCTTCTACAAGACTACAATGCCCATCTGGATATGCTCCAATATCAGGACATTCAGTGTCTAATACACTCGCTGTTGATTCTATTATTTCGGTTAATCTCTCATTCTCCGCCTTCAACCTATCAATCTCCGCCTCCTGCTTTTTCAACTGCCCTAAGTATGCTATGTCATTTGTCATTGTGCTCCTCCTCGTAGATTTCAGCCCACGTTTTGAATTTATATCCTGTGTTAAGAAATGGCACAATCCAGTCTTTATATCGTGAATGGTTAATCGTTACTGTCCCTTCTTTGATTTGCCAATATCCTTCGTGTTCCATAATCCAGTCCACTTTCTTTTCAAGACAATCTAATCTGTATTCTTCTGTCGGCTGACCAATCCCTACTTCTCCTATTAGTAGATGTCTATATGGTCCGGGATTATGGCTTTCGTCAAATGGGTTTATACTCAAAGAGCGTGAACACCCACACATCACCACAACTGCCACAATCAAAATAATCTTTTTCATAATCTACCCCCCAACTTCTCCGCTATCGTTTTTATATGTTCGTCACCTATACAGCATTGATTTTCTGTCATATAATTTCTTATCACCGCCTCAATCTCCGCCACGTCAACGGAGCGGGTGTTCCACGCTTTGATTGCCTTTTCTTCTGTTGATTGCTCAATTTGACAATTACATTCAACATACCATTTGCCGGCAGCTTGATGATATAACAGTACATTTTTCTTTCCACAAAACGGACACGCTTTAAGTTTACTCATATCCCTATCTCCTCTATATTTACTTCCTATATATTTTTTGTTTTTTATCTTCTTCCTCACTTTCCTTTATATTTTTCCGCCTTATTTCTTCAAGACATTTTGCGCATACCCATAATTCATCATCATTATAGATGATTTTTCGCCCCTCAGCATACGCTAATTCCATTTGACATCGTTCACATATCATAGTTTACCTCCTATACCTACCTCCCCCTCGTCTATCTCCGGCTGTTTTATCTCGCCGCAGTCACTCACGTTATTCCTCGCCCACCATACGCCCCCGGAAAATCCGCAGATAACGCCGAACCCGAACAGGAATAGCTTTGCGAGGTCGGTCATTTTATAAATTCCGGGTTCTCGTAGATGTTGCCGACTATTTTTAGTCCACAATCTTTACAACTTGTGTGAGGTCTGAATATACTACTGCTTTTACCACCGCCTATATGTTTGAAAGATATTTGTGCGTGTTCATTATCCCAGAATACTTCATAAATACTATTCTTATATTCTTTTCTACACCATCTGCCTCCATTCTGTTTTACAATATCCCCCTCATAAATCTCCTTATCGTTCTTGTCCTTCAGCCCGGTGTATTGGTCTTTTTGATTGTGAGGTATATGTCCGGGATTCCAAATTTTACCGTCGTCGGAATATAACCACCACGGATTAGCTTTTTCTATTTCGCCACTATACCATTTCTCATAACCAACAATTTTTTTATCTCTCCGTAATCTGAATTTAATCTTTTTCATTTCAGCACCTCCCGCACCGCTTTGAGGCAGTGATTCCAGCCGTTATTTTCGTAATCTTTAATCGGCGTATTTATATTAAAAACAACAGGTTTCTTTTTTTTCGGCAAGAGCCGCCGCAATTCTTTCAGGGTATTCTCAAAAATTTTATCCATTTTCCCAATATCTTCAGCTTCTTTATAATCTGCAAACGCCTCATTCAAAATATCCCTCGCTGTCTTATCCATTACTTGCCTCCGTTTCTTTTTTAATTAAATGTTTACATATCGCACAAGTCACATTTTTTACAACAACAGTTCTGTTTAACCTTCTTCCAATTGTGCTTGTAGCACCACACGCTATATCGCCGTTACTTAACTCAAAATGTTTCGCTCTTTTGTGTTTCTTAAATTTACCATCGGGAAACATTCTGTTAAGTGATGCATCAAATTTTGACATTTCAACATCTTCCTGATAATCATAATAGCCCATTACTTGCCTCCGCTTTTTCTTGCAAAGCCTCATCGTCGGCTTTGTCTTTTGCCTTATCAATTAGCCGTGCGTTTTCGTTGCCCATTTCGTCTTCCGTCGGCTCTCTGCCGAGTTCGTCCATAAGCCGCATATACATTGCTTTCATCATTCACATTCATTACTTAATTCCATTGCGGGGCGGCCGTTCTGATTTGCCAACTTAATGACGAGCCCGCATTTAACGGAAAGCATATTCCGCCACCGCCCCTTATATTATTCATCGTTCCATTATTTTTGCCAACTGTATTCTTGCTAATAACCATCCCGCGCCATAAAGCGCGGCACAAATCCACCCCAATCTCGTGTGCCAGCCTTTAGAAGTTGTTACATTAACTAAAGCTAACACAATATTTGCTGTAATCATATATTCCATCTATTTATCTCCTTTTATATGCAGCCGGCAGGATTCTTACCTGCTACGGTTCACTTAGTCCCATGTTGGACAGGAACATTGCCGTTTGTCCTTTATTTGTTCGTCACTGCAGTTGTCCGGAGAGCTTGATCAGAGTTCTTCCCCAGAACTTACAGTGATATAACGCCTCACAGTGCGCCACGGCCACATATTATACCTCAGTCTGTACTTACACTTTTATCTTCTTAAAAGCATCAAGCACCAAATTCGTAACGATTTCTCTTCCTTCTTTAGTCAAGGGATGGGCCTGATCCTGAAACTTATCCCCGTTTTTGTAACCAGGCATAGCCACGAACAGTCCGTTTTTACCTTTGACAACCTTAATACCGTGAATGCCCCACATCTTAGGCATTTCCTCGGTTCCCAGGTGCAGACCAGCATAGGCCTTCACAGGATTCGGCGTACCATCATTCTTCTCTTTCTTAGCCGGTTTGATACCAGCGACTGTAATCTTCATGATTACCTCCTTTTTCAACCCGAACGTCTTTGGACCGTCGGGCAATCAACAAAAAATATTCTTTAAAATTCAATTATCTTCTTTATTTTTTTCTATTGTTTTCCTCAAAATTTCTTCATTAGAATTTTTATAACAATCTAGATGTATGGGATATCGTACACCATCCAATTCTGTTCCACCATTACCACATTCTTTCTTACATATGATACATATATTCACTTATCCTCCTCATACTGCTTGCCGATTATTTCTATTTGATATTCTTTGTTGTCACTTAAACAAAATCCATAATAATTATCTTTAAAACATCCTCTTTTGAATTCTATTTTTGCCGTTTCAATATTGTCAATACTTCCCGTCGTCTTTATTATATCCCCACCCCTGCTCATCTTGCCATTAATAGGAATTGAGCCGAATATCTCAACTCCGTGTTTATCCTTTCGAAGTATGGACATTCCGACGCTTTCGGGGTAGACTTCGTATAAAACTCCGTCACTATCAACAATAGCAGTGAATGTTGTTTTATTATCAATAGTTATTTGTCCATTGATTTTACCTTCTCCAGTTAAGGATATTTTATTTCTCAACAAATCACCTTTAACCCGCTCACCATTATCTTTTCGTTTTCCTCTAAATTTCATTTTTTATTCTCCTTTATTTTGTATCCAAAAAATAAATTGGATTTTTTCTTAATCAATCCAAAACATCCATATTGTTTATAAGTGTAAAATTCCATGGAAGTTATATTAAGTATTCTCATAACTTGTTTTTTTGTTAATCCTTTAACGGTACCTAAAATTGTTTTTCCATTGATAACTACAATATTATAAGTCTTCATTTATCCTCCTCAGCTATATGATATGCGAATTGATATACCGGAAATCCGGTACTTGCATTTGTTGATTTTATAATCTTAACAAGTTTTAATTTTTTCCCAAGATAATCCTGGAGAAACAATTCTATTTTAACTGGATCACGATCATCCCATTTTTGTCCGGCATCGCCGAAATGTTTTTCGCATAAGACATTATGTTTTGTCATATCCCATGTGAATAGTCTATCACTGTAAACAGATCCATTAACTTTAAGATCGCATATAATTTTCACAGGTTCGGAGAACAATTCGCCGAACATATCACACCATCTCATTTTTCCTCCTTATTTTTAATATTCAATTTAAAAGGCGGTTGATTAGAAATCTGATAATTACGTCCATTATATTTTTTAACTTCATCAGAAGTAAGTTCGCGGGTTGTTTCTTTTGGAAATTCAACATTTATGAAACCATAACCCGAGATCCAGCTTCCAATATAACAATCATCTTTTTCCTCATGAATACAACAAATATCTTCAACGTCTCTGCTTATATCTCCCAGTGTATGCATCGCTTTTGTCGCCATCATGTATTTATCAATTTTCATTTTTCCTCCTTATACTCCGGGTCCTCCAGCGGGGATAAACCAGCTGATATAATCAGTAATACCATATTTCGGCTCGATTATTTTTACATCAAAACCTCCAGCCTCATCAATATATTTTAATGCTTTTTCATTTAATGTATTTCTTACCATCTGCATTGCTTCCACGCTTGTTTTCGCCACAACCAACCATACTTCAATGCCGTCTTCAACAGCCGGATTTTCAACTTTATACAATTTTGATTTTATCATTTTTCCTCCTTATCAGACGCATCGCTAAAATCATAATTCGTCGGAATATTATCATCTTCACTTATCTGAACTTCCTGATTAGGCATGAAGATAATCGTTATATTTTTATCAATAACCTTCAATCTTTTCGCCAACTGTCCTACTAAATTTAAGTTAGATTTTGGATTACGGATACATAACGGCCAGGATTCTTCCCAATAACACGCTTTAACATAATCACAATTCGAGCATTCATCCGGCATTTTCATTTATCCTCCTTATATTCTGCGAGTGCTTTGGCAAATCCACAAGTGCATTCTGGATATTCGTTACGCTTATACCATTTGGCATTTTTTCCATAACCGAACAGACTTTCATATCCTCCATCGGCAGTCGGTCGTCCTTCTCGCCACTGACAAGCAATACAACTCTCATCGTGTTGTCCATACTTTTTTAATGCCTTCGCCAATTTCGCTGATTCTGTAAGCGCATCTAATAAATCACTAGCTAATGGTATTATCAAATTACTGTTCAAATCTATTGGCAGAGGTTCATAATCTTTTAATACAAATTTTACTTTTAATTTAAAATTATCTTCAATTTTTGCCTGAATATCATCTATCTTTCGACCATGATACCCGATAAACAAACCAGGACGTTCAAGCCATATCTTTATTTTAATACGATTAAAAAACTTAGACATTTTTATAAAATGCACCCCACATTTATCATTTTTAATCTCATCAGCAATTAAAAATTTTATACCATTAAACAACATATTTTGTTTGTTTTTCATTTATCCTCCTTATATTCGGCAAGTTCTTTAAATGTAATGTCAAATATCTTTGCAATACCTCTTAATAAATCTATCCTTTCTTTACCCATTGTTTTTGTTAATGGATTTGCGGATAGTTTGTTTATCTTTTCTAATGCCTTCGTCAATCTCGTTGACTCTGCGCGAGCCTCTAATAAATCATTAGCTAATGTTCCTATCAAATTACTGCTTAAAGATTCCTGCCATTTTTCGCCATGTCTAAGCGCTTCCATTCTACCGTCATCATACATAATAACAGTATATTTTCCGTTAGCCACAGTTATTCTATCACTCATTTTTCACCTCTTATTCTTTTTGAAAGAATGTTAGATAGCTTATCTTTTACACTATCAAATCCTGTAAATTCAGAGATTATAAGTCGTAAATCATCTTCAGTCGGCAGAAACTTTTCATAATCATCAATAGCTTGATTATATCCTATGTTTTTATAACTCTCTTCTTTTGATGCGGTATATGACATACTGCAAATTTTCTTTTCAGGTTTATTCATTTCTACTTTCTTGTTTATTATAAAACTCTTCACCTTCTAGTGATATACAATCATTACATTCCCAGCTTGCTTCAACTGTATTTACTAATTGATCATAAAAAGACAAGTCTGCTGCTAATCTTTTATTATGCATAAATAATTTATTCCAGTCATCAACTTCATTAATAAGAGTTTCTCTGATATCATCTTTCGGGGCCATAGCCCTAAATGTTTTAATTAATTTAGCTTTTTTACCACAGCAATTACAACGGCCATCTTTCGGTGGCGGATTTATTAATATTTTAGTCATTTTTCACTCCTTAATCGTGCATTTGCCAATAAACATCATTTTCATTTTCATTCAGAATAGCACGAACATCAACACCATCAAATAACCAACCCCGTATTTTTAATGTAATTTCTTTTATCTTTATTGACCATTCCGTCTTGAAATCGGCAGTCTGCTCCTTAGAATCGGCAACTTCCTCTTTATCAAAATCCAAAAGAACTTCATTACAATCCTCACATTCCAGTGCAATGTTCTCTTTATTTTCTCCGGGACTTTCATAACTAACACAAACTATTCGATGACCAAGATGTTCTTTTAAATCCTTATAATTAATAACACTCATTTATTTCTCCTTAAAGGATAATGCATTTGTCTATATGAATTAATATCCTTTTTTGTAACAGGCGAATAACTTAAACTCTTTGAATATGAGTATCTAAAAGTCTCTTCTCCTTCTTTTCGATTTACCGGAGTAATATATACTCGGTCCTGTAATGGATTCCCCATGTCTGGTAATACAAAATAAGTTTTAGACTTTTCACCTTGTAAGTCACCCTGACATTCCGGCAAAAATTTAACTTTTTCTTTGATATGACCATTTTCTAATCCTAACATTACATCATCTTTGAAACTCATTCATCCTCCTTATTTCTTTCTAATTCTCTTAATATGCGTTTCACATTCAAGTCTACATCATAAAGCTTCAAATGAATAAAAATCAATAAAATCCATATAAGAGCGATTACAAATTCCATTTTAATAACTCTCCTTCAAGGGATATCCTAAATCTATATACATAGAATACCACTTTTTTCTCTAAGTATTTGACTCAGAACAAATCCATGTCCCATTATTCTGGATGAATCATTCACAACATCAGTCCATGACATTTTCAAAGCATTCTGAACAGCTTCAGAATACAAAGGGATATATATTTGTTTTCTTGACTCAATATATCCCAGCTTTTTTCCATTCAGCCATGCATACTCAGGTTTCATTCTGCCTTTCGGCCGGCGGTGAACCCAAGTATCAGAATATCCTTTATTTCTTCATATAAAGTATTCTTCAGTAGGATCACCATTACTATCAATATGATCAGGATAAACCTTTGAGAACTGCCAGGCATTTTCAACATTCATACACTTTCTATCATTTATCATAACAGGTCCAAGAAAGAAAGGACTTAACTTTCTTGACCATCCAGTAGAACGACTCGTAATATTAACAGTCGTTACACCTGCCGGCACAATATCCCTGAAGTTTAAAACATAAATCATATCTTTATATCATCAATCCATTTATCGATTGAAGTCTGATTATATTTTTTCAGAATTTCACTTCTTAATTTAGTAAGTTCCTTTTTGATATCATAATAACCAAATAAACTAATGGCATGTATGTCAATATTATCATATGCTTCTCCTAATGTTGTTAATCCACAAGCCTTTCCAATCTCAATACATCTTTTAAGTGTCATTTATTCCTCCCATTTTTCCTCCTTTACAACAATATCAATATCGATGTCATTGTTAATGATTATCATTACCGCTGATATTTAACATTAATATTGATAATTGTTGTATTGTTCTCTGGTTTCATTATACACACCGGAACAAACATATTTACTATTTTTACCGTCGAGAAATTACATTCTTCTGTACATTAAAATGTAAACCATTTTTTACATTTCTCTGTACATCAAAGTGCAAAGACTTTTACATTCTTCTGTACATTAAAGTGTAATACTAATGGGCTAATAAACCAACAAACTAATGGACTAATAAGGAAGATCATCAAGGCCGCCAGCTTTACCGGGAGATTTATCTTTACGGCCGGGATTGTTATCGAGAATTTCTTTTACCATTGCTAAATCATTAAATAAGACTCCATTTACATAATCACCCAGGTCTACCGGGGACCCATCCCCTCTTTCCACTTTCAGGTCTTCAAATTTCTTAACTAGTTCTTTTTTAATCTCTATCTGCACTTTTTACCTCCCTCGGCGATTTTCAGTCCGGATTGCCGACTTTCCTTTCTGAAATATCCCATTTCGAATCTTTCCATACCACTTTGATTTTAAGAGTCCTATCTTCTATTATTTTATTCACTTTCTTCACAATATCACCAAACATTTCATTGATTTCCTGATTAACTACCTCATCAACCTTTTCCGCAATTGATTCATCAAGCTCAAGAAAGTTTCCGTGATAGTATAATTGCTCATTTATATTGAATTTTTCCAAATTACTCATCAATCCTCCCGTACAGCTCATTCTCAAGTTCGCGGATCTTCATCTCATAACTATCAATACGATGATTCTTACGCGTTATCTCTTCATCCTTATCTTTGACAATATCTTTCAGCTTCTTTATAATACCAGCTGTTTTGTCATTATCATCATGTGTATCACTCATAACAACCTCCTTTTAACACCCCTATTCCTGTCTCCATCACACAATGAGGCCTAAGACCCCTTTTATGCTGAAAACGAACCATATCGTACCATCTTAAAATCAATATATAGCAGTAGGCGAGACCCTTTTCCGCCAACTTCATTTGAATCAAATACTATTAAGTACTATTAAGTACTATAAAGTACTATTAAATAGTATTTGCACAGTTATATTCTTAGCTGTAACGTATCCTCGCGGCTATCATATGAGTCCAAGTGTAGCCCCTACTGGACTCTGATGATAGATTCGTCAAATGAGTCCTAAATAGACTGTATTATACTAGTATATCATTAATAGACTTATGATATTTTATTATAATAATAGTGTCTATTTTTAATAAGCTTTTTTATTATAATAAGATTTATTATAATTGTTATGTATATTCTAGTTAGGTTTCTTTATTATAATAACATATTATAATAAATTACTAGTATATATTATAAGTTAAGTATATATATAGTAGTAAATCAACCCTTTTTCATGATTTATGTGCCAAAAATCACATAACTGCACGACTGCAGCATAGAAGATCGCATGGAATGACGTTCCATGCTTCGTTCTATGCTTCAGTCCTTGCATTAATCTTCGGCCTTTTTGAGCATATCATACAATTCACGTCTATGCTCAAGCAGCATTCTCAGGACGTCGTCTTTATCATTCTCATGACACATATGTTTCTCAACAAAGTTTTCGGCACTACGCTTGAAATCAATAAACCGCTGATGAATTCTCGCATCTTTCTTTGAATCGAAAATCATATCATCACTGGTCTCCCATGCTTTAATTTCTTTCATCTGCTCCTCCTATGTATCCGTCCTTCTTCAGATGGCCGTTCTCCGGGACCAAATCGTTCCATGCCGCAGTCTGGGCCGCGGCCTTTAATTTCCTGGCTTTGCGTATCCCCTCCAGCCACTCAACACTACCAATTTCAATCGCATAATCATGTTCATACTGTATCAGATCAATCAATGAATCTTCTTTGTACTCTTCCGGCGCTATGATTTGATCATGCTCATCAACCACCAGATTAATCAGTTCATCATCAATGAACAGCTCAACTTCTCTTGTTTTCATCTTATCTCCTTCACCCTATATGGGCATTCTTTACTTCAACAAATTGTATTCTTCCTGTCAAAAACGTGTAATTCTGCCAATTTTTCATGGGAAAAACGTGTAATCCCTTCACAAGAGTCCGTTTCTGATTCTTCTCTTTCATATTCCCGGCCTTCTGCCGGGCGAGGTATTCAGAATGGGAATCCTCCGGGTTTTGAATAAACTCTCTACACCTAAGCATATTCAATTGTTTTATCATCAACAGTTATAACAAGACCATACTTATAATCATTCTCCCCACCTACTTTTCTCCATGACACTATGTTAATCAACTCCTTGTCCATCTTACCACCTATATGCGGAGCTATGGTTCTAGGAACCCAACCAAGAATTCTACTATGATCATCCACAATCGCCACAGCATTCTTGTCTTCTTCAACAGGATTCTTCTTAAAATGCAAGCCAGTGTCCTTATTCGTATATCTTATAAGATCCTGTCTATCTTTAAACGTCACACCTGTCGCATGAAACGAAAAGAAATGTGAGATATACTTATCATCAGCCCTGGCAAGTTCACCAACGCCATCAAGCATATCACCAACTGCCGCATCTGGATCACCATACATATATTCCTCATGCTGTCTGGCGCCTATCATATACGCTTTCAGCATTTTCTTCCCAAACACAGCAAGCTCTTCTCTCTTTTTATAGGCAACGACACCAAGCGCGCCGCCTATAATACCTAATCCAATCAAAAGTCTTTTATCCATGTTACACCTCCTCTGCAACAACATTCAATTTCACAACTAAATACTCAGCCAAACTGTAATCCTTTCTCTCATAACAATTTCTTATTACCTCCTTCAGTACTTCAGTACTTGTTATCAAATAGTTAAAGCTATCATATCTCGCCTCAACATTACGGCCATACTTCACAAAACTGGTTTTCACTGTTTTCGCGATGGTCTCATCAAGCGCGGGAACCGGGATATAATCACCTCTTTTCCACCCCTTGAAGATAGAGACAACTCTTTCATAAAAGCTTTTAGAATCAGCGTTGGCGAGTTTAGCCACATCAGTTAAATCCATAAAACTACCGCGGCTTCTTATTGCTCTATAAAAATCACGAAGTCTCATTGTTTCCTTCATAGAAAGATAATCAAACTTATCATCAACTCTTGTAACCATGTCATACAGACTTGGTACATGGTTGGCGCCTTTATATTTGAACCCATCTATAAAAGGCTGAACTATGTTAGCATACAAATAAGCCTGCAGCTTTACAAGATCATTAAACTTCCACTCCGCGGCCCTGGCAGCATCCACTATAGTCATAGCATTATTATACACAGTTCCACAGCCTGAATACTGACTAAGCTGCTTAGCTATAACTTCTTCTTCTGTTCTGCCTTCAAAGTTAGCCGGCTCTTTAACAGGCATCTTCATGGCCTTCTTCAGCCACTCTTTATCCCTATCCAGATAGAGATCAGTTGTCAAAGAATCCCAATCAAATGCAGCTGCCTGATCACCATCAAAATCACCACCAAACATCTCCCATAACTCTTCATCAACAAATATCATACCTTCCCATACACCTATCTTTGTAAGAATAGGAAGAACCCAGGGATACCTCGTAACCCATGCTTTATAGTAAATCGCCTCATTCGGTATCATTTTTAACATGGATTTCGGCATAGCCACTCCATAAATACCCTTGATTCTCGGCTGCAGCTTATTCAAAACCATTTTCTTAAAAGGTTTTTCAAGCTCTACCCATATATCCGGATGAAATATAGACTCCCCGGCCAGGATACGCTTACCTACCGGGCGAATCACTGTTTCTCCATTCTTTTCATAACCGAATAAAGCCTTTACATCTTCTTCTGTGATAAGCCCCTTCTCGTACATATCCCTCTCATGTGACAAGTCAACATCCGGAATATGATTAACCAAGCTTAATAAATCCCATTTCATCTGGGGATTTCTTCCAAGCTTATCTGAAAACTTCCTTCTTAAGTTCCTGCTGAACAAAGATTTAGGTGATAATCTTGGAACCCACCTGATTAAACAACCAAGCTTTTCCTCACTTAAGTTAAATTTATTTTCCTCCGGACTCACAAGCATGTCATAATCAGTCACTTCCAAGGCCTCCAGAGGCATAATTAGAGACTTTAACACATTTGTGGTCTTCGCGCCCATTGAGATACCATTAAGCCTCATCCAGCTCGGTTTTGCCCATACAATACCATTGTATGTTTTGGCGGCAAACCCAATCTTAACTTTAGGTTCTGTTTTAAACCTTGTCATCTCACCTATAAGCTTCTGAATTCTATTTAATCTCTTCTCAATAGGAAGATTTCTAAATTCTTCCAGCATATTATCCTCTTTAAGGATATCTTCTATGATCTGAGATTTACCGAATTCTATTTTACCGCATGCATGAGCGCCCTGGCCTCCTCCATGAGCACGTTTAACATTCCATTGCGGCACATAACCGGATTCCCTGGCCCTCTTACAAACATCAAGATATTCATCATCGGTATAACTACCGTTGTCCTTCATAATTGTAAAGGTATTTTCGAATATCCTTCTTAAATTCGGCCTGTTTCTTAGAAAACTTATGTGATGGCTCCTACCCATTACATGTTTTCTCTCAGCACCTTTCAATTTCGCCGTTTCCCTTAACTTTTCGCCAATTCCTTTATAAAGGAACTCAGCGACAATCAGGTCACTAATGACATTCATTTTCATTTCCATTTTTTCCTCCTACTTGCCTTAACATAAGACTCTGTTAGAGTCCTGAATAAAACCGCATGTTTAGACAGTTTTATAATCTTGCCATCATTTAATTTGTGTTTAATGATCAAAGTAAGTTCACGAGCTGTTCCATCTCTAGTCCTTAATTCAATCTTATGTTTCATTATCTCTCCTCTAGGGTGTGTCTGTAATTTCGGCAACCCGCATCACATCATGCTTCAGTTCAACCATCCTCCTTTCGATCTTATCCATGAGATTGTAATACTTACGTACACCAACACATGTCATGACCGGACCTTCACCGCCAACAAGCCAAGTGCTGATCACCTCTTCACTCACAGAAATCGCCTCTTCGGCCTCCAAATCGCCGAACTCTCTGTGATACTCCTCTCTGGCTACCAAATCGGCATCCTTTTGAAATACCCATCCCAACCGGGCAGGTACAGCATCCAACATTCCACATAATCTCAGTTCTTGTTCTGACATTCTGTCTCCTTTGGCTGTTCATATTTTACTATATGACAATCGGTTCAAGGCCGCTTCCGCGGCCGCCTTCATTTAACACCATTTCTCTTTGTTTCTTCCTATTATATATAATAGATAATAGTTGATACTATTTGATATTGTTTGATACTATTTGATTTGTGATTTCATCACATTTGTATTTAATTATTTGATTTATTGTTTTAAGTACTGTTTTGTTGATTTGATTACTGATTTGAGTACTGTTTTGTTGATTTTGGTGATTTTGAGTATTCATTATTTATTGAGGCCGCCTTGCGGCGGCCATTCCAGGTAGTAATACATTATCTCATTGATTCTTCTCATTATCTGCAATTGCCTTTAAGATAATGCCTCTTATAGTTATAAAAACATTTTTATCTATAACTGATTTATTCTTATATTCGATGTTTGCTATTCTTTTTAGCACGTTAATTAATCTCATCGTTTTTCCTTTTTCAGTTATAAACAATTCTTCAAATCTATCTCTATCCCGTTCTACCATTTTTATCCACCAGTTTTTAGTTTTTAATCGGTCAGCTATGATCGAGCGTGTTTTATTCATTTAGCCTCCTTTTCGTTTTCATAGGCTTTCTTTCCCTTGTCCCACATCTCCTTTGTTACTTTGGCAATCTTCTTTCTTTTCTTATAAGCAATTATGCCTATAACTCCCACAACTCCTAAACCAATCCATTGATTTCTTGTCATTTTACCTCCTTTGTGTGATATCCAAATAACATTTTTATATCTTTTTCTTTCATTGTTCCTTTTTTATATGTTTTCATTCCATCTACTGCACTAAGATCTTTGTTATGTAACAACACAACATGATGAGCACAGTCCGTATGATTTTTAATTTTGAATTTATCAGACTCACTATATTTCTTAATGAAAATTAACGAGTTTTTCATAAATTCTATTTCTAATTTAGTCATTTTACCTCCTTTATTTTTCTTATTTTTTCAAGATCCGATGCAGTGAATGCTCCATTAAGTTTCTGTATGTCGATCGAAGTATGTTGTTTCATCCTTTTCATGCGTTGTTGTTTTAGTATACTTACGTGTTGACATTGTTTTCTCACATTCTGTTTTTGTTTGTCTGATAATTTTTTATATTTTATGATTTTTCCATTTTCATAAATATAATCAGGAATTATCAGATTTGCTATTATTTGCATTTTACCTCCTTAGTCTTTAATCTCAATATTCAATCCACTTGTTGCAGCTTCCATTAATGATTTGAGCGAGCATAGACAATTATCTCTCATCCAATTTGGTTTGATTATGTACCCATATTTAGGTGAATATATACAATTATCTCTTATCCACTCTGGTTTGGCAAATAGCGGACTATTGCACCGTGGAATGACATGATTTATCTTACTCTTATGTGGTGTTTTAGATGATGGTATTTCATCTATAAGTTTTCGAAGTTTGCTTAATCTTTTTTCAGGTGAAAGAGTTTTGAGATCCCTTGATGCTTTGATAATATCACCAATTTTAGCTTTTTTCTTTTTCATTTATTCCTCCTTTAATCTTCTATTTCAACATCAAACTCATCAGCCCATCTGACATGTTCCTGTTCCCATACTATGTTGGCCCATAATGTCTGCCATTCAGCGGAAGGGATGTATTTAATCAATCCCGGCCATTTCATGAACAAAAACTTCAGCCATCCATACATTTTAACATACAATCGCATTGTCCCTCCTTGTCTTCTTTCCGCGTTCGACAATTAAATCCATAAACTTTCGATGAAATTCATCTGATGTTTTACTGGAATTTAATTTTCTTTCTTCGTTCTTTAATTTAAGCCGGCGCCTTTTTTCACCAAACTTCTTTTCAAGCCAGTTGTCATAACTCATGTCTTGATTGTTTTCAGCGCGTCTCTCATAATGCTTGTTGTTATAAGATGAGAACCGGCAAAGATTACCCCATGGACAGCCTTTTCTGCATGCAGCGGTATACTGGCTGTTTTCATTACAGCCTGAGCATCATCTTTCGATACATTGTGTCCGATCATTGTGTTATAGAACACGACACGGGCCTTCTTTATACCAAACGGTGTTTTAATCGGTCTCATTCCGTATGATCTTCTGGCTCTGTTAACTAAAGCTTCAAAAACTATCTTTTTCATTTTCTCCTCCTTTTTATATTTCTAGCGTTAACTGCTTCTTATCTTCAATGTACTTCTTTAGGATCGCACATGCCCTCCTGTACATGGTGATCCATTCCGCTTTACTTACTTGTAACTGACTGTGGTTATAAATCCGGCCTGCTCCAGGTTTCCATCTTGCCATTTCCCGTACCTTATTTTCGGGCGTCAATCCGAATGATATAACAATGTTCTTACACAGTATATCAGCATGATACGGAACAACTTTTAACACTGTTGTTTTCATCGGCTCCTCCTTATATTTCAGATCTTAGTTTTAGATACAGTTGCCCTGCTACGTCACATAGATTATTATCATCTTTAGTTATAACATTTCTTATCCATATCACAGTTAATGGGATGCTCATCACCCACGTGACCAATACGAATAGTACTTCTTCTGTGTTGTAACTCCAGATGAATGTTTTAAGTCCACTATTGATAATCGCATACGTCCATCCCATGGTGATACATATCCATGATGGTAGAAGTAGCAATATTACAACCCAGCATGCTGTGCAATAATTTTTAAGGTAATTATTCATTTTGTTCTCCTTTACTTCTTCGAAATCAACGGGCCAGTTTTTGTTTTCATTCACCTCCTTAGTTATAAAGTTTCTTCAGCCACACAAGCATATTAAAGGTTGTTCCAATAGCTACTAACACAACGATGTTAATAACATATGGCGGCGAAAAGTTCCATATGAACCATTTGAACCCTTCATTAGCCCAGCCAATAGACCAACCGATGAGACTCATCAGAATAATCGGCCAGTACAAAATCCCAACTAGTGCATACATACTACCAATTGTTTTTAAAACATCTTTCATTTTATTTCTCCTTTCTTCAAAATCAACGTTCCAGGTTTTGTTTTCATAGACCTCCTTTTGAGCAGTTTATAAGTCATGCTCAGGACTATGTGTTGTTACGCTACTTCTTCACTGTCGTTAGAATCATCAGTTTTGTTTTCTGGTGTTTCTTTCTTTTCCGGAGACTTTGTCAGTTTCGCGGCAACAGCTTCTTTGGTACTTACGGCCAATGTGCTGATGACTGCCTTTGCACCTCTCATTCCTGCACCAATGACTTTTACAGTGTCTTTGGGTGATGACTCATAGACAGCTTTTGTAACCGTTCCTGTTTTTGTGATCACATCACCAATCACGTTGTCAACCACGTTACCAATTTTTCCAAAAAGCTTCATACTTCCTCCTGTTGTGATATACTTTAAAAACCATGCATTATGATAAAACTTGTATATCTTCAGTTTTTGCCAACATTCCAAGGTTTATTCCATTAATACCTCCCCGAGAGACACATATGTATATCTCTTATTCTTCTTTTTCGATTCCATGCAGCGTAATCACGTTCATCTGGTGTGTTGTCTACCGGTTGTTTTGCTGGGTCAGGCTGCTTGTCACCAAACAAGCCTCTGAGTTTAGTCATTGCCGCCTGTTGTGTTGCTTTGGCAGCCAGTCTCTCCAACTTTCTTGAGTGACGTGTTGCCACTCTCTGATTGTAGAATCTCATGATTCCTCCTTTTAATGATATACTTTAAATACCGCACAATGTAGCTAAACTTGTATATCTTCAGTTTTGGTTTAATTCAATAACTATAAAAGTCACCAAAAGCATCCAGATCACCTCTTTGTTTTGAGATAACATCATTTACTGGCATGATCTCACATGAGTCCATGATTCCACTTCTTATTTCTCCACCAACAACCCACACAACCCACCATGTGCTTAACATAGTCGCCTCCTTTCTATCTTTCTATCAAGTCTTCTGGCTCTTGATATATCCGTTAGTGTGATAGAGTCAGCCACAACTCCTTCACTCCATACATCGGCCATTTCCCTAGCTATGGGAAGGGCCTCGTGTGCTTCGAGTTCACTGAATGAGCGCCCGAACTCTTTTCCTGCCTGATAGTTTAAATCAGACATAGCTACTTCATTTGCAGATGCTGGAATACTATCCAACACACCACACAACAACGATTCACAAATAGTCATAATGACCTCCTTTTCTCTACTTTCATGATCACATCATGAAGTTCTTCTTGAACAACTCTAGCAAGCACATCTTTCCCATACTTCCATCTGATGTAACGCATTGCAATTGTTATGGGTTCAATGCTTGTTAACACAACGAAATGTTCCATGTTTCCTCCTTTTCATTTATGTATTATCATCCCCATCATTTACATAATATCACAGAAGGGGGGCCGTGAAATTAGTTTGTTATATCATATATATAACACTACCTACCCGTGAAAAAATATACAAAAATTTTCAGAAAACATTGGAATTTTTCAGTATATATAGGATTTTTTATATGTGAATTTATCAAAAAAAATATACAAAATTTTTGCCTCTTGACAGCCGATTTCTGATTTTGTAATATTTTATAAAAAGGAGGAATGATGCAAAGTGAAAGTGAAGATAAAACAAAGAAATGGGGCATGCCCGAAGAATTTGATGCTGTAAAAATTATGGAAGAACTTAAAAATAATCCGGTGATTAAAAAATTTCATGTATTTAAGTCATATCACAAAAACGGAAAACCGACAAAAGAAATGCGACGGGCATGGAGGAGATATAATGTGCAAAAAATATGATGGTTATTATGAGTTGGGAAGGTCGAGCATGTTTATACCATTTAAACGAATGTATTGTGAAAAACATGATTTTCATCCCAGTATGTTTTGTTTACCTGGTTATTATAATACAGATTTATTAATTAATAAATTTGGCAAACCTTTTGTGTTGCAATCCAATACTATAACAAAAAACAAAAAAGATATTGAATATATTGTTGAAATGGGAATTGATATTGGAAATGACATATGGTTGGTCGCAGAAGAAGGCGTGGTTAATGATATATCTGATCATTCTGTGGGAAATTTAGTTATTTATTACCCGGCCGGCAAGAATATTAAAAATTTAATTAAAAAAATAAAAAAAATAGATTGTAGTTATTATACGTATAAAGGTAAGATAAATATTTTGTGTAAAAGTAATGATCAGTATTATACGAGAGAATTTACTATTAATAAGCCTGTTATTGACATTGATTTGTATTATAATGATGGGTTTTCGGACATTCATGATATAATAGTTAAAAATTTAAACAACCGAAAAAGTTCTGGAATGGTGTTATTGCATGGTAAAGTTGGAACAGGCAAAACAACATACATACGATACCTTACACATTTAATTGATAAACAGATAATTTATATTCCATCTAATTTAATAAATTCAATATCAGATCCTGAGTTGATACCATTTATGCTCGATCATCCTAATTCGGTTTTAATTATGGAAGATGCTGAGAATGTTGTTTCAAACCGAGATATTAATTCTGGACAAGGAGTGTCTAACATACTTAATTTATCAGACGGTATAATCGGTGATTGTGTTAATGTTCAAATAATAGCGACATTTAATGTTGCGGTTGACAAAATTGATCCGGCGTTATTGAGAAAAGGCCGCTTGTTTGCCAAATGGGAGTTCAAAGATCTTGATGTCAAGAAGGTTAAAAAATTATCAAAAAAATTAAAAATTGATGTAAATCGCGAAATGTCGTTGGCTAATCTTTTTAATTATGATGATATGTCATTCAGTGAAGAGAAAAAACCTGTTATCGGATTTCAAGCACAATGAAAGTTAATTTAATTGAAATAAGAAAACGGGTTGAAAAATGTTTGATATCAGAAAAGCGCCATCCTACGGCCGATTTACTGATATTCAATTATACCCCGGCGTGCCAATTTGATAATATATGGGATCATTATACACGTATGTGCAGGGGTCTTATTACAGACACTAAAGGTAATATTGTTGCCCGTCCTTTTCCAAAATTTTTTAATATCGGGGATGAGAGAAACGGATGTGGTTTAAAGGATCTTCCCGCCGAAATCCCGGTCGTTACTGAGAAATTGGATGGCTCACTTGGTATTTTGTATAATGATGGTGAAAAAAACCGCATATCAACCAGAGGCAGCTTTGAATCAGATCAGGCGCTCTGGGCGACAAAATGGTTGAATAATAATAAATCAGATGTTAGATTTTTAAAGGGATATACGTATTTATTCGAAATAATATTTCCGGAAAATAAAATAATTGTTAATTATGGCGATAAAAAAGATTTAGTTTTGCTAGCTGTTATTAATAATGAAACAGGCGCCGAATTGAGTATGGATATTATCAAAACTTATGGGTTTACTATTCCGAAAATATATAATAAAAACACGAATGAATTAATCGAGATAGCTAAAACATTAGATGCTAATAATGAAGGATTTGTTGCTAGATATTTAAATGGCCTGCGTGTGAAAATCAAGGGCGATGAATATAAAAGGCTACATAAATTATTAACAGGTGTTTCGGCGAAATCAATATGGGAAATGATGCGCGACGGTGTGAGTTTGGAGCCTGTTATAAAGGATGTTCCGGATGAGTTTTATAACTGGGTTAAAAATATTCAAACAAATCTGCAGGTTGAATTTAATAAATTAAAAAATGATTGTAAAAAAATAGTTGCTGAAGCTGAAAAAATAGATAACAGGAAAGAACAGGCGTCTTTAATTTTGGAACATGATAAAAAACTGAGCGGAGCGTGTTTTTCTTTACTCGATGGGAAATCAGAAAGAGCTGACTATTTAATCTGGAAAATATTAAAACCTGTTAACAATATATTTGTTTGCGGCAAATAACAAAAAACTACCTAAATACAAAAATATAGGCGTATTTTTGTTTAAGAAATTGATAATTTTTCAGCAAGTTTTGTATATCTATTTATAGCTTTATTATTTCTTATTGCTATCATCATGGCCTGGGGTGTGCCGATTATACATAGTTTTTTGGATGCTCTTGTCATGGCGGTATAAAGAAGATTTCTGGATAGCATTATAAAATGACTTCGTGTAACCGGTAATATAACATTTTCAAATTCACTGCCCTGGCTTTTGTGAACCGTTATCGCATATGCGAGATCACATTCTGGTAAATCACTGTTGTGATATATGAAATTGTTACCCCTGATTTTGCCGGAAAAGACAGCGCCGTTCTCATCATCATTATATTCTTCAATTACACCTATGTCACCGTTGAATACATTCATTGGGCCGCCAATTGTTTCCATGTTATAATGATTTTTATTTTGTATTATTTTATCACCTATGTGATATTTAGTATCTTTTATTTTCATTCCGTATTTGTTGGATATCGGCTCTATAATCTGATTAAGAAGTGTGACGCCGACTTCGCCCTTTCTCATGGGTGATAATACCTGGATGTCATATTCCGGTTTTTTATTAATTATATTTTTAATTGTTCCGACTACTCCTTCATTTGTATCTCTATATATGAATCGGCATTGTTTTGAGTCATTCGGGATTTTCGGATATTTTCCATTAAGAACATCGTGCGCCGCTTTTATTATATCACTTGCTTCATCTTGGCGAAATATTTGGCTGAAGTAATAATTAGGAAATATCTGGGACTGTATTAATTCCTGTAAAACATTACCGGCCCCCACTGACGGCAGCTGGTGCGGATCGCCGACAAACACAACAGTCGTTCCGTCTGAAATAGCATCAGTTAGTTTTCTGGCCATTTGTGTATCAAGCATTGATGTTTCATCAACCATTACAAAATCAGTTGATAGTTTATTATCTTCATTAAAAACAAAATCTTTATTTACCGGATTATATTTCAATAATCTATGAATTGTCTGTGATGGTAGTTTTGTTATTTCTGTTATATTTTGTGACGCTCTACCGGTCGGACAAGCGATTTCAAAAGAAAGTTTCGGAAGAAAGTTGTTTATATATTGCAGCAGCTGTGTCGTGCTGAGGGTTTTTCCCGTTCCTGCCGGTCCGCTGATGATATGTATGCCGCCAATTGTAAGTATTTTAATTATACAGTCAATTTGTTTATCTGATAATTTAGGATTCTGGGCATTTAAAAAAAGTTCTAATTCACGAACCTGGTTATCAGGTAATAATGGTTTTCTACTGTTGTTTATTCTTTTTAGATTTGCTGCTAATTTATTTTCATTGCTTAAAGCATATGTCATGTATATATTGCCGTTTTCTTCTACAAAATCATTTGAGAATTCATCTGTGCCGTTTTTGATTGTATTTAATGTTCTTTTGACAATGCTTTCATCTATTTTTAATATTTTGCTTGTTTTTTTGGTTAGCACGTTTTCAGGTAAATACATTTGTCCTTCAATTCTATGAGATTCTTTTAGTGTAAATGTCAGGCCCGCGTGTATTCGTTTTGTTGATGTGGGTTCTATTCCGACAGATTTGGCTATTTCGTCGGCCCTGAGAAATGCTATCCCATCAACATTTCTAATCAGTTCGTATGGTTCCCGTTTCACCTGGGAAATCGCGTCTTTACCATATACTTTGTATATTCTATTGGCGAATGTCGCTGATATGTTTTGAGCGTGCAGCCACACCATTATTTTTTCAACATATTTAAATTCTTTACAGCCTTTTATTATGACGTCGGCTTTTTTCTTACCAATTCCTTTTATTGTGGTAAGACGGTCGGGATCATTTTCAATTACATTAAGTGTTTCTTCGCCGAAAGCGTTGACAAGAAGTTTTGCCGTTTCTTTTCCAATACCTTTTATCCGTCCTGATGATAAATATAAACTAATGCCTTTTTTGCTTGAGGGATCGGCAATTTTGAAATTTTTAACTGTAAGTTGTTTTCCGAATTTAGGATGTGTTTTCCATGTGCCCCCGACTGTAATTTCTTGGTCAACATATATATTTCCGAGGTCACCGGTTATATTTATGCGATCTTTGTTTTGTGTTTCAAAGGACGCAATTGTAAATCCGGATTCTTTCGATTGAAATATAATCGATTTAATCGTTCCGCAAATTGTTTCATTTATATTCATATTCATGTCAATTATTACCATATTTTTTTTTCCGTGTCAATATGCAATATGTCTTGTATGTGATTGGTGAGAAATTGGTTGTTGACATTGCTGATTTAGTTTTGTAATATAAACCATGAATTTTATAAAAGTAATGAAGAAAAACATGTCCGGTCTAGTTGCCGTTTTTTCGGCCGATACTGTAATGAATTTATTTACAGATGTTTTAAAAAAAGCATCTGATAAATTTTTTGGAACAACTGTTTCTATATATGATAAAGCTATTGATAAAGCTGGTGTTGTTAAATACGGTGTTTATCACAGGCTTTTCGACGGTGGTCACGATGTTGTAAGCGCATGGAATAGAGTTGAGCGTGTTAGTGCCGGGGACGGCATGGGACAGGAAATTGCCGGTTATACGTCGGCACTGGTTAAAGATTTTGTAACTAAAATGGGAATACCTATTGTAACAATAAGTCGTAAGAGTTTTAACAGCATTGCTGAAAAGATGTCAGTTATTCCAGGTGTTGATAAATCATATATTTATAAATTATTATCAATAAACGGTGCTAAATTGATAAGTTCTGTTTTAACACTAACAGTTTATATTTTTGGTTTGAAGAAAAAAGATGCTGGTGAAATTAGTGAAATACTCGGTTCAATGAGCATATGTTCGATTGTTGCGGCAAACCCTTTATTGGGAGTATTTACGATAATTTCCGCTGTTTTTGCGTATAGAAAAAAACAGATTAGATCAAGTGATGTTTTAAAGGGAGGAGCCGTTTCCGTTATTATATTTTATATTATCAGTGTTCTTGGTTTGCCGTTTTTGATAAAACTCATTATAGCTGTTTATGTCTCAGGTTGTATTAAGAATAAAGTTTTGGATAAAATAGATATAAAAAAATTAATTGCTTATTTAGTGAATAACAGGGAGGTTGTTAAAAATGCGTGAAATCAAATTACCGAAGTCGAGGAATAAATTAGGATATACCAATAAAGAAGTATTGGATATCATAAGGCCGTTGAAAATACATCATAAAAAATTTTGGAAAAAATTTGGTGTTAATACGTGTGCGGTTGATGAAAAAACCGGCGATGTGTTAGTTTATGGCTGCGATATACTGCTTGCTATTAAATGTTGTTTGGAGAATAGGGAAAAAACAATATATGAATGGGACTGATAAATGAATAGGAAAAATAAAATATTACGATCAGCAGTTATGTGTTATTTCAGGTATGAAAAACAGTACCCTATTGTAGTATGTGAACAAGGAATTGGTAAATATAAATATAGATATCGTCCTGATGTTTTAGTTGTTGATGATAGAAGACATTTAATTGAAATAGAAATTAAGACTTCTTTGGCTGATTTTAGAAATGACAAGAATAAAAAAATTTGGAAATATAGAGAAAAATACCCAGAGATAATGCCTTATAAATTTTATTATTGTGTACCGGATGATATTTCTGATGTTGTCAAAGATGAATTAAAAGATAGTAATTTTGGATTGTTTAGTGCACGGTGTGATATTGATATAACAAATATAAATTGGTGGTGTTGTAATATAATAGTTACTAAAAAAGCAAAGGCATTTAATGTGCCAAGATTAAGTTTTAAGGATATTATTCTTATGGTCAAAAATCAGAGTTCTACCTTATGTAGAATGAGTTTGGAGGTGTTGAAAAATGAAAAAACTTAACGAATATGTAGTTGGTTGTGAAGTGCGTGATTATGACGAGTTCACTGTCACAGCCAGGAACAAAAAAGAGGCAAAAAAGAAAGTTGAAAAAATAATAAAAGAAGAGTATTCTTATGATAATATGGAAATATCATATGTTGAAAAACTAAAGGAGGAAAAATGATTAAGTATTTTTGTGATGGGTGTGGTGATGAAATTAAGGGTTGTTATTCAGTAGGTTCAACGCCGATGACTGATTCTTTTCGATTTATTGAGGGCATGTTTTGTGAGTCATGTCTATCGAAAGGTATTTTATTAAAAAAAGAGTTTATCGATGAATATAATAATTTAGTTGATAAATATCGTAAAAAACTAAAAAAGAAAAAAAACTAAAGGAGGAAAAATGGATTACACTGGGTATACAATTGCAATGGTTGCTAAGATGTATGGTGAAAAAAACCCGAAGTATGTTCGTGCTCTTGTGCATGACGGTAAAGTTCCGGGATATAAACACAAAGGATGCTGGTATATTAAGCAGCAGGATTTAGATAAAGCTAAATATCATATTATGAATAAAAAAAGGTCATTGACCAGATGGTGCTGATAGTGTTGATGTCTTAAGTTGATAATATGGGTGAAATAAAAATAATATAGAATATGCCGGTGTAGACCAATTGGTAGAGTCACAGCACTTAAAATGCTGACAGGTGTGTGTTCGAATCCCACCATCGGTACCATATATGAAGAGCGGTAGAGCAGTTTGGTAGCTTCGCGGGCCCATAACCCGAAGGTCGCAGGTTCAAATCCTGCCCGCTCGAAAAAAAAAACAGGGTGTGGCTCAGTTGGTAGAGTAAAGATGTTTAGGAATATTTGAATAAAATGGAAAATAAAAAAAAATTTTATGATTATGTTTGTGGTAAGATTGGGAATCCTATGGCAAATAGAAATGGTGCGATTTTAAAGCATCGATGGGTTATGTCTCAAAAGATAGGAAGAATATTAAAAAGCAGTGAAATTGTTCACCATATTAATGGAGATATACATGATAATCGTATAGAAAATTTAGAATTAACTGATAGAAAAAGACATGCGAGCGGGCATGCATCCAAGCCAGCTATGATAACAATTCGGTGTACATTTTGCGGAAAATTAAAGAATAAAAGAGCAAATAGAATTAAGAATAAAATAAAAGCTGGGCAAAAAGATTTTTATTGTAATCGAAAATGCATGGCAGCTCATTTTGGAAGAGGTCGTGCAAAGAAATTGCCGGTGTCCCTTAGTGGTTGATAGGACCGGTTTTGTAAACCGGTGACGTAAGTCCTCGGGGGTTCGAATCCTCTCGCCGGCTCCAGTTTTGATGTTGGTGTGGTGTTTTATAAAATTTAAAAAGTCGGCGAGAAAGGCGTAGGTCTAGTTTCGTTAAAAGACCGAGGGGTGTGCTGAATATGTACGATTATATTCGTGTGGTGCATGCGAAGGGCCGATGTTAAGGTGATAAGTATGGAGGATGTATGAAAGAACAGGAAATGGCGTTGCGTAATATTATATTGAAGGTTCGGGTTGGATCTAATTTATATGGAACAAATACCGAAACATCTGATTTAGATTTTTCGGGAATTTTTATTCCGGATCTTGATTATATAATGGGGCTTAAAAGAATTGAACAAGTTGATCTGTCGGATAAAAGTAAAGATGATTCTGGCAAAAACACAAAGGATGCTGTTGATTGTGTTTTGTATTCTCTTGAAAAATATGTAAGATTATTGATGAATAATAATCCAAATATTCTTGAGCTTATGTATGTGAATGATGAGAATATTTTATTTAGAAATGATATTGGTAAGTTTTTAATGGACAATCGGCATATGTTTTTACATAAAGGTTTGTATCATAGGTTTTGCGGGTATGCGCATGCGCAAAAACATAAAATGATTATTAAAACCGACAAATTTAATTTATTAAAAAATGCTTATGATTATTTATGTGATGTCGGAGATGTGAAATATCTTATAGAATTAAAAGATAAAAAACTGCCCTTTATTGTTTTTAAGGGCGCAAATGTTGCTATAGGTGATTTGAATTTTAAGGATAATTTACATATTAAAAAAGTTAAACAATATATTAAAGATAGATTAGATAAAGTTGGGCATAGAAAGGAATTGGTTTTAAAATATGGATATGATACAAAATTTTCTTCACATTTGATTCGTCTCTTCGCCGAGGGTGTAACGCTGTTAAAAAATGAAGAATTAAAATTTCCACTGCCGAATGCTGATTTGATTAAAGATATAAAAGTGGGAAAATGGAAATTAAAAGAAGTTCTTGATTATGCTGACTCATTGGAGGCTGATATAGAAGACGCGTATAAAAAAACAAAGCTGCCTCATACTTATAATATGAATGATGTTAATGCTTTATATATGAAAATGGTTATGCAGTTTTTGGAAAAAAATGTCATGGAAAAATTGCGGGGCACTATTAGTTCAGAATTATTAAAAAAAATTCCAGGTGCGCAGGCATGAGTGTGTTTTTTTCCGCTGATTATCATTTTGGTCATACCAACATTATTCGTTTTTGTAATAGACCATTTAAGAATGTTCATTACATGAATGAATTGTTGATCAATAATTGGAATAAAGTGGTGCCGGTGGATGGAACAACGTACCATATTGGCGATTTTGCATTTGGTGCGCCAGGATGGATAAAACAAGTTATAGAAAGATTGAATGGTGATATCATATTTATCCGCGGAAGTCATGATAAGGGAATTATGAAATTATATGGAAACTTGCCATATATGAAAGAAGTCAATATAAATGGGCAATTAATTATGTTAAGTCATTATGCGATGCGTACCTGGCCGAAAAGTCATTATAATACATGGCATTTGTTCGGCCATAGTCATAACAAACTTCATGGCCAGGGAAAATCATTTGATGTTGGTGTTGACACATGGCATTTAAAAACACACACACCATTTTCGCCGTATTCGTTTGATGAGGTTAAGACTATTATGGATCTCAGACCGGATAATTTTAATTGTGTTGGTAAAAAACATGGGAGGATGAATGAAACAAAAGAAACGTGAAAAACGATTGAAAGCAAAACAGGCTGAGTATGATGCATTAAAAGACACAAACGGGCTTAAGCGCCCTGGAAGTGTAAAGGAGGGGTGATGAAACAAAATAAAAAATATGATGATTTTGTGGTTGATTTTACTGATTTAAAAAAGACAATAAATGAAATGGTTAGTAAAATGGAGAAATTACCGGATTATTATAGTGAGCGTATTGGCGGGGTGGAATATAAAATACCGAACGGGTATAAATTAGTGAAATGTGGTAAAAAGGTTGTTAAAAAAAGAAGAAAAAGAGGGTAAAAGGATTTAATTATACCTCATCGGGAATAAAAAGGGAGATTTTATATGAAATTAAAATTCGGTGATCCGGAGTCAATTCATTTTGTTAAGAAGGCCTTGGCGGCTGAGTGGCTAAAGGATCATGTTGACGATATTATGATTGAGTTTGATGAAATATGTGAAACACCTGATTGTGATATTGATGTTCTTGATTTCACTGTTGAACAGGCGACAGATACATATTTTTGGTTTGTGATTGATTGTGATAAACATAATTGGCGCGAGAAGGGAACTATTTTTTTATGGAAAAAGAAAAAATGGTATTTCAAACCAGGTTATCAGAAAATAGAAAATAAACAAAATAAGGATCAATTGTCATTTGCGTAATTATTGATATTATGTCTTAAAAAATTATAATATATATTGAAAGAAGGAGGCGCCGTGGGTGTTAAAGTTATTGTTAAAAGAAACGAGAATATCGAGTCTATTATTAATAGATTTCGCCGTGTTTGTTTGAATGCTAATCTAGCAGAAGAAATGAAGAAACGTCAATTTTATGTGAAAGAAAGTTCTTTGAGGCATATTAAAGATCGGGAACAGGTGCGGAGAAGAAAACATCAAAAAAGAAAAGAAGAATTAATTAATAAATTTGGTATTGATAGTGTTCCTATGAGCAAGAAAAGGAGGAGTTTCATATGAAATTCGAGGTGTACGGAAAAGCTAATGACACGATGAGTGTTGAGTTGTGTAAAAAAACGGTCGAGGTTATTAAAAACACAATAGGTGATGGTCATGATGTTGAATTAATTAGTCTTGATAAGCCGTCTGGTTATGAAAGAGGGCTAAGCAAAGGCGTTTTATATGTTCCCTCTATTGCTGTTGTTGATAATCTTGATATGGAGCATAGTGATGTGGGATTTATTGAAAATGTGTTTCAGAACAAAACCGGAATCGGACGGAATTTGTGGTTTAAAAATGTAAAGGATTTTGCAGAGGATATGGTGGACGAATGGAACAAAAGGAATGCAGAACGTGTTGGGTCTGCGCCGATGGAATAAAATCCGGGTTTTTATGTGAGAGGCACAGGAAGAAATATATTTATTATAAAAAATATAATATGGTTGTGTTGAAGCCTAGAAAAAAAGTATCCGAAGGTCAGACAATGGTGTTTAGAACAGTTAGAGATGTTGTTAATGGGTGTGTTTTTAAAGAGCCTGTTTTTCAAGAAATAGTTTTTCCTTTTTTGTTATATAGACGATTTGATATAGCTGTACCTGGAAAAAAATTGATTATTGAATATGATGGCAGGCAGCATTTTCAGTTTAATAAAATGATGCACAAAACTAAGCAAAAATTTGAGGAATATAAAAGAAATGATAGAATAAAAGAAGCAATAGCAAAAGAAAACGGATGGCGTGTTGTGAGATTTAATTATAAACAGTTGGAGGATGATAATTATGTCAGACAAGAAATCAAAAGAATTGCAAACGATTAGTCCGTCGGGTGTTATACAGGTTAGTGAAATTAAAAATATGAATGTTAGTAATTTAATTAAATTTTGCGATGAGGACTATGTTAAAGCTTTAAAATTAACACCTGATGATATTAAAAACATTGGTAGATATTTGGGGTTCCATGGGAGTGGTGATTTTAAATCTGTTCCCATGGTGTGTTTGGGCGACGCATGTTCAATTGCGGCACAATGTCCTCTTCAAGCGGCGAAAAAAGCACCCCTTGGAAATCTTTGTCATCCCCCTGGTGAATTAATATACACAATTCAGGATGGATATGTTCCTGTGGAAAAATTAAATCCGTCTAAACACGGATTAATAGGGTGGGATAGAAAACATGGTGTATTTGTGCAAGGTAGGCAAGGAGCAAAAAAGGGTTATTCTTTTTCAATGTCGTCACATGGATTTAATGGATGTGTTGTTACATTATTAACAAAAAATAATCATTCACATAAAGTAACTTATGATCATATATCAGCAGCAAAATTTAATGAAAACGCGATAGGCAAATTTTGTGTTTATTTAATGAAAAGAGGTCGTTTTTGGAGGATAGGAAAAACTAAATTAATTCATAGAATAAAAAATAGCACACATGGGCATAAATTGCACATGAATTTTGCTTCACGGGCTGTTTCTGAAGATGCTGATAAATTGTGGATTTTGGGTGTTTATAATACAAATACTGAGGCATATTTAGCAGAGGAATATTATTCATTAAAGACGCAAACAAGTAGGCTTTCTTTTATTGATTCTTTGCGAAAAGTTGATTCTAAATGGGATGGTGTGTATAAATGGGCAACACCAGAACAAATGCGAAAACATCATGAAAGTTTATTGCAGGATGATGGTGTGTATGATTTATTTCTAAATTCTTTGGGTCTTTCAATTGAATATCCCATGTGGAAAAAGGGTAGATTTTCAAATGATCCTGAAATGGGCCCATATGTTAAATGGCCTATGTTTATAAGGGCTTGTAATATTATTTCGGGTGTTATGGATGTTCCGACGTTTGAGGATAAAAAAAGTAAATTCGAATATGGCTATGGGAGTACGTATGAAAAAACAAAATGGGTCGAGGTTTCAGTAAAAAAGGAAAACTATAAGGGTTTAGTTTATTCACTGGATGTTGATAAACATAAAACTTATGTTGCTGGTGGAATTGCAACTCATAATTGTCCGTTTGAGCAGCTTTATATGGAAAAATGGCGGGATGAGTATATCGTATCGTTGAAAGCAGATTGGGATGATAAAATTGAAAGGGCTTTAGTTATGGAGCTTGTTGAGATTGATATATTGAATGCCCGGGCGAATGCCTATTTGGCAACTGAAGGATTTATCATGGAAAATGTTGTTGGCATCAATGAGCAAACCGGCGAGGCGTTGATAAGGAAAGAAGAACATATTGCATTAAGTGTTAAAACAAAGGTTCAGGCCCGCCGGGATAAAATATTAAAAAGCATGGTCGCAACCAGGGAATCTAAAACCAAATTATTTACGTCTATGAAGGATGATGCTTCAACTTATTCGGCAAAATTAAGAGAACACGCTAGACAATTGAAGGAGCAGCATGATGTTAATGTTGTTATGGACGGCGAAATAAAAGATGTCGATAAAACCGATGAAGGAGAAGATAATGAATAATCCTATAAATGGCGCAAAGGGTGTTATCAGAATGCTGCAGACAATGAGCGAAAAGAATATAAAATTGAGTCAGTTTTTAAAGAGAAGGGGTGCCAAAACCGGTATTGTTCTTGGATCTGCCGCGGGTTTGGGTTTTTTTCTTAATAATTTTGGCGGTAAACGGCACATAAATCAGGATCAGGAGAATTATTAAAAATGAGTGTTGGCGCATTATTAGTCGGTGGCAGTTTGGCTGTTGGTGTTTCGGCAATGGCAAAAAGTGCTTTGAAATATACAGTGGGCGCCAGCAAAGTTGGGCAAAGAATACTTCAAAGTTCATTTCAAAAGTATGGGTGGGGCACCGGTTTTATACCGGTAATTGGTGTTATGAAGGCTATGATTAATATTCCCCGTGCGGCATCCGAGTACTTTGGCGCAAGAGGTGCATTCGCGAAAACTCTTGGCGCTATTAAAAAGGCCCCGACGGGATCTGAATGGTATAGTGCTGAGTTGTCATCTGGTGTTACAAAACCTCTTTATAAGATGTTAAAACAGAATATAAGATGGGGCGCCAATCAAAAACGCAAAAAGGTACTGGATGCAACAATGGACGCTGTTAGAGGGTACAGTGATATATTAGGTGGATCATCCGCGGTTCCAACAAATGTTGTTCCGGATTTGCTTAAAACTGCGATAAATAAGCAGGGATTGAGTATTAAATCCGGTGTTAATTTAGAAAGCGCAACATCGAATGCTATTGGAACGGCAACTAAATTTTTAAACCAGGCACATGCAAGTAAAAGATTAATAGGTCCCACATTGACATCTAATATGGCCGTTGTTGGTTTACCGGCATTATCGTCGGGTGTTATGACATCGGCGCTTACGAATGCTATGCGTCGTCGTAGTAGAAATAAATTACGGGGGTATGAATAATGCCAGCATGGCCTCCTAAAAATTGGAGTTTTCTTAGATCTGTTTTCGGAGGACAGGATTTTGTTGGAATGCCGTCTGTTAAAATACCAACTTTTTCAGATATTCCAACTATTCAGCCAACTGCGGCAAGGGTTTCACTTGTTTCAAATTTTTCAGGTATAGGGTCAATGCAGTTGGAAAAATTATCAAAAGTTGATACGAAATGGATGCGTAATTTTATGTCTAATATTCCAAAACCGTTCAGAACTATTGGCGGAATAATAGGAAGAAATCCGAAAACGGCAGCAATTGGTTTAACAACATTAACCATGGGTGTTAATATGTTAGGCGGGCTTTTGAAATCATTTAGATCCGAACCAGTTGGGCGGATTGCGTCTTCAGGGACGGGACCCGGTTATATATCGTGGGCAAAACGGAGCGGCATGCCTAGAAACCACATGAGTTCGGATGGCATTTCGCTTGCTTTGCACAAAATGAGACACGCTTCAACAATATAATTATGAATATAAATAAAGATATTTTATACAATTTATATATTGATAAAAAATTAAGTTGTAGAAAAATTAATAGAGGTGATTAGTGGCTGAAGATAGACCAGGATTGCCCTTTCCAATTAGTACGGCTGTAAACATAGCAAACCCATTTCCGGATATTAAAGCACAATTAACCGGGGTTTTCGGTTTGTACACCGCCAGTCATATGGCGGCTGGTCATGGTGTTACTATATTTCCGTCTTTGATAACATCTATGTTACCAACGGAGTATGGTTTTTTGGGTAAAAGCACAACGGCGGGATATGCCAGGTCATGGTTGAAAGGTGTTCATTTGGGCGGCGGCGCTAAAATAATGGACGCTTTAAAAATCGGAAGTGATTATAAAGCGCCTTTTATGAAAGCTCTTCGTGGTGTCGTGAAGAAGACATCAATTTCAACTTATAATCCGACAAAATTCGTCAATGATCTTGGGTTGGCTATGAAATCTGCGAATATTCCTGTTGCTGGCATGGCCGGTGCCATTGACGCCGGAATTGGAACTCTTGGTAAAATGACAGTTATTGGCTCAGCAATTGGCAAAGTGGCATTGCCTATAATGGGTGGACTTATTGCGGGTGAGTTGTTATCCAGTATGGCCGGCGCAACATTCAAGATGGGCGTTGCGGCTATTAATACAATGGATCGTATATCTGAAAACATACGCCGTTTAGAATTTGGAGAGGGTCTTGGTGCTGGTTATATGACATCAGCGGCTAAAACCGAACGTCAGAGATCGGTGCGAGCTATACAACGATCACACCTTAATGGCCGGCGAAGCATAGGTCGCGAGGCATCGCTTTATTCTGAGATTATATAAATATTTATGAGTGAAATAGAAAAAATAGATAGGCCGTTAACAAAAGAAGAACTTGAAGAACTGAAGGTTATAAGCGACCCTGTGAAGTGGGCTGAGGCGACATTAAGAGATCCTAATAATCCATATAAACCACTTAGGTTGCGGAGTTATCAAAAAAAGATGCTGAGATATCAGGCAACATGGGGTGTCGGTGAAAATGGAAAAAAAATATTACAAGATCGTATTAAGGTTTATAGGACAGGCCGGAGATTAGGAAAAACTTTGGTTATATCGGTTGAAGCATTATGGTTTGCATTTACAAATGCTAATTATAAAGTGTTGATAGCTGTGCCGTATGAGTCACAAATAAGACTTATTTTTAATTTTTTGGATAAACTAATGATGGGTTCTTGTGTTAAACCATCAAGATATGTCAAAAAGCCTTTTATTATGGAATTTGAGAATGGTTCGATTATAAATGGTGCCACATTAGGAGCTAAGAGCTCATCAAAGGGTGGCGGCATGCGTGGTTCAGAATCAGATTTGACTTTATTAGATGAGATGGACCATGGATTGGATGATGTTATAACTGAAATTATTTTACCTATATATTTTAATAACCCAAGAGCGACAATAATAGCGTCATCGACACCTTCCGGCCGGCGCGGGTTGTTTTACCAGTGGTGTACTAGTCCGGATATAAAAGAATTTCATTACTCATCATTTAAGAGTCCTAATTGGACAAAGGAAGCTGATGATTTTGCGAGAAAGAGTATGTCAAGGACCACGTACATACACGAGGTTGAGGCTGGTTGGGGAACAGTTGAAGAAGGTGTTTTCAGAAATCAGGATCTTAATGCGATAAAGAAAAAGTATAATTATCGTGATAAAATTGTAAAGGGAAAAACAATACCTGGGTTGAAGTATAATAAAGATAATCTTTATATAATGGGAGTTGACTGGAATGAGACATATGGCGCCGCTATTGTTATACTCGAAAGAATGAAAGACACTGGTACATTTAGAGTTTTTGATAATATTAGAGTTGAAAAATCCGAATATACTCAAACAGAATCTGTTCAGCGAGTTATTAATTTGGCAAAAAGTATGAGTTTTTTAGCCATCTATGTTGATAAGGGATTCGGCACAATGCAGATTGAGACATTGCGGAAGCACGGCAAGGACAACCCTATGACTGAATTGGATAAGAAAGTTAAACCAATTGATTATGGTGGAAATCTTGAAATCAGGGATCCTGTTACTGGTAAAAAAGAAGATAAGCCGGCAAAACCATATATGGTTAATAATGCTGTTATAGTTGTTGAGAATCATTTAATTAGTATTCCGGATGATGAGGATGATAAGAATAAAATAATTGGGCAAATGAGGGAATTCAAGGTTGCTAAATTCTCAAGAGGGACCGATAGACCAGTCTATGATGGCGGCGGCAATGATCATGCACTTAATGCTCTTTTTTTGGCATTGCTTGGATTTAATTTGGAGATTAATGAGAAAAAGAAATATCACACAACGACATGCACCAGGCAGTTAAGCACATATCATGTTCCGACAACGATACCGCTGAGGGATGATGGTTTTGATTCTAATGTGTCGAAGTTTCGTAAACTTATATCACGAAATATGCCAAATTATTTGAATAGAAAACGAGAGGCTAGAAAAAAACATATTTCACCTGTTAATGCCGGCATCATGCGGCGAAATAGTGTTCTGGCGCCGAAGAGGAAAACATTTTAAATAAATATGGATGATTTAAAAAAACCTATTATCCAGCATATTCCCGGAAAAATTGATGGTGATTTTGGAGTTCCGCCGTTTCACCCATTTTATTGTAAATACTGTGATATACGATTTAAAACAGTTTTGGAATATAATACCCATATGGCGAAGCATCATCCTGGTGAAATTAAAGTGCCGAGTGAACCGGCTGGTGGTGTTAAAAACCCCAGAGATTTATTACCATATGAGGAGCAACAGGTCATTGACGAATATATTGAATATGCTGATTATATAAATAATAAGCTGGATGAGATTGATAAAGAATGCGATAAACAATTAAAAGATTTATCAATTCCTATAGACAAAGATAAAGATCGTTTGCTTTATGATGCTATTAATTGCCCATATTGTGGTAGAAAGGCGGCGGGTGATAAGTTAACAGCTGAAGATTTTGCCGTAAAACGTAAATCATTAAATAATAGGAATAAAGTTTTGTTTTCCCATGCCGATCCCGATAAGGTTGGTTATAAAACTCCGGATGATATCAGAAAGGAACAGCAGGATAAATTTGATGATATGGTTAAGACAATGATGCGCGGTGTTTGGAATCAAATATTGATATGGGTTTTGAGTTTCATTTATGTTCAGCTTAGGCCATTATCCGGTGTTAAATTTGTTAATAAAATTCCCCAAAAAATTAAGTCGGCCATAGATTCGTTGAAAAGCGGCGGTGATTTGCCGTTAAAAAAACAGCTTAAGAAAATTCAAGATACGGCGGCTGTTGATTCGGGTGAAGATAGTGAAGCACAAATGGATGTCGCGCAAGACAAGGCATATGCTGATATAAATCCGGTGTCATCAATTGGTCAAATTACTCAGGAAATTTCATTGTTTAATTGTATTCAGCATGAAAAAGATTTTTTTGAAAAAGCGAATGAGAAGGTTAGGGAACAATCACCAAAACACACGGCATGGTTCGCAATCAAGCAGGCAAACGAGGCACAGATTCAAAATATAAAAACAATGCAGGAGGTCGCTAGCTTGTATGTTCCGGATGGTTTTGAAACTCCAGGTGGCATTAAATTTGAGCCTAATTTGCCGGAAGAATATTTGAAGGCTAGAGCTGATGGTTCTACTAAATTTTCGTCACAGTGGAATGGTATGAAATCAGTTCTTGATACAATTAATAATGATTTTATAAAGTCAGTCGAAGACGGCATGAAGAGCTGGGTTATGTCGCCAACTTTTTTATGCTGTGTTTTAAGAATTATAACACAAATAGCTAATTTAGGAAAACAAGTTGCACATATCGGAGAACATGGTGAGAGGATAGCGTTAGGAAAGAAAAATTTATTGATGATAAAAGGTTTGTTGGAGTTCACGTTGAATATAATGACATTGGATTTGAATAAGTCTGTCGTTGATTTTGCGAATTTTGTCATTACACTAGTGAATTCATTAATTAGAAAAGTTTTTTCATCGTTAGGTCAGTTGATTAATTCTGGCATAAATAAATATGCTTTGAATTCTAAAGATTTGACTAGGTACAAAGCATTTGGACGGGAATGTTTACCATGGCTTGAGTTGACGACAACATTAGGTCTTTACTTGGATAGATTTATGAAAGAATTTGGTGCATATATTGCAAGTTTATTTGCTAATGGCCGGTTAAGCGCGTTAAAAGCAAAGAAAATAACGGATGATGCTGTGTTTGTTCTCAAATTTGAATCATGGATTAGGATGATTGATAATGTTTTAGGTTTTATGAAATTCTGGGAACTTTGTGTAGAAAACGTCGAGCCAGGAATTGATGATTTGAAGTCGGAGAATGTGCGATTAGCCGCCGCGGCGGCTGCTGATATTGATGATAGATATATGTCTAATTTGTTGAAGGATATTGTTAAAAAAGACAAAAAGTTTACTACTATATATACAGGTAAAAGTGTAACGGGTATTGATTCGGATAAAAAAGATTTAAAAAGAAAATTATCAGCTGAAGAAGAGCAAGTGTTGAAAGAGACCGAGGATTATTTTAAGCATGCGGATCCTTGGTCAATAGATGGGGTGAAAATTTTATTGACAAATTTTATGGGTTATTCTCAGCAGGAAGTTGGACGTATATTAGACGGCGATGGGGATTGCAATTGTGATAAAGTTTTATCAGACGGTGAGTTACAGGAAATTCAAAAAATACTCGAAGGGACGGCAAAACTGTGAAACTAATTAATTTATTCAAAAAATCAAAAAGTGGCATTATTGGTGATGCAATTGTGAAAAATAGCATTGAACCTTTGAAGCGCATAAAAAGGCGTATAAAACCTGTTACAAAAAAACTTTATATTGCTTTAAAACGGTATATTCAACCTAGGAATTATGATCTTGTTTCACCTGATTATGATTTTGATATAATTCAACAGGCTTTTAATGTTGACAGCATACTTAGAAGGGCCAGAAATAGATATTGTGAGTTGATATGGGAAAACGGATATGAAATAGTTGGAAAAAATCCGAAAACAGTTCATTATATTAAAAAAAGGTTAAAACAAATTGCAATGGTGACAGAAACACCAACTGAGGTTTTGTTGTCTGAAATCTCGGAACAGCTTGTTCTTTTTTACAATGCCATTGTTGTTAAAGTGAGATCCGAAGCATCATCTGGCGGCCGCCGCAGGACAACATTTTATGGCAAAAAACTTTTACCGGTTGGCGGTTATTTTGTGATGGAGACTCCGGCAATCAAAGCTGTTACTAGTTCAGAAACTGGTGTTTTATTGGGATACAACCAGGAGCTGTTATATGATAGGCCTAAGTTTTATAAAAAAGATGATGTTATACACATAACGCTTGATCGGCAGCCTGAAAAATTATTTGGAACACCCGCTGTCGTCGCTGTTCTTGATGATATTCGGGCACTTAGGCGGATGGAGGAGAATGTTGAGATTTTAGTTTTTCAACACGCGATACCTCTTATTCATTATAGTGTTGGTACTGAGGAGATTCCCGCTGAACCCGATGAGATTACAGATGCCGAGGTTTCTGTCGCTAATATGGCTGCTAACGGTATGCTTGTCACACCTGAGCGGCATAAACTTGTTGCTGTTGGTGAAGGCAAATCAGCCTTGCGTGTCGATCTCTATCTTGAATATTTTAAAAGTAGAATTTATTTAGGTTTGGGTCAATCAGCTATTTCACTTGGTGAGGCCGGGTCTTCTCGTGGGGCTGCTATTGCATTGAATAAGGCTGTACTTGGCGCTGCTAAAAGATTTCAAAAAAGAATTCGTGTATATGTTAATGAATTTATTATAAATGAATTGTTGGAAGAGGGTGGTTTTGATTCATTTAATGATGCTAATAAAGTTGAGTTATATATTCCTGAGATTGATGTTGATGATAAAATAAGAAAAGAATTTCATACGCTTGCGATGTTTGAGGGAAATATGATAACTGAAGATGAGGCAAGAGAAGAGATTGGGAGGGAGCCATTTACCGATAAAGATCGTGAGAAAACATATTGGAGACTTGTCACACTTCCGCGAACTATTTTGCAATCCGTTGATGAGCCGGGTTTGCAGGGTCCATTAGCTAAGAAACTTTTTGGTGTTTCGCCGAAAAAAATTTCGCAAACAGAGGAGCCAAAAAATCAATATGGTACGAAAAAGAAAGCAGGGCCACCGGCGAATGATAGAGAACAGTTGATGATTCGTGATTCTATTAATATAGTTCAAGATAATGGGGCGGTTGTTAGTGAGATAAAAAAGAAATATCACGCATTGTTATTAGATCAGTATGATTCAATTTTAAGTGATATGATTGATTCATATGAACATGATAATAAATATGATTATAAGAGTTCATTGCGCGCCTCACGGGAAACTGTTATTGATAAATCGAGTGGAATTGTTGTTAATTTATTGTCTTTGTTATCTGGTAATAATTTAACAGATAAGTTAACAGATGATAAGTTAAAATTTTATCACAATATTAATATTAGGAATATTAATGATTTTTTTGATGATATACAGTTAAGGTTATCGAGGTTTAAAACAATTAGTGATGCTGTTTCAATATTTGAAAGTCAAAGATATCGTATAAATATTTTGTTGGATTGGTATCTTGATGTTGTGCGTAAAAATATAGAGAAATGTTGAAAATATGTTAAATGATACTACTATATTAATAGGATATGGTAGGGTTTTGCAATATGAGGAAATATTATAATGAATAGAATGTATTTGAAAGACGAAATAGTTGTTAGGTCACCTGCTAAATTCACTGATAGTTTAAAAAAAGATAGAATAAACATTTCTGATTCTGAAAATAAGAAATTTCTGGAAGTTACAGTTGATGCGACACATTGCGGCTATTTTAATCATAATTTATATTTTTATTCACACGATGGAATGGCCAAAGCCGTGAGCAGCTGGCTGCATCCATATAATAAACCGGTTTTATCTCATCATGTTGAGGATAAAACAGCAATCGGCCGTGTTGTTCAGGCCGCGTTTATACCATTAATGAGATCACATTTTCCGAACGATGCCGGGAAAGATGAAAAAAATGTAGAAGTTTTACGCGGGGCGCCCAGTGGTAAAATTCGTTTGAAGATTTTGGTCACTGATAAGAGTGCTATCGATGATGTTTTAAATCAAAGATTTTTTACTGTTTCCACCGGAGGTTCACCTGTTGATGCGCCGCTTTGTTCGGTGTGTAAAAAACCAATTGGTTATAGTAGTTTTGGGGCATCGTTGAGTTGTGATCATCAGATTGGTAAAGTATATGATGGTAAGTTATGTGGTATGATAATTAGTGAGATGGATTATAAAGAAGTTTCTTTTATTAATTGTCCTGCTGATTATAGTAATGATCATGTTGCATCTGTTGTTTCTATGCAGTTTGTTGATGATAGTGTGGCCGGTTCCATTGAGTTGGATAATGTGGGTGATAATGTTAATGTGGAGAGTAAGATAAAAGATAATATAATTGATAAGGAGGGAGTTGATATGGAAGTTAAAACAAAACCTGTTCCTAAATCTGTTTCTGAGCCTATTTCTGACGAGGATTTTGAAAAGTTAATAGTTGATGCTTTGAAAGAATTGGACGAATGTGAGACATGCGGGGATGAAGTTGATGATGTTTGGAAGAACGAGGATGAGAAAAAAGAAGCAGAAGAGCTTGCTAAAGATTATGAGTCATTTGTTTCTTTATCCATCGGGTATGGTCCGGAAGATAAAGATTATGATGATACAGTTGAGGATAAAAAACTTCCTCCGGTAGGATCAAAAGCGAGAAAGAAAATGAAAACAACTTTTTGCGGCCCAGGAAAAACATTTCCGGTGCCTGATTGCAAACATTGTGCGGTTGCGTTAGCTATGTTGAAATGGCCGAAAGTTGTTGAAAAATATAGTTCGGGTGTTCGTGCTAAAATAGCGGCATGTGTTCGCAGGAGAGCGAAAACGCTTAATTGCCCGATGTCCAAAAAGAAAGATGAAGTTGAGAATAGTGCACATGTAAATGAGCCTGTAAATACACCCGTAAATACACCTGATGCGATCGATGATGTGAAGGCTCTTAAGGATAAGATAGCCGTATTGGAGAAGAAAATCGCTGAAGATGCTGTTATGACTGATGGATCTAAAAATGAGCTTGAAAAAGCAAACACGAAAATAAATGAGCTTATGAAAGATCTTCGTGCAAAACAGGCTGAGAAGATCATTGATTTGTCGATCATGTTAAAACGTTCAAATGTTAATGATATACTTGACGCTGATAGTACGGAAGCGCGAGATGCAAAGTATTCAGAAAAAGTTAATGAATTAGCAACACGGTCATCGGAGTCATTAATTGATTCAATCAATGATTTAAAAAAGGATTTGAATTTATCTGGTGTATCAGAGCTGATTGAAAATCCTGTTGTTGATAATTTTGAAAAAATCGTTAAAGATAAAGAGAAAAAACAAGAAGATAGAAAAAGTTGGATAAAACGAGTTGTTTTAGGTGAATAAAACGTTTAAAAGGAGGAAATAATGGAAAAGTTAAATTTTAATGATGTGGTTCGTAGAGTTCCTTTAAAACCGCTTACTGATTTAGGAGATAGACTGGTTAACGTCAGAACACTTGATGTTCAAAACGCTGTTACAGCTGGGTTACCTGTTTATCCTTATAAGTATTTGCCGGTTGCTTGGAATGATGCAAGAGGTGTTGAATCGAGGAATCCTGATCCGGATGCTGTCGTGTTAACAAAAGGGACCATTGTGTCTCTTATAACAAATCAGACAACAATTGATTATGGTATTCCTACGCCGACGGCGAGTGGTACCGTTCCTGTGTATAATGATCAGACAACAGTCGCTAAAGATCTTATTTATGTCCCTGTTGATGAAAACCCATGGGGATATCAGGAGTCTGTCACAGCATTATTGATTCCGGCCAATGGTGGCGCGCAGTCAACAACGCCGTATAGTGTTCTTGATGATAATAACGCGGGGTGGACAAGCTCAGCGAGTTCCAGTTTGGTTCTTGCCGCTAATATACCTGTTGGTGTTGTTTATCAGGATGTGTATCAGGATATAAGGGGTCAATATCTTAATTATCAGAAGCATGATATTTATGGTGTGGCGTGTAAGGGTTTTGTTACAATTCCTTATGTTGATACTAATAAAGTAGCCGATTTTGGTAGTGACGCTGATGTTGTTCCTGCTACGGTTGGAAAAGCGTATCCTACTGTTTGGAGAAAGAACGCTTTCTTTTATTTTGATGGAAGTGCTGAAGGAGCCCGTCCGGGTACATTGCTGCAGTCTGATTTGTATGGTCGGTTTAAAACACAGAGTAACGCTGTGACAGGTGCTAGAACGGCGCAGACAGTTGGTGTGGTTAAATCTTGTGATAGTAGGTTCCCGAAAGATTTAAGTTCCACGATTCAGGCATATGAAGGTATGATGATTCCTAGTAATCAGACAGCCGGTCTTCCTACCGAATTGTATATATTCGCGAGGGATGTTCTTGTCGCATCTGGTGCTGCTGCTGCTAAGAGTAATATTTTATCAGCTGTGCGGTCTGGTGCAATAGGGTATGTTAGAATTCAATTACAGATGTAATTGATGAGAGTATAAATATATAAATAGGAGGTAACAATGAAATTAACAGATACGCAGAAGTTAGGTCGTGTCTACGATGTTTTTACCAACAATGGTAGATTCGCCGATGACGTCGATGCAAGATTAACAATTAACGATCTTGTTACAACCGAGGATTTAGCCCCGTTTGTTCCTAAGGTTGTTAAGAGGATAATTATAGAAGCAGTAGAGCCCAATTTGCTGATCACACCAAATCTTTTTACACGTCTAGATCTCCCAGAAGGTCAGATGGTTGAGATAGGTGCGGTTGGATCAATTGTGGCTGGTAAGATCCCTCAGGGGGATGTATATCCGCAAACCACAATTGCCACTGATACTGTTGGGTCAACAGTTGCAATAACAGTGTCGAAATATGGGTGTGCGATTAATATTTCCAAAGAGGCTATAAATGATAATCAGTTTGATGTTATCACACTGTGGCTTCGTGCTGCTGGTGCTGCTCTTGCAAGGTTGAAAGAGAGTTTGAGTGTTAGACTTATCGATCAAATGGGTATAACCGTTTATGATAATGCTGATCCTGCGAACAGTGAAAATGGTGTACTTACTGGCAGAAATATAGCTGGTGCTCAGAATGGCACAGCAACGATTAATGATATTTTTGACATGTGGGCATATCTTGCTCTTCGTGGATTTGTGCCGGATACTTTACTTATGTCACCGTTGGCATGGAAAGTGTTTGCGGTCGATCCTCAGCTTCGGGAGATAGTGATGAAGGGAGCCGTGTTAGCCACCAGGAGAATGCCTCTTGGGTCTGGTAACAAAGGCTGGCCTGAAATTTTTAGTCCAAAGGGTTTAGGTCTTAAATATTCAGGAACAGGTAAGGAAACCGATCTGAGTGGATTGGATCCTTATTTGCAGACTTTTACGCCGGTTGGTTCTACGTGGAATATTCCGCCTAGTTATTTACCGACTCCGATGAAAGTTCTTGTGAGTCATTTGGTGCCGTTTGTCCCGGGATCGGGAAACACGAAACCTTTAACAAATATTATAATGGCTGATAGTCAAAGATGTGGTATTCTTGTTCAAAGACAAAATCCTGAAACAGATGAGGATGATATTTTTGAGAGAGATGTCCGTCAGGTGCACGTCAGTGAGAGATATGGTGAAAACGTGTTCGATCAGGGTAAAGGTATAGCTGTTTGTAGAAATGCGGTTGTTGATAGAAACTACATATTCGATAACGTGAACCAGGTTCAGTTAGCAGCGTTGGACACGCAGAAGAATTTAGGCCTGTAAGTTTCCGTTAATAAATAAACGGAATTGATGTTTGGTCGGAGAGGGAAACCTCTCCGACCTTATCCTGAGGAGGGTTATTGCGTATGGATCAGATGGATCAAGAAAAGTCTTTAGTTGGTTGTCAAGTTGTGTTAAATCCGAAAATGAGTGGAATGTATATAGATCCCTCAAATGATTTTACTTTAAGTTTTTTTGATAAGGGCCAAGATCGGATTACTGTGACAGATAAAATGGATGCTACTTTTATTCGGAAGAATATAAATGCTGGTATTTTGTTTGTTTATCAGAAAAATAAAGATGTTTCATTGAAATATGGTGGTGTAGCAAATAAAGATGTGTCTCGTCAACCAATAGTGAAAGCGCCGAAGAAAATTGACCAGCAGGATGATCGTTATATAAAAGTAATAAACAGAAACATAGAAGATTTAATAATCCAGGATATTCGCACGATTAAAGATTTGCCGACATTAGAAAGAATTATGGAATTGGAACGAGGTGGCAATAACCCCAGTTCGCAATCTCGTGGTGGCATTATTGACGCAATAACTGATCAGATTCACACTCTTCCTGTTACACAGCGTGTTGGTGTAGCAAAAAAGGATGAAAAGGATGATGAAGAAGTTATTGTTAAATAATTTAGGAGTTTTAAAAAAGTGAGATGGCAAAGATACTGGAATCATTTCCCAATAATTTTGCGACCGGAGTTGTTTTAAATGTTTTTCTCAGTTTTAAATTTGATGAGGCACTCGATAGATCAACAATAACAGATTCATCTGTTATTTTAGTTCAAACAGATACAGAAGAAATAGTCAGTGGAGTTCCGGACTACGTTGTTGGGACAAAAACTCTTACTTTTCAGCTCTATGCTTATTTAGAGAAAAATACTAAATATAGCATAATACTTGTCGGTGGTGATAGTGGAATTAAAACACTGTTAGGCGAAAATTGGGACGATAATAGTTTTGTATCGTATTTTACAACTGGTGAAACTGTTGATAAAACAATACCACTAGCGCAGGTTGGAGATGCCGCCACTGATGGCCCGTATTTTACAGGCGAGGATGGCATTTATGCTGAAACATTTGGCCGCACCGGTGAGCCGGTCTCACACATTGTCACAACTGCAGCTGAAGTTGGTATTGACGGGACGATCACGCCGATACCGCAGGGTCCTGATCAATATATTTTTCCACCTGATGCACCGATAGTTTTTGAAGTTGCGTCAACGAGTCCGATAAATGGTGAGACAAATGTTATAACAAGTGAAATAAAAGTCGTATTTAATTTGGAGCCCGACCCTGATTCACTGGTTAATAGAGTTTTAATAACAGGTGAAGATTTGCTTGGTTTTCCTGTTGACTCTGAGACATATATTAATAGTGTTAGTGAAAAAACTTTGACAATTGCACCGTCCGGCGTATTGGCCGATGAGTATGCCCCATCGAGTATATATAATGTTGTTTTGAAGAGTGGAATAACTGATATATCAGCAAGCGGTGTTCTCAGTTCTGATTATTTATTCACATTTAAAACAGCTATAAGTCCTTATTATAGTACTGTTAAATTAATTAGATCTAATTTAGGGGATTTGATACGAAAAGTTAAGGATTCTGAAATAGAAATGTTAATATATGAAAATTCGTCTTATATATTGAGTGTGGCAACAACCGCATGGGAGGATGACGCGGTTCCCCAGGCGGCGCGTGATTATGTTGAATGTAAAACTAAATTAGATTTGATTCATAGAGTTTATTTTGCAGGTGGTCCGGTGACTTCTAAGACACTGGATGATTTTACAGTTAGTTATGGTCGGGGTTTTGTTGATATTGTTAAAAAAAGGATAGAAGGTTTAAATATATGTGTTACCAAAAATTTAAATATTATAACAACCGGTCAATCTTTTGTTAGTTCTGTTGGTACTGTAAAGGCTGATTACGATGAGCGTCGGCCAACATGGGAAAGATTAGAAGATGAGTATTTTAGTAAAGATAATAGTGTCGATGTGTTATGAGGAGTAATTTGTGGACATAAGAAGCGAATTTTCATCGATAATGTCGGACTTTGAGGGAATAGCCAGGTGGCTTCTTTTGCGGAAGTTTACTGACGAGAAAAGTCCCTATTGGAATGACATAACAAAGGAGGCCATTGGCGGTCCAAAATATGAATATAATGATTTTTTGATTGAGGGTTATTCCATTCCTGCTGTTTCCGGTACCGTTAGTAAGCGCGAGGGTGTTGTTGTTACAAGTCCAGGTGATTTGGATATCACATCTGAGATTTTTTATCTAAAACATAATGTCCCTGTTGTTGTTGATGATGAGATATATGATTTGGATTGGGAGCACACCGAAAGGCCGACAATTGTTTATGATAAAAGTGATGAGAATTTAGCAGATGGTAAGGTTTGTCCTAAAAGAAAATATAGTGTTAAGCGTGTTGATCCTAAACGAGGTGATTTAGGGAGAATTGAATTTAAAAAAGTGTTTACTGTGAGGGATATGATAACATGATTGAATCCGGTGAAGTTTTAACAGCCGATAAATATGCTGATAAATTGAGTGGCATGTATCCGGTGCCGCAAAAAGCTTTTGGCAATTTAACAATGCAGCAATTTTTTGCGTTGTTGTATCATGTTCTTGATATCGAAAAACCAGGTCTTGTTATAGCCCCGGCATTTCCAAGATATTTAATGAAGGGGACGCAGGAACATAAAGCGACCATGGATAATCCGACTGAAAAATTTGTTGATACGATAACATATAAGATAACGAGAGAAGAACCTGGATCGATTGGCGGAAGTAAACAGCCGTTTGGAACCACGAGGGAAGTTGCGCCGCGTTTACGTCAAATTAAAAACCCTGAAACAAAAGATGAAAAGGATACACAAATATATGGCCAATGGTTTGATACTCTGGTTCAGTTTGATATATGGACATTAACAAACTGGCAGGCCGATATTTCAGCATTATGGTTTAAGCGATTTATGACATCTCATAGGGATTTTTTTAAATACATGGGGCTCTCTGAAATTTTGTTTTGGTGGCGCGGTGTTGACGACACATCAACCCAATTAGATAATGGTCTTAATGTTAGAACGCTCGCTTACTATGTGAGAACAGAGGAATTATCGACAATTAATACTACTATATTAAAGGAGCTTAAATTAGAAGTTGAAAAAAGAATTGAAGACGTTTAAAGAAAATATAAAAAAGGAGGAATAAGATGAGAAATTTGAGTCACTTACCTAATATTGTAAGTACGTTACAAGATGGTAATTTAGACACAGCTAGGGTTGTGAGTAGCGGAGATAGTATATTGATTCTCGGTACTAGTACAAAGGGCCCAAAAAATAGTCCGACTGCTATTAGAACACCTGAGGCTGCAGTTGCTGCTTTTGGATCTGCAGAAAGTGGGACACTAGTTAGGGGTTTTTGTGAGGCGTATTATGCGCCGGGTGCTGTTAAAGACATTCGTCTTTGCAGAATAACAAACGGTAATACTGCGGAGTTAATTGTCAATGAATCGGCCGGAACGGAAGAAAAAACGGAAACAGTTGACGCTGTTACCGGTTTGGCCATACCGGCGATGACTGTTACAGCCAATGATCCTGGTGACATATATAATAGTGTGTCATTCAGACAGGAAATAGTGAATGGACAATTATCGGTTGTTGGTTATAACCCTGTATCCGGATTGGAAAGTGTTATACCATTTGATCCGACTGCTGTTGTGAGTGGGTCTGTTAGTGATGTTGTTGGTTTAGTGGCGGCTATTAATGCTGATACTAATTTAGCGGGGATTGTTACGGCCGAGGCTAATGAAATCAGAACATCTTTTGAACTTGATGTTCAAAAAGATATGCCTTATGTCGACGCGAGTGGGAGTATAGTTATTAATTTAGTTGATGCTTTTAAATTAGCTGATACTGATGATGATTATACAGTTGATACGTCGGATGTTGCGGTTGCTAATTTGGCGGCAAATATAAATGTTGATCCGACAGCTGTTGATGGTGGAGTTGTTACAACTGATGCTCTTCCTGTTTTTATGGCGGCCGATAGTACGGGTTATTTGAAGATTTATCACAAAGTCGGCGATGTTGTGACCGATATGGAAATTGTTCAGTATGATGGTGTTGATATAGCAACTAAGACATATAGTGTTAAGATCGTTGATGTTGCGCCTACGGGTGTTATTGCTGCGGATGAATATAAACGAGGTATGTTTGGTACAACTATTGCCGCACATACAACTGCAAATAGTACAGTTGTTGAACAGTATGTTCCTGTTTTTCCGTTTCCGGCAAGTGTCACAGCGTCAAACAGACTTGTGAAATTAAATGAAGTTTATCAGTTAAATGATATGGCGGCTGAATTGAGTTCGTCAGGTAAGGCGGCCGTTTCTTTACCATATCCTATTCAAATGAGCGGAGCATTGTCGATTCCTCTTTTAAAATTAGATGGATCTGTTGATCTTGTTAATGACGGAGAGGCCAAACATCTTGTGAGAAACAGTTATATAGGTGTTGGAGACGGCGAAACAAAAGCTTTTACATTTACAGCATATGAGGCTATTGATTCTGATGCTGTCGATGGGGATGGCGATTTAGAGCTTAAATTTTTCAGGACATCAACGGCGGGTCAAACTGTTTTGGTGCCTAAAGATGATGGTTCCGGAGTTGGTTGGACGTTAACGGATGTTGGCGGTGGCGATGGACAAGTCGCGGCTGTTACTATTGAACCGGCTCCGTCCTCGAAGTCGATAATTACTGTTAGTTATAACAGTGAGGCATTTGCTTTAACACAGCATCCGACATTATCAGCTGTTACCGCAACACATAGTTATAAGTCGTATTTCGCGGCCGGCAAGAAAATAACATTTGGTACGGCTCAGCCGGCTGATATGGCTATTTATTATTCAGCTAAGGTTGTTTATACAATAGACAAGGATGTTATTATATCAGATGCCGCTGCGGGTAAAATCGCAATATCGGCGGGCGATAATCAGCCTGATATAGACAATATTAGGGTGTTTGGGTTTGATTATGACTATCAACCTGAATGGGTTAATTTATCGGCCTCACAGAGCCTTCAGGGCGGCACAAATGGCATTATAATGAGCAACATTGATAAATATGATGTTTTGACTGATACATATGCCGCAATAGCGGATTATCCTGTTGATATCATAACAGTTATGAACACATATTTGGATGATACTAAAGTTGTGTATGATGATGAGACCGGATTACCAATTGAGGTAAATGCTGGATTTGTTCAGCAGTTGAACGCCCATCTTGAAAGTATGATGGATGGTGTTAATGAAGCGTTTGGTGTTATGGCTGTTAAACCGGCCGATAGTCCTAAGATTGATGATGTTGCGAGTTGGTTTACGAAGTTAACAGTAACAAGCACATCTGATTTAACAAGAGCCGCTAATGTTATGGCCGGTCTCGATGCCAGACTGATAAATGTTGTTGCATATGAGCCTGTTATAGCTAATAATGTGATAACGTATCCATATGCGGCCACTGGTGAGGCTCATTATGCCGGGCTGGTGTCTCAGTTAGTTCCTAAAAGTGCGACAACTAATAAGTCATTAGGAACTGAAGTTCTCGCATTGAGGTATAATCTTTCAGCGAGACAGCTTGATAAGTTAACTGAATTGAGATATGTCGGAGGTAGACTTATATCAGGTATTGGTCCTGTTGTTTGTGACGGTGTTACAGCGGCAGCCACGGGAAGTGACTGGGTGAGGCTTTCTACTTTTAGAATAGCAGCGGCCGCCATGAATGTGGTTAGGGCTGTTGGCAGACCTTTCTTAGGTGAAGGGTTTAATGATGCCAAAAAAGCAGCGCTTGATACGGCTATTTCAAAGGGTTTACTTGCCATGCAGGAAGACGGCGCATTACGGAGTTTTTCGTTTGCGATACATCAGACGCCGGCTGAGGTCGTCGCTGGTGTTGCGAGAATTCCTTTGGTGTTAGGACCGGCATTTGAATTAAGGAGAATTGCTGTGGAGGTTAAACTAACATCGTAAAGTTGTTATTTTAATGATAAAAAATATAATATGTTAATAGACGTATTAAAGGATAAATAAAGGAGGTGTAACATGGGTTCAAGTTTAGGAACATCGTCATACACAGAAACATATAGTGTTCATACAGGAACGGACATATTTTCTGTATTTAATGATAGTATTATTTCAACGATTCAGGGTATTTCATACAGTATAACGAGGCAGAAGGCGCCGATTTATACAATGGGCTCTCCTGATCCGCGGGCAATTGCGAGATCAAAAAGAGGTATCGCCGGAAGCATGATAATGACAACATTTGATCGTCATTGTCTTGGTGATTTTATGGCGGGTTCTGTTTTTGCGGCTAAACGTGGTAGCATAGAAACATCAATTGCGAATCCATATGTTGCAGCTGATCCAGCAATATCACTTGCTACGGGTGCAATTGAAGAGGCCATTCAGGGTGTTAATGTATCTGATATTGGAACTTTAACCACACTACCTGATACGACAGCGGTTAATCCCGGGTCGTTATCGGTTCAGGCAAAGCCCATGTTTGCGGATCAGTTATTGCCTTTTGACAGTACAATGGCCGCGGCCAACGAATATGGTCAGGGTTCAATGATGAGGGTTTTTGCTATTGAGATTCTGAATGAGGGTTCCGGGATATCGATTGATGATACATCAAACGAGGTTCAGATGACATATATTGCCAGGCTGGTAACTCCGTGGATTCAACAGGGAACCAATCCCGCGACTGATATTCCAGCAGTATAATTAGATGGAAAACAGGGGTGCCGACACACCATTTTTTCGTCTGGATACAGCCCCCTGGCGTGAGAGATCAACATATAGTGGTTGCGATATTATCCCGGTATGTGTCGGCCGGGATCGGGAAGGCAAAGATCAAATTTTTGTCATCGGAGATATAGCAACTTTAAGTTACAGTATACATCAGGATAAGGGCGCCGTCAGAACACTTGGGCGTAACAGAGTTCGCGGATTTACAAGAGGATGTATCGCTAGTGATGAACTTATTTATACTGATAAAGGATATAAAAAAGTAAAAGATATTTTTATTGGTGATAAAATTTTATCTTTGGATGAGAAGAACAATCAAGTTTCATACCAAAAGTGCACTAATAAATTTTATAAGGGTTCACAGGAATGTTATTCTGTTTTATTACAAGATAGTTCTAAAATGGATTTAACTAAAACACATTTAGTTTATACTAAAGAAGGATGGAAAACGGTTTCTGAATTAATTGTTAATGATGAATTAATGATCCCATTAGATTATGGAGTTAATGATGATATCAATATTCCTGATTATTATATAAAATTTATGGCATATTCAATTGGTGATGGTGTATTTGGTTTATATAAAAATGGTAAAGAAAAGCGGTTTTCTTTCACACCCGGTGTTTATGATGCGAAAATTGTTAAGGACATTGAAGATGAATGTTTAAAAAATAATTTGTCGTATCATAAAAGATTTGATAGAAATTGTTATAATATTACAATTCATAATTGTGAAAAATCAACTGGTTGGGCTCAAAGAATTTACAAACCATTCATTATTTGGACACGTTCGTTGGGAATTTATGGCAAAAAATCATATGAAAAAACTGTTCCTGATTTATTAATGAATATGTCAATATCGCAAACCCAACTATTTTTGAACAGAATTTGGGGAACAGACGGAACTATACATGTTAGAAAAAAGAAAATAAATGATTCTGTGAGAATTTCGTATTCTACAACTTCCCATAAATTAGCTATTCAAATTAAGCAGTTGTTGTCTAAAGTGGGTATATATTCATATATAGGGTTTAATCCGGTAAATGAAGAACAAAATAGGAAAAATAAATGGGGTATTATAAGAAAACATGATTCATATAATGTTATTATACCTGCGGAATATCATTATAGATTTTTAACAGAAATTGGAATTTTTGGCAAAGAAGAAAGATACGAAAATATTTTAGAATCTTTAAAGAATAATTTAGGATATAAATATCAGGATTTGCGAGATTATATTGAACATAATAAATTGAATATTAGAAAGAAATTTGGGGCTGGGATATCAACACTTAATTCAAAAACAATTACATATGAAATGTTGAAAAAATTAGGTGAACATATTTTTGATTTTTTACGGAAATATAAACCATCTTGTTATGAGAAATTTAAATGGGTTAAAATAAAAGAAATTAAAAAAATAGGAGTTTTTAAAACATATGATTTAGAGATCGATAATAATCATAATTTATTTGGTATGTTTTTATCTCATAATTCAATTACAATCGCCGGATCAATGATATTTAATGTATTTAATCAGCGTGCATTATGGGACATATCAAAATCAAAAAGTGATGTGACAAAAAAAGTTGTCATCGCGCATCAGTTACCTTCATTTGATATAATATTAAATTATGTTAATGAATTCGGTTTAGAATCAACAATGGCCATATACGGCATACAAGTCGCCGACGAGGGTCAAACACATTCTATCGAGGATGTCTATACAGAAAACACAATGTCATATGTTGCTATGGATATAGACTTGATGGAGAGGAAAGGATCAGAGGGTGGTATTCCGACCGGCGCTATTTTTACAGGTTCTCGTCGGGAACAGACAGTTGCTGGATTAAATGGAAATACTCCGTTCAATTATCAGTACCTTGTTAATCAATAATTTTTGTTTTCAACTTTTTGCTACTTGACAGGTAGTTTTTATTTTTGTAATATTTATCAAGATAAAATATGATTAAATATTAGGAGATGAAAAATGAAAGTATCGCAAAAAGATTGTATTGAACTAAAATTATGTTCTGATTGGACAAACAGGACTGCTGATGTTTGTTTTGATGGTAAGAAAATGTGTGAATTTGAGAAATGTAAATGTGAAGTTTATGCTGGTAAAATTCCTAGATATGAATTTGGTAAAAAAGATCCAAGCAATGTTTATCGTTTTGCGAGTGTAGTATATGGTGAAGGTTATTGTGATGAAAAAACGGCCAAAATGTTGTCTGATGTATTTAGTCAGCATGTGGGATGGTGTGAGTCTGTGACAAATCCGGTAATTGTGATGTATGCTGTTAATGAACGAGGTGAAAAACTTCGCTGCCAGATGAAGAATGTTAACATTATTGATTATTTTAAAGAAGATGATAAAATATTAGTTACATTTATGTGTTTAGGTGATGATGTGACACCATGGATGTGAAAATTGGTTTGTGATAAGTGTTCCGGAGAGCACATAGGTATTAAAAATTTTAAAGCTGGCTTATATTACAAATATATTATCACATATGCACAAGTGTTTTTCAAGATAAAAAGTGTAACTGAAACACACATAACATTTTATCATAAACACCCACTCGGCCATTATGTTTGTGGTGGAACTTTTGAAAGGGAAGATACTAAAATTGTTGAAGATACAAAAAACAGAGATTATTTTGAACATCTTTGGACGATGAATGTTTCTGATGAAGTTGGATTTCAAAAATTAGGTATTTGAAAAACATGCGGCCAAAATTGATAAAATGTTAGTAAATATTATATTATATATAGGGCGATTGGTGTGATTATTTAAGGAGATTTATATGCATGGCTGAAGATACATATTATGTGAGTAAATATATTGCTGAAGATGGTGTAATACATTACAATATGGATCAGGGGTTTCCTCCTGCCGATGAGGAACTTATTATTGCGGGATTACCATATTCATTAGCTAAAGATAAAGTATTAAGACTACGTCAATCTGTTCAAGAATATAATAAAAGTTTAATACCCCCGTCTAATAAACAGATAAATGAAGATATCGTTAAAGAGTTATTAAAACGAGAAAAAAATAAAAAATTAGGATATTGGGAAGATTATTATGCCGGCGCCGATGTCGGGATCTTTATAGGAAGTATGTGGGTTGATGATATAATTACACTTCAATATAATCTCACAAATAATAAATCGCCGATTTATGGGTACATGAGTGAAACTTTCGATGCGGTTACAAGAGGAACAACAATTGTTCAGGGCCAGTTTGCTATTGCGTTTAAGGAAACGGGATATTTGACAACTATTTTAGAAAATTATAAAAAAGAAAATCCCGCAAAAATCACAACTATTGAGCAATTACTGGAAGAGCGGGAAGGTACGGCCGAATTAGCATTTTCTGAGAAAGAAAAGGGTAATCCACGCAGGGCAGATAAGTGGGGTTATTTAAACACCAAATATGGGAATATCATAAATAGAGGATTTGATATAACAATAACATATGGTGATGTGAGTGAAGAATTCCGCGGCGGCACAGTTGAAACGTTAAATAATGTTCATATAACGTCGGTATCTAAAGTATGCGAGCCGACCGGCGACCCGATCGCCGAGATGTACGCTTTTTTCGCCGAAACGTGTAATGAAAATATACCTATAAAAATATTCGGTAAAAGAAATATTATTGAAGATATAGCTGATGAGGCTCAAAAAAAAGCCAAGAGGACACCGGCCCAGATCGCCGAAGATCAGTTGGCGGCTGAGGACGAGAAAAAAGCTATAAGTAAAAAAGATGGTAAGAGAAAAGAGTCATGGTTGAAGAAACTTTTAACCTGAGTCTTTTTATGTAGGAGGAAAAATGGAAGAGTTGAAACAGGAAACAGTTGATGCGTGGAAGAAACAGTATGGTCAGGTTTTCAAATGTCAAATCGCGGGTGGAACGTATGTTTACAGGTCTTTGAAACGAGGTGAGTTTGAAGCGCTGCAGCACGAAGTAATGGGCGTATCTAATCCTCAACAGGGCTTATCACCGGACGCGGCATCTAAACTCGAAGATGGTATGGTTGAGCTTTGTGTAGTGCATCCGTCTAATGCTAAAGTTGCGGATATGCCTGCCGGAGCACCAGCAGTATTGGCGACATACATTTCCAACGCATCCGGTTTTGTCGTTGACGAGGAACCTATCGCCTTATAATTATATACATAAAAGTATAACAATATTTTCAGGAGGATATATGTGAATGCCCCTAGTTCTAAACAAATTGATGCATGGAAAACCATGTATGAAATTTATAAAGTTGTTATTAATAAAAAAATTTACATATATAGAGTTTTAAGTATAGGCGAAAGCCAGGATATTCAAAAATATAATGATGATCCCGTTAAGGTTGAGAACTTTGTTTTAAATAACTGTATTTTATATCCGGTTGATTTTGCCGCCGAAAACGAAATAATAGGTGTCTGTAATTCACTAGCGGAATATGTTTTAAAATCAACAAAAATTTTTGAACCTGATGGGTTTAAGGAACTTTTATTGAGAAGTAAAAATGCTGTTAAAGATTTACAGCGTGATGATTTTTTTATTTGGTCGACACATATAATTAAAAATTTCCCGGGATATACATTTAAAAGTTTGAAAAAATTATCACCTTTTGATTTTTTTAAATTAGTTTATTTGTGCGAAGAAATGTCCGGTATAAGATTAATTGGTACGCCTAAAAAATCATCTAAAAATAATAAAACAGGAAGTGTAAAAAGTAGTAAAACAATACCGAATAAATATGTTCATGATAAAAAAGTCAAAAGATTATCAAATGACGAATTAAGTAATATTTCAATTGAGGAATCAACTATCGCATTACAGAATGAATGGCGTAAAATAAAAAATAACAGGGGATGATGTAAATGGCCGGTGGGTTACAAACAATTTATCAGGATCCCTACGAGCGGAAGGCGGCAACACAATATTCTGGCGACCCGCGACAGAAACAAGGTAATTCAATAGGCAAAACACTTTTAGGTTTTGCTAAAAACATGGGTGTTTTTATGGCAGCCATGGGAGCCGTTCAAATAGGCGGTAAAGCATTGGCCGGTATTGGTGGATCACTTATAAAAAAGGTGATCAGCAAGGGCGGCACAATTGGAAGTTTAATATCTGATGTAGCAAAAGAACACACAGCGTTAACAAGTAAGATAACATCAGCCACGGCGGCAAAATCATCGGCGTATGAAAAGTGGACAAAACATTGGGCAAGGATCAAAGCAAATCAGAAGAAATTTAAATTGGGTGATCATGGTAATATCAGAAAAATAACACAGCGGGTGTCCCGGTATGAAAGAGATAGAATTAAAGATTTCTGGAAGCCTGACAATTTAAGTAATAGATTAACCGGAAAAGTTGTTAATGATACAAATAGATTAGTGAAGTCAACAACATCACTATATTTTGCTAATAAGTTATTAGGATTTGCGGGTGCCCGAGAAAAAGCCGATGCCCCGGCATGGTATAATCTTCCTGGACATGTTAAAGATTATGTAAAATTCACAGCACAGACACTTCCGGTGCTGCTGACTATGAATAATTTAGGCGGCGCTTTTCGATTTACCAAAGAGGTTGGTGGGGCCGCAATAGTTGGCGGTGCTGAACTATCTGGTATGGGAAAATTAGCGCCATCAGTTTTAGGTAAAATAGCAAATAAGATTCCCAGTATATATGGTATTTCGGCTGGGGTTGGAAGCTTCTTTGGTGCTCTCAAATACGCTGGATTAGGGACTTTAGTGCGCAGGCCTGGTAAATCCATGGATATAGCTAAAAAAGCCTTTAAAGGGGCATATAGGCGGGTTTCTGAGTTCAAACCATCAGTGACCGGATATGCGAGTACTGTTATATCAGGACTTGATGCTGCTGGAATGCCGGGTCGTAAGAAACTGGGTATATTCAGCAGAGCAATTAAAGGGTATAAAGGGCATCCTAAAATGAATATGCTTGAGAAAGCTCTTAATCTAAGACCGGCTATTTTATCGGATAAAGCGATACATAATATAACAAAGGGATCCCGTGACGCTGTTGTGTGGGAAAAACAATTGAGACATATGAGCAAAAGGGGAATTCCTCTTTATGATAAGGGCATTTATAAGGGGGCCCACGGACTTATTGATTTACGGAATATTAATCCAAAAAGAGTTTTAGATAGATCATTAAATTTTTTAGTTGATTTTGGTAGACTTCATGTTGGAGGAACGAATATTAGCATACCCGGTTTATTTAAAATGGATACAATTGCGGCATATTCTCCGACATTTCGTTTGTTGAAACCAGGTGATTCATTTGCGGTAGGCCGTGGGATTGAAACCAAAGGATTTAAGAATTTATCTGATAAAATTTTAAGGGGCCGTGGTATTTATCAGGTTCAGCCCGATCATTATGGTTTATTTGTTGACGGCTCATTTTATAATGTTCAAAAAAATCCTTTACAGGAAGGCGGATCATTATTGCGTCGGGTTACACCTAAGGGTGTTAAATTTAAAATGTTTCAAAGTGGCGAATCAGACGCATTTGGTGAGGTTGCTATAAATAGGGCAATGGGACTTAGCGCAGAAGGTAGGAAAGCGCAGCAATATAGTTTAGAAAGTGATATTGGTGGTGTTCGCGGATTTCTTGCTAAAACACTAGATATTAAGAAGTTCACGACAACGGGTGTTTTTGGTCATATAAAGGGTGTTTTGAATAAAGTATTTCATCAAGAATCACCATTGCGTTTGAAGGCATTGGAAGATGCGGCGTTAACGAATAAACCCGGAATGAGGGACGCGTTTATTAGAACAATTCGTAGAACATTAAAAAAATCAAGTACATTAGCCAGTAAATTATTTAGAAATCCTGAGATTTTGAGAAATATTGGTGTTGATATAGACATGGCGCCGGAAGCATTAATTAAAAATGTTGATAAAGAAGCTAGTATGATTCAGTTAGCAAAAGGTGCTAATATTCAGGGTGAGAGATTATTAAAAAATTATAATATTAAACATTTGTTGAATAATGCCCGAGATGATATTCATTATAGGACTTTAAAAAGTGTTGCTAAAAAAACAACCGACGGTTATGTTATGTCCGGTCGGGAACAAATGCTGGAATTTTTAGCTGCAAGTAAATTACTTAAAAATGGAGCTGGCGCGGGATCAGTCGCGTTAAATAGTTTAACAGAAACCATGATGAATAAGGGTTTAATGAATGAGCAGCAGGCGTCATCTTTGAGGGTTTGGCTGACAAGGCATATTTTTGAGGCTAATTATGATGCTGCTGGTCAAAAAGCTACTCCGGATTTTGTGAAGGATGTTAGCGGCATGTTAAAAAATTATGACAAAGACATGAAATTAGCTGTCGAGTCTGTATACACAAAAGGGATGAAAATGTTCACAGAGCCATTTCATAGAGTTGAGTCTAGTATGGAAATTCTCAGGCCGGAACTTAAACCCGGGGGATATAGTATAATCCCAAGGGGTGATTCTGATCCAGTTCATTTTTTTGCGGAAGGAGATCCGTCAGATGTAACAAGTTTATATGGATTCTGGCCAGGTATTGGAGAAAAATCATCTTTATTCAATAATGTGTTTTCTGAGGCCGCAATTAATAGATCAGCCAGATTGTTCGAGTGGTTTGGTCTTGGTCTGGATCCGAAAGCATATAAAACAGGCGCTGATTTATTCACAAGAGGTGTGATGATGAAGCGTGTTTTACCAATTGCCGGAGCTATAAATGCCTGGGATATAGCCGACAAGTTAACTGATCAGAATCCATTATTTGACGGGACTGTATTTGACGAGGGTCTTAACACGGCGATTGCGGAACAGGGTGTCAAGGGGCGAATGCTTTTTGCACGTGTCAATGATGATTTGGGCATAACAGATTCGGCCAAATATGCTGAAGGTTTAATGCCTGGTTTCATTGATAGTCCGTTTATGAGGGCAATGCGCGGCGCGGTTGTTCCAATTGCCGCAGGCGCAAAAATCGGTGGAATTTGGGGTGGTCCGGCTGGAGCAGGATATGGTATGCTGATGGGCATCGGCCTGGGCGCGACACAGGGTTTTGGTGCATTTGATATAACTAAATCTCAGGATGAGTTAGAAGAAATATATAGCGGTAGAGAAGAGGTTCCGTATAGAAAAGGTCGTTGGTGGCTTTTAAGCAGTGGACAATGGAAGGGCAATCGCACACAAATGTTCACACCGAATTGGTTTGCCAGGACAAAATCAAAATATAAGTCAACTCCGGAAGGATTGGGAAATCCTCTTGAACAGCTTTTATATAAACCATTGCCGATTTTGGATTTTAATCCGTTAGGTTATGTTCTTGGTGGAAGCAGAAGATACGCGTTCCGTCATTATTATTCTCAGCCATTTCCAATGACTGGTGTACCTTTTTCAGAATTTCCTATTATTGGTCCAACATTGGCCGCAACGGTTGGGCGCACTATATTACCGCCGCGTGAAATGCATAAAGAAGAGGTTGACAGAGCATTATCGTCAATGGGTTATGCAGGCAGAGGTCATGGCGATATTTCGGCATTTAAGGGCGGTGCTGTTACAATAGGCGGCGGAGATAATCCGCTTATACCGGGAACCGCTGAAATGAGAGGTGTTGCGCCGATGAGTGCTTCAGGTGTGAAATCAACAATTGATAAACAATTATATAATTTAACTGAATATATGGGATTATGGGGTTTCGGAGCCGAGACAATGAGTAAAAAAATGCTTGGCTTCGCTCGTACGTTTGAGGATAATCCGGTATTGGCGTCATCAAATGACATCACATCATTCAGAAGAGCATTTTGGGATCAGAATATGGGCGACCCAACTGGTGCATGTTTTCTATCCGATACTGATATTTCGACCGATAATGGATTAAAAAAAATTATTGATGTAAATGTTGGTGATAAAGTTTTATCGTTAGACGGCGAGTTACATAATGTTGTTGATAAAATTCATAAAAAAGCATCTGATTTATATAAGATGAAATTGGCCACTATTAATACTGAATTAATAGGAACATCAAAACACCATATTCCGATATTTAAAAGAACGAGGTGTATTGATAGTTCTCACAAAAATACAAGACCATGTATTCCTGGAAATAAAGCGAAGTGTCTTTTTTGTTCCCGAAGAAATAGCAAGATCGAGGTGTGTGATACAAATATTAAGGACATCAAACCGGGCGATTATTGTGTCGTTCCAATTGTAAAGCCGAAAGGGAAAGAATATGTGATTGATTTATCAAAGTATACTGATAGGTATCACGATAATGAATTTATGTATTCAAATAATATAAAAAATAAACAGAGGTATATATCATATATTAAGGCGCGAAAATTACTTTCAAGTAATTTTTATACTCGTAAAGAATTACGAGATCATGGAATTTCTGATAAAATTGCTAAAGATGCTATACGGGAACATAGACGTGGAGTAACAATATATAAGTTTAATCGATATGTTAAAATTGATGAGAGTATTTCATATTTGTTGGGATGGTATGCGGCTGAGGGTTATGTTGAAAAGGGAGGACGAGTTTCTTTTGTGATGAACAAAAATGAAATAGCATATGCAAAACAAATATTAGAAATTGTTCGAATTAAATTTGGTAGTTTTGGTACATTAAAAGTAAAAAACAATACATTAATTTTAAGAATACAATGTATACCGTTATCTATATTAGCTACACAATTATGTGGTAAAAGAGCTGAGAATAAGAAAATAGATTACATAATAAAATCATCTTCTAAAAAAATTGTTTCGGAATTTTTTAAGGGTGTTCAACTTGGAGATGGTTATTCTAATATAAAGAAAGCTGGATTTCATTCGTGTTCGTCTAATTTTGTGAAGGATGTTTTTGATATTGGACTTATATTGGGTTTTTATGGTAATTTAGTTTTAAATTATCATGATAAAGGTGGTGGATTGTTACCTCAAGGGACAATAAGAAAGCCGGGCATTAGTAGTTATATTCATTGGAATAAGCAGTCATCTATTGGCATATATAATTTATTATATGATAAAAGTATGGATATTTCTGATTTTAAAAATGGAAATTCTTTTATTTATGATAATAAATTATTTATAAAAGTTAAAAAAGTTGAACAATTAAATGATAAAAATGTTGATGTGTACGATTTACAGATACAAGATTTAAATTATTATGTTGCAGAAGGTATTGCGGTTCATAATACAGAGCTTTGGCGCCGACTTGTGCCGCGGCCAAGGGGTATGAGTGGTGAGATTGAAACTGTTAATCCTATATGTTTAACTGAAGATAGTATGATTGTAACTAAAAATATGAAAGTTGTAGAAATTCAAGATATACAAAAAGGTGCTAATGTTTTTGGATTTGATTATACAAAAGTTATTAAAAAAAGTAGTAGACTAGTTAATGAGAAAGTATATAAAATTCGATTATATAACAATTTTGAAAATGTGTGGTTAACACATAACCATCCCTTATATGTTATAAAAACTAAATTTTGTCATAGTCATCCAGAGCGAAATATAGTGTGTGTTAAAAATCGATTATATAAATCTTGTGGAACATGCGGATATAATACTTTTAATGAAAAAAGATATAAAACAAGGCAACAATACAGAGATTATAAACCAGAGTGGAAAAATATTGAAGATATCAGTAAATATGATTTTGTTGGATATCCTATATTAAAAACAGATGAGTGTTATCAAACTTTAGATTGTGATGATTTTATGTCAGAATATTATAATCGGAATGATGGTGATAAAATTTGGAAATATAATGGACAAGGTTGTGGTAAAAGATATAATAGATTTATAGAATTAGATTATAATTTTGGATTTATTTGTGGTTTATATTTGAGTGAGGGATCTTCATCTTCAAAAGGTCATGTTGTTAAATTTGCTTTACATAAAGATGAACGAAATACTCTTGCATTGGATATTTTAAAATGGTTTAAAAATAAAAATATTAAAGGAAATATATATAAAGCAAGTTTAAATGGTATTGAAATTGATATTTATTCTACATTTTATAATAAATTATTTTCAAAATTATTTGGGTCAGGGGCAAAGAATAAATATATTGATGATTTTATATTATATCATTTCCCAAAAGAATTTATTTTGGGTTTATTTCATGGTCATTTTGAAGGCGATGGGTCAATTAAATCCAATGTGTGTGCTATAAAGTCAAGTAGTCCATCTTTATCCTTAATTTTATCATTAAGAAATTTGTTGTTACAGTTTAAATGTGTTTCTTGTGTTCATTTATATAAACCAACAGGATCATATCATTTAACTCTTTTATCAGAATATGAGGAAAAATTAGTAAAATTATTAAATGAAAACTATGGGTATAAAATAAAAATAAAAAATAAGAAATTACGAAATAATAAAAAATCAAGTTGGCATAGACATTTTTTCGAAGATGATATCTTATTTACCATGGTTACTGATGTTCAAACTAAACATTATAATGGTAATGTTTATGATATTCAAGTTGAGAAAGGCGAATCATTCACAACGCCGTTTATGTTACTTCATAATTGTAACCGTATGCCGTCTTGGATGACTCAAAAGTATAAAACTGGTAATCCTTTTTCGAAAATTCCAATGGGTGAGTTATTACTTCCTGGTTTGGGGCATGAAACGGCATTTGATATTAATTTCACATGGCCAGCGATGGGAGAGATGATGGGTATGAGTGTGCCTGATGTGACCCGTATGTTTTTGGGACTATATCCCAAGAGAGGATTGGAAAGAGCAACCAGTGAATTAGATCGTAAAAACAGAGAGATAATGGCCGGTGCTAATGTGTATGATGCATATAATAATATCAGTGGTGCGCATGACGGTATTATAAGAGGAACTCGTGGAAAATCTGTTCAAAAAATTAAAAACTTAAGTGATAGTGAATTAAATAGTTTTATAGGTCCGACTGAACAGGATATATCTGAGATTAATTTTTATATGAAGCAAACCGGAACTTATGAAGGCAATATTCAATACCAGTGGCGTGGAAAACCTGTGGCCATGCATCCCGCTACATATAGTGAAAAACGATATGACAGAGACATCGCGGCGGTTCGTCAAGCTAGACACATGGCTGGTGAATTGTATTCCAGGGGGCTTGGTTTTGGAACTGAAGGGTATAGCCATATCGATAGACTAAATATTCTTGCGAACACGGGCCCATACAGTCCTGAATACAAACAGGAGTTAGATATTGTAAAGGCGCAAATGATGGGTGGGTATGATCATGAAGATCGTTTAAATAAAATTTTGAAAAAAAGAAAAGCGATCATGATGAAGGAAGAGCTTTTTCCATATCGCTTTAGGGGAAAAGTTTTAACCCCTGATTCGGAATATAATAATATGTCATTAAATGAGGATATAAAAGCCGCAAGTGAATATTCATTACCTGAGAGATTCATGGGAAGCGTCTGGGAGACGGTGTCGCATGCAGATTTGCCGTTTTCCAGGAAGTTTTTTCCATATAGAACACCATTGGAAGCATACAAAAGAGATATGTTATATGGAAGAAGTGTTAAGATGTGGTCAGAGCCGTATGACCATTGGATTGATGCGTATTCTCGGGGATTTATGTCAAAAACAACAGCATTTCAAGGTTCGATTCCCGGTGCGTGGGCTGGGACACTCGTGGGCGGACCTGGACTTGGTACTGCAGCCGGTGCGGCAGTTGGGGCTGCATATGGATTAGTTCATGGTGTGGTTAATGATGTGACAGGTTCGACATACATACCGGCGAGTGTTAGAAAGGGTCGTGAAATTAATAGATATTTTGATCAATTAACATATACCAAAAATAATATGCTATATCAGATGACAGGAGATGAGCAATATTTAGACGAGGCCCGCGGTACGATGATGGGTTTATTACCCAGTGATAAAAGTGGAAAGGGATGGACGTATATGTATCGTGCCACACCCCCGCAGGAAAAACAGCATATTGTGTCGTTTTTACAAACAACTGATCCGGAAGAAAGAGATAATATATTAAAATATGTTCCGGCCGAAACGGGTCATTTACTTGAAACTAAATGGAACGCGATTGACGGCAGAGCAATTGATATGGTGGTAAGTAAACAGCAGGTTTCGCCGATGCCGCATCCTAATTCAGCGGTATATGCGCCGGAAGTTCCGATTGATGATGTTAAACTTGTTACAGTTGAAAATGAAGGTCTTCAGTCTCATGATTTTGGTCTCGGTCATTACCGCCAGGCCAGGAGAGTGGCAAATAGTCCGGGTATTATGCCAATTAATATGGAAAACCCGACGGGTGGCATAGCATACACACCAACTCAAAATTATATGGAAATAAAGCGGACAATTGAAATCGCGCTTGACAGGGCTGGTGTTCACGGTTCGATTTCACTAACGCCGAGTTTAGGCGGCAGCAATCGTGTTATGGTTTATAATACATAATGAAAAATTTTAGCAGAAAAGATAGAGAAGATGTGAATTTAGGCGCCAGGTTATTTTCTATAACGGCCTTTGCGGGAATATATGGTGTGTCTATGAATACGTTGATGAAGAAATATCATAATACAAAGAAGATTTTTGGTTATAATTTGCATTATCCGTCTTCGGAAGCGCTTCGTCAGTTTCAAAAAACCATTGCGAATTTATTCCCGTGGATGGACAATGAAATAACAAAACAGGCGACATCGGGTGCCACTTTTGAGCTGGATAAATGGGTTCCGGAGTTAACTACTGGGCAATCACAGTTAATTGATTCGGTAAAGAAATTGACGAGAGATGCTGATAATGTTATGACCGATTATGTTGGTAATATTAAAAATACTATTGGAAAGATTACTGATATAAATAAAAGATTTGAAATGAACTATATGACTGAAGGTATTAAAGGATTCGGCGCATCATCAATTCAAGATCCGCTTGCTGGTTATAAAGAGATACAGCAGAATATTATGAAATCAACCAGTGGCGATGTTATTAAAAAATGGGGTGAAAATATAAGCGATAATATCGATGATGTTAATTCAATTGAATATATAAAAAGAAGAATGGTTAATAAACACCCCAGTCTTGAGGTTAATTCATTTGATAATGATAGTTTAACTAGTCTCCCGGCTTCGATTCTAAAGGAATATAAAAACTCGATAAGGGAGTTTCTTTATCACACCCAAGCCAGAAATAATAAATTTCGTGTCGAAATGAGGGGTGTTAAGCAGATTGGTGATATACCGTCAGCTATTGCGAAAATCAGTGATTTATCATATAAAATGCTGGAGTTTCCTAAATATGTAAATGATCCGAATGATATTGTTCAATCTGTTAGGTTGGCATCAACAACCAATATTAAAGAGTTGTTATCTGATATCCCAGCAACAGGTGAGATAAGCCGGGATGTTGTTGAAAAGTTTCGTAATAAATTAGGCGGAGAACAATTAAAAAGAATAGACAGAGTATTTAAAGACGCTAATCTTTTAGATGTTTTTGGTGGAAAATACACCAAAACAGGAAAGATGTTAAAAGGTGCGGGGTATATTCGCCCGGGATATGATAATTTAATGAAATATTACCAGTTAATAAGAAAAACAGCGAGCGACATAGGCGCAAATCTTGATGATATCACAGTTAACATAGAAGATTTCGGCAGAGGCGGTTCTAAATTTGTTTTTGATGTTGCTCTTAATAAAGCAAATGGTCAATCCAGGCATATAAAATTACCTTTGAATATGCCGAATAAATGGGCCACGCGATTTGATCCGATTTCTCCTATAAAAATCACATCACAGGCTAAAATAGGTGATATTAATTACCCAAACGAACAGTATCAAAAGTTGTCTGCAAATATACATAAATATTTTTTGAATTTAATGGCGACTGAAAATAAGAGTTTGTTAATACAAGGCGCTGAAAAAGATGTTCAGGGCATGGTCGACAAGGGTATGAGAAATATAACAAAAGGCGCCGAGCCGGTATCTGGTGTTGATATTGTTGATTGGACACGATCATTAAATGTTGCGCCGTATAAAGAAACTTTAAAATCTATGGGATTTATGAGTGGTCTTGAAAAAACAGCTTTACCGGAATTACAGAAAATTCATGCTAAATTTTTAGAAAGGGATTCTGTGTTGACATACATTGATATGAGTCGTGATAAAATTGTTGTTGACGGTGTGAAAGTAGATAGTATAAAAGATATAGGAATTTTAAATGTTATTAAGACAAAAAACGGCGCTGAGATCAAAGAGGCAATAAGATTTGAACTAACAGATGTACAAAAGGGTAAACGTGAGTTTGTGGCTAAAATAAGTGGGTTAACGGCAAATAGAGAAAGATTAGCTACGTTGAAGGGTTCCGCAAAGTACAAAGTTGTTCCTGTGACAAGTGATGAATTGATAAAAATGTTGCCGCAATATTTAAAGGGACAGGTTATTGGTAAAAATATTCAAGGTGATATTGATGCGTTCAATACATTATTAAATAAATCTAAAAGTCGCGGAGTTGGCGATGTGATAAGGTTTTTGCAAGGTTCACTTGATCAGCAAAAGTCTATGAAATTAAATCCTGGTGCGCATAGATCATTATCAGGTGAACATTTGAGAACGCTGGTTAATAATAGAATAAAATACTTGGAAGATCTGCCACAGGGTCCCCGCGGTGTTAGAAATTTTGTTGATAAATTGGTTGGTAGGTTATATAAAGGAATGAGTTGGCAAAAATTATATGACTCAAACGTGGCGCATGAATCTGTACTAGATAATTTATATGCTTTTTTGGATAATTATTTATGGTCCGAAAAAGATTGGAATATTCGTAAAAATCGCCCGAATTATATGGATGCCATGGAGAAAATGTCTCCTAAATTTAAACCATTTGTCTCAGGACTTGTATCACCGAATAAATCAATTAGAGGAATACAAACATTATTACCATATGATGAAGTGTATCCGGAATTTCATGGTATGCCGTTGCATAGGGCACTGTATCAGTTTTTTGGTAGCACAACTTCCATAGATGTTGGCCGTGGTAGAAATATTGATTGGAAAGGTTTAAAAGTTGATAAGACAGGTAGATCATTTATGCCTGGTTTATTTGAAGATGAAATGCTTGACGGTGGACTTAGAAATTATATGCATAGGGCGAATGTTTTAATTACGCATAGTAAAGAAACACATGAGCAGCAGGTTTGGATGGATAAAAAATTTTTGAATCGTTTCGGGGTTGTTCGTCATGGGGGACATGCTATTGTTGATACGAAAATTGAAAAGCTTGCTCCTGGGCAGTTTATTAAACCCAATGATTCTTTTGGTGTACTAAATGGCATTGCACAGCATTATAAAGGAAATACTGAAGCCGTAATTACAAGTGTTAAATCATATCAAGGTAAAACACGTATAGAATTCGATTATTTACATAAAGCAAAAGCCGGTATGAAAGTTTTGGTGAAGGGATTAACTAAAGGAATAATTAGAGAAACAGCTGACATGACAGACGGTGTTGATATGATGGTTGGACATGATACTCTTAAAACAGTTGATCCTGCCGGCATGTTAACTATTATGCTTGGGCGAATTTCAGCATGGGCTGGAAAGGATGCCAATAAAAAGGCTGCGGTAGTAAGAGCCGTTAAGAGCACCGGAATAAGTGATAAATTGAATGTTGTAACTCATCGCCAAACTGGTGAATTAGTGATAAAAGCAAATGCGTTTAAAGAAAGTATTTTTGCCGGAAATTATGATAAAGCATTAAATAGTATTGTTAAAGTTATGAAAAGTTTGAAGATGACACAGGATGTTCCTAGTTTTTCAAATATAACAGCGTCAGCGGCCGGTGTGACTGCTGTTATGAATAGAACATGGGATGCTGCTGAAAAAGGGGCGGTTGTTTCTGAATTGATACGACGAATATCAATACCCGGTAGCATGTATTCGCAATTTTATCAGAAAGCGTGGGAAATGTCACCTGATGAGTTTTCAGGCTGGGCCGAAGAAGCCCGTAAAATGGTTGGCGAAATCAAGTCATATGACTCAGCAGTTGTCGATAAGATTTTTTCAAAGAAATATGTTTCCTTTCTTGAAATTGTTAGACCTTTAGTTAATAAACAACAGCCGGGCGATTTCACACCTGGTGTGCTAGTGTCAAATATGCAGTTTGGGTTTAGTCAATTGGAATCGCTTATGGGCCGCGGCGGAGGAACAGTGCCTTTAAATATTTCTTTTTTAAATGTTTTAAAGCATCAGCCTGGCAGTTCTAAATTATTTGAAGGATTGTTGAATATGGCACAGGAGCAAAATAGTTATAAAATGGGACAGCTTCGTAGGCAGTTTGCGATATCACAGGGAGTTGTGGAACCGGGCGGTGTTGATATAATACAAAAATTTAATAGTATTTTAAAAGGAGTTGAGGGTAACGAGTTTAAAAAAATGGCCAAAAAGTTTTTGCATAGTGATCCGTCTGAATGGGGCTCAATGGCTAAAATAGCCGATCAAACATTTCATGAGATTGAGGGAACGCTTTATGATGTAAATAGTCCGGAATATTCGAAATTACCAACATATTTGAAAGCAAAGGGTAAGTTGATATCAGAACAAATTATTAGGGGCAGAACAGTCCCGAGAGATATCGCCGATTTATTTCAGAAAATTGGTTTGGGATATGTGAAAACGCCGAAAGCGACATTTGCTAAAGTTCCAGGAACAAGATTTGGCATGTCGAACAGTGTTGTTCAGTTATACGAGCAGCCATGGATTGATGCCACTGACGGAAAACACAGTATAACATCACAATTAATGATAACTCAGGCAAATTTATTGAAAAAGGTACTTAGCGGATCTCCTGGTGCGGGTGGTTTTTTACAAAAAATGCTTGATATTATGAGCGAATATAAAATAACACCTGGAATGAAATTTTCCGCACCAGGCGCGACTGGAACACTTCAGTTTGCTGATCCATATATAACAGGGGCGGAAGGTATATTGGGAAATTATACTAAGAAATCTGTTTTGGACTTTGAAGTGCAGGTTTCAAAAGACTGGGTTAACAATAATGCTAAGATGATTAAGCAGCAGATAACCAGTATGGGATCGTCTGAGATGGATTCTGTTATGAAATATTTAAAAAATTATGGCGGGTGGATTTCTGGAAATAAAAATCATGTTGGTGCGGCTCACCCATATTGGAAGCAGGTTGCTAATAAAGTAGTTGGTAAATTAGGTGAAAAGGATATGACCGTTGATGGTTTATTTAAAGCAACTCAGGAAACCAATTTGAATAGTATTAAAGGCGGACAAATAAGGAAGTTATGGTCTGATGCCTTTTCAAAGGAATTGATACCGGCGCCTGGTGTTGCAATAAGATTTCCAACAACGGGCGGTGAGTCAATGCCGCCTGTCATGGCGTGGGCAAGAAGTACTATAAAGGGTGATATGATGCGTATATCATCCGTTATCGGAAAATTATTAGGGGGTGATTCCGATGGTGATGAGGCTTTTTTGGCGATTACTCCAAAGGGTATGAAAGAGTTTTCACAGGCTGCTTTTACTAGAAGGGGTGTTTATAGTAAAGCATCTACGATGGCATTGGAGCCAGTTACACGTGGCGATGTCACAAAATATGCGACATATGATCCTAAATTACATGCAAGTGTGTTAAAGCCATTGAAAATTGCAAAGGAAATTATAAAGAAAAATATCAGAAATGAATTTGCGTTTATGAAATCAAGTCCTGGTGAATGGGAAAAGGTTATGGAAAAAATGGCAACATTTCCAAAATCGTGGCCGCCTAAAATAACACCGTTGGTTAATAGAGCGATTGCTTTGATGGGTGACCAGAAGTGGAGACCAACCGAAGCACATGATTTTTTGGGGAAAATAACTCCGATGATAGAATGGGGTTTGAAAGTTAAAGGTAAAACTATGACACTTTCAGATGAGGTTTCAAATGCGTTGTATAATCTTAGTGAGCCGAAGAATGTGAGGTTTATGGACGATACGGCGAAATTGGATGTTAAAGTTGGGGAATTTTGGAATGCTGAATTGCCGGGTAAGTCGTCGGCCGCATTTGTGCGGAAACATTTAGGTCCAAATGCTAAAGTAAGGACTCGGGAATGGATGGTTGCGGCGGAAATGGATCAACCTGATTATTGGAGTCGTGGTAATAGGGTAACACAAAGTTTTATATCGGGCAATTCAACTATTGGTAAGGCCATTATACATAATATTACAAATCCCGGAGCAACAGCTGCCAGTGAACACGTTAAACCTTTTTTATTGGATGGTTTGAATTTTCAAACACAGGGTTCGGATATAACAATGTTGCAATGTATGAAAAAGGATTTTGTTAATAAACTTGGGCAAACCGCATGGAAAAATGCCGGTAATTTAAGTAGAATCGGCGGCATGGTTGCTTTAGGATATGCTGCGTTGAATTTGTTCAGGCCTAATCAGATGGGGTCATTGGGACACATGCCCGGCAACGGCGGTGAGAAGTGGGATTATGCTTTTACAAAACCGGAATTGGATTGGGCTCAATTAATGCAGACTCCTTTAGGAAATCCAAGTGATTTGCCTAAGGCTTATATAGAATTATTTAATAATAAAAGTTTTGAAAATATACAGAAAAAGAAATATTTAAGTTTACCGAGGATGCCTGTTTTTAAAAATGAAATCAGGCAGAAAGCGTATACACGAAATAATTTCTCGACTACGTCATATAATATCGACAGTGTGAGTGTCCGGGAGAAATTGCAAAAATACGGAAAATGATAAATGTGTGTTAAATATAATAGTATATATAGAGGAATATGGCATATAATGTTGAGGTGAGAATACAGTCTGACAAAGACGCGAATAATTTAGCTAACATGATTGCTCAGTTAGTTGAATCGGCGACTGGGGATAGATGCACTGTATCTGTTATGGATCGCCGTAAAACTAATAAAAATAATCAGAAAGAAATGGATCATCGCCAGAGGAAATTACTACAGAAATGAGTGAAGAATATTTAAAATACGATCCTGCGATAAATAAGAAAAATATCAGTAAATGTTTTCCTTTAAAAACAGGTAAAATAGTACCTAGTATAGATCCGGATCGTCCCTGTCCTACAGGTGTTATTGATGGTGATACATACTGGGTGTCATTTGATGGTGCTGATCCAGTAGTAGTTCGGCCCATCGGTGTTGATGCATATGAAAAAGACACACCAGAAGGTGAAAAAGCAACACAATGGGCAAAAGATAATTTAGCTGGAAAAGAAATAGAGTTTTTACAGCAAGATCCAAGTCAGGATCAAACAATAATTTCTGAAGATATGTATGATCGTCAATTAGGTGTTGTTTATGTTGATGGTAAAAACATGAATGCTGAACTTATCAAATCAGGAAATGGGTTTGACAGTGTCAGGTCAACAGATCAAATTAGTAATAAAGAATATCTCACACAATTAGCTGATAAAAACAGGCGGGCTGATTTCGCTGAAAAGAAAGAAAGTTATAAAGCCCAAATTGCCAGAACAGGTAAAATAATAGAGGCAATGAAAGGCGCTGAAGAGGAATTGCAAGTTCCCGGTGCCTGTAAAATAGGAACTGTTATTCTCCCGGTTCCACCTGATCAGATAACAATAACGGAACAGAATGTTAACATGCCGATTAATACGGTTAGGACGGCCGGCACGCCGAAAATTAAGACGGGCCAGCAGAATAATCGTATAGAATTGACTATATTTTTTCCATCGCTGCAGGATATTAACGGCAAAGTGGAGAAGGATTATGATAATAGTTTTCGCAAATTACTGGCTGAGTTTTTAAGATCGCCGTTTCTCCCGATTGAAAATCAGCACATTAGAAGTTTATTAATACCTGATGTAACGTGGAGTAAACCTAAAAAATTGGAGGAATCACCCGGAAGATACAGATCACCGTCTTATGAGAGGGAAGTTGATAAGAATCAGGGCGCAGGATATTTTAAAAAAACTGATGAAAATTTTCAGAAAGTTGTAATGGACACGTATGCCGGGGTTATTGATTACTTTGATGCTGATATAAAAGAAAAGCAAAAAGAAATAACGGAGAAGGAAGAAGAACTAAAGATAAAAAAAGCAAATCTTGATGTGTTTGCCGCAGATCCTGAGAAATTTAAAGAATATAATACCGAGATTCAAAAATTAGAAAATGATATAAAATTATTAAAAAAGGCCAAAAGCAAAAAAGAAAAGGAAAGAACAAATATAAGTAAAGCGGGTGTGGCTGCTGATATGATAGATGAATATAAAGAGCTTGGAATATATGAAGATGTTCAGCTTGCATGTGCTTTACAATCAATAGTTGTGTCGACAGTTCCGGGGTTTCCTGAGTCACTTCAATGTAATTTGGTGCTGGATGTTTTTAATTATTCGCCGTATTCATCGGGATTTGAGTTTTGCGTGTCAAATGAAGATGCGTTGAAACAGATTGAATATTATTCACAGATAACTAATTTACAGTATCCGGAAACGGCGAACGATATGCAGTATGCCAGCAATCAGAACATAAATCGTACAAAAAATATATCAAATTGCAAACCATTTGAAAATTATGTTAAACCTTTATTAACCGGACTTCCAGTAATTGACGATGATGTTGATATCAAAATGAATTATGTTCCTTCTTTATCTAAACAGAATGAAAATACCACGATTAAAAGTGGTTTTAATTTTCTTGCGCCGGATAATTGGCTGCGTCAGGTCGGGACAAATGATTTTAAACGGTTTAAATGCAGATATGATATAACGGAGTTCGGCGATGAGGAGCGCGAATCATTACAAAATGATATTTTGAAATTAAATGCTGATATACAATTTAAAATTGTTGAATTAGTTAATAGTCTGGAATGGCCCGGCACGACAACTAAAGTTACAAATGTTATTGTGCGGGCATGGACTGAATTTTGGCGAACTATTGGTTTATTTTACTATGGAAGTGGTTCAACATATTACGGGTGGGGTGTTAAAAAATTCGCGGAGGCGTATAAGGGCGAGAAAACTATTTCAATTCCTATAGATATACCAGGGACTGATTTAAAAAAAGATCATGGCCCGTATACACTTTTGGAATTTGTTAATGAATTTGAAAAGATACCATCCGGAAAAAAAATTATGGTTTTAATGGATAAACAGATTGCACGACAGAAAAAGCTTAAATATGGTTTTACCAATAGATATAAATTTGAATTCACCGAGGATGAAGATACTATTATAGCCGGTATGTCGGCGTCATTGGAAACAAGGATGGCCGAAATTCCGGTGCTGAACTACACAATGCCGACAAAACAGTACATGGGCCGTGGTGACTGGGTTGTTCAGGTTAATTTGCAGACATGTAATGAAACTTTGATGAGAGTGCTGAAATCTTTATCTAAAAAAGCATGCGTTTCCCGGTCATTGAGAGAAAGAATTGGTATTTCAAAACTTATCGCGAGGACAAATAGTTTAGAAGTTCCGCCTGATTTGAATTATAACGGGCTTTTTAAAGTATTGGGCATAACTCGTGTATTATTTAAGGATTTTGTATGTGAGACAATTAAAGGCAAACCAGGGTGGTGGAATCTGACGTTACGACTGGTTCAGTCTGATATTGACATGACGGAATATGAAAGACTTGTGCCGTCGAATTTCTTTGATGATAATTTAATCGAAGATGTTAAGAAAAAACTTATAACTGAATATAGATTACCGGAAGATAATGAGAAAGACAGTTACATATACGGTAGAGCTATGCAGAATATGCGAGCTATGATTTTGAGATTATTCTTTTTTGTTGGATATGGTTCCGAAATTGATGTGCCATATGGTCACATGACAATGGACTGGGCGACTGAACAAATAAATAATTATGATTTAAATTTCAGTGATGCTTTTGAATTAAAAAAGTATTTTCCATTATATGAAAAAGTTGTATCAGCATTAATTTTAGGCGGCGATGTTAGGTTACCGTTTAATTATGAAAAGGGTTTTTTCCGTGGAGAATTTTTAAAAAGATATAAAGGTGGATTAAAAATAATTGAAATTTTTGATGCTATTAAATATTTATTCTTATATAACAATTGGAAAAAAGAAAGAAAAGAACGATTCGCATTAAAATTAAAATTTTATACGGGTTTGCCGCTTGCTATAGGTGGAATGGTATTTGGTGCTGGAGTTGGATCAATTGTTCCAGGGTGGGGAACATTTATTGGTGGTTTAGCAGGAGCCGGCATTGGTTTCGCAGCTGGAACAGTATGGAGTCCAACAATTGGGGTGCCGAAAGGGCATGATCCTGAAAAATATGCCGTCGGTATTATTAATTTGTTATTAAGGCAGCAGGCCATAAAATGTATTTTATATGCTAAGGATGAATTAATAGCAAAATTCGGTTTTAAAAAAGAACAGTTTATCCCTAAGTTGCCTTTATATATGAAAGGCAATTATGGTAATTATCAGGATTTGGAATTACCTGAACACAAAAGCGGTTTTCTATCAACTCCGGCCGATTTTTTTTATATTAGAGAAGAATTTCAAAATGATACAAGTTATCAAATATTGAGAGATACCATTAAAACTAAAATAGCGCTTTTGCATAAACGTGATGAGTTATTGCAATTTGCCCCCGGATTATCTATGCTTGAAAAACACAATGATAAATTATCAAAATCTCTTTTGTGCGGAGACTGGCGTAAAAAATGGGGCAAAGGCGGCAAATCCAGAAAAGAAGTTATGGATAAAATTGTTGAAATAAATAAAGATTATGATGAAAATGAGATGAAGAAATATGTTAATTTTTTAAATTCTTCAGACGATGAAGTTAAGGGAAGGTATGGTGAGTGCAACACATCGCAGTATTTATTGAAAAACGTAGCATCGATAAATTATTGTTTGAAAATCGGGGCATATTATAAACTAATTCAAGAATTTGAAGGTGAAATAACAACTGACTTGGGAACCGATGAAGGCGCTGAGTCACTTGACTCAAAGAAAAGGCAAATAGACCGCATGATAGATGAAATCAGCACAATTAATCAGCTGGATAATAGTTTTTTACAGTCATGGAATGTGTTATCTGAGTTTGGGGTAACAGAGGAGGAAGATCTTTTAAATAAATGTATTAGTTATACGAACGGATTTAGAGCAAAAGATAAAACGCTTCATATGAGTCGTGCATATCCAACTGTAAAATTGTATTTTATCGAAGAAGACAACAAAGAATGGGGTATGATTGATGATTATTACACATATAACGCGATAGAAAGTATTGAAGTTATATCAAATAAAAACACACCTGGGGATGTTGCTACAATAAGTGTCAGTAACATAACTGGAAATTTAAGTGATAAAAATTCAAATCAGGGTGAGAATATAAGGAAAGAACAGACGCTGCAGGAGCAGACCGTTTTACGTTTTCTATTACGTGAGGGCACAACGATAATGATAAAGGCCGGATACGACAATAATCCAATGAATTTAGATACACTTTTTATTGGAAAGGTCGTGTCGGTTCAGCAAGGTGACAGAGTTTCAATAGTTGCTCAGAGTTTCGGGGCCGAATTACACGAGAAGTGTTTTGATGGTGGCAATTATCATGTTGGTTTTTGCAGTGCCGGGCAGACACATGGTGATGTTGTTATTTATGCTATGAAATCAATAACAGGCTTAAGCCATATGGGCAGTCCGAATATGCTGGCCAGATTCGGGCTTGAAATTGAACCAACATCATATTACACGAGTCCGAAAGATCGTTTTTTTGATCTTTTCAGAAGTAAAATAAATCCGATTGTTGATATATATTATAAATTCGGAACTTATGATCCTAGATTGGAAAATATCTATTTACCATTTACGGATCATATTTTCGGGGGGTGGTTAACATTTTTATTTGGTTGGACATCGAAAGATATAGGAAATCGATATAAAGATAATACATTTGACTGGAGAATAAGTAATCAGTCGTTGTGGGAAATTTTGAATGAGATAACATTGTATCACGAAGATTACATTGCGGCTGTGTTGCCATATAATAGTAATGTTCCCGGTTTAACAAGACAGACAATTTATTTAGGTCCTAGAAACGGTTATTATAAATATACGGATGCGTATGATACGCGGGAAAAAATGGAAAAAATAGTTAAGAAAGGAAAGGATCGTGCTGAACTTTTGAAACGATTGACTGATTTTTTTAAAGAACCTAGTAGTAAATATAGTGAAAAAAACAGAGAGGGATTCCGGCCGTCATCCAGTGTTATCAGTGTGGTAAAAGCCGGAATTAAAAGTTTCATTACCCGGGGTGTTGCGGATGTTGTTAGTTCTATTGTTAGAACTCAAACATATGATGAGATATTTAAATTATTGGATAAATATATTGAAAAAAATCCCGAACATAGTTTAAGTATTGTTATGAAAGCCAATGATAGAAAGAAAGTGATGGAATTTATCACAGATATTCAGGAGTATGTTTTTAAGAGCGACGTTGCCGGCGATTTATTTACTAAAAAATTTTCAGTTGATAAGATTAAAATCAGACAGGATAAAAATGTTGGATACACGAAATCAGAAATATTAAAATTCAAATTTCAATTGGATGCAATAGAAAATAAAAATTTAATTCGTCAAACAAAAGAGGATAAAACTAGTAAAGCAACTGGCATCGCACTGAGTATTAAAAATCCTGATGATTTGAAAGACTCAGAAGGTAATATTGAAAGGGGCTATATGCCTATTCGTAATTATTATTATGTTGATAGTTTGAGACACATAGTTGATAATAGTATCAGAGCTAGTTCTGAAGAAATTTCAAATCATGTTAAAATAAGATATCCAGAGGAACCAAAAGATAACCCGAATACCGGTGCATGGCGAACACATGAATTTTTCGCTGATGATAATATTAAAACCAGTAACCTGAAGAGTTATATTTCATATCAGAATAATATAGACCCATCATCATTCGGGGTGTTTGAATGGTTTAATGATTTTATAAGAAATGTTCAAACTGTTTGGGGTGGGCGAATTCCAACTGTTTACAGAATAGGATATAATGTTCTGGCGAATATGATGCGGCCGATGTATAGAGGGTCATTAACATTATTAGGGATGCCCCAGTTGAAAGTCTGGGACATTATTTTTATCAGAGATCTTTATAATGGGATGTATGGTCCGATTGAAATTGAACAGGTTGTTCAAAGAATTGATCAAAAAGGTTTTTTAACGACTATTACACCGAATGCAATTGTTTATCCGCAGGATCCTGTGATAAAATATGAAATTGCTGCTATGAATGGATTTGGTGTTCCTTTTTTTGGAAGCGCAATGGGATTGGGAAAAGGAATTATGAAAGCAGCAGTCGGGGCAATGGGGTTGGGAACGGCCGCGGCTGGAACTGGGATTGCGGTTACTGGGGTGGTCGGAACTGGTGTTGCGGCTGAAGTTGTGTCTGGTGGATTAGCGGCATCGGGGGCACTGGCTGCCGGTGTTGGACCAACAGCAGCTGGGGTGGCGGTCACTGCAACATCAGGCGTATATTCGGCAATAGCGGCATCCGGGGCGTATACCACAGCAATGACAGCGTTACCGTGGGTTACAGGCATATCAGCGGCTGTTGTGATTCCGGCTTTTTTATTGGGAAACAGCATTATGAGCTGGACAATTGGAAAATTTCTGGGCAGAGATTGTATAGATGTCATCGGTTTAACATATAAGGGCCAGCCGTATGTCGCCGGCCTGGAAGGTATGTATAAGGATAGTTTTAAAGTTCATATTATGGACAAAATTTATTCAATATTTGATTTTGTGGACACAATTAGCGCCGCGACAGGAGATGAAAATGATAAAGCAGATCACACTTTCTAATTTTATAATTAAATCAAAAGAAAAACCCGGGAGCTTGCCTGATCACACGCTGTTGATTTATTTTATGCCGAAGACCGCCGGTGATTTTGAGTTCTCTAAAGTTCCTATTGATATCAAAATTCAATATATGAACGGCATTATGGATTATTCTATAAATGATAAAGATTTTGACTGTACTTTATTTTATGAAGATAATGTTTCATCAAATATGAGAGATGTCAGTAAACATTTCGCGTATTTTACACCGAAGATGAAAAAAGATGGTGGAAATGATTCTGATACAGTAGAACCGGCGAAGCCTGCTCAGTTGATTGATAATTCAAATGTTAAAACTAACTATAAATCTATCAGGTCGTTCCCGGGTGCCAAAAGCAGGGTGTTGATTTCTGATGATGCTATTGCGTTACGCTCGGCCGGTGATGGAGAAGAAGGCAGTTTGGTAACTATTAGCCCGTCTCAGATATCAGTTTTCGGAAAGATAGTTGAATATGACTTCCCCACTCGCAGCAACGTGGTGTTAAAAGAAAGCGGGATGATGTCTATGCTGCCGAAAGCGTTCGTGCCACCATTCTGTATGCCTGATCATTTACCCGATGTTACTATGGTGGTAAGGGCGTCGGAAGCTTTAAATATTGTTAAAAAATTAAAGGATTTATTTTGAAAAAAGATGATTTTAAAGGGGTAAATATTATATTATAATAGAGGGATGATATAGGAAATAAATTATGTATGAATCAGATATAAAATTAACGTTGGCTGGTGCGACAATGATTGAGAGCGGTGACTTTATATTATCTGAAGATGATTCAGATTTTGTTAAAAATATGTTGATGGTGTATGAAGGTTCTTTTGTGTTTCACCCATACTTAGGTATCGGGTTGAATAAATATACCGGAATGTTAAATGACTCGCAAACTCGGCAAAAAATGAGGAATGAGATTCAGACGAAATTAAGGGATTATGATATTGTTGCGAAAGTTCTTGTTTTACCGGTTGATGATTCTTCAATAATTTGTAATATTGAAATAGTCTCGTTGATAGGAACATCAGGAGTTAAGTTTACATTTAATTTTCAGAACGGTGGTTTGAATTATGTGTCTGAAACACAAAATAACGAAGAGGTTGTAAACGCAAGAGAGCCCTTGAATGTTTACATGCGAAGGCGTTAGTATGACGTCAGTAAGGAGATAAGTTATGGGATTGAATTTTGATAATTTAATGGTGTCGGCCAGAGATAGATTATTAACCGACACTGAAATAAAAAATTTTTCACCAGGGAGTATCGCAAGGTCTTTACTTGAGATCGGAAGCTCAGAGCTGGTTTCATTATCGGAGTATCTGGATTCGCGTTTTGTTCAGTCCATGATAACAACGGCAACCGGCGAATTCCTGGACCAGATAGGTAAATTGTTTTTGCTGGATAGGTCATCATCAAATTATCCACTGGGTGAGGTTAAATTTACTATTGATCCAGCGTCGGGTAAAACTGTTAGTGATTTAAAAACCATGATTTATGACGATACCGGCGTTGTTCTTGAGGATATTGTGATACCGGCGTTAACTAAAATCGAGGATACTGACGGAACATATGAATATAAAACAACAGATGACATTGTTTTAACAGATGATGGTGTTACAGTCAGCGCATTATCAGTATATTTAGGGGCGGCGGCAAATGCGCCGAGCGGCGTGTTAACTGTCTGGAATAATTCAGATTTAAATTATGTTGTTATCAGAGATTTGATTTTAGTGTCAAATCCGACGCCAATAACCACAGGCGCCGATACTGAATCTGATAATAATTTCAGATATAGAATAATTAATGCAATGAAGGGCGCCGAGAAGGCCAACCTGACGGCTATACGATTGGCATGTTTATCAGTCCCGGGCGTTAGCGATGTTTTGATACGTAATTATGAGTATGGCATAGGGACATTCGGCGTGTTTGTCATATCAGAAAGCCCTGTTATATCAAATGGCGTCCTAAGTGCCGTTCAGACGGCTATAAATGAGACTCAGGCCGCGGGTGAGCGCGGTGTTGCTTCGGCCCCGACGTATAAGGCGTGCAGCATGAGCATTAATTTGGAGTTTAAGGCGGCAACACCAACAGGTACAAAAGATGATGTGACGAGAACTGTTGTAACAAATGTTGTTAATTATATAAATAATCTTTCAATGGGAACCGAGTTGGTTTTTAATGAAATTATTCAAAGGATAATGGAAACATCTGAAGATATTCATGATGTTGATATTCAAAAGTTCGGGACGGGTGAATATAACCTTGATACCGGATTAATTGATTATTTTGAGTATTCTTTGAACACAAATCAGGATGTTGGCGCAATAACTAAGTGGATTTCTAACACGAAATTGGTTAGCGCTTGTTATGACTGAAAATGAGAAATAGGAATATTAAGGAGGATTGGTTATGAGTGATAAATTAGTGGGGGCATCAACAGGGGTCGCTGGTAAATTGGTAGTATCTGGTGATATACCCGACGTTGATTTTGGTGTTACGAATTATTCGTTTTTTTCAATTGGCGGATATAGTGATGTTAGTATGGATTTTATAACAGGTGATATACATATTATAAGTGGAACAAGTATGACTGGAGGTGTTGGCGCTCCGGTTGAAAATTCTGTTATATCTGTTGTTTTAGAGGCCGGCGCAACATTGTACTATGTTGTTACGGGTAAAGTGTTAACATAGGTGGTTAAAAATGAATAAAATATTAAAATTTTTTGTAGTATTTTGTATATTGCTTTCCGGCAAATATGTTTTTGCTAATCCGTTTGGCGGATTTGGCGGATATAGCGGAATGGGTGATATGAGGAGGGCCGTGTATGATGCGGATTATGATGGTATTATTGATTCCGTAGTTGGTATATCTTCCACCGCAATTTATGATTTACAGGTATCAACAGGTGAGAATAAAGATAGAATTGCCGCGCTTGAGTATTCAACAGCTGTTTTGAGTGGACAGGTTGATTCGTTACAGGGACAGATAACTACGAACGATGACGCTATTGAAATACTTGGTGAATCATCCGGGACAATCAAGTCTGAATTGGATGCCGAAATTCTGGCAACAGATTCTAATTTTAATAATCTTGGTGTATCAACACAGACATTGTATGATCAAAAAGCATCAACACATAATCCTGTGTTTTCCGGTAATGTCATTGTAGACACAATTACAGTGAACGGGTATGTAAAGGTTTCAACGATAACAACTCTAGATGGAGATTTGCACTTTTTAACATCAGATGGTAAGGGCGGGTTGTGTATGAATGCTATAGGACAAATTATTGCCGGAACAACGGCTTGTAAAGCCAAGGGCGCTTTTCATGTGATATCGGGTTTATCTGGAGTTTCGGCTGTCGCCGGTGTCGCGGATGATATTGTTGTAGAGAGTGATTCTACAGGTGGGATATCGTTAATTACACCTAATGCAAATGCTTCAAATGTATATTTTGGAAGTCCTGCCGATATTAGCGGTGGGATGATTAGATGGGAATATGGTAAATTTCTTATGCAGATAGGAGCATCGAATCCAAATGGAGAATTGTCGTTGAGAGCGGGTAATTCTGTTGAGGCTGTGAGAATAACTAAAGAACTTAATGTTAGTATCGGTAAACCAACATCAACTGAAAAGCTTCAAGTATCAACAGCAACAACATCCGGATACGGGTTGGGGTTTGCCGGAGCATTTACAAATTTGCCGACAAGTGGACATGAAGAAGGAACTATGGCGTATCAGGTTTCTGATCACACATTATATATATCAACGGAGGCAGTCGTAAACTCAGGAAGTTGGAAATCATATGAAACAGTAAGTACATATACTGTTACAGAAGTTATATTCCCATTTGAAACACAAAGTCAAACTTCTGGGTCGGGAACTTCCGCCGGTGACAAATTCACAAACCCTGTTTATATGCATTTGGATATTGACACAAATACAATTATATCCGCGGATATGTATTTTTATGCGGCGGCGCATTCCACGGCAACAGATATAACAGTCAAAATAAAGGCGAAGGTAAGAACCCCGGATAACAATTTGAATTATCCGAACCCAAATGTTTATAGTGAAACAACAGAAACGGACTGGGTATGGTTTCCAACCATAGTGCCGATACCCAAAGAACTTTGTTATACGGGAAAGTGGGAAACAATGCTCAATGAAACCACGTCGCCGACAAATGGAACGGCTTATTATGATTTAGATTATGTTTATCTGAAAATAGTTTATCATAAGCCGAATTAAGGAGGAAATATGAAAAGTGTTATAGCATTATTGATTTGTGTGAGTATATTAAATGCAGGATATATTTACAATTTTAAAAAGCATGTTAATCCAGAATTGGTTAGTACGGGCGCACTCGAAATTATAATTTCTTCACCATTTACATGGGCAATAGACGGCGATGAGGTGGTAATTGAAACGGATAATGAATTAAGCGTTGAAGAGTACAAAGTTATAATTAATGAGGTGCGTAAGTATGGTTATTATGCAATACAGGAAAAGGCATTTATTTCAACTGGTACCACTGTTGATATTATTAATTATTTTCCGGTAACAACTGAGAATAGAATTTTAGTATTAAATGAAATTAATTATGATGTGGATATCAGCAGCAACTGATTGGTACAAATATGAATTGATATGAGAAACGCCGCGAAAACCGAAGAGTTATTGAATAATTTACCATCTAATTTAAGCTTTACTCAGAAGCGTGACGATCCATTGTATGTTATTACAGATGTGCATGGTAGAAATTTCCAGGATTTCAGAAAAGAAACAAAAGAAAAAACCGATAATTTGTTTATTGACACCGTGGATCCGGCATATCCATGTAAAGTTTATTATGTTGAAAAAAAATTGTTATCAACTGATGTTATCACAGGCGATACTAAAATTGTTGATAATTTAAATGATTTTTTAAGTAATGATGTTACTGGACTTGATAAAATTTCTGAACATCCCCTGGCATCAGGTGTTTTCCCGTCCGGTATTATTGGTTTGTCATATGGTTTTGATTGGGATGATCCGGCATTGTATGTTACAAGCGGCAATAATTTCATCGATGTTGTTTCAAATATTTCACCGTCGGGTGTTTTCCCATCCGGCATATTGCCGTCCGGTGTATTTCCTGCTGATGAGAATGTTGTAACGCATTTTGATTATACGATAGTAAAACAGGATTATGATAACACAGGCGCGGATGAATACTTATCAATTCAAACAGAAGTTCTACCGGTTTTGAAAGACGGCGACCAAGTTTACTTTACATATGTTGAAAATGGTGTGGAAACAGGTGAATATATTTTTAATGGTGATTCGACAGTGGATCCTCTTTACGATTGTTTGTTTTTTGATGGTAATTATTATTATGTTAAAGAAGCTGATTATGACGGCGGACAATGGCATTTATTCTTTTATTCGGAATTTCCGAATTTATCATTTTTAACTGAGTTTCTTTTGATGGGTGACCGGAAAGTCGCCTATTTGCAGAATGACCCTGTTCAGGATTTGGTCATTATTGATGTTGGGAATCTAAGAAATCCGAATGATCCCGATTCCGCCGGCATAGTTGTTTCATCGGACGATTATACTGTCGGTGATGAATTAAATAACAATAAAATAATTTTCGATAAAAGTAGATCGGATTACATTCCGGCATCAGGAACAATTGATTCCGATATCGTGTACCCTGTTGATTATCAACCCGATATGGCTTTTGGTTCTAGTTATATTGTTGAGTATTTCCACAGGGTTGAGAATAAACCTAAATATTTGACACAAAAGCAGTATATGAGAGATCTTGGTATTAAAGGTATTCCTTTGGCGAGTATTGATATATAAGAGATGAAAATAATAATATATATAGGGGTGAAATGAATATCAATTTAAGTGAAACGACCGGCAGTGGACTTGCGTTTAGCCCATATGAGGTGCGATCGGGCAACACATATGAATTACATATGAATTGTATAAAGCATACGGATACAGCATGGAATCTATCAGAAACATTTGAACAAACATATCCGGGATTTGTTACAAAAGAGGCGATACACTGTGATGATTTTGATATATTGACGTATGAATATGTTAAAATCGAAGATTTAGATAATGGTTATACAAAAGTGACAATTCAGGCGCCGTGGACTAATTCAAAGGAGACAACATTAAGAGTTTATTATACAATTGCTCAAACTCAGAGTGTTGTGGCGCAGCCGGCAATGGGATTGATTACTATAACAGAATCGGCAAGTATTAAAGAAGATTGGACAGTTGAATTGAAGCATGAAATTGCCGCTCTTCATTCAGTTGGAAGTTATATCTATGATGAACCAAGTAAATATTCGAAGGTTATTCAGATTACCGGGGAGTTAGAGGATCCGCCGGATAATGTTGATGTCAATTATAGTTATTGGGGTGAGCATTATTTGGATTTTATTGAAGAAGATGGGAAAATCATACCTATGAGCATCATTGAACCGGTATATGATGAAGATGCTGAATATATTTTTGATAGTTTTACAATAACAACACCCGGAAACACCGGTATTTTTTATGTCGATGATGATATTTGGGAACTAAACTCAGTTGGTACGTTATCAAATAGGATTAATATATTAAAAAATGGTGAAGCCGAAGCAATAGTCCCGCTCGAGAGCGGCCTGCCTTTCTTAAGGTATGAGACTTCACCTAAAGGTCAACATCTGAGAGAAATAATAAAAATTGAAGATCAGAGATGTTCAGTCAGTACTGAATTTTATGGCGGATTGTCAGTCGGTAAAACTATTTTTATTATGACCGGTAACGGTTTATATGCTTTTGATAAATGGGATGAGTTTGTTACACCGGCATATCACTGGGCCGCCATTACGGGAACTGATCTTAGTTATTTGCCAGATGGATCAATTGCCGTTGCCAATAATGATAAAATAGAAAGATACAGAATCAAACATAATTTTGGTTATATAGATTGGGTGAATAATCGAATCTATACACGGGAATCAAGTCCGTCGATAAAGGTGAATGGAGTTAGTATATTATGAATAGAATGGGTGTTTTTAAGGAAGAGATTGAAAAAATAATGAAAGATAATCCCAAGATGCGAAAAAAATGTCGTAATAAAATTTATTCCGATGTTTGTACGAAAAGAATATATCAGAAACTCATAAAGGAATCAAAGAAACATGGCTAGTGTTAAATTAATGAATATTTGGGGGCCGCTCGACGAGATCGCCGCGTTGTTTAGTATTGAGCGTATGGATGATGAAACAAATATCAATCTAAGAAGACGAATAGTGAACCGGAAAACAACGAATTCAACATTTCAGGGTTTGTTAAACAGTGGTGCCGGGTTGTTTGATTTAGAAACAAAGCCTGTTTCATCGAAAAAGGTTTTTTTCTCAACCCATGCCCCGATTTCAATGGCTGAGTGTAATTTAAAGTACGGTGCGGATGTTTCATATCAGGAGCCGGTTATTAAAGACGGCACGGATGTTTATACAATTATAACATCTGTCCCGGCTGATCCGACCCTTGAAATCGATGTTAAAGATGTTACAAATGTCATTGACGGGAAGTACTGGACACTATACAAAAATGTAACTGGTGGTTATTTTCCGACATGGGAGGCATCATATGTCCCCGATAGTGTTGTTTTTATTTATCAGACAATTATTGATAATGAAATCACTTTAGTTGAGGAATCATCGAAAAAATTAATATGGGAAAATGGTATAATAACGGAGGAATAATATGGATAGAATAACGCAATTTATAAATAAGGATTTTGATAAATTTAAAATAGATCCTGAGACAGGCACTGGTATTTCATCTGAAGGCGCGGCTTCGTGGATTATAACGCTGTGGAATAGCATACAATCATACATATCAACACTCAGTGTGACAGTTGGCGGACTGAAGGTTAATGATTTATCTATAAATAACAGCATAGCGATTGGTAGATCGGCGCCGTGGTATGTTCATTCTGACAATTATAAATGGAAAATATATCTTGATGATGATGGTGATTGGCATACAGATAAAGTTGAGGAATAAGAAGTAATTAAGAATGAATAAAATCTATATTTATAATCCTGAGCTGGAAACGCGGACCCATGAAGACATAGATATAAAAATTTACGGGTTTGATACTGATGTATTGATTTTGGGTGGCTGGCTTTTATCAAATCAGTTTCCTACATATAAATTATTAAGTTTATATAAAAATATTAGAAAGATTAATCCTATGAAATGGGGTGATAATATAAAATTCTGGGATGTTGGTTCTTTGGGATATGGTATTTTTAACCATGTTTATGAGGATTGGACGCAAATTGTGGAGTAGATGTTATGAAAAAGAAACCTAAAGAATTTTGGCGATTTGAGAGGTGTAAAATTGTCGATAAAAAACAAATATATGACGGAGATTCCATTTCCATTAATAGTTTAGATTTGGGGTTTCATGTTGGTTTTAATAAAATTAAACTTCGTCTTTTTGGAATAGATACGCCTGAGATTAGAACAAAAGACAAAAAAGAAAAGGAGATGGGCTTGAAAGTCAGAAACTGGCTGCGTAGAAAATTAAAAGATAAAATATTCACTCTTGAGGTTTATGGTAAAGGTAAGTATGGACGGTGGCTGGCCGATATTTTTATGGGTGGCAAAAGCATAGTGAAAGAAATGATTAAATTGAAATTAGGGAAGGAATACTTCGGGGGTAAAAAATGAAGAAATTAACAATTAAACGGGTCGCTGAAAACAGTGAAGCAACATATGGTAATTTTATAGACGGTGATACCCCGTTCGCGCTTACATTGGAGCTCCCTTGGCGGCAAAATAAACAAAACAAATCTTGTATACCGTCCGAAACCTATCACTGTAAACGCCGGACATGGGGTAAATATAAAAGATATTTTGAAATTATGAATGTCCCAGGAAGAAAAGGAATTATTATACATACTGGAATTGTAGATACACACACACTTGGGTGTGTTCTTGTTGGTGAAATGTTTGAGAGATTTTATTATAAAAAACATTGGTGGAACGGCATATTGAAATCCAGAAAGGGTTTTAATGAGTTTATGAGTAAGGTTAAAGATGTTGATGAATTTGATTTGGAAATTATAGATTGTATAGGGAGAGATCGGGTATTTCCGCGATTAAGGCTTGGGCCGTTGAAAGCTGATTGGCGGGGATATCCTTACACATAGGAGGGAAATATGATTCGAGGTTTGATAAGGTATTTCGGTAATTTTCTTTTTGAAGAAATTAAAGAAAATATAAATAAGTTGGATTTATATAAGCCGCTTTTAACTGAAATCATAGAAAAGGAATTGCCGCCCAGTGAAATCGCCGATAGGGTGATAGATTTTTTTAAAGTGGAATTGATGAAACTTTTAAACGGGGTTTTTAAAAAGAAGAATGCATGATATATTAGTTTTTTTATTCGGGTTTTTGGTCGGGGCATGGTTTATGTATGAAAACATGAACACAACGTGGTTTATGTATTTTCGTAACTATTTCAGGTGGTAACAGATGAAAAGAAAAGGAAAATGTATAAATTGCGGAAAAATGTTTCCGTTTAAAAAGCTTGATTATTTTCCGCCAAATGAAAAACCTAAAGCAAAAGGGCAGAAATATATTTGTTTGGGTTGTTATGTCCGTGGAGGCAAATTATGACTTGGTGGGGGCTTATTTTATATCAGCTGATTTGGGTTTGGCCATTTCAAATTATTGCGGGTTTGTGTTTATTATTTATTTCCTATATAACATGTAATAATTTTTCTTTTTGGTGGGGTTTATCGATACTTTTAATTGGTGTGATAGGTTTGACAGCAAGAATTTATTTTGGGAAATTTGATTGGAGGTAGGGTGGAAAAAAAGATAGTTCATCTCAGTAAGGATTGCCGTGAATGTCATAACAGAGTGTATTGTATTAATCAGGCATACAAAAACGGAGAAATTGAAGAACTTAAATATGATGATACAAATTTGAAAAATAAAAATTGTTCTGTGATAAATTGGGGGTATTATTATGAAAAATAATGTATGTATTTTATGTTTGGTTTTGTTATGTTCTGCGCCGGTGAGGGCATCTTTTATTGATAAGTTATTTGGAATTTCTGCCAAATATGAAAAAAAGATAACTGAACTTCAGGATTCGGTTAACAAGCAGATGAGCGATAATGAGATCGAGGTTGTTGGTCTAAAAAGTAAAATAGATAAACTTGAAGTTAAGATGTCGGCCCAGGCAAATACTGTTGCAAAAGTAAGTGCTGGTTTGGATAAAAGCATTGCACAAAATGCCGGGAGAGATATTATAACGAAAACAGTTAATGATACTAATTTAATGAAATCTATTTTTGCCGGAATTGTAAGTATTTGTCTTGCTTTAATTGGATTCATGAAAGCTCGTATTACAGCACTTGCAAAGCGTAATAAATATCTTGTAGATAGTAGAATTAAATATCAAAACTTATGGCTCATGAAATTAGATCCCGAATTTGCTAAAATAAAAAAAGAAATGGAACAAAATATTAAAATTAAGGATGGTAAATGTTAGATTTAACAGGCAAAAAAATTCTATTATTTTCTGACACTCATTTGGCATCCAAGGGGGGCGAAGATAATTTCGGATCCGCACAAGAGAATAAGCTAATAGAAATAACACATAACGTGAGTCCGGATTTTATTATAATTGTCGGTGATTTTTTAGAGCTCTGGCAAGCAAACTATGATAAAATTTGGGAAAAATACAGAAGATTATTTGCTGTGTTAAAGTTTTATAATGTTATATGTATTTTGGGTAATCATGATCATGAGCTTATGTCAAATTCTGATTTTCCCTTTAAAACTTGTACTGAATTTAACTTCTCGCATAATGGTAAAAAATATCATTGCGAGCACGGCCATCGATATGATCTTTTAAAAAAGAAATGGTGGAAGGTTATAATTCCTTTTGTTAAGTTTTACGGTTATATAGAAAGACTTATTTTTCGTAAAGCCGGTTCTGAGTTGAGAATATTGAAGATGAAGAAAAGAGATGATCATGCTAGATATGAATCTGGTGCAAAAGATTTATTATTGAAAAATGATTATGATACTGTTATTTTTGGCCATACCCATCATAAACAACATATTAAATATAATAATAAAGATTACATTAACCTGGGTTGTTGGGTTGGCGGAGATAGTGGATATTTAGTTATTGAGAAGTCTGTTGAAAAGTCTGTTGAAGAGTCTAAGGAATAATATGTTAAATTTTATGGAATATTTTACATTGCGCGAGTGTGCATGTTTTGGTTGCGGTTCAATTATATTTTTTATAATTGGACGAAAGTTTGAGGCATTCTGGAAACAGATATCAGAATTTATAAAAAAGTAGGAGGGTTGATATGAACGGGAAAACTGAAGAATACGTCGTGGATCTTGTTGAAAAGGTTGCAAAATTTATGGGAGAAACTAATGCGCAAATTAGTAATCTAATAAATGATGTCCAGGAAAATGTTAATGTGACAAAGTCAGTTGAGAAAGAAGTTGGTAAATTGAGTTCGGCATATGAAGAACAGAAAAAACAAGTAGTTGGTATTAATGAACGTCTTTATGTTTTAGATAACCCGAAAAACGGTTTGATAAATACAACAATAGATGAGACAACAAAAAACACGGCAACTGTGAAGATATTGCGCATATTTATGGTGACAATACTTGTGGCGTTTTTTAGCGCCGGCGGGACAGTGTTAGCTAAAGTGGTTTTTAAATTGTTTTAATTATGTATTTGATAAGAAAAATATCCGGATTTATACATACCGAGTTATCAGAATATGTTTCTAGTTTTATAAAATACAGGCCGATGATTATAAGAATTATAGAAAAAAATAAAAATGATCCCGAAAAAGCGGCTGATGTTTTTATATCATTTTTCCAAATGGAAGTGTTATGTATGCTTGACAAGGTGTTTAGGAAACGTGTAAAATTAACAAAATGATAAAGTGTGTTTTTAGAGATACGTTGTTCGGCGATTACTGGGCTGGTTTGGGCACAATCGCCGATCCCTTAATATTCAATAGAACTCTATATGGTTTAAAATCTTTAATAATAAATCTACCGAATGACGGACAGGTTATTATCGAATATGAAGATGGCGAAATTTTTACCGCCGATGTAGAATCCGGTGTTGAAAAAACAGTTCAGTTTAAGACAGAATTTGCCGCGTTTGGAACATTAAAACTGATAGGCTGTTCATCGGGTCCTGAAGCAAATAAATCTATTAAATTTTATAAGGATATTGATGTAAGTGATTATATAAACGGCGTTGGCGGTCTTGAAGATAATTTAAAACAGATTGATATCACACCTTCTGGAATCGGTCAGTATCCTGTTGTTAAGCCGGGCTATTTTTATATAGATAATGAGGAATATTATTTATTTGCTGATATGGAGAAAGTCGCTTTACCGGTTCCAAGCGGCGTGGCTTATGAATATGAGCAGGGTGAACCTTATTTCATAGTTCCTGAATCGTTTACCGCCGAGAATATGTGTAAAACACCTGTAAATAAAGATTATGAGGTTGAGTGGGCGCAGAGCGGCGAAAACTGGATACCGACACCAAGCGGATATGCGTACGATGAAGATTTATATCTGGTATTTGAAAAAGAACTTGAGAGAACATTAACCAGAAGAATCCCTTTTGAGGATAAATATCTTGTTTTAAAGAAAGTGCCGGTAGATACAGCAACATTGGAAGTTAAGCCCATGTGGGTGTCGTATACGAGAGCTAATACAATATTCAGGTCATATGCTTTAGCCGAGGACTCCTCGGGCATTCGAATGCCCGGTGTTGATATAACGTGGTATGAAGTAAAAGAGGATGATAGTGTTGAATACAAAGGCATGGCGACGACAGATGCCGACGGTGTTGCTTATTTGGATTTTTTTCTAGAGGGAACTTTATCAGGATCACATATATTTGTAAAGGCTGAAGATGTTATTTCCTCGTCTATATGGATACAGACACCAGGTGCGTTTATGGAAATATATACCGGCGTATTTCAGCTCGATACGGATAACATATGGGATTCTCAACAGGCTAAAACAGCAATGGGGTTCAATTGTTTCGCGTCTCAACCATCGGGTCTGTATGGCGAAATATGGGCTTCTAATACAGATGCAGAAACAGAGATAGATGATTTTGCGATCTGGAATGCTCCGGAAAAACATGGTGATTGGGAGGCCGCGCATCCGGAATTAGAAAGGCCGCCTGTTACAAGTGAAGATGCTGTGAATGAGACATCAGGATTTTGGAATGCTATGGATTATTATAATGGACATGGTTTTTTACCGGTCCCAAGCGGTATTGTTCCGCCGAGCGGGGTTCCAACACCCAGTGGAATTGTTAATACGATGAAAGATATGAGAGTTTCAGTTGATGGATACTGGGGCCAGTATCTGGTGTCGGGATATGAAATAAGAACAACATATTTTGCCGCGGCCGGTATTAAAAATGCGGGTGATGATTATTATATAAATAGAACTGATTTATTTGATGGTTATTCTGTGTTCGGCGATTTGGGTTCGTGGAATGATATTGTGAGTGAGGGTGCGGTTTTGCCGTTCGGCGGTGGAACATATGATAGCACCATGTATGTTTTATATACGCCGGAAGAATATTATTCATTAGAATTTGATCCTGCGATTGATTTTTATTTTCGTGGAGTTGCTATTTATAGTATAGATAGTGATAATATATTGGAATATAATGAGCAGGATAGAACAGTTGAAGATGTTTCGTCGTATGCGTATTTGGAATGAGGTATAATTTGATAAAATGATGATGAAAAATATATTATATATAGGAGGGTTACTATGTCAGTAGACGGAAGTGGAAATATTACATTAGAAAGTAGATCGGATTTATATGCCGTTAGGGAAATACCAACATTTTCTAAACTGAATCAGATTTCAAAACTTCTGATTGATATTAGGGAGTTTGTTTTGAGGCATGATCATACTGGAACTTTAGGGGTTACAAGTGCTTTAAAAAGTGATGGGTCTGGATTTTTAGTCGGAGTTCATCAGTTAGGATCACTTAGAATTGCAAGTTCTGGAATTGGTATTGGGAAGGAACCCGGCGCTGGTGTTGAACTTGATGTTTTAGGCGATATCGCAGCATCCGGTGGTATAACGGCTTCGACGATAAATACCGGTCAGGGTGCTAACGAGCTGTACGATATGGATCAAAATGTACTTACTACATCGGCGGTTACATTTGCTAGCGTAAATACCGGACAAGGCAATAATGAACTTTATGATATGGACCAAAACGTACTCACTACATCTGCCGTAACATTTGCCAGTGTTGATACCGGTCAGGGTCCCCAGGAATTATATGGTATGGCTAAGGATTTGTTATCTGGTGGTGGAATAACTATAACGGGCGGTGGAAATAATACTCTTTATGGCCCGGATGGTGATATTACGGTTGCGCATGCCAATACGTCAAGCCAGGCAAGTGTTAATAATAGCAATGGAACGGTTATTCAGGACATAACATTGGACACATACGGACATATGACGGGATTAACTTCGTATAATCTTGATAGTAGATATTATACTGAGTCTGAAATAAACACTTGGCGAAGTACTAATCTCGATCAGTCACTTAAAACAACATCCGATGTTATATTTAACAGTGTATCAGCAACAGATATTTATGCGGGTGATTTACATTTAAAAAACGAAAGAGGGAATTGGACTATGATAGAAGAAGATGATTATTTAACTATAAGAAACAATAAAACCGGAAAAATGTTCAAATTAAGTATGGAGGAAATAACATGATTAAAAATTTGAAACAAAAGGTCTTTAATTATTTATTAAGAGATGTTGATTTACAAGTTGGAAGTTTAGAAATAGTTAAACCGGATACTTTGTATAGCGTGAAGAATGATTTTTCAGTGGCGAAAGATGATTCGCTTACCATGTATGAAAGTGGCGGGAAATTGGTATTTAAGGTGGGTGCGAACACCTACGATTTGGAGGATAATATGTTTAATTTGCAAATTCAGGATGAAATAAGTGGTAGTACACCTGTCAGCACCTATACTGGTGTTGAACAAGTTTTTAATATGATTAATATTACGAATGAAAAGGGAATATTATTTGCAATGATATTAGCTGTTACACATGGTGGCGCAGGAACTGGAACTGTTAGAGTAAATATTGATAATGGTGTGGTTGTTAGGGAGGCATCTTTCGGTACAAGTGTTACATATGAAATGGAATCTATAGGTTACAATTTGGTTACAGGAGCTGGTTACACTAAACTTTTATGGTTTCCTTATGCGGAGTCAATAAAAATTGACCTTATAATTCCAGGTAGTTGTAGCGCGGGTTTTTCGGCAACAACAGGTTTATATAGAGCAAAACAATTATAAGAGAGTGAACAAACTAAGTGGATAACATAGATTTTAATTATCAAAGAATCATCTCGGATGATTGTGTGCCGATTAGTTCGGAGAAAGTCAGTTATTTTCCCTTGTTAGTTGATTATAGTTCAACTTATAAGTATAATCAATATAACATAGTTTCAGCTGAGGAAAAATTAATTAAAAAATCTGGATTTGATGAATTATATGTTGAAGATGTTCCGAATGATAATGTTATATTTACAGACAAGGAGACGACTCTTGGTGTTCCTTTGTTTTATCAGTATCAGCCTAAATTTGATGCGGTGAATATTCAGAATATTAAATTATATGACAGCGATAACAAGAGAGTTCCAGTAAATGTTGAATATGGCAGCATTGATATTGGTTCTCGTGCTGATTATCCTTTAAATAACAATGAAGCTTTACACGCCGATTCATTGGACGACAAAACAGAATTAGGAATAAACATGTCGGGAACGTCTTATAGTTTTCTTAACAATGTCGGTCAGGATTTACCATATACAAATCATGATATGTGTTTATCAAATGGCAGAGTTGATTATAGTTCTACGTTGCTGGCCGACGAAGGGCAATTTGAGATATATTTCATGGCAAAAGAGAGAACTAGCGATGTTGATGAACCGGTATTATCATTTAAAGGCGGCGATGTTGAGGTTAATTTTGTATATACACATTCAATAACAGAATACAAGTTGGATTTTCTTGTTGACGGCGTTTCCAAGGGCACTTTGGCCGTCACACAGGGTGTTTGGTATAAATTATATGTAACATGGGCAAAGGACGGCGTGTCATCGGAAATAAAAGTTACATTATTAAGTGAATCCGGAACAGCGTCTCAGAATATAAATACTCTTGCTGAAAGTTTTATAGATAGTTTAACAGGCCAGGATTTTTATATAAGAGCGAATAACAGTTATCTCTATAATATGGCCATATTCGATCATGTCGTCGAGGATACATGGATAAATCCCATATATTTATATAGATATAGTAAATCTATTATATGGCATACGGCGTCTTTGACTTCGCCATACAGAATCCGGCTGCTTTTACCGGATGATCAGGAATATACTTTGATTTATGATGCTGTTGACGAGGACGGCGGGATAATATTAAATAAAAAGGAAATTGTAAATTGCGAATTATTATATAAAAAGTATTCGGCGATTGAAGTGAACGACTGGTATTACGCCGATGGAACTGTAACATTAACTGAGACGTTATATGATAACTGTTTTCCGGGATGGGCCGATACTGATACGCTTTGGATGGCGCCGATTGTCGAGAAGCAGATTAAAGTTTATTTAGATAATCAGAATAAGATAAATGTTATAAACGGCATATTCAAAGGTGATGATTTTGATGATACGGGAGATTATTTTTATCTTCCCGAGTACGATGAAATACCTCTTATGGTTGATAACCAGGTCAGTGAGCCAATATTCTGTTGGAAGATAATAAGAGAAAAGGCGAAAATTATAGGAGATTATAAATTTAAGATAAATAAGTTTTTATGTAATGAAGGCATGTATCCGGATTATGTTATTCCCGGTACATATGAAGAACATAAATACGCCAGATTTACACCGGCCCCGAGCGGCGTTGTTGATTTGATAGTTGATACGAATATTAACTACATAAGCATAAGAGGTTTGAATATTTATATAAATAATGAATTAATTGATAACAGTGAAATTATAAATTATCATTATTCGGGAATTATTGAATTATCCCGAAGATTAAAATCTGATGATAATGTGAGGGTGACGTATTTAAGAAAAGCCGATTCATATATCGCGCAATATCCTAATGTGTCTAAAGACGTAATTGCCGGTAATGAATTTCAGTTGTATTTGCGGCCGTCATATTCGAATTATTCAGTATTACATCCTTTGGATCCGATAGAAAGGATGGTTTATAAAGTGATGACAAACGGAATTCCTGGAGATACATATTACAGTTGTTTAACGGGGGAAGAAATAAATGTCAGTTTGGGAACAGATCATGATTATATAAAGTTGGCCGATATCACTATGATAAGCACGGCTGTATATACTGATATTCGGCGGACAGGGGGTGGCATCAAAGAAGATGATGATTTAGGCAGCATAGACATCAGAAATAAAAAATTTCCACTGTCTCGAGGCTATATGGATATCGGCTATGTAAACGGCGAACAGATTCCGAACTCAATTATTTTCTATAAAATACCGCGGGCATTAAAAGCTGAGCTAGATACGAAATTTGATACGCCTGAGAAATGCATGATGTATATTAAAAAAGAAATTGAGAAACATATTGCCGCAGGGGTCTATTTTTTGATTGTGGATGAAAATGATATATTATATGATGAGCCGTTTTCGGAAGTTGTAAAGGATATTATAGGAAAGTAAAATGAAACTATTAGACAAATTACCTTCAATATTTTCTGATGCTCAGCGGCGTGAGCTTGAGAAACTGCTTAACAGTGAGATACAGGATAAGAAAATTGTGTGGCAGGATGTTCTGACTAAAACATTTTCAGAGAGATTAGTAGATTTGCGGCAGCCGTATGTTATATCGCGCATTATCGGTTACAGCAAAATACTTCCGGTGAAAATTGTACATAAATTGGAAGATATTATTGTTACATTATTAGCGCTGATAAGTGAAAACAATTTAATTGCCAGTTTAATCGGCAAGCATGAGATGTTCAGGAAGGATGTTGTTAAAGCATATACAGATTCTTCAACACAGTTCTTACGAATGGTTGATAACACGATTAAAAGTTATAAAATAAATATGATAGAGGTCAAAGACGGCGTGATTTCTCTTGCCCCTAACATGAGAAAGCAGTATTTTCCGATAAGTATTGATTCGGACATTTTTCCTGAAAATGTTATTGCCGTATCAGGTAATCAGCCTTCGCCGGAAAACACATTCCCGGGCACCGAGTCGGGATATTGGATAACGAGTATTTTATCCAATTCAAAATGCGATGCCGGGGCCGTGTTGGAATTCGATTTTGGCGGCGTAATTTCGTTTAATAATCTCATCATACAATCGGCCGGAAAATATGTTGTGAATATCAATAAACTGGAAATACCGAAAACCGATGATTCAGATGATTGGGAAACTGTCAGCGCTGATGATTATAGAGTTGATATAAGTGAGAAAAAGATCGTGCTTCATGTCAAGACTGACCCGCTCAGGGCCAAGAAAATAAAACTAACACTGATTCAGCCGAAATATGATTTTATATGGGAAAAAACAATAGATAATACCGAGACTTATTTAGAGGGAATAGTTAATAATGATGATGTCTCGCTGCTTGAGGAAAAAAATAAAATTGTGAATGATGTTTTACTGGATGATCGGCCGGCTTCATTTGTGAAAACAACAAAATACTCAAATGTGTATGAATATATAATAGGTTGTTATAATATTTCTTTTTTACTGGAAACATACAGCGGCACGGAGCCTGGTATATTTACAAGTAGAAAATATACGATGGATGATCCTATAAAAACAGTTAAAATTGTGAGTGAAGAATATAAACCACCTGATTCAACAATTGAGTATGAGATAGTTCAAAGTGATGATAGCAGAGTTACGGTTCCGGCCGCGAATTCGGCGGTTTTATTGACTCAGTTATTTGATAAATCCGAGGTGTTTTCAAATATGACTGGAAATGTTATAACATTGTCAAGTTATCCGGTTATTGAGGTCTCAAGTAATATCGATATACGGGTTAATGGTATTTCGTATGATGTTGTTGATGAATTTACACAGGATAATCAATGTATAATTAGAAAAAATAAAATATTTTTTAATAAAAATTTGAAGGGTTCTATAATTAATGTAACATACAAGCATTATTCTGATTATGTTATAATTAGAATAGAGATGAAAACAAATACGGATAATACAGCGTCCGTGACACCGATGATATTGTCATTCGATGTTAAACTAAACGAGGAATAGAAAAGGAATAAAGAATGATAAAAGAAATCGAACAGGAAGTATTCAGACTGGTTACAAAAGCTGTTAAATCAATAGATTATTTGAAGAATTCTTTAAAAGCTATCACTGATTTTTTTCTTAGAATTAAAAACAGCATGTCGCAGGATATTCAACTGATTAAAAAAGCTGATTTTGTGTCGTCCGAAGTGATTAATAAATATATTGATTATATTGAGCGTGATATAAACTTAATTAAAAATGAACAGCAAAATATAAAATCCAGAATTTTAAGCGCGTGGAACAGTGTTGAGCAGATCAAAAAACCAGATGAAGAAGTTAAAATGTATGATGATTTGTTCTTGAAAGAGAACCCATCAATTTCCGAATTCAATACAACGGTTCTCGGTGTTAAGTCATATACCGATGCTGTCCCGACATTGAAGGCGCCGCCTGTTCTGAACACAATTTCAAGCGATAAGGATATTTCAGTTTATTATGGAAAATCATATGGCCGCTGGATAGAAGGAAATGAAACAGGTGAGGACGGAATCAGGCCGGCTGCCAACGATGGTGCCGTTATTGTTGATGATAAAGACACATTCTGGGAGGCCGAGGGTGTGGTTCTCCAGGAGGAACGCGAAGACGCCGTATTTTCTCAGCAGATAAAAGATACTGAAATAAATTTAACGACAACTGTGAAATTTGTGTTTTCTGAGGGTATGGATATCAACACCATAACTGTAATACCGCATTCATTCTCATCAAGTACTTATTATAAAATTGTTTTAGCCGTTGCGTCAAACGGATATGAGCAGAAGCCGATTGATATACCGGAAACATTGATAACAAAAGAAACAGTATTTACATTTGAGTCACCTTTTTTTAATACAGAAGATAAAATAAAATCGATTAATTTAACTTTTAAGCAGGAGCACGGTTATTATATGAAATATGATTTGGGTTATTTCAGGATAGCCAATAATGAAAGCTGGGTTGATGTAACGGGACCATATGTCCTGGATAAAGTTATGAAAATGAGCGGGGATGATAATAGAAACATAACGACTGTTATTAATGATGCTCCATCGTGGATTATGGACCATTGGCTTCCAGGGGTTGAATACACCGAAACACCTGTTTTAGACGTTTTAATGGGCACTGGGGGGTATCTAACGGTTCAATCACGGGAGTCAAAGAGAAAACGCTATGCTATGGGCATAACAGACATAAAAATAGGCCATAACACATATGAAGATATATCGGAAGGCGTTACGAAAGAAATAGATATACCGGATAATTGCACCGCGGTTAAAATACACAGCGATGATTCTGTTGATGGGATATCATATTTTGTTTCAGTTGATGATGGTTTGGTGTGGCACAGAATTATACCTGTTAATAGAGAAGATATAATTAAAAATTTTAAACCGCTGCCTAAGAAGATTTATATAAATTCAGATATATCTCAGACAAGAAAAGAAAATTCTATTACGGGAGTTGATTTGAATACAAATTCACCATATATAGATACTGAATCAAAAAAAATAAGAATTAAAGTTATATTGGTTAAAGGAGATGATATGGAGACGCCGGTTATTAAAAATTTTTATCCGATATTTGTGACGGGAAATCCATATACAAAGGATGAATAAAGGATGAATAAATGAATAATCAGGATAAATTTATAGAATCACTTAATACAAATTTTAATTATATTAAAACATATATTGAAAAGTTATATAGAAGCACTGTTGATCAGATATTACGTCAGCGCAGGAAAATTTTGGCATCGTATTATGAATTTATAAATTTGAAAAAACAGCCGGTTGAATATGGTGATTCATTTCATGATCTTAATTTAGTTAAAAGCGAGGATAATCTTGTTTATGATAAAGACGGTTATGCTTTGAAATTCAGATCTAAAAGAGTTTTATTTAACCCGGATTATTATAAAAAAGCTATGTATCCGATGTCGATGATTTCCGGTCGTCCTGTCCCAGGTACTGATTTTAAGAAAATTTTTGAAGATAACGAGGGTTTCTGGGCATACCAGACAGATACTGAAACACCTTTTGAGTTTTTATTGAGTTTTGAGAAACGTGAATTAGTTAATAAAATTTTTATCAGAACAAATAATGATATTGCTCTGACATTAAGTGTTAAGAATGCGTCAAATAATGAATTTGAGAACCTCGGCGAGAGAACCGGCCAGCAGCATGTTTGGAATTTCTGGCCGAGAAAGGCTGTTGAGATAAAAATAACAGGTATCGCGTCTTTAGTTTCAATTAATTACATCGACGCGTGTTTGGCACGGTATAAAACACGAGGAACATTTATAAGTGAAGAGTTTGATATTGATAATTTATATAAATTAAGTTTAACAAGAGATATTTGTGTACCAAATGGTTCTAAATTGAATTCATATATCAGAATTATCAAAGATGGCGTACCGGGCGATCGAATACCTATCGGTTCGGTTGGCTTAGTGGATGATTTAATTACGGCGAAAGGCGGCATGAGCGGAATTGAGTGGAAAGAATCAACTTCACTGCCGTGTGTGTTGGATGCTAATTATGTTTTAGACAGTTTAATGGTCAGAAGCGGATATCAGAAATTTGAACATGTTGATGAAGATGATTGGGAATACAAAAATGAGAAATTAACTGTTTTGGGTGAGACCGGGATAATTGATTTTTTATCCCTCACGATGGATAATTATGAAATAGTTAAAGATGGTGTTGAAAGTGTTTATATAGAAGGAATGCAGGGAAATTTTGTAAAAGATGTTGATTATTTTGTTAAGTATGATGAGGAGAACAAAGTTGTCAGAATTATTAAAATTGGCGATAAGATTCCAATTACAGTATTAAGTCAGGTGGATGACGCTGACGTGACAACATACCTGGGTCCGGATGAGTTAAAATGTGAAATTGTTTTAAAGAAAAAGATAAATGTGATACAGCGGCGAATGTATATTGAGCTTCAGGCTGATCAGGATATCACAGTTGTTCATAATTTACAGGAGGATTATAAATGTACAATCAGACATCTTAATTTTTCGGGTAAAATAAACAATGAGGTTTTAAATGTTGTTGTGAATGGTGATGATAATTATACATTTTCAGGATTGGAAGGCTCAAATTTAATTGAGATTGAATACTTTCACTATGAAAGTGAAATATGGGTGCCGTGCGAACCGCCTTCTGAGCCGGAAATAACTGATGTTACGCATTTAATGGCTTTCGCATATAGATATCCGCTGAAGCGGGTTGTTCATAGCACGGAATTAGAAAGGGGGACTTATTGGATTGATGGATATGCCATAACAAAACATGAAGATGATGATGATTTATTCATTAAATATGCAGCATCAAGTACAGCCGATATTAAGGTTGTCTTTGAGTGCGAATTTATCGGCAATCGCGGGTTCATAACACCGACTTTAAGATCTTATGAGTTGAAAAATAGCATTGTGCCAGGAGATTTAGTATGAGGGTGATTTTAAATCCTTTTACCAGGAAGATGCAGCATATTTCAGGCGATGGCGGCGATATTGAAACAGGTGTTATATATATAGGTAATAAAAATAAGGATGGGACATACAGAATAATTGTGAGCGATAATAATTTTTTAGTAGAAAGACGTGAATTGGGTATTTGGGTTGAAAAATGGGGAGTTGAGCCGTGAGAAAATATAGAGATATTTTTATAATTTTAGCCGCATTGACTTCACCTGTGTGCGCCACCTTAAGAATGTCAGGAAATAGTATAAAAACAACTGACGGCGCGGAAATTAAAATAGCAAGCCATACATATATTACGGGTTATTCATCGGCGACAACATATTACGGCGATGGATCGAATTTAACCGGTATTGGATCACCGGAAGAAAGTGATCCTGTGTTTACAAGTTCAGGCCCGGCAGTATATTTGCAGAAAAACGATGCCGAATCAATATATCAGAAAAAATTAGATACTTCAACATGGAAGGCGTATGATAGTGATCTATTGGATGGGTATGATAGTTCAGATTTTCAATTATATTTGGATACATCGTCATGGAAAGCATATGATAGTTATAACAGTGACAACAGTGATAATAGTGATAACAGTGATAAACTTGATGGATTACATGGTTATGATTATCAATTATTTTTAGACACACCAACGTGGAAAGCACATGACAGTGATTTATTGGACGGTAGAAATTATGATGCTTTTGTTTCAACCCAAGGCGATGAAATGAATGGTTCATTAATAATGAACTCAACAAATATAAAATTAACAAACGGCGCAACTTGTAATATAGTTCTTGATGGTAAAACAGGTAGATCGCAGTTTAACGGTTCAATGGTGCATTATTCCTCGGATACTTATTGGACGACGGGGACGACGAATACGATTAAGATTGACGGGTTTGTGGAAAAAGAAGATTATAATAATAAAGCAGACTCACGGTTTACGGATAATTTTGATGTTTACCCGGATATTGTCAATGATTGGATATATGCAGATAACCCTACCGACTCTGGTGGATGTTATGTGGAGGCAGGAGAATTACATATAAAACAAGATGTAACTCCACCTTCTCCAAACGATGGCGCCGTGCTATTTACAAGAAATAAAACATTTAACTCATCAGCAACTGTGTTGACTGCTACATGGGATATGACGGCACGGAATGATATAGGCGAGGAAGGAGAGATTTGGGATATAATGTGGGGGTATTTTATAGGACTGAAAAGGGATAGCCCTGACATTTTTCCAAAGATAGGATTTTATATACAACAAGCTAACCGTTTTGGTGGCGCTGGTGTTTATTTTTATTACATAGATACAGAAGGTGCACAGAGGAGCGTTGATTTGTCATTCACTATGAACGATGGAGACGACGCGCTAATAACATTAAAACATTACGATACAACAGTAACATATAGATTTGTTAAAAATCGTACAACAATATATACAGGCTCATATGAAACTACATTGCAGACATTCTTACAACCTTATATGGCAATAGGAACTTCGTGGATAAATTATAAGAGTCATTGTTCTTTTGATTATTATACAGAAAGCACATATTTATCTTCTTACGAAGTATTAAATACTGATTTGGCGACGATAAAACCAAAGTCAAGCGATTACCAAAAAAATAGGGGGCTTGCAATAGATGTCGGAGATGGTGAATTTTTCGTTTCATCAGAAGGGGGAGCGGCAATTTTTGACGGGGGGAGTGAAAATTATCCTGATGCAATTAACCAAGGGGCTCGCGGGGGATATTTTGTGGCATATTCAGAAAATACAGCGGGTATTGATTTTCATATAGGTGGTGGAGTGACGAGCATAGAATATGACGGTTCTGAAATAACAATGGGCGCGACGACGAGGGTGGCGGGCGATATTTACGGTGATGATTTATACGGAGATAACGCTATTATAAAAGATACAATTACGGTGACAGGAATAGCGTTGGATACAGGAAACATAACGACTGATGATTTTGGTGTACATATAGATACAAATGTTTATGTGGTAGGAAAAGCTTCGGCGACGTATTTCTATGGTGATGGCAGTAATTTAACGAATTTACCATTTGCATCATCTGTATCATCGGCGGCATATTCAGAAAACAGTGGAAAATTAGAAACATTTACAATAAATCAGATAATAAATATGATTGCAACATATCCTGATGATACAATAGCACGGTATGGCAATACAAACTCAGTTATTAGTGTGGCAACATATGAGGGTGATGTTGTAATTTATGAAAATTAGGAGGAATGGTATGAAAAAAATATTATTTGGAATTTTGTTGTTGGGGGCTCAATTATATGCATGGGATATAAAAACAAATGACGCCGAACCAGTTGGCTCATGGGATTTTAGGGGCGGTACAATATATACAGCTACACCAACAATAAGTGGCCAGGCGGCAAATAAAGATTATGTGGATTTACAGTTTGGTGCCGGCGGTGCAGAATCAGATCCTGTGTTTATAAGTTCAGCACCTGATACATATTTATATAAAACAGAAAAGGCGGCCGATTCTGACTTACTTGATAATCATGATGAATCATATTTTGCGGTTAGAAGCAGTTGGTCTTTAACGGCGGCAAGTACCGGTACTATCAAGACGGCTCTTGATGAAGAAATAGCAGACACCGATACCAATTTTAATAATGTTGCAACGGATACAACAACAAATGCAAATAATCTTACAACAGAAATCGCAAATAGAAAAAATGGCGATAGCGTATTAGGAGTCTCAACTGGTACAATTTATGCGGCGTTGCAGTCAACAGGGGCGACGCTGTCAGAGGAAATAGCGACGACAGATATTAATTTTGAAAATGTTGCTATAGATACTTCAACATTAAGAACTGACCTTAATACTGAGATATCAGATAGAATAGGTGGTGATGCCGCCCTGGGCGTTTCCACAGGGACCATATATGCGGCGTTAAATTCAACAGCTGCGGCGTTATCCGCAGAAATAACAAGAGCAGTGGCGAGAGAAAATGATATAGCCGTATCTACGGGAACAAATGCTGCTGATATATATGATTTACAGGTATCAACAGGTGAGAATAAAGATAGAATTGCCGCGCTTGAGTATTCAACAGCTGTTTTGAGTGGACAGGTTGATTCATTACAGGGACAGATAACTACGAACGATGATGCTATAGAGGCAATTGGAATATCAACAGGTGGAATTTATACTGCCTTGCAAAGCACGGCTGCCGCTCTGTCTGATCATATTGCAAATGACGGCAGTGACCACAGCTATATTAACCAAGATGTAACATCCGGTTCGTCACCAACTTTTGACGGTTCTAATTTTACCGGTGTTGTGGCAAGTTCTGTTACTGCAAATCACGTTTATATTAATAACCTTAATTCCGCAACATACGACACCTCACAAGACTATATATATATTGCAGGCTCGGCAGGCAGAGCAACCGGTGGGCAAATTACAGATAACGGCGACGGCACAATATCAGTGTCAAGCGGCACGGGAATGATACGGACTACGGCGAGTTCAACGGCAACACTTGTGTCTTTTGATTTTGACGGCAAATATGATATTGATATAGCTTCGGGCATTGTTATAAAAGTTTATATTGATTACAACGGTGGAAATGTAGAAATATCCACAACGGCGGCGACAACTGAAATAAACGGACAGACACAGTTTGGAATAGGACTTGTTTATAAAAACGGCGATAACACAATGCACCACATAGACACAGGGCTTAACGTTTATGATTGGCGGCATAGAGCAAGAAAAAGGGTAGTTGGTGTAAGAGGATTTGAGAGAGAATTCGGCGGAGTGATTGCTGAAACAGGAGAAAGGTATTTAACATCAACGACGGGGAAATTCTGGCACGGAAACAATCCCATAGAAACAACAACACAAGATACATCGGATGCGGCGAGGTTTATAGCGTGGTATAGGGGCGACGCGGGCGATTGGATTTCAGTAAGTTCATTGACACAAGTGGATAACACAGCATATGACGATGGCAGCGGTAGCACGGTTGCGCTTACAAATAATTATTATATGTGCCAATACGCATATGTTCATTATGACAGCGATATAAATGTAGTCTATGGGCAGGAGCAATTTTTGAAACTTATTGATGCCCAACTCTCCGATGACCCGGCTACGATACCCTCGGTTGTGAATAATTTTGGGATATTAGCGGCAAGAATAATAGTTAAAGAAGGCGAACCGAATTTTATAGAAATTGATAATAGATATATTATACCATACAAAATATCCACACCGCCGAATCACCCTGATTTAGGAACATTGGCGTGGACAAATTCAGGTCATACAGGCACGGCAAGTACATTTGCTGGATTTGACGGCGCAGGGGCGGCGGAAGAATACACAATATCTGATTATGCAATTGCGGCGGATTTGAGTTTAACGGCAGCGACAACGGGGCAGATTTACGATGAATTAAAAAGTACCGGGGCGGCGCTATCAGTGGAGATAATAGCAACTAATGTAGATTTTGAAAATGTGGCAACAGATACGACGACGATTTACACGGCTTTGCGGTCAACAGGGGCGGCATTGTCCGACGAAATAGTAACAACAGATACTGAAATAACGGCTATTGGCGTAAGCACGGGCACGAACAAAGATTTGATAGACGCAAATGCGGCGGCTATTTCAACGACAGGTGTGCAGGTGCTGACTAACATAACAGATATAACATATAAACTTGACGAGAGTTCGGCAACGGAAACTTATGTAAACAAAAACGATTATGAAACCGGAATGTCAACAGGTGTTTCGCAGATACTTGCAGGAGATAATATTACAATTACACCGACAGACGGGCGAGGAATAGTGACAATAAATAGCACTGGTGGTGGCGCAGGCGGTTCATCCAATCACCGTATAGCTTTATATGGTGGAACAGGGGCTTCTAATATTTATAATTCAAGCGATACTCTTTACACTAACGGCCATTGGTTTGAAGTTTGCGGAGCGACTGGAAATGTTGAGGCATTTCATATTAAAATTACATCGGCAACACCTGACGCTTTTACTATCAGGGTATGGCGTGACGGAGTAAGCACAACAACATTGTCTATTACGGCGGGAGTGACTTATCTGAAATTTTTTACAGGAATAAGGTGCGATGAAAATACAGCTATTGGTATAGATTTTGAAGATGTTGACGAAAATGACTCGCCAGGTGGAGTTTCGGTCGTGGCAATTTTTAAGGAAGATTGATGAAAAAATTACTGATTATTTTATTGTTTTGTGGGGTTTCTTTTGCAGAATGGAAAGGTGATTATCAGTTAGGGTCTACTTCTTACACTGCAGGACTTTGGCATTTTAACAAAGGGACTGGGTCTACCGCTTACGATGTTTCGGGGCAGGGGAATAACGGAACTATAACTGGTGCGTTGTGGATTGATAGCTGGTTAGGAAAGTGTTTATTTTTTGACGGGAGTGATGATGTTAATGTTGGAGATATGGGAAAATATGCTCGCACAATTTCACTATGGTTAAATCCCGATACCCCAATAACGTCTGCGTCGGCATATAAAATCATTATGCAAATAGGCGGAGTAAATCAGCAGTTACTTTGGTTAGGGGCGGGAACTAGCTCCTTCCTGAACGAAATTATTTATATACAAGCCTATGGCGCAGCTACAATCGGTTGGTGTAGCTCAACAGAATCCATTTCTGCGGATTGGCATAATTTAGTTTTAAGGCACAATGGGACAAATTATGAAATATATTTAGACGGAATCCGAAAAGATAATTGCTATATTGTTGGGGATATTGAACCATTTTTAGCGGACAATGTTATAATCGGTGCGAGAAGTGCGGGAACTGGAATTGTAAACACGGCCATAGATGAGGTAATAATTTCAGAAAGAAGTTGGTCTGTCGCAGAAATACTATACAGATATGAAGAACAGGTGGGGGTAAGATAATGAAAAAAAGAATAATTATATTTTTGTTCGTGGCTTGCTTTATTCAGGCTGATGAAAGATGCTATTTTTCCGTTGATACATCGTTTCTCCCCGACCCTTCCAGAGAAATTGTTTTTGATAATATTCTTGCGAGGGGTTTGCAGGGACGAAATCCGTCAGGACAACCGAGAGATATTACTCATTATATAAGCAATGTTGACGATAGCAAGCGATTAGTGCAGGGAAATTTTAACGAAACTGAAATAACTTGGTTTTTTAATATTCCTTATGTAGAATTTATTGGATATAATATTGAGGCAAATACAATGTCACAGGAAGTTATTGATTATTTACATTCAACAGATTGGTATAAAGTGGAGGTCAGTAGTGACTGAAATAAGGAGAATTATATATGAATAAAAAATGGAAAAGTTATAAATTAAATTTCAGATATAGATATAATTTGGATCATGAAATATGGAATAAGTTTTGGGGCAATCTTAAGAATGATATGGAAAATTTGAGAGAGGATTTCATTGATTTTGATGAAGATTTAAAAACAGATGTTGAATTTTTATATAAAACTGAAATATTATCTATAATACCGGCACTTAATGTGCATAGGAGGATATAATGAGTTTAGATATTTCGATCAAAGATTATGTGTTAAGTGATTTGAGTAAATTCACGTCACGATTTTTTAATGATACTACCGATAGCTTTCTTAAAAATATTTTAAGTTTATATAAAAGATTTCAAAGACTTTCTAAAACCCATAGTGATTATAAATATGCGGCTGAGAAAACTATTAACTGGCTGACAGCTGAGATTAATAATATAGTGAGTTCTGTAGCAGGTAAAATTATAAAATCCGGATATCTTGCACCTGATTATTCAGATGATATTCAAGTTGATTCAGTTTATGGCCAATTAAGTTTAGCTGAAGAGGATATCGTTAGTAAAATACCATTAGTTGAAAATGAATATGGCGAAAGCCAGGCGATAGCATCATGTGAGATACAAGAAAGTACGGCAGCAACCGGACCCTGGGCCGATCTCACTGATTTGCGGCATGTTATAAATGGAAATAATGATATATGGTGTACAGAACTGGATCCCGCCGAAACAGACGCTGGCTTTATTTATTTGAAAGTTAAAACAACATCTGTGTCTGAATCAGACAATGCTTCATATATAACAGTGTTTCCTTTAATGGGAACAAAGATAAGAGAAATATATTATAATGGTGTGACAGGTCCAATTGAGTTATTTGATACAGCATGGCCGGTTAAAATACATAGAAAAATAGAAAATTATACTAATGAGATCATTGTAAAATTACAGGGAAAACTTGAAGATGGTAAATATATTTTTTCAATTAGAGATATCGGCATTTTCAAATGCGATTATGCTATGGAGGGAACTTTTAGTTATGATTTGGATATGGGAACTGCTGTTGGTTTAAGTTCAATATTATTAGATGATCCTTATATCGTGCCGATTGACCTGGCTGAAAATCGGCCGTTTGTTATTAAAATTAAAACGCAGGATGACAGTATAATAATATATGATACAAGCGGCGAAACAGCGGATGTACCGAGCACATATCCATTGGAACAGAGTTTATTATTAGATGTCACTAAAGATTGGAAAATTGAAGTTAAATTGGAAAAGATTGAAAATGTGACACCGGTTATTACCGGAATTACGTTAGACAAAATTGAGTAAATATTTTATGAAAAAAACAAAAATTTGCCATGTTTGTCATAAAGAACGAGAATATAAAAATGGTCATCTTATTAGATGTGTGGAATGTTGCAGAAAATATAGAAGAAAATATTATATAAAAAATAAAGAACTTGAAAAAAGAAAAGCTGTTTTATATAGAAAAAATAATCCGGAGAAGATTAAATTATTAAACAAAAAATATAACGAAAAACATGTAAATAAAAATAAATTGCGTATGAAAAAATATCGTATAGAAAATTCAGAAAAAGTTAATAAATGTAATAAAAAATGGCGTAAATCCAATCCTGGAAAGTACCGCGAAATTTCAAGAAAGTACTATCAGAAAAGATTGTCTAGTATTGATGGTAGATTAAATAATAGTATGGGAAAAATGTTTTGGTGCGCACTTAAAAAAAATAAAGCAGGAAAGCATTGGGAAGACCTTATTAATTACACATTAAATGATTTAAAAAAGCATTTGGAGATGTTATTCACACAAGAAATGACTTGGGATAATTATGGCGAATGGCATATTGATCATATTGTTCCTAAAGTTGTTTTTAAATTTGAATCATATAACGATATTGGATTCAAAGAATGTTGGGCATTAAAGAATTTGCAACCATTATGGGCGACAACTAGAGTCATAGATGGTGTTGAATATATGGGAAATTTAAATAAAGCAAAAAAATTAATTAGGAGGTTTTATGGACGTTATTGAAAGTGAATTTATCACAAGAGAAGAGTGGGATCGGTATAAAAGATTTAGGACGGAACAGGCCAAAACTCTTTTATTACAGCTTGAGGATATTAAAAGACGGATTGATGCGTTAAGTCCTAAGCAGCAATTAGCGCCGCAAACAAGAGATTTACTGGATAAACAGGTAGAGAAAGCCTTCCAGAAATTAGCATTTATTGAACATGAGATTATTAATTTGAAAAAAGGAGGAAAATAACATGAAAATGACAGCAAGACCAAGACGAGGTTTAGGAAGAGGAGGAGGAAGAGGTTTAGGCCGGGCGAGTAATAGGAAAACCGGTGGTGGACGTGGAGGCCGGGGAAGTTGCAGCGGAACACGTAAATATAATGGTACTGGGCCGCATAGATAAAAAAAAAGGAGGAAGATGAAATGGCAAAAAAGGAAAAGACGATTAAGGTAACTATCAAATCAGATGGTACTTCGGAGGGAACGAGTTTGGTTGTAAATGGAGCAGATGTAACTAAGCAATCAATTGTTAAACATGTGTATTTTTCAGCATATGCGCCAATGACAGCCGGTGGTATTGAGAGTGTTGGGCCGTCACAGGATATTTTTCTTTCATGGGACATTGAAGAAAAAGATGATAAAGGTGTTTTGAAAACAACAACGTACAGATTAGCTCCAGGCAGAACGGTTGTTAAGGGACTCGGCAAGGGAATCGGCGATTCGGCTGATTTACAGTTTGATAATGTTTCCGACGAAAATACTTATAAAGTAACAGGTGATGTTAAAAAACTGGAAGATGCTGTTGAAGTTATAGAACTTGATAAGAAAAACGACGAGGCTGATGCCGAATAACCGAATAACCAAACATGGCATATATAACTGACAGGGATTTTACGGCATTTAAAACGCTTTATGATAAAAAGATTACGCGAATTAGTAAGCAGCTTGAAATACTGAGACAGCAGATAGCAAATGCATCAGGACCGACAACAGCTGATTTAAATACCGTGTCTATTATACTGAATCAAAAAGTGGATAATCTCGCTAAGCAAATAAGTATATTAAGCGCTAAAATTAATTCTATTAGCTAAGAATATCCTTAAAATTATTTTTTAGCTTTGCAAGATAAAGTTTATTAAATTCAATTTCCTGTCGAATTTGCTGTTTACGTGTTGCTGTTTGATCAGCTTCCGCGCCCTTGATGTCCATATCCATGATTGTCTCAAGCAGAACCTCGCTCATTATTATTTGAGCTTCGGCCGCATCAACTGCTTTAACAATCGCGTCTTTTACACCATGCCTTAATTCTGTTTTTTCTTTACTCATTGTTTTTCTCCTTTTTAATCTGTCCCATTTTGCTTAACATTTTAAACGCGCCCTGGATCTCAACCATTCTTGTTTTTTTATCAGTTGCCTGTTGAACAAGTATGTCAAGTTCATTCTGCAGTTTTGAGAATTCTTTCTTAAGCTCATCAATTTCTCTGTTTATCTCATCATCCATTTTCATTTCTGTTTCCATTCCTGCTTCCATAATTCCTCCTTCTTTCTAATCCACTCTATATAATAATCAATTGATTGATTTGCTAATAATTCACCGCTTTCTATGTGTTCTATTATATTTTTCATAATTATTCCAATAATTGGCCCCTGTTTAATCATAAGAGTGTCCATCATAGCCCTGCCTAAACCGGTTGGAAGATGAATGCCGAGTTCTTTAGCCTTAGCCATGTCAATAATTCTTTGTTTGAGGTGTCTAACGTTAGCTATGCCGGCCTCAACCCTGTCAGGGTGTGAAGATGTTATATCAGCCATAGAAAGCTCAAAAAGACTGTCCAGTATGCTTGATTCGGCACTGGAATGCTTATTCGCGAAACGCCGTACTGCCGAATCACACCATGCCGGTGAATATTGTACAATGCACATATGGTTTTCTATGATATTTTTAATTCGTTTTCTTAGTTTATTTGGGAATTTGAATCTATTCATGATTCCATTGGCCAGTATTCCGGATATTATCTCATGCTTGTAGAAATGAACATTTCCATCTTCGTATGTTCGTGTATATGCTTTACCCAAATCATGCATAAGGGCGGCCCATCTGATTTCCAGTATGAGAGGAGTTTGTTCAATGACTTGTTTTGTATGTTCAAATACATTTTTATGATGGTATTGACTTGACTGATCGAAATCGACAATATTTATTAATTCAGGAAGCATATAATTGCAGAGTTTTGTATATATCATAAAATCAAGGGCGTCTCCGGGATTTTTTCCAAGTAGAAGCTTGTCCATTTCCTGTCTCCATCTTTCAACGCTGATTGTTGTTATGAGATATGATAATTCAGCGACAGTATCAAGTAAGTCCAATGATGGGCTGAATCCGAATTTGCTTATAAAGCGCCCACATCTTAATAATCTAAGCGGATCTTCTGACATTATTTCTTTTATATCACCGGCAACTGATATTTCTTTATTTATGATATCTTTATATCCATCATATGGATCATATATATTACCATTTTCATCGGCCGCTATTGAATTCATGCGAAAATCCCGCCGGGCTATGTCCTGGTCTATGGATTCGCCGAATTCAACCTCGGGATGTCTGGAACCTCTGTTATAATGTTCTTTTTTACGAAATGTTGTTACCTGTATATCAATATTATTAACAGTTGTCCCTATTGTACCGAAATACGATCCTATGGTATATGGTTTGTATCCATTATCTTTTAATATTTTGGTTGTTATATCAGCCCTTGTCGGACTAGCGAAATCCAAATCTTTTAATTCAGTGTTTGCGTCGATTAAAAGATCACGGCAACACCCACCAACAAGCCAGATTTTATAACCGGCATCTTTGAAAATATCAAAGATTTTTTTTGCTTCATTCGGTATTACTATTTCATTCATTTTGTTGCCTGTTTTATTTGTTTTTCCCTGGTCTCCCATTTTTCATCTTTCCAATGTTCGATGTCATCAAGCAAACCCAAAGTAATTCCATTTTTTTTATAGTTGGCTTTTAGTTTCTTTTTAATTGCTGAGCGATCATCCATAAAAGCAAGTTCAAATAATTTTTTAACTACTCGGCGCATTTCCGTGAAAATTTCACTCTTCATTAATAATTCATCAAATTCATTTTGTTTTTTAGCTTGTTTGAATATTTTTTCTTCAAAATTAGTTGTATCCAACGCTTTCTTAATGTCAATCATTTTATTCCTCCTTCATACATAGTACAAAACCAAAAATCATCTGTCAAGAGTCATCTGTCAAGAATCATTTGTCAAGTTGTTTCGGCGGGACAATTGTGAACTGCTGTTCAAACTTTAATAAATTATCAAGGGCCGCCTGTGCCATAAATTTAAATATTTTTTCATCCGATTTATATCTATTTAAATATACATTATAAAATGTGAAATTTTCGTGCCACGTGTAAATTGTTATTGAATTATTTAATGATTTTGATACCGTTGTATAAACATGATCATAATCATCTATCGGAACAAAAGTTTTATCAGATCTTCCACCGTAATATGAATTTTCCATGCTCAATAATCCGATTTTATTTTGATAGCGCGGGTCTATTTCAATCATGCCCGATACTAATCGATTTTCGAGATTAAAATTAACAGGCGGTATTAAATATCCATCTAATGTCATTGATGTCATTTTCGATTCGAGCGTTATTTTATATCTTGATACAACGACATCTGTCGATGTTTTATTTATTTTCTGAAGTTTTGACAAAATGTGCTCCTATGTAATTCTGATAAGTCGTATTCCCTAATTGCCGCGATATGCTTTGTTGTACCATATCCTTTATTTTTGGCCCATCCATACTTTGGATATTTTTCACTCATCAATATCATAAATCGATCACGGCTGCATTTTGCAATTATGCTCGCAATCATAATTTCGGGGATTTTTGAGTCACCTTTTATAATAGTAACCTGTTCCATATCCATATTGGGTATCTCCCGAATGCCGTCAACCATTAAAACACACTGCAGGCGGGTATTCAGCTGCATTGGTTTTTCGATATTATGCGCGACTCTAATTGCGGCCATGTACATAGCATTTAAAGACGCATTTTTAATACCTATTTGATCGATTAAAGAAGCCGTGTTATCATATAACCCAATGCTTACTTTACCATAGATTATAAATTTTTTAATTTCTTTTTCTATGAAATATCGTTTTTTCGGGGAGAGTTTTTTGCTGTCATTTAAACCAATATCCATTAAATATTTTTTAGTTGAGTCGATATCGAATTTAAAGGCGGCCGCGCCGGCGACAACCGGACCGCTTAATGCGCCATCTCCGCAAGAATCAACACCTATAATAGTTTTGATCGTTTTATCAGTTTCAATATTTTTCATTATTTTACCCCCTGCAAACATCTATTTAAATACATGCAATATGAACATTGATAATCCATACCTCCGCCTGTTTTCATCCATTTTATATATTGATTTTTTGTTATTATTTTTTTTATATACATTTGTTTTATAGTCGGCTTATCATAAAAATTATGATAACAGCAAGGCGGCAATGTATTTGTGTTAATATATTTTTGCAAATTCTCATATGTATTACATATATCATAAACACTGAATTCGGATAACAGTTCATTATTAATAATAGCTTTTTTCTCATCTGATAATTTTATATCAAACTCACATGTGTCGCATCGTCCTCTGTCGATATAAATCAATTTAAAATTACTAATCGGCATATCAGATTTTTGTTTACAATAATCAAGATAAATCATCACTTGAAGTAAATCTTTGGCCCTGGGAAATCCTAATGTTGTTTTTGATCCAAAAATATCATTTCTGAAATACCATCCGGAACCTGTTTTATATTCAATTCCATAATAGATATCATCAATTACATATATAGCATCCATTTCACCTGATATTATTATATTTGGTGATATTTCATATGAAAAACAAATGTTGTTATCAACATATATGCGTCTGGATCCTTTAGAATATTTAATTTCGTTGTGTTCTATTAAAGACCCAACATCCATAACTCTTTTAACTCTAGGATTTACAGGATTCGTGTAAGGTATTCCCATTATTTTCCAATATATTTTTTTCATACACTCACCGTGATATGTTTCATTAACATAACAGCCGGCATCGGTCGGCCAGAATACAATAGGATTTCTTTTCAATAATTTCTCTTGTGTAAATGATATATTTTTATTTATTATTTCTGATATATTTACCATTGTATTTACCATTGCTGTGTTTTTCCTTTGAAACCAAGTTGTTGTGGTTGTGTTGAGACTGGGTCATCAAAAACACTAGTTGATTTTCTTTTTTTTCTATTTTCTTCGGCCTCCATCATCAATGCTATATCACTATCCGGGACTTCTTCAAATTGTGATGTGTTGGTTTTAAAATAAAAATATAATGATCCTTTAAATTCGCCATCTTTATTTTTTCCAAACACTAGTTCATTAACAGGGCACACAAGTGAGCCTGAATCAGTTTGAATCTGTTTAATCAAATGAGTATTTCTGTCGACATGATATTCCTGGTGAAGCAACCATACCATGTCTGAATCATATTCTATGGAACTGGTTTCTCTTATATCATTTAATGTTGGTTTGGTTCCAAACATAATTCGTTTTAATTCAACAATAGCTATCATAGGTATGTTATATGTGTTTGTTAATTCTTTTAGTCTTAAACTGATGTTGCTGAATTTTATTCTCTGATCCATGCCGGAATAGTCTTTTAATTTATGAAGACTATCTAATATAACTATCATTTTTTTATTAGGAAAAAGTTTTTGATAATATTGAATGTATTTTTCTATCGATGAAATAGTGTTTCCATCTGTTGCGTCTTTTATTACCAGTCTTTCAAATATTTTTTCATCTAAAAATTTTTTCCAAACATTAACCCACTTGCTTTTCTTTTCTTTATTGTTACCTATTACAACTTTTGCTCTTTTAATTTCGTTAATCGTCAATCCCGATCCCAATGCAAGGAAAGAAGATATAACTTTAAGGAATGCATCATCAATACTTATGAATAAAACCATCGCATCATCATTACTTTGGATTAAATCCCACGCAATTGCTCGTAATATTGATGATTTTCCAATGTTAGGCAACCCACCAAATGTAATAAAACATGCACGTTTCGGAATACCATCAGCTTTTTGTGTGAATATTTTAAATCTATTCATTTTGAATGGTATATCAGGATCATCAACGCATTTTCGTTTGGCATCATCAAGACGATCTTTATATTTTTCGAGATCATTAACAACCGGAACTATTGTTTGTGTTATACCAATCCAATATGATGATAACTCATTAATCCATAATGATGGTTCTACTTTTTTTCTAAATAAATCCCGATCAATATTTGACAACACATGCTCTTTTAATTTTCTTTTGGCTTCATCCAGTTTATAATCTTTGTCTCCCATTTTGCGTTTAACATCATCTTCGATTATATGTTTTTCTATTTCCGTAAATTCGGATAGTGTTTGAATCATTTTATCACGTTTTATACCGCTTTTTTCGCTTGCGATTTCGGCGATTTTACCTGAGGCTACAATGTGCTTGTCAATATCATACGGGAGTCGCTTTAAGTCCCAATCAAATGAATCCATAAGTTGTAATTTTTTAAATTCTTCCACACCATATGTATTAATTATAGAATCGGGGTCCGACATATCTTTGTTATAGTTGCATATTTTAACATCAAATAAAATACTTGTTCCAAAGTGGTTTTTTAAAATATTTTCTGTATTTAATTGACCTGAGTCATCATTATCAAGCATTAAATTTAAATTATAAATATCATGTTGTTTAAGTAAAGCCACATGATCAGCACTAAAAGCCGTTCCTCCCAGCGCGACAACGTTTTTGATACCGGCTTGCCACATTGTGGCGGCGTCCATATAACCTTCAACAAGCCATAGAGGTCCGGAATTGCTTATGTTGTGAAAATTCCATAAAGTTGAACCCTTTTTATAAATAATGCTTGTTCTATTGTTATTATATTTTCGATCAACTGACCCATGTGTCCATTTCATATCCCTGGCCGCAAAACCTATCGGCCGGCCATTAATATCTTTAACAGTGAATATTAAATTTCTTTGATTGAAAATAGTTTTATTTTCTAATTCAATCGAATATAAATATTCTTTTGACCATCCCATGTTTTTAAGTTTTTTCATATATTCAGCGTGTGAACTAACGGAGCCGATGCCTAATTCTATTGCTGTTTGAATTGATAATTTTCTTTCATTCAAATACTCATAAATTTTGTTTTGATCATCTTTTTCTTTTTCTTTGTCAGGGTGGCTGCAGATAATATCAGCGGCATCTTTATATGCCCTCAACATTTGATATCTATCTTTGTCAGCTTGTTCCATTTCTTCCTGTGTATAAGGAATGTTAAATCTTTTTGCTAATGATGGAACTGTTATTTTCCAAAAATCAGGTCCTTCAATTGGTAAATCTTCTATAAAATGAGCGGCATGAAAAATGTTCCCACTTTGGTTGCAAGATAGACAATGCCAAACATGAGAATTAGTTGGTAATATTCCAAGAGATGGTGTTTTATCTTCATGTAGTTTAGTGAAACATTTAAATAAACCATTTGAGCCTTGTTTAATATGATGATGTATCGTTAAATATTCTGTTAGTTTTCCATAAAGTTGATCTATGACATCACACTTATCATTTGTGTCTAATTGACTCATTCGCGATTCTCCTTAATATTCAAAATACTTGTCTTAGAAATTTGTATTCATAAAAACAATAAAACTATCTATGTTGTCAGGTGTCAGATCTTTATTTGTTTTCAATTGCCCGGCTGACCACTCCCATATGAATTGTCCTAATCCATTATTATCCGTTTGCAGACGTTTTTTAATTGCTTTCATTTTACTTATTTGTTCCGGCGTATATTTATTCGGCGGTGTATTTTTGTTTGGCACACCTTCCAGAGCCGTTTTTGCGGTTGGCCCATAAACTAATGGTATGGGAGTAATTTCTTCTGGTTCCGGCAATTCCAATGACTTAGATGACTTAGATAATGATTTAAATGCTAAAGAAAAAGCATTTATTTTAGCACGAATTATTGCCACTTCGGGTGCCAGTTTTAGATGTTTGAATGTTGAAATGGTATCAGCCGCGGCGGTTCCTGTTCCAACCCATCGCCCATCACCATGTGAGCATGTGCATTGCGCAATGTACCTTTTTGCTTTTGGAATTTTTGTTTTTCTAAGTTTTGCATTTTCTCCAGTGTAATGCATTTCGTCGTCAACAACGTGTTCAATGCCGACGTATGTTACTTTTAAGTCAGCTTGTTCGGCTTTGTTAAATTCCGTCGTTAAACCCATCTCATCAATTAGTTTTTTTTCATCCATTTCCATACCTCCTGATTTTTATTTTCACTTTAATATAAAACATTACGAGCCTATTGTCAATGACTAAAATAACTAAAATTATAAAAAGTCGGTTGACGGGTTTTGATTTTAATTATAGTATATTATTGGATGAGAAAAAAATGAGAAAAAAAATAATAATTAATAACTTTGACATCAGAGCCAAATATCAGAAAAACGCCATTTTAATTTTCAATAATATTTTATATAAAATCATGCATCAAAAAAAAGTGAGCAATGATAAAATCAACGATAAACATGATTTATCCGAAAATTTGTCTAATCAGGTTTGTTCATTTTTAGAAAATTTCACTAACAACATGAACATTAAATGTGTTGGCATGCCTTTTGATGTTTCAATTAATGATGTGTTGTTTGCGGGTGTATTTGATTTTATTATAAAAGAAAATAATATCGCTCATATTGGTTTATTTGATTTCAATAAACAGGCTGATTTAAAATATTACAAATCCAATTATATTTATTCCTTTTATAAGGAAGGTTTTGAACGGGAGTTTGAATGGTTGAATATAATTTCGATTTATAATGTCCCATTTGGTAAATTTTTTAATTTTAAGATATCGGATAAAACACATTATCGAAATTTAAAAAGATTTATTAAGGTGGTTGAAAAATGAGTATTAAATTTTACCCTGAGACACATCAATATTTTGATAAATTAAATCAGGAATATATATCAGTTAATAAATTAATAGAAGAATGTCTTGGTGCTTTTGATGTGGACGGTGTTATAGACAAAATTATAAATATGCCTTGGAGTGTATATTACAAAAAAACAAAAAAAGAGGTTTTGACATTATGGGGCAACATAACAAAAACCGGCACGGAAGCACATACCGCAATTGAAGAATATATTAGACATGATATATTGCCGGATAATTCCGATTTAAAATCAATTGTTAAAAAATTTTCTAAATTTGAATTTAATGGGGAATTAACATCAGAAGTAATGGCGTGGGATGAGATTAATCTTATAGCCGGGACAATGGATATTGTTGAGCAAACATCTGATTGTTTAAGAATATGGGATATAAAAACAAGTCGTAAAATAGGTGATGAGAAACATCACAAATATTCAATACAATTAGGTTTTTATAAACATTTATTAGGATTGCGTACGAGAATGCCGGTTGAAGTTGGAGGTATATTATGGATAAAAGATTATTTTAATAATCGCGGGTCATCACAAATTTATAAAATAGATGTTGATTCTTGTGATAATGAAGTCAGAGATATGATTAACACAAGAAAAATAAAATTATGGAAACAGGGCTGGAAACAAAAGCAAAAGGAGAATGAAAATGCGTATAAAATGGACAGAAAGTAAACTTAAAAAATTAAAAGAACTAAGACAACAAAGATTAACATTGCAACGAATTGCCGATTATTTTGGTACAACCACGGATGCCGTTCAGAAAATAAACCAAAAATATCCAAATATGATGGGTAGATATAGCACTAGATTAGATTCATCAAAAGATGCCGCATTGTTAACATATGATGGGGGCTGTGTTCTTGAAAAGTATAATAAATTTGAAGTAATATCCGGTGATGCTATGGTTATAGGTGACACGCACATTCCTTTTCATGATATTGATATGATGAATAAAATGATTAAAATAGCAAAACGTGACAAAATAACAACATTAATTGTCGGCGGTGATTTGACAGACCAAAAAACAACGTCAATATATCCTAATTTGAACACAGAACGTGTATCAAGAAAACTCGATGATGAATTTTCAGTTTTGTTTGATGTCATTAAGGTACTAACTAAAACATTTAAACAGATTGTGCTCATTTGCGGCGATCATGATGCCCGCATTTTAAGGCGATTAGACTATGTTATGAATTGGAAATCATTAGGCGCCCTTTGCAATAGGATAATAAAAGTCGGCAATGTTCGCTCAAGTGATTATTATTATGGTATTTTAAAGTCGGGAAATCAGGTGTGGAGGATTACACATCCGGATCGTGCTACGGCCAGATCAACAACAAAAGCATTAAAACTTGCACATAAATTTGATCAGAATATTCTTCAGTTACATGGACATAATTTTGGAATGGAATTTACTGTGAATGCTAAATATCTTGCAGTGTCGATGGGTTGTATGACAGACCGCGAACATCATGAATATGTCATGATACGTGATTCTGCTCACAGTGTTTGGCGTAAACAGTTTGCTAAAATTCAAAATGGTAAAATAACAGTATTCGATAAAAACGGACAACTAACAGATTGGGATAAAGAATTAGGGAATTCGAATGGAAAAAAGAAAAACAAAAGAAAAAAGAATTGACAATTATATGTTAAGTCTTGCGTTAGAAGATACTATATCTGAATTAAATTCTTTAGATGTTTTGATATTTTATTTGAGAATAAATAGAAATTTAACACTTAAAGAAATATCAAACAAACTTGCGATATCACATGAATGTGTAAGAAAACATCTTCAGACTATATTTTCGATTGTCAGGGAAAATATTAAAAAATGACATATATTAGTATTGATCCCGGCACAACCCAGAGCGCATATATTTTATGGTGTGATAAGATAATAAGTAAAGAAATCGTCGAGAACCAGAAAATCATTGATATATTAAAATCGCACACATCAAATTTAGTGGTTTTAATAGAAAAAATCGCGTCATATGGAATGCCGATCGGCGCAACAACAATAGATACAATTGAATGGATTGGTAGATTCCAACAAGTTGCAATAGATAAAGGATTTAAAACGGAATTAATACTTAGAAAAGATGTTAAAATGCATCATTGTTTTTCAATGAGAGCTAAAGATTCAAATATACGTCAAGCGCTTCTGGATAGGTGGGGCGGCAGAAAAAAAGCAATAGGTCTTAAGAAAACTCCAGGCCCGTTGTACGGTATTGCTAAAGATATATGGTCATCTCTCGCGATCTTAACATTTTATTTAGACACACATGGGGTTGAAATGAAATGATATTTCCGAACACAATAAATTACAATCCTAAATTGGCGAAAATAAAGCAACAAGATCAAATTAAACAGGTCAACATAAAAAAAGAAGAAACAAAAACAGTTGAAAAAGAAAATAGGGTGTTGACAGGCAGGCAAGTCAATGATATAATAAACAGAATGAAAAAAGCAAAAGAACTTAAAAAGAGTTCAAAAAAGAAATCGGGGGGAAAATAAAATGGCATGCAGCGTTGTTCATCCTAAAACAGGAATAACATATTATTTACATTCTAAACTTGCGAGATATTCCAAAAATAGAATGTTTTATTATTTTTCAAAAGAAATTGTGGACGCTGTTGATTTGCCAGACGGATATGAAGTTGGGCACGCGAAATTATCCGGTCACGGTGGAAATGGAATGTTGTTTTTAAGAAAAAAGAAAAAGATATTTTGAAGAAGATATTATTAATTTCAGATAGCCCGTTTCTCGATACGGGTTTTGGCCAGTTGGGTCGTGGGTTGGGTAATTATTTACATAATAATGGATTTGCTGTTGAACATATTGGATTATTTGATCCAAGAAATAATGAAAACGACAATTATAATAATAAAACAATATCATGGCCTGTTAATTTAGGCGGCAATCCGCGACATTTTCAGAAAAAACAATATGATAAAATAGTTAATGAATTTTCACCTGATTTGATAATTATAATAACTGATATTTGGGCGGCCAAACCATATCTGAATACTGAAGTTCCAACAATTTTATATGTTCATATAGAAGGCGAGCCATTACCGAATATTGTTAAAAATCAACATCAAATAATATCATGTCCGCAAATACTGGCATCGGCCGATAAATTAATTGCGGCGGGACCGTATGCTTTTCGGGTTATAAAAGAACGATTTCAAACAACATTATCAAAACTATCAACAAAAGAGAAGGATAAAATAATGAAGAAATTCACGACAATTATATCAGACGGTTGTGAGATCAATAAATTTGTTCCACTCAAAAATAAAAAAAGCATTAAAACCCAAATATGGAATGTTAATATAGACTCATTTATTATTGGTTATTTTGGCCGACAAAATCCCAGGAAGGGTCTACCATATGCTATAGAGGCGTTTGCAAAATGGAATAAACCAAATACATATTTATATTTGCATACTGCAATAAATGATCCGGCCGGGTGGGACCTACATTCATTGGTAGGTGATCATAATGTCAAATCTAAAGTTATATTAAATCCATCGTTACAACTGGGGCACGGTGTTCCAATTGAAAAACTAAATCGACTGTATAACGCGTGTGACATAACAACGCTGCCGTCAAGCGGGGAAGGCTTCGGCGGTACGGTGTGCTTTTTAAGAAATACTTATGTGAAAACCAAATATGAACATAAGCCAATTCAGTGGATCCGGCCGGGAAATTATGTTTATACACATAGAGGTAAATTAAAAAAAGTTCTTAAAGTTTTTAAAAGACATTATACTGGTAAAATTTACAATATATATACCGAGACGTCGACACCTATACAAGTTACACCTAATCATAGGTTTTGGACAGCAAAGGCATGGAAAACAGCAAAACATTTGAAACGCGGTGATTTATTATGGTATCCGATAATCGAAACATCCGATGTTGAAAAGAAAATAGTAAGAAAACAATTACGACTGGACACACATTTCCCGAAATTATCACATCGTTGTACGGATTTTCCAATCTTAGCCAGGATGCGCGATTGTCTTTTATCAATGGGAATTCATAATAAATTAAGTAAAACTAAATTAAATATCTATCAGAATATAGCATTGGACACGACAAAAAGAAGAACAAATTCAAGAAGCAAAACAGGAGTTGTTGATAATGAATTCAGATCATATGTTAAAACGCCGATCACTAAAATAGTGGGAAAAATGTACAAGGGATATGTTTATAATTTAGAAGTTGAAGATGATAATACATACATAGTGAATGGTGTGGCATACGCCCATAACTGCGATTCCCTTTCTACAGGGACTCCAGCGGTGATAACAGATTATTCTGAATTAAAAAATTTTCAAAAGGGAACAATGTTTATTAGACCGGTTGGTTTTTATGTTGAACCCGGGACAAATATTCGCCGAGCCATACCATCAATATCTGAAATTACTGATTCATTTGATATACTATATAATGATAGAAAACTGATTAAAAGTTTGGGAGAGAGCGGTAGAAAAGATGTTAAGAAGTATTCATGGGAGAATATCGGCCCGAAATGGGTTGATGTTATAAACAAAATGATTCCTGATGAAAAATTATTTAAAACAACAAACGTGGCAAAAAAGGAACCAGTTAGTATTATTATTTTAAATAAAGATAGATATGATTTATTATCAACGTGTATCAATCATATAAGAAAAAACACGAAATATCCTTATGAGATAGTCATAATTGATAATGGCAGTACGGATGTGAATACAGTTAATTATTTAAAACAAATAAAACAAAATCCGGCCATCAGAGTTTATAATCATCCGGAAGAATTTAATTTTTCTAGATTCTGTAATCTCGGAGCAAAGTATTCTAAAAATAATATACTTTGTTTTTTGAATAATGATGCTTTTGTGGAAATAGACTGGTTAAATAATATGGTAGAAGAACTGGCAAAACCGAAAGTTGGTGTTGTCGGGGCCAAGTTGTTATTTCAAGATGGCACAATTCAGCATGCCGGCATTGAAATAGATAAGCAATGCAATTGTAAACATTCTTATATTGGTAAACCAGGGGGCCACCCTCAGGCCAATGAGACAAAAGAAGTTCAGGCTGTCACAGGCGCGTGTTTTATGACGCGGCATGATTTATTTGATAAGCTTGGGTGTTTTTCAATACAATATAAAATGGAATCAAGTGATGTAGATTATTCCCTCAAGGCTGAAGATGTTGGATATAAGACAATATATGCGCATAAGGCTGTGGCAAAACACATAACATGTGCAACAAGAAGCAGATCTGGAGATGAGAGATTAATTGATGATCGGAATATGTTTAAATCAAAGTGGTGTGATAAATTATCTAATAAACCGGATAAGAGTGTTCTAATAAATACTAATAATTTACTAATTAACAATGGTTCGTCAGACACTTCGTCAGACACTCCGTTAATTAGTATTATCATACCAACATATAACTGTGGTAAATATTTTCCGGATTTAATAAGCAGTATATATAATCAGACATACAAACATTTTGAAATAATTATAGTTAATGACGGATCAACAGATGATACGGAAAATATATTGAAAGAATTATATGCAGATGGGTATAAATTTAAAGTAATAAATTGCAATAAACACACAAATGCTAATATAGCGAGAGAAAAAGGATATGAAAAATCAAAAGGTGATTATTTATTATTCTCAGATGCTGATTCTGAATGGGATCCGCAGATGCTCGAAAAGATGGCAGGTGTTCTTAAAGATAACCCAAAAATAAGTTATGCGTATTCTGATTATAAAAGAAAGGGAATAATAAATGATACGTTTAAAACAATAAATTTTAACGCCAGTTATTTAAAAAAAAGTAATTACATAAGCATGATGTCACTTATCAGAAAAAAAGATTTTCCAGGGCTTGACCCTTATATACAACGTGCCCAGGACTGGGATCTCTGGCTGACTATGTTAGAAAATAATAAGATTGGAAAACATATTCCGGAACCATTATTCATGGCGCATGTTCGCGATAACAGCATAACAGGTGGTTCAGTCATAAGTTGGCCGGACGCTGTTAACATTGTAAAGAGGAAACATCACATGGATAATAAAGAAAATGTGTCTATTATATTAACACTAAAAAATAGAGCTTCTATGTTACATCGTATGTTTGAAACAATATCAAATCAAAATTATAAAAACTTCGAAATAATTATATCGGATTTCCACTCAACAGATATTGATTTCAATGATTTACGCCAAAAATTTAAATTTCCTATAAGAATTGTACAAAATGAAAAAGAATTTAACCGATCCTGTGGGTTAAATGCCGGTGCGGCAGTTGCTAAATACAGTCGGCTATTTTTTACTGATGCTGACATGCTTTTTCCTGAAAATTTTACAGATATTATGTCATCAAATATTAAAGAAAATCAAGCTTGTTTTCCTATTTGTAAAAATGAGAAAACTTTACAGTGTGCTGATAAACTAGGATGGCGCAAAGGCGGATATGGTAATTGCGGAATACACAAAACAGACTTTGAAAAAATAGGAAAATGGCCGGAAAGTTTTCAGCAATGGGGCGGTGAAGATAATTTTATGTTTTGGAAATGCGGCGCTGAAAACATAAAAACAATAAGGGATAAAGTATCTGAATTTATTCATCAGGATCATGAATCAGCTGCACCGCAAATAAGGTCAAAAGAATTTCTAAATAATATATTAGAAAGTAAAAAAAACTATATTCAAAAAAAAGGAAAGGGAAATTTAAATATTGCTTTGATTTATGACTCCCCCGATTGGGCAATTCATTCCCAGGCAAAGGGATTCATAAATAATATAAAATCAGATGTTAATTACACAGCATATTCCATGAGAGAATTTTTAACTTTAAATCTAGAAAAATATGATATGATATTTGCTATGGCCTCATTTGGTATGTCCCGTGCAAATTTTGCACCCGCATTATTAAATAGACCAAATGTGACAATGGTTCATCATAATCCTTATAGCATAGGTCTTGAGAATAGCGAAATTAGCGGAAACATATGGATAAAAAATGAAATTCAATTTATACAAAATGGTTTAAGACATAGCACAATATCTGAAAATATAATACAAGCATGGAAAGATAAACATAGTATAGATGCGTATTATTTACCATCTGGAATTGATACGAATATGTTTAAATTTCATAATATATTGGAAAATAATGCAATTACTATAGGTTGGGTGGGTAATAAAAATAAAAAACTAAAAGGATATTATGATATTATCATTCCGGCAATAGATATTGTAAAGAAACAATATCCGAATGTTATTTTTAAAACACATGGATATGAAAACTTAATTCCCCACGAAAAAATGCCGGAATTTTATTCTGATATTGATTTATACATTTGTGCGTCATCGAATGAGGGGCTACCGACACCGTTGGTGGAAACATGTGCATGTGGTATTCCATTTGTTTCAACAGAAGTAGGTGTAACTTCAGAAATAAACATAAGTTATTTAAATTGCATTGTTAATAGAGATGTTGACTCATTAGCTGATGGTATAATAAAAATGATAAAAGATCCGGAAAGAATGAAACAAGCGGGATTATCGAATAGAAAAATAATTGTGGCTGGGTGGAGTTGGGATATTGTTGCTGATATATGGGAATGTTTTATTTTAGGTGATATGGAAAAATTTCATCAAATACATTCCAAACGAAGGGATAAAATTAATAATATATAAAATGATAGATTTAAGTGAAAATTTAACCGTTTTTTTAATAACATCTGGTGTTGATCTAAATTATGAAGATTGTTTAGATGCATTAAACCAACAAACTGTCAAGTTTACATTGAAAATAATTAAAAATATTAGTCCAATGTCTGCTGCTTTTCAGAAAATGCTTAATCAGTGCGAAACAAAATTTTACATTGAATGCGATTCTGATATGATTTTATATCCAACAGCTATTGAAACTATGTATAATTCAATACAAGACGAAACTGATTCAAGTGTTTTTAAATGTTTTCAGTTATTAGATATTCATTTGAATTTTAAAATATATGGTATAAAGATTTACAAATATAATATATTTAAAAATTACCCATATAATTTAAAACACCCAAGTTCTGAAATGGAACAATTGGAAAGAATACAGAAAGATGGTTATAATATTAATAACGATTCCAATGGGTGCTGTATAATAGAACAATGTATTGGAAAACATAGTCCTAAATGGACAAATGAAAGTATTTTCGAAAGATATTACAATTTAATGGAAAAATTTAAAATTTACAGATATAGATGGTTAAAAGATGTTCCCCAAATGCTATTTAACATATTTAAAAAAAACCCAAATATTTTAAATTTATATGCTATAGCTGGTATGCTTGCTAGTATAAATTCTAATAAAATCATAAAAGAAGAAAAAAACATAAGAAAAAAAAGATTTGAATATAAAAGATTGGAAGAATTTATGAAAGGTCCAACGCAAGCAACTATTTATATGACAGATAAATGTAATTTTAAATGCGAATGGTGTTATCGGCAACATAATTTTATAGAGCACGCTCCTGACATAACACCAAAACTTACTGATTATTTGCTAAAAAAACTTCCATCAATTAAAGGTGTTTGTATCTGTGGTTATGGTGAACCAATGTCAAGTCCAAATTTAATTCCAGTGATAAATACATTAAAATACCAAAATAAAAGTGTTGGATTAATTACTAATGGTTCATTTTTACTTGAAAAATTTCATACTTTATTAGGTAAACATAGGCCTGATTATATTTCTATAAGCCTAAATGCACATTGTAAAGAAGAACATCAAAAAATAACAAAAATTGATATATGGGATAGAGTAATCAAAGGTATTGAATTAGTGGCAAAATCTGAAATACCGTGTTATGTTAGTTCTGTGGTAACTACTGAAAATATAGTATTTGTTCCACAATTATTAAAATTAATAAAATCTATAGGTGTTAAAAATGTTCATTTGCATAATTTATTACCACATTTTAATGATATTGAAAATAAAGATTTTTGGAAATTAGTTTTAACCAAAGATTATAAACAGCATATTGATCAGATTAAACAACTAGATAATGCTGATATTGTAAAAAAATATCCAACTTTAATAGATAAAAATGGTGGTAATCAAACATGCCAATCACCATGGGATATGATAGCAATTGATGGAAACGGGAGTATATCAATTTGTAATTCTGTTTTGCCTTGTAATTCGGCTTATGGAAATATAAAAGACCCTGTTGTGTGGAATAATGAATATTGCCAAAAATTTAGAGAAGATTTTGTAAATCAAAAACACAATATGTGTGCAAAGTGTTTTAGAAATTGGTTATGGATGTGATATCATATGTACGGCACTACTTATAATCAAAAAACAAACACATTAATTCTTGATAAACATGATTGCGGATTGTTGTCTAATGCCACAGTAATTTTTAATAGTTTGTTATTAATTCACAAAAAAATTTCTGAAAAAGTAAATGTTTTCTGGCCAGGCAAATCTATTTGGAATAAAGCCGATGGCGTAGAGAAGAACACCAAATGGAACATGTAGTTGTTAATCATTGGAACGGGTCTGTGTGGAAGGCAATTTTATCATGTAGAAGAACGATGGAAAACATATCGCTATGTACGATAGATATAGATGAAGGAATCGGTGTTATTAAGCCAAACGGAAGACAAAAGTTATTAAAATGTGCTGATAAAGATGTTAACTTTAATTTCCTTTGCAAGCGTAGAAAAGAAATATTGAATTTGGTAACAATCGAAGAGTGGAAGAGAGCAGAGAACAATAAATGATTTATTCTATTTCTTATTGGAGTTGGGGGGTGTACTTAAACAGCGGTGTTGTCAAAAATGCGACGACAGATGTTTCTCCAACAAAAGATGATTGGTTAATTGTTTTTCAGCCATACGATATAGAAAAAAGAAAACTTCTATCAGATATTATTAATAAATTTGACTATTCAAAAAGAATTCTCATACATTACGAGGGAAGATATAGACAACCCCACGGTTTCGGTGTTAGATATCAGCAACAATTTGGAAGAATATATACGCATATATCTACCGATGTTGACAATGATACGGTTAAATATATGCCAATTCCATTGTGGATAACAGAAAAAGAATGCTATCCCATCGGCAATCGCCAAAAGCTGTTCTGTACAGTGGCTACTAATTATCATTTGCGTGGAGAGCCAAAGGGAAAGATAATAAATTGTTTTAAAAACCTTGGGGTTGATATTTATGGGCAATATAATATTCGTATTAAAGATGACATAACAAACCATGCTGTGAATGAAGAAACTATAGCCAAATATCTACCGAGGTATTCGGCAAAAGTAAAAATGCTTTCGAAATATATATTTTCTTTAGCTATTGAAAGCCAGCTAGATATAGGACATATAACAGAAAAACTTTTTGATATTATTGCAGCAGGCTGTATTCCTGTATATTTAGGAGCGATGGATATTTCTGAATTTATTCCAAAAAGCTGTTATATTGATTATAGAGACTTTTGGTCTGAGAAGAAACTGCTTAATTATATAAAGAACATGAGTTCGCAGGAAATATTAAATTATCAGAGGGCAATTATGCAAAATCAAAAGAGATTGGTTGGAATGAGAACATACGAATCATGTATGAGGTTTTTGTGCAAAGATATAGGGCTCGATTGCGACGCCCCCTATTACGAAGAGTTAATAAAATTATCGGGTATCCTCGCCGAAAGGAATAAAAGATGAAATTACACTTGGGATGTGGCAACAAGTTTATCAAAGGGTTTACGCACATTGATATTATGAATTTTCCACATATCGATATAGTTAATAGCGTTGATAGATTACCTATGATAAAAGATAATAGTTGTGATTTGGTTTATGCCTGTCATATTTTGGAACATTTTCACCGTAAAATTATTGTTGATATTCTTAAGGAATGGTTAAGGGTTTTAAAGCCCGGCGGAATATTGAGATTGTCTGTTCCAGACATAGAAAGCTTGTTTAATGTATATAATAAAACAAAAGACCTGTCTGTTATTATTGGCCCTATTTTTGGAGGCGGAGATTATCTTTACAATATTCATTATACGGGATTTGATTTTCAAACTTTAAAAAAATTTCTTGAACTGGCGGGCGCAAAAAGAATTAGACGATTTGATTGGAGAAAAACAGAGCATGCGGATATCGATGACTATAGTCAAGCGTACATACCACACATGGATAAAATCAACGGTACGTTGATAAGTTTAAATATGGAGGCAAATAAATGACTAACCTGCGTAAAAAAGTTTTGCTGGGCAATGACCCATGGAGCCAACAATTTATTAAACTTATAAAATCATTACCACATTATAGAACTTTAATTCAATTACAAAATAATCCAGCCATGCCTATGGAACATACTGATTATTATAAATGGCTTTCTGATGAACTAACTAAAAACGGAACAGTTTGGGATGGCATATTAAATAACAAAGAAGACATCATTAAACAATATAAAAACTTTATAAATATGTATGAAATGGCTCCAAATTGGAAAACACTTAAAGATGATAATGGCGAAAAAATACTTTATCAAAAAATAAAAAATCATTATCACTACTATGGTCATTATCCGGTTCGCATAAACGATAAGGGTTATTTTTCATTATATGATGGTCATCATCGTATTGCTATATTACTTTTTATGAAAAAACCAGTTGAATTAACAATTTGCGAACGATCACCTAATTGGGAAAAATTGATCAATGAATTAAAAAATATGTACAAAGGAAAAAATTTATATCAACCTATACCTCACCCGGATTTTAATAATTGGAATTCATCAAGAGATAATAAAAAAGAAAATATATTGAAAACAGTTTCAATGAAATATAATTTACACTCTATGATAGATTTAGGGATATGTCATGGATACACCCTTTACGAATTAAAAGATGTGGTGAAAAAAGGAATTGGGGTTGAGTCAAATCCAATTAGATATAAAATTGCAAATATGTTACTCTCCAACATAGGGTTTTCTTGTTTTAATGAAGATATTTTTTCTTTTATAAAACACAACAATGACGAAGTAGACTGCATATTAGCATTGGCAGTTTTTCATCATTTTTTTAGCAATCATTCTTTAAATGAATTTAAAGAGTTTCTTAAATTAATTTCCCAAAAAACTAAATATTTAATTTACGAATTACCACATTCAAAAGAAGAACAATATAAATGGATTCCATCTGATATAAACATAAATTTAATAATTGAAAAAATAACAAAGTTTGATAAAATAGAAGAGCATTTGATGAGTAATAATAGAAAACTAATAATACTAAAAAAATGAAACTGATTACAGACACACCAGACGGTTTATTAGGCAACCCAAATTTTATTTTATTAGGAATTGTTTCAGACAGTATGAAAGATTATGCCTGTCTGTTGCAATTAAAGACCGGAAACCTTTATATTGAAGAAATACACTGGGGAAAAAATAAATCAATGGATACGGCGACACTGCATCAGATAGAAGATGATATAGAATGGGGCAGGATGTATCAATGGATCACATTGAACACAACAATATTCTCACCTAAGAAAATTAAAACAATTTTAGGCAGAGGCTTATATTTTTACCGTAGTGAATATTTAAAACATAATGCCCCCCAGGAAAGTAAGAAATGATGTCTATTGACTTAGGTTACATAGTAAAGTATAATAATATAGGGGGAGCATAAAAAAATATGAAAAAAGAACGTCAGCATGAATATATAAAAAGAGAGCTCGAATTGATAAACAAAGCTAAATATGAAGAAGGTGAGAAATTAAAACATGATCCCGGCAAAGAATTTATTTACAAGTGGGCCCAAAAATACGCGAAAAAATTCAGAAAAGACTGGGTTGAGAATGATATAAAAGAAGCGCTTCATAAACTGGATAAAATTATTGAGAAAACTGACGGCGAAGGATGTGAAGTAATTGCTAATATTAAAGAACAACTGGAAGAAGCGATGGGATTATTAGAAGAATAGGGGGAAAAATGCGAGACGGAGAATTATTTGGAACATTTAGGAAATTTGAAAAAGAAATTGCGAGACTAAGTTCCGAATTCAGAACTGAAATCACAAAGACAAATACAGTATTAAATTCCTTGATATTATATTTATCACATAGACAATCATTTGAATATAAATGGAAATGGATGAATATGATTAGAAATTATTTTGCCGGTAAATTCGGATTCATAGACATCGCAACTTTACAAAAATTTATCATGTCTCAAATACAGCAGAATAAAATACAAATGGAACAGGCCGCCGAAAAGATGAAAGCTGAAAAAATAAAAAAGGACAGTACAAAAAATGAAAAATAGAAAAAAATATACTATCGAAGAAATAGATGATTTATTATTCAAATATCGTAAATACGGTAAGAAAGATTATCTATTAGAATTATTCAACGCGTTTTCCGGATACATTGCGAAATATGCTAATTTTTTAAAATTTGGAAAGTTCAAACCAAAAGATAAAGATATCATATGCTTAATAGGAATGCTTAATAATAAAAATAGTAGCGAATCAGGAACTGATGCCATTAGGATCATATTTCAAAATTATTCATATGATGATATAAAAAGTGATCTTGGTCTTTTATTTTTAAAAAATGTCAAACAATTTGTTAAACGAGAAAACGGACCATGTTTTACAGGATACTTGTATAATTATTTTAAATTTTCTGTCAGAGATTGGATACGAAAAATATCGTCTGATGTTTTCAATACTTTGAAAATTGATTTCATACCGGATATTATTAATGATATGAAGCTGGACTGGATGACCGATGATGAGTTGCTATATGATGATTATGATAGTTATAATAATGCCGATGAAAAAAGTGACAAGTTTGAAAATTTATGTATGTCCGATAAAACAGATCTAACAAACTTCGAAAAATATATTTTATACTTATCATATGGAAAAAAAATGCGCGATTATGAAATAGCAGATATAATTGATGTGCAGCCTATGCAAATAAATAGAATAAAATTAGGTGCCAGGCAAAAGCTAGTTGATTCGGAAATGGATTTAAATGATTTTATAATATGAAACATACCAGTAATATAATTTCAAAAAACAAAAATAAACGGATAAAAAAATATATCGAAAAATGGAAAAAAATATTTCTTTTAGATGGTTATAGAATTTCATATAAAATTGGAAAAAAAGAAGATATAAAAGAATACGAAAAACAATTCGGAAAAGTAGATAGTTATGCTTTTGCGCACATGGGTTATCCACTAAGACAGATTCATATAATATTCAATCCCGAACATATAAATAATGATTTAGAAAAAACTGTAATGCATGAACTATTGCACTGTATGACCGAGCCATTAAGACAGTCTATATTGTCTATTATGGAAGAATATGTTCATAATACTAAAATGTATAATGTTATGTTGGATATGATTAACTGCCGGGTTGATGAATTGATTGAGCATTTAACTGGATCATTCAAATATAAAAACTGAAGTAATTACTGTAGCCGGTTCAAAACGGAGGTTTATCCCGTTTCAAAATATTTCTTTTAACTAAGTCCGCAGCTGTGGATTTATTCATTTCGAAAGTATTGTCTAAAACAAGGTATTCTTTTTTAAAAATGAACCATTGGCCAGCCGGGGCTTCCCATTCCGCGTCTATAATATACACGGGGTTCCATTTTTCAGGCCTTATACAATATGTCATTTTTTCATTTCCTTTATGTAGTTAATAAGATCCAACATAATATGATCCATTTGATTCAAGTCTACTGGAACATTCATTCCAAAAGATAATGATTCTTCAGTATAACCCTTTGCTTTTAATAAATGTTTAAGAGCACAACGTAAACAGCCTTTGCTCAACCTGTTACCCCCTTTTCTATCTGCTTTCTAATATTTCTAATTTTTCCAAGTATTTCTCTTAAAGTACCCGTGATATCGGATGGATTGCTTGAAAGTTCCGCAATTAGGTGATCTTCTGCCATAGAAAGCTCTTTAAGGGCCTGAGCCGCGTGATATACCCAATCAGACCATTTGTCGGACCCGGTGGGTTTATAGCCTGTATGCTCGATTGTGTTGCTAATATCATCCATTTTTTTAAGATGCCTTCTTACCTATTGTCTTTAAACTTTTGGTATTTTCAATAGTTTTATATCTTTTCAGATATTTTTCATATTCATCTCTAGCATAAACAGCTATATCCTCGACTATTGATTCATCACCCTGGTAGCCGAATACTTCCTCGCACGCACGATGAACAAATTCATGAACTAATGTTTCAAATCTGCGAAATCCCCTTATTCTTTTATCAATTCTTATTATAAATACCGGTTCCGGATTTTGTCTATCTCTTAAATTGGACGTACATTCGCCATCTAATAGTTCTGTTTTCTTTAAATTACGAAGCGGTGTTTTATATTGTATTATAATTACTTTATTATCTTTATTTCCGCGATTATCTTCGTTTTTTTCACTCATCTTCTTATTCGTTTATTATTTGAAGAACTTCAGTATATGCGCCCTGCTTTGTCATTCTTGTAAAATGCTCGCCGCCTGCCGCACCAGCCTCATCTTTATTTTCTTTATATAAAATAACAATATTTCTGATTTTAGATAATTTAACACCATCAAAGCATCCGCATATTTTATATGACTCACTGATAATATCTCTGATTTCCATTACTGTGTTGTCCATTTCTTCAACAGCATAGAATCCACCCAACTCCCATGCCCGTTTCACACTGTCTTTTTTTGCGTTAATTGTTTTTACGACATTACTTAATATATTTGAACATTTGCATATCATATTCATACCTCCATTTGCTTCTACATAATACTATAATTTTTTAGCTGTTTCTTTCCACTTTCTGACTCTGTTCTTAGCTATTAAGAACTCACCCCAGTATTTTTCACTTCCGTTGTATCCTATAATTGTTGTTTTCCAGTCTTTGAATATCTTATATTTGTATCTGAGCAGCCATAACGCCATTTCTGTATTCAACTCAATATCAAATGGATCCTTTCCCTTATGTCCTATGTTAACAAGTCCTTCTTTCCATTTCCAGATTTGAAATATACCACGTTCACCCAGTGCTCCAACCGCTTTGGGATTGAAAATAGACTCAACCGCGACTATTGATATAAGATCATCACACGAAAAAGGACTTTCCTCCGGAAAATACTCCGGAACCATCCTGTCAATGGTCATTAATATTTTTTTAACGTCGGCAAATTTAATTCGGTTTCCACGAGTATTATAATGGTCTGTGATACTTCCCGCAAGTCTGTTATAATAATTGGATTTCTCAAGTTCTTCGATAAGAATTATCATGTTTTCCAATTTTCTGCTATGACGTAATGCATATATCATACCGACTTCATTTAAAACAAATAACAATATAACACCGCCGAGAATGAACTTTAATTTCAAAATATTCTTGTTTAATTTCATTATCCTTAAAATATCATTCATAATTCCAGCCTCAATTGATCTTCTTTATCTCTTCGTATCGCTTCTTTCTTGGCTCTCTCCCTCTCCACGAACACACCATGATCGAATATCCTCAGCGCCTTCTCTATAACTTCAGAATAATAATGCTTATCTAAATTATCGATTGATTTGACTTCTTCTTTAACAGCATACTTATCCCATGTCCGGAAATATTCAATACTGTCTCCGACTTTGAGTTTTTTCTTTAAGACTTCTTCCGATTTTCGAACCAGGGATGGTTGTAATGCGTTCGGATTTTTATATTCTGATTTATTAATACTAGTTCGCATAACAAAATAATTCATATCATAATTATTTAAATTACGAACACCATCTATTACCATTTTAACTTTCTCAGGATCATTATCATGTGTAAAAATAACATCGCACATCCGTTTTATAGCCTCATCATATATTCCCGCGGCCCGGCTGCTTTTCATTGATACACCATGCATTTCCAATTTGCCATTATCCTTCATAATAGCATAATTTTTCGGCTTGTAAAAATAACCCTTCCCTGTTAATTCTAATTCGAAGTTTATACAATTCTTAACATGAGCTCTTGATTCAACAAGATCTGTAACATATTTATTTAGTTTATCTAAATTGGGTTTCTTGGAAAGTATTATACCGTCCGTATCCCACGATACCACATCATCACCGTAATACTTTATTATCTCACCGAAAATCCATCTGGCAATCCCAACAATCGCAATTGCTACTGACATGTCACCAAGCCGACTGTATTTCAAACCATTAAGGCCGAAAATTGTATTAAGTACAACTTTTAAGGCAGTTGAGTGAATTTCATTATACTGTTTTTCTTCATCCGTTTTACTTGTTTTTATTTTTTCTTTGGATTTTTTTCTTATAGCAAATAAATTATCAATTCTTTTTTTTAAAAATGATTCGTTTCTCTTGTCTATTTTAATCATAATTTTTTCATTAAAATTATGATCGGGTATTCCGACATATATAAAATCTCCTGACCCACTTATTGAAAAATGAGGATCATCGCCGTCCGCGTCAAATGGTTGTCTATCATATATCCTAGTTGTATCCGGACCTAGATTAAATGTTCTCATTATGGATGGATAAAAAGATGTTATATCAACCTTGTATATCTCTTTATAATATCCCGGCTTATTCAATCCAACCATGGCCGCCTGAAACTTAGTATCACCGTATCGATCAGCATTTGTTTCCATTGGAACCATTTTACATTCATGTGCACCACGGCCGATAAATAATTTCGGAATAAAACTTGCCTTTCCACTTATAATATTATTCAAAGGTACTCTCATAAAATCAGCCAGCATTATCTGCAATGGTAAATATATCTTCATCAATCTATATGTCGCCTCGACATCTGATGTTACATGTTCTCTTAATATATCTGTTTTAATATACTTCCTGCTATTTTCTGTATATAATTCGTCATGTTTAGATATAGGAATGTTATACCATTCGGCAACTGTTTTTAATTTCCGGTCCTTCATACCGAAGACCGTTTGATCACGTCGAACATTCTCATGAATATCCATCATTATTCTGCCGTATATATTATACGATGAGTGTTTTTTCTTATCCTTTTTGTCTTCTATTAAAAGCGGCAAACTGGGCGGCCGGCAAAGCATATTAGCTAAAGGAATGCCACGCATTGTTGTGAGTTTCATTTTTCCCATTCTTTTAATCATATAAGGAAAATCAAAAAACTTGGAATAATAACCGACAAGTATATCCGGATTAATATCTATAAAATCCCTCATGAATTCTTCTAAGATATATTTATCCTTATATGTTTCATCGTAATTATCATATACTTTCGTCGGCATATCATTAATTTTAACGCCGATTGCTGTTATTGGATGTGTTGAATAATGAGGAAATATACCGGTTCCGTCGTTCCATGTTTCAATATCAAGAGTCATGATGACAGGCTCTTTGGTCTGAGGGAATTTTGTAAAAAATTCGGGTTCTTCAATCATTATCTGTTCCATATATGGAAGATAGTAACACAACTTGGATGTATTATAATCACTATAAAAACTATATGAATCCCGCGGTGTATTAAATTCCAGTTTAGCAAGTTCTATTTCTGTTTTCTTCCATAAATCAGTGTAAGTTTTATACTGCAGATTTCCATGTGTATGTTCGCCAAGTTTGCGCTGTACATACACAAATGGTTTAAATGGAAAGGGAACTCTGGATCTTTTACCATTGGTTATTATGGTAAGGAACTGATCTCCGGGATAAGCCATCAACGGTATTTTCATATTTTTTTTAACTCCTTATTGGTTATACTGATTTATATTAGTAAATATGACAATGTGTGTCAAGGTGTTCGCATGTTAACTACTTCTGGTTGTCTTACGGGTAATCTAATCACTTTTATAATAAAAACAAACTTGCCGATACGAAATTCGGTGACAAATCGATTACGCCCATACTTGCGATTCAATATTCTAAATTGAATGAAGACAGTATAATATTGCCAGCATTTATAAACCATATCCCGCATCATATCATCATAAATTCTATAAACAAAAATAGGTAGGGGTATTCTTGTGATTAATGCAAATCGTATCACTCTCTTGCCAAAAGAATAATTAAAACCTGGTCTAATTATCCCGCCCTCACGCCGTTTGTATATCATTTTTCGCCCTTTCGATTTCTTATTATTCTAAGTCGTTCGGAATCATGTTTGCTGCCGCCGAAATTAAAGTAATCCATTATTGCCCATAATAGATTCTCATGTGACGCCAATTCATCTTTTTTATCATCTTCAATTACGTCTTTAACACTTAACTCATCTATATCAGAAACCGCCTCTATTATGTATCCGTTCGTCACACGTGATATAGAAAGTTTCCATTCATTTTTCTCGTATTCCATTGTTATTCTCCTTTAAAATCTTTCGGCCACCATTTTTTCCATAGCAGATATGACAAATAATTACCAAACGGGACTTTATGTTGCAATGATATGGTTGTAGTTATGATTTTTCCGTCGCCATCCTTGACTGGTTTTTTCTGATACACGTGATAATCACCAACATACGGGCAAACCTTGTATAAAGAATATGTTGCGTTGTTCACAGGAACTACTGAATCATCACTGCACATTAATTCTTTATTACTTTTATTGTATTGCGAACAATGATTATACCATCTTCTATATTCTTTAGCTACTATGTGAACTTGTTTTTCAAATCCTTCATATGTCGCGATTCCGCCAAATTTTTCCGACCAGCCAATGTTCATAGCCCAATCAATTTCACATAAAGGCGGCGCATATTGCAATGATATATATCCATTCTCACGTTCTAATGCAATTAAAAGCAACTTAGGATTTATTTTATAATTAAGAGCAGCAGCGTGTATTATTTGCGCGGCTGATCCAACCGTTGTTTCAAAGTCTGCTAAAAAGCTATTTTTATTAGCCAAAAAGTCCTGAACAGATAACTCTTCATATTCGAATTGTGTATTTGAAATAATAAAATTCTTATTGAAATTATGTTTAAAAATATTCGGTGGCTGTGACATGTTATCCGGTATATAATCATCAGGCGGTTTATAATAGTTAAACAAACCCTTCAAATATTTAATCATGTTATATCCTTTATGTTGTATTTCATCGTATTTTTAATCTTTCCGGATTTATTTTTTGGAAAAGTCGTTGTTATATCTTCAGGTGTATAATATATCGCATCGCCATTGGCAATACGAACTTGTATTCTAATATAACATTCTTCACACATGAAATTACCATTCTCATCTTTTAACAATCCGAAACTAACCTCATCTCCACACACAGGGCACATCATAATGCAGCCTCCTTTTACACATATTACATTTCACAATATTATTTGTCAAGTATTAAAAAAACTCATCAGAACTTGGTTTATTATCAATAACTTTGTACTCGTTTGTATCCAGTTCCGGATCTTTTGTCTCTTTTTCAACTATATCCGGTATGTTTGATGGTTCTTTATTTGACATTTTAGCTTCAACGGCTGTATTCATAGATGAACTATCAACCCGCTCACCAATAAATTTTAAGTTGTTCATTATTTCGAACCACAAGGCAACTTCTTCACTCCAGTCACTTAATTCTTTATGCAATTTCTCAATATCACCTCGTAAATCCGGATTCAATGATTCGACATATGCAAAAGTTTCTCTGGCAGCATCTGTCCATTTCTTATCTCTGGTTACTGATCTATTTTCCATTATATATTTCTGTTTGATTTCTTCTCTATTGTATTTCAGTTGGCTATCAATTCGTCTAATTCGATTTTTTACCTTAGACATTTCATTCTTCGAATCAGTGTAATAATACGACGCCTCTTGCCATAATTTTGATAACCGGCCATTAATTCTTTTCATGACAGGTATATCTTCCTCTCCATCATAATTGATATAAAATTTATCCTTAACCTCTTGGTGGGTCATTCCATGATAATGTCGCATAATTATTCTCCTTTTATATTTTTAGTACTATATGTATAATTTTCATCTATAGCATTGGTAATTTCAGTAGATAGTTCTGTCGCCGTTATTACGGCTGCGCCTCGTGATATTAAAATGGCATAAATTATCTCAGTCAGATGTCTTTTATTCTCAACTTTTCCTGTATCATTCAAAATTGAAGATATACCATTCTTCATTCCGTTTTCCATATTATTCTTTAGCGGATATTCACTTGGTATTTCATCAATCGGCACATAAACATTGCCACATTTTCTGCATATGGAGAAACTACCTTTAATATCTTTCATATCTGATTTACAATTCGGACAATTACTCATTTTATCATCTCCCTACATTATTTTCTGAACAGTTTTTATTGAAACAACTGGCCTGATATCGCCAGTTTCCACTATTTTACCATGTTCGTCGCTATGTAAAACTATCTTAATCAAATTACGATTACGAATCATGTATATATCTGTAATATGCACATTATCTTTAAGGTGTAGCATTTCTTTCAGAACACCTAATGATATGTTCATCTCGCATAATTTTTCTCTTGACTTTTCATTTTCAACATAATTCATTTTATTCCATCCTTTTCAATATAACTCATGCGCAACATGCGCCCCACCTTTAAAATAATAGTTTATATTATTATCAGCCAATGCATTTTGAAAATCCTTTAAGAGTTTAGTTTTATATATGTATGCGGCTGAATCGCTTTCTAAGTCATTACGAAGTAAATCTATGATAATTTCAATTTCACTGTATGATAATTCAACTGCTATTATTTTTCCTGGCATTTTTTTCTCCTCTTGTTTCTTGTGTATTTTCTCATTTCTCTAATATGTCTTATTAGATATTCGTCATAATCAGCTTGACTGCATAAGAAAAAAGAACATTTTTTATCACGGGGACCTAAGCATTCAATTCCAATTTTTCCTTTACAATATGTTGGAATTTTAGCATTGACATACTGAGGATTTTTAATTCTCTCAGTCTTTACTTTTTTACTTGACCAGTTAGTAAAGTCGTACTTTCCATTTTTATCTTTAGGAAATTCCGAAACTGTTACATATTTGTCTTTCATAAATGAATATCCACAAAATCCTTCAACAATAATAAAATTCCAGTCTTTTGCTCCGTCAAATTTTCTTTTTTTCATATTAAAGTTTTGCCTCTATCACAGCTTTCTTTATTTCCTTTACAGCAGATGGATTTTCTTTCATAAAATTAATAAAACCCTGCTGTCCTTGAAACTTATCTTCTCCATAATTATACCACGCTCCGGATTTTTCAATAACTTTAAACAATTCGGCCATCTGGAAAAGATCATCTAATGGTTTAAAATGCTCTCCCTTGTAGAAATAGTTAAAACTCACAGTCTGTCCTTCCGTATCGGATATTTTTGTTTTAGTGGCTTTGGCGAATACTCTGAAGCCTATAGGTATATCTTTCCCATTAATTTTCTTTGTAGGGCAGTCTTTTTTACTGCCTCTCCATAGTTGCATAATGAAAGAAGTATGGTGTGAAAGTGCTCGGCCCCCAGGATATCCGGCCATGCCATATTTATTTAAATCCACCCTAACCTGATTAACCAAAATAACAGCAGCTTTACCTTTTCCAACGACAGGCGTTGTTATTCTGAAAAACTGAGACAATTTCCGTGGAATCAATGCTCTTGTTTCCTGTTCCATATCTCTTGCTATCTCGGCTTCAGGTGCTACGCTGACGATAGAATCGTAAATGATAAGATCTACAAGCGGTGCGAATTTTTGAATTATTGTTATTCCCTCTTCTAATGTGTCCGGTTGATTAACCATCAATTTATCAGTATCAAGACCAAGTGTTTTTGCATGTTTTGAATCCCAACTATGTTCCGCATCTACAACAACGACTTTACCACCTTCTTTAATAATTTGTCCAGCTAATCGTTTACATAAACTTGTTTTACAAGTAGACTTATCACCAAACAACATTGAAAATCTGCTTTTAGGAAAACCACCACCTGTTAATTTATCCAAGGAAATCATTCCAAGAGAAATTTTTTCCAAAGAAGGTAACCCTTTTTGAACAACAGGTTTTTTATACTGTTTGGCCAACTGATTTATCGCTTCTTGAAGTTTCAAGTCTTTTTCTTTTTTCATTTAACATCCTCCATTTATATTCGTAACATTTTGTTGGACACTGTCCTATGTATGTCAAAAAATCTTCAACTGAATAGCATGAAATACGTATATCATTGTATTTTTGTTTTGTTATTCTGAATCCTTTATCACTTAATTTTATAGCTAGAAACATTACATCCTTTTCTTTAAATCCGCGAGTTGCCAAATACAAATCATTTCTTAATTTTGATGTGCAACCATCACCAATAAACCACTGTCGGCAAACTAACGGTGTTAATTCTAAATCTCTTGGAATTATTTTAAACCATTTTCGACGATTGTTTTTAGAGTATCCTTTGTAAGGAATATACCACTTTTTGCACAACTCTAAGAGCTCTGGATAACTTAAAGAAGAATAATGATAAACTGTGCCTCTATTTTTATCTTTTATTTTTCTATTTCCGGGAAGATTTATTGTTTTTGTTATTGTATATCTTCCAGATTGCTTTATTCCAAAAGAATTTAATTGCTTACTTAAAAAGTTTAGATATTTTTTATACTTCGAGCCGTATGTTATTCTAGCCGCTGAATTGCTAGTTTTCTCTATATGCATATCACCCAGCATTTCGCCTGTAATAAATTCAATAGCATATTTATCTAAATTGCAATGATTATTATAATACAAATGTGCCCCATAACCTGAACTTCTAGTGCTTATTTTATGTCTTTTCAATGAATTAAAAACACCATGAATACCTATATCACATTCCTTAGCAATGGTATTTATTGATTTTAAATCATTACAATATTTATTTAATAACCATTTTTTATTTAAATATGTTTTATTTTTAAATCTATTTAATTGAGAATCAAGATTTGAGCGTCTAGGTATCTCATATTTCACTAACCAATTTAAAATAGTACGTCGCGTAACATGGCATGTTTTGCTAATATTAGTTGATGATAACATATCACAACAATATTTTTTATATAACCATTTTTTATCTTTATATAGAATTTGTTTCATTTTTATTTTCCTTATTCTCCTCGTACATTTCTTTAAAATCCTCTAAATCTAAGATAGCAACCGATAATTCACTATTCTTAAAAATAACCAATGGGCGCCGGCCACGTTTCAATGCCTGATTTCTTATCTGCTTCCACACTGTATTAGTGACGGATATACTTTTCTTTGTCAAATGCCTTTTTGCCTCAACAAGAAATCCATCTATCCTGACGTCACCGTCGCTATGAATTGCACCTGAAGCAACGGTCACCTGTCCGCCAAATTTCTTAGCAATTTCTTTTTCAAGTATATCTCTAGACATGTCAGGTTTTCGGCATCCAAATATTACTTTTGCGATTGATTTCATTAACTCTCAATTTGTCTTTAATTACTTCTTCATATTTAACATATTGTTCATATGTTAGGGGTGAAAAATACAATAACGGTGTTTTAAAATCATCAGTTTTACATGGCATGGCAAGCCCGACTAAAAAATGTTTTTCCGGCTTATCATTTTTAGTTTGCGCAATGATCATCATTTCCAAAGTTTTTGATTTAGACGAATTTATTAATTCAGCAATTGTGTCACATGCATATATTTTAACAATATCGGCAAATACCATAGCCAGTTTCTTAACTGCCGGAGGCAATTGTCCCATACTGATTTCTTTAATACTCATTATTCACTCCTTATATTTTATCATATGTTCCCAATTTCATATCGTCTTTTAATACTTCAATCATATGTTCTAAGAAATTTATGACATACTCATAGCTGTCTTCGATAGAACATTTATTCTCAACTCTGTTTACCGTAATTAGTTTGTTAATATTTTTCATTATAGTACTTTTAAAAAATTTATTATCTATTTTCATTTACTTTTCTTTTTCCTTTTCTTTTTAATTGCGGGGATCCCGTCTAAAACATCAAGATCATCACGTGACTTATTTCTGAAGTATTTGTTTTTTGCTTTTACGTTATTTTCCAATGTTTTAATTATATTTATATGGGCTTTTTTTGCTATGTATTTAGTAGAATTTTTATCAAGCCCATTTATTGAATAATTATAAAAATTATCAGGTAATTGCCCGGAAAGCCATGTCTCAAATTCTTGTTCAGGTGTTTGTATTATACTGTTAACAGTATCATTGTCTAACTCAGAACTGAGGAGATATCCTCCTAAGAAAGATAAAAGTAATCCATGTGCGATACGATTCGCCACACTTATCCGTAAATCAGTATATCGTGACAAACCGGATATTATCTGACTCGTCCGCCGCTGTGACCAGTTATAGAAATGTGGCTCATTTCTCTGAATATAGTTCAGTAAATCATCAATTTCCTTCTGGCTTGATAATATGCTGTCAATATTATTAATCATCTCCATACTAATCATTGGTTTTACATTACTAATTTTTTTATTGTCGCTCATGCGGCTCCTTACGTTTGCTTCCAGTTAACATGTGATACTGATTCTTTGTCCATATATTTATAACAACCTGTTGTTTCTCTTTGTTAAACATCGCATAGTAAATAAATGTTTCATCTAATTCTATCGCGCACATTGGATTATTATATTTATTCTTAATAATTGATATATTCTTTCTTACAGCTTCGTGTACTTCCTTAAATTCATTTTCTGGAATAGGCACTTGTTTCTTCTCAATGCATTTTTCTTTATAGTCTTTGTATATTGCGATATAAACGGGTGCTCGGTGAAATAAGTGTGTTATTATATAGAACAGCTTTTTCAATAATTTACTTATTTTACCAAGGAGCTTCATTCGATAAATCCGATAAATCCTTTTCATCTTTTTTCTTTCTAACTGGTTTTTCAATCGCTTTATTTTTTTCAACATGGTCTATAAATGTTATATGATCAACAGTGATTGAGTGATATGTATTTGTAATGCCGTCCGGTTGCTTTTTCGTGTTTACTTTCCAAATCCCAGAAACCGCAACCGTTTTTTCCGATGTTATAAGAGATGGGAATCTGCTGTTCAACATAAACCATTGCTGACAATAGTAAACCATATTACCAGATCCCCTTTCCTTTTTTATTAAAACGGCATAATTACACCATCCACCTTCATTATTTATAGGTTTAAATGTAGCATTCCGCCATATTTTACCGACACCCATTACATGCATTCCTAACATTATATTTTCCTCATTTGCCTCATTGTGTATACTATAATATAGCGCTACTTCCTGTCAAGTACCAATTTTATATTTTCAGCCGTCACATGATCATTTTGATAAAATAGTCTGATACTTGTATCATCACCGCGAGTACCAGCAGTAAAAACGAAATTCTCAAGAAGCTGTCCTAGTCTCATTGTGGGATATTTACGCCATAAATCATCAAGCCATTTTATAACATTATCTATCTCATCTTTTCTCATGTTTTATTACCATATACTTTTTTATTTTTTAAAATCCTAATTAGCTCACGGATATTTTTGAATGTTTTTTCCTTACCTGATTCTATATTATATACACATCCACTACCGTCGTGATACAATTCAAACCGTTCTTCATTATCACCACGATGCACCAACTTTGACAATAATTCCATCAACCATTTAACATGTACTGTATCTTTAGTCATGCATCCTCCTGTGCGCCCTCTACTTTCGTTTTTATATAATCTATTCTATCAGTATTGATATAGATTATTTTATTATTATTATCTCTTATCATCATATATCCTTTTTTAACTACTTTAACACATCCTTCAATCGGTGACTTTGAGCCGTCAATTAGATAAACTATAACATATTTATCCTGTAGTTTTTTAGAATCACCATTTATCATTCGCTTCACGGCCAATATCGGATCACCAACGCCAACGCCTATAAGGCCGAGTATAAACAACAAACCTCTAGCTACATTTTTACTTACAATTTTTTTATCCATTATATTTACCTCAAATTTTATTCATTAACCAATATAGAACATGTTTACATCAGGTTTGTTTGTATCTTTTACTGATAATCCGGTTGATAATATGATAATTGTCTCATAATTATCTTTAATTCTATCAATAAGTTTCCACAATAGTTTCTTATTGTCGTCATCAAGCATATCGACTTGATCAATAACTATCATTTTAAAACCAGCCATGGAATTAATGGCATCCTGCATTATAATACCCGTTCTCAATCTTTCACTCGTGCTAAGATGTTTAATACTTCTCTCAATTCCATCCGATGTCACATATATATCGAAATTTTTCTCTTTGATTCTAAAATCAATCGAATATTTTCCATCGGTCAGCAATTGCATTTTTTCAGATACTTTTTCCTGCAAGGGTTTTAGAGCCCGGTTGAGGAGTATTGTCTTAATACCCTTAGGACCGAATGCGTCCACCAGAATCTCAGTTTTTTTCAAGTCATTTTTCTTCTTATCCATAGCAATGCTTGCTGCTTTCTGTTGTTTTCCATTTAAAATCTCAGCGTCGATCATTGTCAAAATAGACTGTCCTTTTGTTAATCTTTCACTGACAGCATTTATGTCATCCTGTATCTTTTTAGGATCGCCAAGTTTAGTTATCGATTTAAGTTCTTCCTTGGCCTTTTTGACATCATCATCATGCTTAAGTTCATTCTGTTTTATAACGATATTTTTTTCAAGTACCTCTTTTTCATTGCCCAATTTTTGGAGAGCACTTGTAATATCATTAATCATTTTTGTCTTCTCTTTGATTTTCAATTTATTTTCATCACGAACTTTAATCAATTCATTTCCGGCCGCACAATCAAAATCATCGAGTAAAGGACATTTTCCATTAAAGTTTTCCAGTTTTGCTGTTAAATCGCTGATAACTTTAATTTCAGCCGATTCTTTAGCGTGTCGCTCTTTCAACTCGGTAATTGTTTTCTCAGCCTTGCTTACACTTTTTTCAAAATCTTTTAATGTTCCGGGAACTGTATCAACTTTCGCATCAATAACTTTAGTGAGTTCCAAATGCTGCTTAACCATACTCTGGATTTTGCCGAGTTGTAACATAAGTTCATCCCGGCCATCCTTCAGCTCTTTCATTTTCTTAAGTATGGCATCTTTATTATCAACTGTTACATTTTCCGGTAACTGAGACTTGTTGTCCTGTGCCTTAACTTCCAGTTCTTTTATTTCTTTCTTAAGAAATTTTCTTGATGTGAAAAAATGTTTATACGCTTCGTCCAGTTTCTCATGAGAACCGTCAAATATAATATCACTCGGCATCAAATTCAATATATTCATGGGGTTCTGGATATTATTTTCTTTAGCCCATCTTAAAAATTCCATTTTAACTTTATCAGAATCCAAGTGCATTCCCATCAAATTAAATATAAAGTTCTTTTTATCCGACGCATCCATATTTATAAACTCATTACTATTCAGACAGCATATGACAGCATCTTCATTCGATTTGATTGCGTCATATAATTTATTCTGCTGATCCCGTAAACCGCCGCTCCAACCACTAACTTGAAGTGAATGAGGTATACACCGTGTTATTTTTCCAATACCATTAATATCTGATGAAACCATAGCTCTGCTTTCGCCGAATGTTATCAACTCAGTGAGTCCTGTTGATGATTTCTCATCCCTTCCGTTCTTTCCCGTAAATAGATATACCAATGCATCGCAAATACTACTTTTGCCGGATGCGTTCGGACCGATAAATACGTTAATCTTTTTGGACAACTCTAATACCGTATTTGTATGGTTACGGAAGTTTATTAAAGCCAAATTTTCTAGTTTCATTTCAATTCTCCTTCTTTTTTATTTTCTCTCGTGCTTCTATCCAGTCATAATATCGCGCCTGCAATAAATCTTTCAAAGTTCTGTACAAACCGACAATATCATAATTTGTTTCATTCATTGCTTTTTCCTCTGTCATATTAACTAAATCCTCAAGTTGACTCGGGGATAAATTAATATCAATTATATCATTAAAATAACAACCAGATCGTTTACCTAATTTCATGATAACTCCTTTTTAACTATTACTTTCTCTACTTTTTTTACATCAAACAGCTTGCAAGTTCCCTCATACATTTTTTTATCAGTAAAGAAAAAATAAGAATTATCTAATTCAAGCCACCCGCAAGGATGACGATCATCTGGTTTTGCTAGGGCGCCTTGTAACAATGTTACTTCCTTTAAGAAGTCTTTTTTGTTATACGGATTTGCAGCTTGTCTTTTTATAAAATCAATAACATCCCGCATCCATTCTTTATGACATATGATATAAACAAGTGACTTACCTTTTGTTGTTTCTGATTTTTTCAAACGTGGTGTCCAATTTCTATATTTCCATGGTATTAATGTTTCATATGCTATGTAATCTTTCGCATTTTTATATACTTTTGCTAAAGCTTTTGGAACAGCGCCCCATTCAAATTCTGAGGCGCCCATGTAATCGAACTGAAAAACATTTCTTATCATTTCCATACCATCCTCAGATATACCCCCATTTTTTAAACCACCGCCAAAAGCAAATGGATTTGCTTTCAATAATTTATCCATATTCGAATCACCATCAGTTTTATACGGTCTCATTAAACGCTGCACCAAATGTGTTCTATTCATCAACCCTCCTTATGCGAACATTTCATTTATTAACCTTCTTAACACCTTTACTAATTCTAAACCAGTCACGGGCAAGTGTACAATAATTTTCAATTTCAGGATATTTTGATAATATTTCCTTGATAAGTGACATCATATTCCCTTTTAGGCCGTTTGGTTGGTAATGATCCCATACTTCAACTGATTTACCAAGATTATTTAATGCTTTTTCAATAAAACAAATCGCCAGTAAATAACTTCGACCAGTTAATCTTTCGTCGCCAACGAGCCACTTAAAAGCATCTATATACTTTCGTTGACTCAGATTTAAAGTTTCATGTAGAAATTCTTTATTTTTCATTTATTGTTCCTCCGTTTTATTTATCTTCTTCAAAATATAAGCGGCGATAGTTATTCCAATTATATAGTATCAGAGGAAAATTATCTCTATCATGAATATTCATGGCACCGATTCCGGCAGTTTCGCCGTCACTGCGAAAAAATTCCAATTCCGGTAAATTTGAGTTTTTAAATTCTTTATTCATCTCCTGTTCCAGATAACACACTGCTTTGTCATATTCTTCTTCGGCCTCACATGCTTTCATCCAATACTTTTGCATTGCTTTTTTTTGTTCTTCTGATAATTTAATTTTTGATTTCTTCATCTTTAAAATCTCCTTTCCATAACATATAAATTATATATTAACCTCTAACATCTGTCAACCCTTAATTACACCCAGTGGCTTTAGTTCAACAAGAACTTTTACCAAATCTTCCTGATTTTTCATAACAGTTTTAATATCCTTATATGCTGATAATGATTCATCCAAATCATTTTTGTTTCTCATACCATGAATAATACCTTGATCATCCATTTTCTTTTTTTCGATTTCTAAGTTAAGTTCTTTCTTGGCCTGTGTTCTACTCATACATCTCCCAGCACCGTGTGAACATGACATAAATGATTCTGGATTACCTAAACCTTCTACTATATAGCTATGCGTCCCCTGGGAGCCCGGAATGATGCCTATAGTGCCTTTTCTTGCTAATGTAGCCCCTTTCCTATGTACCCACACATTTTTGCCGAAATGGTTCTCTAATGACGCATAATTATGTGCTATGTTTATTATATGATCAAATTCAATACCGGATATTATTTCATCGAAACAATATTTAGTTCTATTCATCATTAGCTTTCTATTTGCAAAAGCGAAATCAACACAATACTGCATTTCTTTTAAATATGCTTGGCCTTCATTAGAATCCACAGGTAAAAATGCGAGTTGCCATTCTTTAGGAACTTTGCTATGCCATTTCTCATTTAATTCAATAGCTAATTTATTATAATAATCAGCGACTTTATATCCTAAATTTCTACTTCCACTATGAATCATAATCCAGATATGTCCATCAGATCCTTTTTGTATCTCAATGAAATGATTCTTTTTTGTTACTTATTTTATTTAATCGCCACAGTCTCATATAAACTGATTTTTGTGTTCTTCCAAACATTTGACAAAGATCTATTATGGAATATTTACTTGACAATATTATATTGTCTTCAGATTTCAGCCACCGTTTTCGTTTAAAGTTTATTTTTGGTACACTTCTTTTCCATTTCTGAACAATTAAGTATTTCTGATATTTTCTATCTAAATACAATTCAGAATTATGATATAAGAAGTTTGTGTAGTCCTGAGCGTTTTCATCATATAAGACAATGTTATATATATTATCTCTTTTGTTTTTATTGTTTCTTTTATCAAGATTCAATAGACTATTAATATGATTAATCACATATCTCTTTACAGTCTCCGACTGCGTACACAATGACCAAAAACAACGACCTCCTTTCGTTAATCCAATTGACCCATCAGCATCTGTTAATCCTCTGATATAATCTTTCGTAATAACATTTTTAGGTGGTTTTACAACATCTGATTTTCTTCCATAAGGAACATATGTATTTAGCCATTTTCTAAAAGCTAAATTATGAATAACAAACGAAATAGAATGATAATCTTTTTTAAAATTTGTATCACGAGTACGATATGAAACATGTGTATGAAACTTAACTAATAATTTTTCAAGTTTATACACTATATCTTTATCGCGAATTGAAATCTCATATCGAAGACTTCCTCTATTTCGAGTAGTAGTATACATATGTCCATCACCTTGCATCAAACCAATCAAATAAGACTGAAACGAACTTAATTTATTTAGCATATAATATACCTCCATAAGTATACTATATCATTTTGTTGAAAAAAATCAACAAATTAAGAAAATAAAATAGTATAGAACGTTTCCGTCTATATCTTGAGCTTTTATAGCTATTTATACTCAAGTTCGGACTATCGCTTCTCGTTTTATAGAGTTTTCTCACTTAGTCTCTCACGCTACTTTTTACAGTTTGCGCCCTGTCATCCTACAGCAGGATTTCCAAGTCAATCAGAGAAAATTTCAGTATATTTAGATTATCCTCTTGGGCTGGAAGCAACCATTTACCACCCCCAAGAGTACCGAGTTGTTTTAAAGCACTCTCAAATTCACGAGCAACAATTGGTGTAATATCTTGTGTTGGATAATTTCCACGATCCGGTCTATATCTATCTATAGGCATATTTGAAACATCTTGTTTTTTATTTTGATGATTAAATCCAACTGGCACACATGCTCGTATTCCACCCTTGTTTTCTTTAGATCCGCCAAAGATTTTTTTAATTGTTTCCGCATCAATTTCAGTCAGTGATGTTTTAACAGCACACATCCCACACCCAATATCAGAACCCACCATGTGCGGAGATATAATCCCGTCCAATGCAACTACTCCGCCTATTGGCATCCCATAACCAAGATGGGCATCTGGCATTAATGCTGCATGATGATAAACAAATGGCAACATTGCCGCATTTTCAATCTGTTCCAAAGCACTTTGTTCGATTGAATCTCTTTCTGACCATACTTTAATTGGGACTTTACATTTATCTGGCTTGTAAGTATACATTATAACAATCCTCTCTTTACCAATCTCACTTTTCTTTTCTTTACATTATTTAATGCGATAACATCAGCGACATTTATACGTTTAACACTGCCGCCCATTGAACTGCAAATAGATGCAATTTTATCTCTAACGAGTTCTTCAACAGCCTTAATAGCCTCCTCGCCAATTTGTTTGCCATGCTCTTTGAATAAAGCATGTGTTAATTTTCTATTTAACAATTTCGAATTCTGAATTTTATTCATAATTTTCACCTCTTTTTGCCGAATCTCGGGCCTTTATCGCCGGGAAATGGATTTGGATTATTAAACTTCATACCTGGTTCGTCTTTTGATAAATCAACAACAGTTTCACTTGTCTTCATTGATTTTTTAACCCACGATCTCACTTTTAAATCAGGTGCCGCCATGTGTCCTGGATTAATGAGTTTACCATCGTTCACTGATTTATTCAATACAACGAGTTGTCTTCTTATGTTATCCAGGAGTTCACATTGTTTCACCATAACTTCAGTTCTAAAATGTTCAATATCGCTTGTCGGCGCTATCATATGTCCTCCATCAAAGTATATATGTCACCTTCACACCATTCATACCATCCTTCTCTCCAATCTGTTTTATTATAACTCTGCCATTCTTCACTTCTATCACGATTTATCTCTTCCAAAACTTCCTTTACTGTCCATTCAAATACTTCACCGCTTTCAATTTCTTTTATTTTCATTTATTCTCCTAATGCTCCGGTAATCCGACATCTTCCTCACTGTCCCAACAAAATGTACATTTATCTCCACAATATTTTTCAGTTTTCTTACATGTAAATCCATCGGAAGTTATATTACCCAGCTTGTCTAATACATATGCCTTTCTCACAGTTTTTTTAATAGTTTTTACAATTTTTAAATCCGATGTGTAGTCAATTGAAAATCTTATCGCGAAATTTTTCGGCGCTTTACTAAAATCAAGATGATGATTTTTTGTAAAAGCTAGAAATTTTATCTTAGGAAATTTCTTAGCTATTCTAATCCACTTATTATAATAACATTTGCTATAAAAATCTCCGCTTTCATGTATTCTAACAAGTTTCGGCCGGCCAGCTTCCAGTTCTTCTGAAATTTTATCAACAAAATCCTTTTCCAATGATGCTGTCCAATGGCTTACCCGGCTTTTCATCACAGCATTAAACATTCTTTGATGATGCTGTGCATAACACCGTTTTCTACACCATTTTGTTGAGCCGAGACACGTATATAATGCCGGCAAATTAAATATGTAAACGGAATCATCCAGTTTTGAATTACATCCCACACTAAACAATGACATTTTCTTCTCTCAAATTATCCTGAAAATATTTTTTTAATAATTTTGCGGTCATTCGGCACATCGCCGTTCTTGTCTGCTTACTATCTACTATCTCATCTTTTGATTCGCGTAACACATCGGCGATCATCGCAGTCATAACTGCTTTTGTATTCTCCATGGATTCAACTTTAGTTTCCATTGAATCAATTACATGTCTTAGCCTCATAGGTGTAACCCATTCTTCGGCTATATCATTCGCTTTTTTAATGACTTCCAATTCTTCTTTCGTTACTTTTGTATCTCTTTTGGATTTTCTCTCGGAAAAACTTTCATTCTTATGTTTAACTATTATCCGATCACCATTGTTCAATCGCATTTCTTCAAGCGGCCTTAGAACAATTCCTTCTCTTTCGTTATCCTCTGCACCTGTTCGCCGTGCAGATATAACAGACGGCTCAGCTCTTTCTGCGTCTATGGCCTCCATGTTACATAGTATTTTTTTATATGGCACGAATTCTATATCTAATTGAGAACACACATTTTGAGCTTTTTCAACCGAAAGCCATGTTCTGTCTATTTTCACTTCAAAAGCGGTAAAGCATAATTTATCACCATATGTTTTCCTCATTCCCTGCATTTTTCCACCATATGCTTCACCATAAACTGTTACATTATCTTGTCCTAATTTTTTGAAATTTTCCAATAATTTTTCTCTATCGAAAAATTCCATAAATAACATATGACTCGCGCCGCCTGAAAAGAATTTTAATTCACCACCAACATTTTCTGACTTGAATGATACATTTGCGGACGTCCCATGTATTTTCTCGCTCGCGAAGACCTCTTTAAATAGTAATATGTGTCTGTCTTTATATAAATTAGGAATGTGTCTATATGACATGGTTAACCTCCTTTATATCATAAACTGGTTTAAAATAAGCTTTTCCATTTTCAAACCTAATAGTTCCAAAACCAGTATCATATTTTGTTTGGTTTTTTGCTTTATAGTAATTTACTTCAAATCCATATAATAGTATTGCTGTATACAAATTATGAGGAACTACTGTAATTGAACTATCAATCTCTTCTACTGAAAAATCAACACCGTCAAAATTTACAGGTATGTTATAACATCCAAGTTTTTGTAATACCATTTCTGATATTTGTTGGCGAAGCTGTAAAGAATTTGGCCTATACAGAAAATGTTGCAGTGCATCAATTATAGTTCCGTTTGATTTTTCTGTAATTTCTTTTATCGGTTCGAGTTTAATTTCTGGTTTCATTGTCTCTACTTCTTAAACTGATTCAATTCGTTCTGAATATGTTACCCAGTTACTATCTTCATTTGCAAAAACAGGATACATGCCTATTGCCTTTGAGGTATTCTTTTTAAAATCACTGAACATTAAGTCAATATCACCGGGCTCCGGTATTTTGCTAAACCCTAGTAGCTTAAATGGTTTACCTTTCCAGAAATCCTGACGACCGACTAATGCATCGCTTTTAATAAAATACGGATACGGTAAAACACCATTTGATCTTTCTTTCGGTTGCAAACGTGCTATTGTTTTTTCGTCTTTAGCATTCTTAATTTTTTTCTTCTTAACAGTTTTCTTTTTCATTGTTTAATACCTCTCTGATATCCCGACCGTCAATGTCAAATCCAATTGAATCCCATCCGGGTCTTGTATTTCTCGCGAATAGTTCGATCTTCGGATTTAATCCAGACATTTCAATTAAATTATATGCTTCATCCGGTTTCTATGAGTGTTTTCTTGCTTTTGTTTCTATGAAATTTGGTTTTTGTATTCTAAATGCTTTTATTTTTCCTTTGATACCAAGCCATAGTTCCTCAACCTGACCGCGATACCAAAAGCCCATACCCAAAGACATTATTTTTCTCCAGTATATTTTAGTTTTATATTTATAACCCCATGCGTTCATTACTTTCATACCTTCTTCCATCATTGGGCATGTTACCCATAAAAAAAAGCACTGAATTTTTATCAGCTATTTTATTAATTGGTAAATTACAAATATCTCCCGTTGTCATTACGGGATATTTACTTTTAGCACCACTTTTCATAGAACCACCGGTATTCTTATTACGATAACACCATGGTACATCAGCATAAATGATTTTATATTTATTATTCATTGTTTTTTACTCTCGTTTTTCATTTTTTTAACATCAATTTTAAACGGTAATTTATCTTCCACAACCTGGATCGCTTTTTTATTTTGAAGTTGATTAATTAAGGCAATAATATAATTTTTATCTTCATCAGTTAGCGCAACCGGATAAACATCACCTCTTTTATCCCAAACTGCGACAATTAGCCCACCAAATTTCATACACGCTCCTTAAAACAATTCATCCACGTTGATTATTTTCTTTTCTTTTATTTCTTCTTTTGGTTTTATGGTATTGCTGTTAACTTTTGTAACAACTGCTCCAACATCACCGGTTTTTTCCTTGCACATATCAGTAAATGAACAGAAGTTACACAGCCATGGATTTTTAGGATCAGCCGGCGGAAGACTTTTTCTCATTAATGTTTTAGCTTTCGGAATTAAAAACGCCTCAACCTTTTCCTCTGTATAAATAGGAATTTCGCCTGATTTATATTCTTCAAATTCCCGTGTTCGTTGATTTTTTACAAGAAAACTTTCACCGCTTGTGACAACATTTGACATTGTTAAATATATTAATCTTATTTTATTTACCACATGTTTTGATTCCATCAGCCACTTATATATGTTGGTCTGCCATATATATGCTTCTTTATGTTCACCCTTTTTCAGAAAATGGATGCCGTTATCAGCCATTGTTTTGTAATCTTCCAGCACACCGTCTTTATATCTGTCTATTCTTCCCTTTAAAATAAGGCCCGTTCCCGGAATTTCCCGTGAAAATCCCTGCTCTATTATTTCACCTTCTTCCGGTTTATGCGAAGATAACAATTCATGTATAAGACTCCCACGCATTGCATAATAAGCATCTTGCGGTTTTACATAATAATCATTATCGTGTTCTAATTTTGTTTTCCTGAGACAATATAAAAGGCCTGTAACAGACGGCCAGTCATGTAGCTCTTTATTGAATCTATAAATTGCCTGTCTTATAGACAAGGGAAAACACCCTGGGCATTCTTTTTTTAAACATATATCCCAGCGGACTTTATCACCGTTGGGACAAATTAATCCAACTAACATTTTTTTATTTAATTTAGCTGACAGGATTCTAACCTGCACTGGACTGCCCTGATTAAGCCTACTCCGTCCATATCAAGTCGGTACTTTCTTACGGCGCTTGATATTGCGTCTTTGCATTCCGCCACAGCTAAAATAAATTCATCAGAATTTACCAGGGAGACTCTTCGTCTGACTGATCTTCCTGAGCAGCAGGTGTTGCCGGAGCCGGCGTAGCAGGCGCAACCTGTACGGGCGCAGCCTGTGCAGGTGCGACCTGTGCGGGCGCATTAGCATCGTCAACAATCACACCAGCATTCCAGTCCGGTTGACCCGGGTTTTGTTTCTGGGTATTCTTGAACAACATAAAATTCACCTTTTTTCCTTTCATGTTGAGTGATACCGAAAGCATGGGATTACCATTTTTCGATGTTTTGTTCCAAGCTGCCCCAATGTTCTTAATAGCCATAATCTAATTCCTCCTTATTATTGGCACTTTTCAAAATAACCATTCATCGTGTTTTATCACATCTCGTATATATTCACACGTCTTCTTCTTTCTTTTCATTTTTTGGGTCATAAATTTTAGTAGATTTATAATTATTCCTAATTTCTTTGTGAAAAAACCTCCCTTTTGATTCCGAACCCATCAAACTATCAGCAAGACCAGTTGGCACATCAGTATACTGATAAACACATCCATTTTTAAATTCAACTTCCATAGTTAAAATAGAACTATCATAACCAATTGTTTTGATTGTTGAACTTTTAACATCTACTCTATTCATACTACCTCCTTATTTCAAGCCCGTTAATAATAATAACACAAATATCATCGAGCATCTCCTTTTTATCCACATCTCTAAAAGTGAACGGTGTGTCATAGTTATCAAAATATGCTATTATATCCTTTCGGATCTGTGCGGACATTTTTGATAATTTCAACCTCAGCGATTTCTTGTCTTCCATTTTTCTCTCCTGAAAAATTTACAAATTTTCACCCTTTATAGGGATTTTTCCTTCATTTTCCAATAATATTTTTTACTGGCTTTTCTTCTTATTGCTTTTGCGGCCTCGGAATTATTCATTTGCCATCTTTTAACTAGTATAGCATGTTTTTCTTTTCTGTCTTTCGGCCAATTTTTATATTTCCATCTTTCTACCATACAGTTTTTATTATCGCAATACTTAGTATGCTGTGATGTTGGTGATATCGGTTTACCGCATTGAATACATCTTCTATTATTCATAAATGTTATCACTTTATCCAATACATCTTGGTCCCATCTTGTTCTTTTCTCAATATGTAATTTATTTAATATAGTATTAAATTTACAATTACTTATATCAACAGCCCTCATGATATCTACTGTCGACAAAAGCGGTATTTTTTCATATTTTTCTAAAATCTGTCTAACACGTTCTCTTGATATGCCGTACATTGTCCCTATTTCCTGAAGAGATCGGCCTTGTTTTCTCAATTTATATATCTTCTCGTTTCGTGTGCTCACATATTCCTCCTATTTGTTATATCTGTCTATCCATAACCTCTTTCAGTGTATGATCATAAAAATGTAAATCTCTTTCAATATGCATCCCCATTGGACCTTTGACGGATTCAAGTTCTGATAACGTGAAATAACCTAATTCATTTTCCATTCCCCGGACATAGCCGAAAAATGTGTCTTTCTGATCATATTCGATCGCGTACCATGACCAACTAAAATCCGGTGTAAAGAACTTCACAATTATTTTAACATCTTCCGGCTTTTTCCCATCCTGCGAATACAACTTCGGAAGTTTTCTCTTTAATTCCTCTGTTAACAATTCCATCATGTTTCCTTAATTTCGAAAACTTCTTCTTCAGTTCCAGTAAAGCACACCATTCCTCCGTCCCCTTCATCTGAGTTATAATAAACATTATAACCCTGTCTGACTAAAGATGTTATAAGACTATCGATGTAATTCTTATCCAATATTCTTATCCTTAGTTCGTACCTCATTTTTCCTCCTTAATAATTTCTTTCATCTGATTAATTATTTCAACATCCTGTTTTCGTATTGGTCCTTTTGATAGAATATCATAAATTGACTTGGCAAGTTTTTTCGCATGACGTTTTGATATCTCTATTCCGCATATTGTATATGGCCCATATTCTTCAATTTCATCCATATCCGTTATTACAAAACTATCAGTCACATATTCGCCAGCATGTTGGCAATCCACATTTTCTATTTTTTCTATCGCTTCCTGTACTGATTTAGCATTTACTGTTTTTTCAAGTTCGATCGCCCATTTCATCCTGTATTTTTTCATTTTTCGTCCTCATATAATGCTTCTGACATATCTTCATTAACATTCCATGTATAATCGATATATTCTTTATCATAAACATCAACTGTTCTACCATCCTGCGCTTTTTCAATAGCTTCTCTCAAACTATTAGCTTTAATATTTATTAATCCTGAAATTCTGTAATCGACTGCTATTCTGTATATTTTCATATTAAACACCCTCCTGGTTTATTCTTGTTCCATCTTCATAATATCGTTTATCTTCTTCACACTCCCACGACGTCCAATAACTGTCACCATTACCATTATCATATAAATCATCAAATTCTTCTTCTGTCATCACCTTCAAAAGACATTCTTTAGAGCAGTAATATTCTTCTCCACCTTCAATGCAATATCCTTCATTAAATACTTTATTGCATTTGTCGCATTTTCTGGCAAACTTGTTCATTGTTTCTCCTATTATTTTCTAACCATCTATAACATTTGGAAAATCACTATCACCAGACGGATTTTCGTCGGACAAATACTCGTTAAAAATCCTTTTAATATCAAACATTCTTACTTCATCAGTTATGGAATTACACACTGGACAATTATTTTTCATCTTTCGACCTCGATATATCATCATTCTGAAAATCTCGTTCAGAATATTCATTTTTTATTTCTTCATCAGTCATTCGCATATAAGTCATGGTTAAAATATCAGTCAAATACATATAACATTGTTCCTCTATTATTGTAGTAATGTCATCATTTATCAAAGCTGTTTCCATATCATGTCTTTTCATCACTTGCTTCCTTTACCTCTTTTTAGTTTTTTAAAACATTTTTCACAGACGATAATATTGTAATCATGTTCTCCATTTTTACATATTTTTATTTTCTTTATTGGTTTAGCCGGTCCTAAACATTCATTGCATAACACCTCTTCTCCTGTTTTCTTGAATTTGTTTTTACCGGATTTTTTAAATGATTTTTGCCAGGCCATTATTCATTCTCCATTGTATCTTCCATGTCTTCAGTCATGTCTTCAGTCATGTCTTCAGTCATAATTATGTCACCTTTTTCGTCAAACAAGTTAAAAACATCATAAACTTCGTTATGTAGTTGTGTTTCAATATAGTTTTTAGCCACTTCCATAGTTGGAAATGTTTTATAACACTCGATATCCGCGCTGCCATCATAATAATATCCCAATATAACAGGATTCGGCAGATCCTCTATCATTTTATTTTCGTCATCATAATCACTGGGATATCTTTCTTTCAAAAATGTCAACTTATACATTAATCCTCCTCTTTTTTATTTGATAAATATTCAGTTTTCAAATTTTTATATATGAATTTCCGAACATTATAATACATTCCATTATATGGTGTCACATACTTTCTAATCATATAATCTGTTATTCTCTTTTCATTTTTTTCAGTATAATCGGCGCATATATTAAACGTACACATACCTGATGAATTATATGTATCCGCGAATATACATCCAATTTCCTTCCTTATTTTGTTATTTTCGATTTTCATAACTGCTCCCACTTACCATTTTTCAGATATTCTATGCTTGTGCATCCGGCGTTCGGTTGACCAAAATCGTCCAACGGTTCAAATCCGTCGTATCCGCCGGTTATTCTTCCTTCGTAATATAGATTCATATCATCATCAAACATTCTGAATTTTTCACCTTTTCCGCTGTTTATATCGTTTTCAAGATTACCAGACGTGCCTCTGGGACCGATTAAATCTTTGTGATGATTCCGATCAATGATATCTTTATCGATTTTCCAGGCATATCTAATCATTTTATTTTCTCCTATAACTCTTCCATGTGGTGTTATCATTGGTGGGATCATTTTCCCCGTCCTTTCAATAAATAAGTCGATGTATTTGTAGCACTATCTATAAATTTAAGTTTAAGACCTATTGTTTTCATTACACTTTCAACGCTGCTGAAGCCGCATGCGCCATCAATTGAGGGAACTATGTGCTTTTTAGTGGGAACCTTCGAACTAGCGCTGTAAAAGGCCTGATATCGTTCTAAACCAAATGATTTGCCGGCCCCTTCACGTTTCTCAATTGTTTCATTATCTACTTCGGCTTTTCCCGGATCATATGTAGGATCATGAAATGTGAGACCATAGTGAGTTTTCTTAATTTTTCTTTGCAGTCTTTTGACAAATGTGCCGGCAATATAGTCACCTAGGCAGGTTCCTTTCATATCATAACCTCCGCCATTACATGCTGATACTTTTTTGCCATCAACATACAATGAACATATGTTATATCCATATGTATCCTGCGCTCTTGATACTGTCCATTTAAATTTCAATACTTTTTCCATTTCTTCTCCTCTCTGCAATTTTTGCATTCGTTATTAGGTGTGTTTTTTAGATTTTCTAAATCTTTAATATATTCTTTCTGACTAATTTTCCTGTTACATACTGGACACCATACTTTTTCCATTTTCACTCCTTATATTTCTTCTCTATTTTTGCGGTAGTGAATCGGAGCGCCAACTGTTCACCGTCGCCATCGCCTTGACCTGACTCAATCTCAAAAATATCTGCTTCATTTTCATTTTCAATATAAATATTAAGATGATCATCACTATCAACGATTAGGCTTACTGTCCATTCTTTAGACATATAAACTGTTTTACTGAATGAGTCCATCATCTAATACCTCCGGTTTATTTCTTAATAATTTCAACATACCATATATCCTTATTTTCTTTTATCTGTTTTTTTATATGTTTAATTTCTTCATCATCAACAGTTCCAGATGAAAATGTGATAAAATCATTAGATGTTCTGATGATATTTAAGTCAATATCTCTGAACATAATTTTATCAAAACCCCGCTCACCTAATATTCTCATAATTGCACATGCTTGCTTTGGTCTCAGTAACCATTGGATTTTATATACATATTGTTTTATCATTTCATCTACCTCCAATTTATTTTATAATGTCTTCCACACGGGCTTACATATAAAGATTTGTCACCCAGCAGCATTAAGAATACTTTGATTGCTTCACTCGCGCAATTAGCATACACAGGATCATTCATCTTCAACACACAACTACATGAACTTACAGCTAATGTTGCTTTATATCCGCCGTTATTTTTTATTATTTTAATATTTTTCTTCTTTAAATACCCTTTAATCGGCCCATCATATTCTAAAGTCTTCTTACCCAGATTCCACCAGTGAATGCGGATATTCGATTCATTTATTTTTTTCTTGTTCATCTCACGCCCCTTAACTACTAGCGCAGCCGAAAAAAAGATATCGATTTATTTCCTCTCCTTTTTCAAGAAGAATACAGCCGGCCGGGCCCCATTTATTTTCAATTCTCTCGTCATCATCGTCTAATAATTTTTCAGCATATTTTTCCGGATCCACTCCATTTGGAACATCAATTATCACAAAATCTTCTTTTTCTGCTATGGTTCCCGTATAACCACCATGACTATGATCATATGCGGCGTCTTCGACAGCTTCGTTAAAAGCGTCTCTTGGATCCAAACCTTCACTTTCTATCATAAATCTCTCAGCACCCATCACGCCCTCCTTTTCCAATTAACATCATTAACATCCTAGTATATCATCATATTCATTGCTTAATGACGCATCGCAATGTCCGCATTTGATTTTATCAGCGCCGCCCAAATCCTGGCTGGTCTGATATGTATGTTCTTTGT